GATTGTAATACGTAATTATAAGAATCCTTAATTAATTGGTCTTTAATATCGGCCATGCTTTAATTTTACAAATTTTAAGTTATTTATAAATAGTATGGCTACCATTTGTTATGCGTGGAATGACGCACCTTTTGCTTGGATTGATACACCTTTTACTTGGGCGGAAGGTTGTGTTATTGAAAAAGTCATCGGAGGTGGTGGAGGTGCAATTTCATCATTTAAGATACGAGAAAGACTCGATGCTTTACCTGAGGAAGATAAGGAAGTTCTTATTAAGTTATTTTTGAGACTCGATGTTGATGAGATTGAATTTGAAAAAAAGGTCAATAAAAACAAAAATACAAAGGTTAAAATTAAACTAAAAGATGTTGAATTATCATTAAAAGAACAAAGGACTATAAAAGTTAATGTAAATTTAAATAATTGATATATTTATGAGATATGGCATACAGTTTATATACCGACAAACCCAATAAATTCAGTTGTAACATTGAAATTGAGGGAACATCATTATCCAAGTCAAAAGTAAGATTGGTTGTTGAGACAGATGAAATGTCTTATATGTTTAATGGTAATATTGAAAATACAGGTGTTTGTGAGGTTAATATACCAAAAACAAAACATTTTTTACCTGAAGGAACAATTGGTAATATGAGACTTGAGGTTATTGCTGATGATGTATATTTTGAGCCGTGGTCATCTGACTTTAGTGTTAAAACAAACAAAAAGGTTAATGTGGTAGTTGCTGAACAAATTGAAGAAAAACCAAAAATGAAAGTTCAGGTTGTTGAGCAAATCGAGGAAACCCCAAAAGTTGAAGAAAAAGTTAAAGTTGCGGAAGTTAAAAAATCTGTCGAACCAACTGTGACTGAAACTAAGAAAAAAGAGGTTAAAAGAAACCCAAACACTCTTACCAAAGAAGAAATCCTTAAAAGACTTTTAGGATAAAGATTCAATAATATTTCTTATTAAATGAACTAATCCGTAAATTGATAATGCGATTGTTGTTAGACCAATCACTGCGGTTTTCCAAAAGATTTGACGAGTCTTATTACACTTAGAACAGGTCTTTTTTTCTTTTGATTTCTTTTCATTACATTTACTACATGTTTTAGACGGTTCCTGAATTAATACAGGTTCAGTTTCTATAATATTATCAATGTTTTCCATGAGGAAATATTATAAATAAATCGTTAGAAGTAAATCAAATCTTTCTAAAATTACTTTTGGGTCTTGCTCAGCATATCTACCCATTCTTCTTAGATATTCACCATTATCTGAGTATGCTGAAGTAACAACTGTAAAAGATTTCATATCCTTACTTTTTGTTAATACAAATTCAATGTAGTCAAACTTCTCCTCAAATTCATTATTCTCGTCTCTAAAAACAAATCTAATTTTATATGAATTTGGATTATTAATGAATGCGTCCTTAATTTGTTCTATCTTTTCAGGTAACAACTGTCTTAAAATATTATCAGGAACTGCAAATCTAATGTCATCTTCATCTATTGTGCCCTTATCTAATATAGTGAAATAATAGTTACGAACCTCATCAAAACTATTTTGACCAAATCTGTCAGAATACTGGTGTGGAGATGTGAAAAATTTTATTTCATCACCACCAACCACAGTCTTACCTAAAAATTTTCTTTTTAAGTCGGACTCTAAAATAAGATTTGATAATAGTGAAAGTAACTTCATAATATATAAATATAAAAAAAGGGAGAATTACTTCCCCCTTTTTTGAAATTTTCCTTTTATGGCCGAGAGGTATTTCAACCCTATCCCCATTACCGCTAGGATACCGACGGTTCGCGTTTTGAAAGGGATACCGAACCTTCCCTTATTGTTCTACAAAGATAAGTATATTTTAATAGTAAAAACAAATTTTTTTTATTTTTTTTATCGTATATTAGCATCGCAATTGATTTTAACACTAACCCTATTTAATATTGTATAATATGAAACTATCAGGACAAACTGCTTATAATTTAACTCTTGCGGTTAATGAAATGGATGTTAGTCACCACTACCGTGAATTCCTAACAAGAAAGATTAGTGGTCTTACATTTACATCACCATACAAGTGTGATGGTTTTGGGGAGAACGAAAAACTAAAAATTCGATTACTTTGTGAATTCAAAGAAGAGGTTGATTTAAAAAGTCGATTAGGACTTTCATCAGTATTGTGTCAGGCAATATATTATATTAAAAAGTTCGAGTTAGAGGGTAAAATATTACCGTCAACAATATTTTTGGCGGATAGAGATGAATGTACTGTTATTCACACAAATGACGTAATTAATTACCTATCAATGCAATTTGATTGGTCCATTGCGCCATCTTCAGTAGTTGAGAAAAACTTTGAGTTTGTTAAAATGGTTATGGCGGATGAAAAGATTAATCCGTTCATTTTTTCACCTGACCAATTAGATGACGTGATTGAGAAAATTAAAGATTTAACTCAGAATGTTAAAAGATTAATTCCAATTACAAACCATAATATAACTGAGGTATTTAATTATTTCATGAAAAATGTTATTGGTAAAAATAATCTATCAACTAATGAGTTGGCAAATCTATTTGTCCAAATTTTGGTCAACCCAACTGAAAATTATTTACATCCATTATCTAAAATTAGTAGTATCGTTACTAAAACTTTAGGTCAAATACCTGTTAAAAATAGAAAGGTTTATAATTCATTTTTTGGACACTTTAAATCGGAATACTCGCCAAAAGAAAAAGAAGTATTAACATCTATTGTAGATAGGTTAGTTGAGGATGTTACAAGAAGAAAACAAGGTGAATTTTTTACCCCGTCTATTTGGGTTGATAAAGCTCATGAATATATAACTTCTGTGTTTGGTGAAGATTGGAAAGAGAAGTATGTTGTATGGGACCCGGCTTGGGGAACAGGTAACCTGACTAGAGATTATAAATTTAAAGAACTATATGTTTCAACATTAAATCAATCTGACATTGATACGGCTAATCAGATGGGTTATAACCCAGAAGCGATTAAATTTCAGTATGACTTTTTGAATGATGATTATTCTTTGTTACCAGAAGGACTTCGAAAAGTTATTGAAGATGGTCGAGAAATTATTGTTTTAGTGAACCCACCTTATAAAAAATCTACACCAAATAAGGGACATAATGAGAGTGATATTTCTAATACTAAAGTTGGAAAAGAAATGAATGGACTGAAGTTAGGTATATCATCTTCGCAATTATCTACTCAGTTTTTATATCAGGTTTATAAATTAAATACTAAAGATAATATTAATATTGCAATTTTTAATAAACCTAATTATATGTCAAGTGACGGATTTAAAGAATTAAGAACAATATTTAATAAAAAATTCTTATTCACCAAAGGTTTTATATTTAATGCAGGGCATTTTAATGACGTGTCAAATAAATGGGGGATTACATTCTCAACATTCATAAATGGTGAAAAAATAGACAATCAGTATCCCCATGATATTTTGGATGTTGATACTTTTAATGGTATTTTTAAAAACGGTGAGAAAACAATTTATAATTGTGATAATAGAAGAAAGGCTAACGAGTTTTTTAAAAAATATAAAAGTACTGTAATTTCACCTGTTTTAAAATCGTCATTAAAATTAGATTTAAATAAAAACAAACTCTCAGTTGAAAATGCTTTAGGATATATTAATAATGACTCTAATAATGTTATGCAACAAAGGGTTGTGTTTATTGCTAGTAGTCAAGTTAGCGCAAATGGGGGTAAACCAATCACTAAAGAAAATTTCTATGATTCGATTTCTTTATTTAATGCTAGGAAGTCGGTCGGTCAAAACTGGTTGAACGATAAGGATGAATACTTATTACCTAATAAAGATAATGAAAATTATGAGCAGTTTAAATTTGACTCAGTTATTTATTCTTTATTTAATAATGCGTCTGAACAATCTTCATTACGACAACTTATGTATAAAGGTAATATATGGAGTATTAAAAACGAATTTTTTTGGATGTCTAAAGAAGAAATGTTAGGTCTTGCGAATGAGTACAATTATGATGGTATGTATAATGATGCTCGAACTGATTCTGAACGTTATGTTTATAAGTTACTTTTTGGCGAAGAAGGAATTTACGATAAATTATCATCTGACGCTAAACTTGTATTAAATAAGGCGACTGACCTTGTTAAAAAATCTATGGTTATGAGAGAAGAGTTTGCGAATGATGAGAATCATCTTAAAGCGTGGGATTCAGGTTACGCTCAACTTAAACTTATGTGGAAAGAATATTTACCCGAAGATTTTAAAGAGTTCAGAAATCTATATAAACAAATGGAAGATAGAATGAGACCGTTGGTTTATGAACTTGGTTTTTTAATAAAATAAACTATAATTAGAATATGTTATCATATATCGGAGGAAAATCAAAAATTGGTAAATGGATTGTTCCATTCTACCCACAAGACATGGAAACATATGTTGAAACATTCGGAGGAATGTTCTGGTGTTTCTTTAATATGGATTTAAAACAATACCCAAATCTTAAACGAGTTGTTTATAATGACTTTAATCCATTAAACTATAACTTGTTTATGTGTTTGCAGAATCCTGAGATATTACTTTCGGCAATTAACTCAATACCTTGCCAAGAACAGGGGGAGGAAATTACCCCATCAATATATAAAGAACAATTTCAATCATTCCAAAAGGAGATATTCGGAGAAGGATTTACCATTAACTACCCTGATTATGATGTTGCTGCAAAATATGCCTATGTTTTAACACAAGTATTCAGTGGGTCCAAACCTGAAACATCGTCTTTTATTGATTTGAAGGGGAAGTATAAATCAAAATATCTTACATTCAGAGATAAGTTATCCAAACCTGAATGGGTGGAACATTTCAATAAGATTAGTCATTTCAGATTGGGTGATTTTGAGGATGTTATTAAAGAGTTTGACAGTCCTACGACTTATTTTTATGTTGACCCCCCATACTGGAAAACTGAGAATTATTACTCAAATCATGACTTTGACCGAAATGACCATGAACGACTTGCGAATGTGTTAAAAAATATTAAAGGTAAGTTTTCATTATCGTATTATGATTTTCAGTTACTTAATGAGTGGTTCCCAAAGGAGGAGTATAAATGGGAGAAGAAAGAGTTCGCAAAGGCTGCTGCGGCTAAGAAAGGAAAATCTCAAAATATGGGAGAAGAGTTACTTATTATGAATTATTAAAATATTTATATGAGAAGGGAAAACTTTAGTACCTTTGTCTAAAATTTATGAATATGGAAAAGAATGTTGATTGCGAGATTTATATATCTCAACTTGTGACCTTCTTTGAAAAGAACCCAAATGATTTGATTGATTTGGTTGGTGACGATAATAAAGACATTTTCTTTCAGTTGGTTAGACAATATGTTTATGGGAATTTAAAGAAAGGTGAGGAAATCACTTTGACTAATCAACAATTGATAGATATTGTATTGGAAATTAATAATAAAAAGAAAGAATCCAAAACCATAAGTTATGAGGTACTGGTTCCTTATGTTAAAACAAAATACGGAGAAATCATTCTAAATTAATATGAAACCACCAAGAATAAGTTTTATTGGATTAATTACCCTTTTATTTATTGTATTGAAATTAACTAATTATATTGATTGGTCATGGTGGATTGTATTCTCACCACTATGGGGTTCAGTTTTATTACTCTTTATATTATCAACTGTAATTTATTTTATTGAAAAGTTTGATTAATTTATTTGGTTTGTAAGAGGTATTACCATATCTTTGTAGTCATAATTAAAACACCAAATAATATGATAAACCTACAAGACCTTCGACAAACAGTTCCAGCACTTTTCCAAACAGAGAAACTTTCAAAATTGTCTGACCGTTACACAATGGTCCCCACTATTGAAGTGGTTGATAAGTTCATTCAAAATGGTTGGGAAGTTAGTTCAGCAAAACAAGTTGGTAAAACATCTTTTGCTAAACACCAAGTTCGTCTTCGTAACTCAGAGTTACCAAAAGTTGGAGACTCTTTGTTGGAAGCGGTTATCACAAACTCACATAACGGTGGTTCCACTCTACAAATCGGAGCAGGTTTATACCGGTTAGTATGTTCAAACGGTTTGACCGTTCCAGTATCAACATTCGGTGACATGAAACAATCACACTTGAATTTGAGTATGAGTGATGTTGAAATGATTACTGAACAGTTTGTGTTGAACACTCCAAAGATTCAAAAGTCTGTTGACCGTATGATGGAAGTTAGAATGGATATGGATAAGAAAATTGACTTCGTATCTAAAGCGGTTGATATTCGTTGGAAGAACACTGAGGATATCTCAACTTTAACTTTGGAGACCATCATCAACCCACTTCGTGACGGGGATATGGAAGACAACCTTTGGAATACCTTCAATGTCGTTCAAGAGAAGTTGATTCGTGGTGGATTCATCAAACAACAAGGTCGTAATGTTCGTACAGTAAAGGGAATCCAATCCTTAAATATGGATAATTTGATTAATACAAAACTTTGGGAACTTGCTGAAACTTTCTGTTAATGGAAAACCTGTTCAAAATAGTAAATAAAAAATTCTATGTCGGTTACTATCTCCCCTACAATCCGGTAGGGGAGTTGACTGACACTAATTTGGATTTTGGGGTGATGAAGATAGTACCTCATAAAGATTATTTTGATGGTAAACACTACATTTATACCTTTGATAAATCTGTTAATGGTAGTGAAGAAGAATTTTTAAAAAACTATGGTAATCCACTATGTGAAGCGACATTATATAGAAGTACCTTTGTTGTTGAGGAGAGTGAAGATAAGGTTTGTTTAAAGGTATTCTATTGTGGAAGACACAGAAAGGTTGGTGAGGTATTTTTCCGTAAGAGTACTAAATTAAATTACATCACATTTAATAAGAAAACCAATATCTTTACTGTTGGTAGAAATAATGAATACCATAAGAAAAGAGGTAAAGGTAAAGCAAGTGTGGTTAGAAGAAATTCATTTCCTGTGGCTTTAACTACGGATTTTTTTCACTCATTTATGAATGGTATTGAAGATACGGGAAGATATAATAATGATGTAATTGAGGGTGTTAATGTATTTCTTTCCAAAATCGGAGCGGAAAAAGTTGAAAAATATACGGAATTACCTATTTCTTTGTTTGGATGTTTATTAGATAAACAGGGTATTAAAAAATCCGACAATTGGAGAGGATTTTATGATGTGTTCCCAAAACCAACTAAGAAAGATTATCAAAAGAATGGGTTCAAGTTCGTAGATACTTTTATGAAATTACATAATGTAAATTCAGAAAAAGTTAAAAAAATATTACATAAAGTTCAAACTCCTTGTTTTAAAAGTATTAAGGAACTTATTAAAGTATTTGGTAAAGATTTCATTTTACAAAGACCCGATGAAGAGTTGTGTGTTGTTTTTAATGTTAAAAATGACGAAACACCATTCTCATCACCAGGATACTTTGACAAATTTAAAAAACGGGATTTAATTAATTGTTATAAGACATATCTTGATTGTAAAACCGATGAGAATTTGTCAGTGCATAGTTTTTACGACCACATAAGATTTTTTGATACATTATCTAAATATGAACCCGTTAGATGGAATTCTAAAACCTTGAAAGAATTTCAAGCCGAGCATACCCTTTGGTCGGACAAGGTTGATTTTTATACTAAAGGTAAATATAACCGACATTATTCACCTGAATTTGTTGACAAGATTTCCAAACCAATTGAACTAAAAGACGGAACAATATTCACACCTGTAATTCTCCAAAAGAGTGAGGAGTATGTTGATGAGTCCGTTCATCAATCAAATTGTGTAAGGACTTATCAGGATAGACCAGGTTCATTAATCATATCACTTCGTAAAGAAAATGGTGATAGAGCGTCAATTGAGTATCGCCCTATGATTGGTATGATAAACATTAATGAGGACATGAAACCAGTTGCTTTCAAAAGAGTTCAAACTCTTGGAAGATTTAACAATACTTTAGATGAAAGTTGGGATGATGCAATTTTTTACTTAGATGTTAGATTAAAGACAGTGAATAAAAAGTTGTGGGGTAATCCTACTGCGGAATTCATTACAGGTGCAGGTAGTAAGGAAATTAAGTTTGAGTTTGGGGAAAGCGGACAATTGACGTGGGAAAATATTCACAATGACTTTATGACCGACTATAATTTGATATATGATTTTTAAATACGAAAATAAGTTTTTAGAGAACAAAGATTTACTATCAATAATTGATTGTGGTGATTATCATAATATTAATATTGATGAAATTAGAAAGAAAAATGTAGAAGTCATCTTTACAGAATCGGTTATGGTAAGTAATAAGGAAATTGTCACTGACTTAATTTGTAAGACATCAAACGATTTTTATTTGTATTTATCAAAAAAACCATTAGACGATAAACCGTTTTTAAAGATTTATTATAATCAGGACAAGAAAAATTTTGTCAATCTATTAATTAAAAGTTTTAAATTATGAAAGAAATTAGTGCAATTGAATTAAAAGAAAAAATCAACAATAAAGAAAGTATGGTAGTTGATTTTTACGCCACATGGTGCGGACCATGTAAAATGTTATCAGAAGAATTAAATAAGGTTGAATCTGAATACCCAATTTATAAAGTAAATGTTGAAGAGGACGTTGAATTGTCTAAACTAATGGGTATTAGGTCAGTTCCGGCAATTAAGTATATTAAAGAAGGTGAAGTGGTCTCAACCTCAATTGGTTTAAAATCTGCCAAGGAGATTAATAATCTTATATTAGAAAGTATGGTATGAGTAAAAAACTTGTAGTATATACAATGGAAGGATGTCCATGGTGTGGAGAGTTTAAAAAAATCCTTAAAGAAAATAAGATTAAATTTATTAATAGGGATATTGATAAACATAAAGAGGAATACGACTTATTTGTTGAAATAACAAGTAATGATTTAATTCCATCTTTTATGATTGTTGAAACTGATGATGAGTCGGCTCAATTATTTGCACCTGACAGAGACTATCAGGATTTGAATGAGGCGTTAGAGATTGTTAAGGGTAACATACTCTAAATCACATTCAAAAATAAGTTTTCTGTATTAATTTCTTCTGATAAATCAAAATTATCTAAAATAATTGATAGTAATTTTTCAGATGGGTAATAAGAGTCAGTATCAATCGATAAGATTTCAAACTTCTCAATATTATATTCTATTTTTGATATTTTAAAATATGGGGAAACTAATTCAGTAATAGTTTTAAGTTTCTCATATAAACTATAGTATTGTTTATCCGATACACCAGTAAAGAAATCTGATGTGACAACTCCCGAGTCTGATGACTCCATATGGTCGGTCTCAGGTGAGTTTAAATTGACAACATATTTAACATTTTTCATAACATCTTTTTGATTTGTTTTTATTAGATTGATAACATTAAATTTTGAGTACTCTAAATCACCAAAAGATTTGTTATCATGTTTCCAAAAAAGTTCGACTAAATTGGAGGAGTCTATATTATTTTGATTCTCAGTATCAACTTTAATTATATAAAAATTTATTGTATCTGTCACAGATACCTGAGTCATAAATTTACCGTTCTCAGAATAAAGATTGGTTAAAAATTTTGAGAAGTCATTACAAAATGTTTTTCTATTCATGTTGTAATATTATTTGAAAAAAAAATAACATTGTAGTATAAAAATAAAAAAAGGGACCATACGAGTCCCTTTCAAATAAACATTTTTGGCCAAAAATGTCCAATTATTTATTTACCACAACCACAACCACCGCCGTTGTTGTTACCACCACCATTGTTTTTCATTTCTTTAAAGGTATTAGAGGTTTATTACTTATAAATACTAAAACTTATTTGTTTTTTTGATAGTATTTCATTATTGTATCCTTAACTGCATTTTGAATTTGTTTTTGTTGAGTTTGTTCTTGTACTTTCTGTTGCTGAACTTGTTGAGGTGTTTTATTATTTTTACATCCACATCCCATATTAATTATGTTTAAACAGTTTATTACCTATAAATATTTGATTTGTTGTTTAAAAAGGAAATACTAATTATATTTATTTAGTATGTTAAGAGAATCTATTAAAAAAGTTTTAAGGTCACTAATCAATGAAGAAGAGATTACGGACGACCAAGTAATTTTTACTCCTGATGAATTCCAAGAAATGTTACCATATTATGGATGGAGTGCTAAAGCCATCCAAGATGATAGACAATATCGAGGAAAAAAAATGATTGTTAATGGGGATTTGATTATAGGTAGAAGTAATCTACAAGATTTAGGAACAATTACTGTAAAGGGTAAATTAGATGTTAGTAATACTCAGATTAAAACTTTAGATGGGGTCACCGTAAGTGGATACATTTGGAAATATAACACTCCACTACAAAAAAGATTAGATTATATAGAGTTCCAAAAGAAATTAGGAACACAAGAAGAAATGAGAGAAAGAGGTGATTGGGATGAAGACGGTAATTTAGATGATTTAGGAAAATGCGCAAACGCTCTTTTTAAATACCTAATTCGAACTGAGTTTGAAGAAAAAGAACCTGGTGACCAAGAAAGATTAACACAGTTATACGCTGAAAAAGAAAGACGAGAACAAATTGAGGCTGAAACTGAAGATGATGAAAACTTGAGTGAGTTAAATAGTATCAATACTGAAATAGAAGAAATTGAAAAAAGAATTGATGTTTATGATTTAATTCCTGAAGGTAGGCATTACAGACTTCGTGGGTTTAGAGTTGCAAACCCTGAAGGATTAAGTAAATCAATTTATTATGTTGGTGACGAATATGATACTGAAATTAGTGCGATTGAGAATGTTAAAGATTCATTTGACGGTGCTGGAGGTGTTGAAAATGCTGTTTCTGATTGGGTAATTCGTGACAATATTGATGAGGAGGATATAAAAGATTATTTCAGAGACGGTGAGTATGATAATGTGAGGGAGAATTTGGAAAGTTATTTTGATGAGGATGATTTTGAATATAGCGAAGATGTTCAAAATAGAATGGATGAAATTGAAGCGAGATTAGAAGACCATGAAAATTTATCGCAAGAAGAATTGGATGAATTGAATGAGGAATTGGAAGACCTAAGAGACAGTGATAAAGATATTCCTGAACATATGATTGATGATAAGGTTGAGGAATTATTGAATGATTTGGTTTCTGACCCAATTGAGACTATTAAAAATTATGGTTTAGACATTTCAAACTTTATTGATGAAGATGCTGTTGCCAAACAGGTAGTTAGAGATGACGGATATGGTAACTCATTAAATTACTATGATGGGACTGAAGATAGTGTTGAATTTGATAATGATACTTACTATATTTTTGAAATAATTGATTAATGAAATCAAAAAAGAAAATTGACTTCAGGAAGAACACCGAGTGGTTATATTCCGACCCAGTTGATTTAGAACACAAACAATATCTATTATTAGATTTTCTAAAAAAGTGTGATAAGAAAATAGAGAATTTCGAACTCTATCCACTCTATAGTGAAGTGTCCTTACAACTGGCGAATATTCACGCAATTAACTCTGAATTTAAAACTCTATATCACGAGAAGACATTCAAAAGCGACGATGACGAAATTCTTTTATCTGAACTTAAATTCAAACCAGTCCCAATAGAGAAAGAAAACGATTTTGAGGAGTTTAATAAGATTTTACAATTTGCAGCACCCAAAATATTTGAATACTTCAACATTGTTAAATCCGTATCAACACTTGTATATGATGCAATTTCTGTAACAATTAGAAAAAACCCTGAACAGTACAGACAAGAAAAGGGATATTTTTATTATGTTGATGAGAATTTTACTTATCTTTGGGAATACTTTATTGAAAATAATTCAGTTTTGAAAATAGATAACAAAGTCAGACATAATTTGGTCTCTAAGGTGGAGAGTGAAGGGTTTTTAGACAAGTTAGATTTGTTAGGACAGGACTATCCAATTTTTGAAGTTGCAACTTTAACAAAATTTCCATTAGAACCTACTTTGTTACCAATTTTTAAGAAGAAAATATTAAGTCATATTATTCACAAAAGTTCATTTATTAATCAAACAAATTCAGATGTCATTCACTAAAAGAATTGTTGGAAAAGAACAAATTAAAGAAATTGAGGTTGATATTACCAAAATTAACCGTTATATTTTATCAGACTGTTTAATCTTTGAATCACAAGAAATCAGTAATAAATTTAGAGAATATGAGAAAATTTACAACACCAACAGACCAACTGTTGTCTAAGTTAAGACAACCATTACATATTACTTATATCTGTGAATATATTCTGAAAACCAATAGTGGTGACTGTCGAACAAAAATCGATGATTTGTTAGGGCAAGGTCTAATCAAAGAAAGTGAATACGGTAAAGATTATTTTGTAAAAGTATAGTTTGAGCGGAGGCCAAAGTTAATCCATGGTGTAAATTAGTCCAAAAGCACACCGCTTAAACTTACCCCTATATATTTTAAAGTTATGGAACAAGAATTATTAAAACACTTACGAGAAAAAATAGAAATGGTTAATCACCCATCTCATTATGGTGGAGAATCAAATGTCTATGAAGCAATCAAAGTTATTGATGCATGGGACTTAGGGTTCTGTTTAGGTAACACAGTCAAATACATTTCACGAGCTGGTAAAAAAGATAGTGACGCTGAGTTACAGGATTTAAAGAAAGCTTTATGGTATTTACAACATCACATTGAAACATTGGAGAAAAAATGATAGAAAATTATATAAATCAGGTCATTAATGGTGACTGTGCTGAGGTAATGAAGGGAATGCCCGAGGGGTCTGTGGATTTGATTGTGACATCTCCACCTTATGGAGTGAATATCGCTTATGATGTCCATAATGATGATATGGAAATTAGTGAGTATTTGGAATTCACTCGTAAGTGGATGACTGAAGCTTATAAGGTTTTAAAGGATGACGGAAGAATTGCTTTGAATATTCCTTATGAAATTAACCGACAATCTAAGGGTGGTAGAATTTTCTTTGTATCCGAAGTTTATCAGGTCATGAAGGAGATTGGGTTTAAGTTCTTTGGTGTGGTTGATTTAGAGGAAGATAGCCCCCATAGAAGTAAAACAACTGCGTGGGGTTCATGGATGAGTCCGTCGAGTCCTTATATCTATAACCCGAAAGAATGTATCATTTTGGCTTATAAGAAACACCACATTAAGAAAGTTAAGGGTGTTCCACAATGGAAGGGAGAACCAACAATTACTGAGGAAGGTAAGACTAAGATGGTTTATCAGGATGAGGACAAGAAGGATTTTATGGAGTTGGTGTTTGGACAGTGGAAGTATTTGAATGACTCACGACCAATGACAAAGGCGACATTCTCAATGGACATCCCGACCAAAGCAATCAAAATACTATCATATAAGAATGATATCGTATTAGACCCTTTCAATGGGAGTGGAACAAGTTGTGTGGCGGCTGAGGTGTTAGATAGAAGATGGATTGGTATTGAATTATCTGAGAATTATGCAAATATTGCAAGGGAGAGGATAAAAGGTTTTGCCGACCAAAAACTACAACAAAAATTAGAATTTGAAAACGGGGGTCAATAACCTCCGTTTTTTTTAGTTTATAACATATTTATTAGTATGGAATATTCAGAAATAGTTTTAGCATTAGTAAAAATACAAGTTCAGTTCAGATTCATGCACTGGCAAACAACATCGTTCTCACAACATAAAGCATACGGTGAAATCTATGAAAGTTTAGATGGTAACATTGACGATTTCGTTGAGGCTTGTATGGGAAAACACGGAAGACCAAAATATTCAGGTGGATACACAATTGATGGGGAAGATTTGGAAGAAATTGAATTAGGTGAATTTTTAACACAAGTTGAAGGATTTTTACTTTCATTCAATGAAGTCTATGATGAGACCAAAGATTCTGATTTATTAAACATTAGAGATGAGATGTTGTCTGACTTAAACAAGTTAAGATACTTACTTACTCTTAACTAATATAAAAAATTGATATTTTAATTTGAAAAGTTTATCATTAATTTGATGAACTTTTTTTTTGGTATAATATTATTAATTGTTGGTCAAATCCTTACATTTTTCCAAATACAGGGTCATATGAAGTATGACTTTTTTAAACATAACTATTGGTTTTCTGTTTTACTCGGGATTCCAATTTCAGTTATATTCATGGTTGGGATTAATTTATTAATTAGACATTATGATGGGGCGTTATGGCCAAGTAGAATTATAGGGTTTTCTATCGGGACTATGGTATATGCTGCAATGGCTCATTATTTATTTAATGAACAAATAACATTTAAGACATTAATATGTCTCTCCCTATCAGTGATTATTATTCTCGTCCAAGTTTTTTGGAAAGAGTAATATTTATTAAGTATGAGAAAAATTATTTCAGAAGGTGGATTAAGAAACATCAGAGAATTATCTGATAGATACAGTAAAGCAAAAATTTATTTTCACCAAGATTTAGATGGAGTAACATCGGCAATTGCCATGAAAAAATACTTGGAGGACAACGGAATTGAAGTTGTTGATACTGAAGTCATCCAATATGGTGATAAAGAATTTTCTGTTAAAAAAGCAGATGCTCGTGGAGAGGTGATGCCAGTTTTGGTTGATTTTGCACATGGGAAACCAATGTTTGTTATTCATACTGACCACCACGATAGACAAGCCGGAGCAGAGGAAACTGGTTCAGTTTCATTCAGACAAGCTCGTTCAAATGTTGAAACACTTTCTCAAATTATCCCATCATCAGAATCATTCACCTCAGATGATGTAAAGACCATATCAATGGTGGATAGTGCTAATTATGCTGCAAATGACATCACACCTGAAATGGTGATGAGTTATATCTATAAGTTTGATAAAGACACATCGGCATCTCAAAATAGAATGATGTTGGGTCTTGTTACAAACAAACTTTTACTGGCATTTAAAAACAAAAAAGGATTTTTAGAAACTCTTGTTATGGAGTGTCAGCCATCATTACTTTCAATTTTTAATAAGATTAGAAAGATAATGAAACAACAAAACTGGGCTGATTTAAATAGACTTGAAATGAACAAAGCGGGATATGTTTCAAAAATGAAAGACTATCCTGAAATTAAAGGTAATATTATCGTTCAATATGGTGGTGGAAATATGATGAACCCTGGTTCATATGACAGATACACTCCATTTAGAAATAACCCTGAAGCTGATTTCTTAGTGATTGCTTGGCCATTAGGACTTTTACAAGCGTCTTGTAATCCATTTAAAAAAGAAAGAGAATTAAAAGGTGTTAATTTGGGTAAAATTGCCCAAGAGGTGTTATCAAAGTGGGAAGGACAACTAAAAGAAAAAATGGTTCCACTTTCAACCATTAAATGGGTTTCAGAGACTTCAGTTGGACCTGAGTCAGTTGGATTTACATTCAAAGATTTTGCGGCAATCTACGGTGAAAAATATTTGGATAAAGAAGACGGAGCCAAAGAACTTATGGATATTAAAGAACTAATGTCAAAACAATCATCTGAACTTACAGAAGAGGAATGGCAAATGTTAGACTCAGTTCAGGTTCCTGTTTGGGACATTATCCAAGCAAATTCTGGAGGACACAAGTGTATCACAAACATTTCAGGATTAAATTATATTGGAAGAAGTAAGAGACCCCCACAAGGGAAGTATAAATACGATTCTGAAAAAGATGATTCTCCTTACATTAAATTCTTAAAGATGTTACAGAATAGATTTGTAACTATTCTACAGGAAAAGATTAATGAGAACCAAAGTTAAATTTAACTGAGTCACCTTCTTCAATATTAAGTTCTTTACATTTACCACCTGGTAATTCTAGAACATATTTACCATATCCTTCGTAATTGTCACATAATGGACCCTTACATGGAGGACAATTATGGTGAATATCAGTTATTATTAAATTGCTATTAATAAAGATAATATCCAAAGGAATTATACAGTTCTTCATCCAAAAGGAATGTTCTCCAGTACCCATAAAGAATAACATACCGTCAAATCCTTTGAATTTTTGACCCATCATTCCTTTTTCAATTTCATTACGAGAGTTACATACTCTAACATCAAAGGGGGTATTTTTTATTTTTACTACCATACTTATAGATAAATATTGATTATGAAAGAATCTGCAGGAATTGTAGTAAAAGTTAAAGACAAATGTTTGGTTTGTAAAAGGTCAAAGGAAAATAGTGAAGAGGAAAAATGGGCAATACCTATGGGGGGTATTGAACCAGGTGAAGACCCAAAAGAGGCGGCTTATCGTGAATTTATTGAAGAAATGGGTGCCGATATAGACGGAGACATTGAGTTTGTTGGAAAAATAAATCGATTCAATAAACAAGGAATTCAGAAAAGTATTTTGCATGTTTTTCTTTATGAAACTAATGAAAGGATAATTCCTGACTTGGAAAATGCGATGGACGGGTATGAACATAGTGAATGTGGGTATGCTGGGAAACAAGAAATTGAAAATTTATATATGTCCAGTGGTATTAAAGAACTACTTTTGAATTTTTTGTGATATTTATTTGACACTACCGAATATTTGCTTTAAGTTTGTAAAAGATTTGACACTTATAGGAAATGAAAGATACTCGGTAGTCAAAACTAAAAAAAACTTTACAAAAAGTTTGACAAATTGGAAAAGATGTTGTAAGTTTGTAAAGGATTTGAGATTAAGGTTCACAGAGTGGTAAAACGATTAAAGTTTCCAAATCTCAAAAAAAAGTTAACAAATAACTTGACAAATAGAAATAAATGTCGTAAATTTGTAAAACAATTCGGAAATGTCCGAAACGTTCTTTGAAAAAATAGATTATCCATTCAGTAGTTGATTATGAGACCTTCGGGTTGATTATGAGACATTTAATCTGATAAACGATAATGGGCCGTGTATGGTCCTTAAATAAACTACGAAAGTAGGATAAAGTGGTCTCCCCCGTGTTGAGGAGACTGCGGTTTGAAATCCCGTAAGGGAAATTGAACTCAAGTACACAAGTGGGATATCACCAAACCTTCGGTACCGAGGATAACTTCGTAGGGAAAATGGTAGGGTGACCTGGCAAAGTAGATTGTCAGGTTGAACTCGGAAGAGTAATAAGAATAACCCATAGGAACTCTGTAAGAAATGTGATTATCCAATCACACTATTGCGGGTCCCAATATGATAGAGGACTTAAAACCGAAAGGTAAGGTGGAGAACGAGTGGTGTCGCTACTACCCCTAAAGTCAGACCTACCAAGGTCTCTTTATGAAGTAATCTTGGAATATGGAGGTGGGGACACTTCACGGAGTAGTTTAGTATTTCGTTTCTCAAAAGGAAACGGAGCTTACGGTGGACCACTACTCTGACACATCTACGACACAAAACTAAATGGAATTTAAATTATCCAATTAATTAAAATACATTAAGGAAAAGTGTCCATCAGGTTTGAGTGAAAGGTGACTACATAGTAATGAGCCGTTCATTGCACACAAAGACCCCAAGTCAATGTGTATTGTTACGAAAGACCTTTAATCCCGCAAGGACGAACTGGGGTGGCAACCTCGGAAAGAGTTGAGTACTGATAGAGTAATTCAAACCTCAAAGAGTGGTAAACTTAAAAGACCGTCACTGAGAAATACTTCTCAAAAGGAAGTGGATACGAAGGGAAACAATAATCCTTCCAAAGGTTCTCAATCAAAGCTGTAATCTCAGGCTTCGTTTATTTGACCCGTCGTTCTGATGGGTTTTTTTGTTATAAGTAGATAATTACTAATATGTCAATACTAGAAAACTTAAAAGAAGTTCTTCCATCTTGGGCTGAGGTGAAAGAAAAAGAATTACCAAATAAGATGGAATATGAAATAAAAATACAACCTACCTTAGATGAGGATGAACATTTTGCATTGACCAGTGACCTAAAAAAAGCTTGTGAGGGTAAGTATATTGAAAGATATACGAAAGAAATCGGAGAACATTTTTACATTTACACCAAAAAGTAATCAATTTTAAAATATTTATAGTTAAAACTATAAAATTATGTTATTAAAAATTGGTTCAAACGGAGAAGATGTTAAAAAACTCCAAGCAAAATTAGGATTAACTGCTGATGGAATATTCGGTAACGGAACTGCAGCTAAAGTAAAAGAATGGCAAGCGGCAAACGGATTAACTGCTGACGGAATTGTTGGTGATGGGACTTGGTCAAAAATGTTTGGGGCTCCTACCCAACCAGCTCAAGTGATAAAAGAAGATGTTGTAATTCCTGTAAGTTCAGAATTTAAATTACAAAATTTGAAAGGACATATTCCTGATAGTGTAATTGCTCAAATTCCTGACACTGCTAAGAAATTTAATATTACAAATCCATTAAGACTTGCTCATTTCTTGGCTCAGTGTGGTCACGAATCAGGAGGTTTTAAGGCAGTTCAGGAGAATTTAAATTATTCTGCTGACGGACTAAAGAAAATCTTCCCAAAGTATTTCCCTGGTAATTTAGCTGAAGGATATGCTAGAAACCCTGAAAAGATTGCATCTAAAGTGTATGGTGGAAGAATGGGTAATGGTGATGAATCAACAGGTGAAGGGTTTAAATTTCGCGGAAGAGGGTATATTCAGTTGACTGGTAAGCAAAATTATACTAACTTCGCAAAGTTTATCGGAGAAGATACTGTATCTAACCCTGATTTAGTTGCTACCAAATATCCATTAGCATCTGCGGCATTTTTCTTTGACTCAAATAAACTTTGGTCTATTTGTGATAAGGGTGCTGATGACGCTACGGTAACTGCGGTAACTAAAAGAGTAAACGGAGGAACAATTGGATTACCTGATAGAATCAAACACTTCAAAGAATACTACAACTTACTTAAATAATGGAAGAAACTCATTACTTGGGAGATACTAAAAAAATGATTTTACCTGATGAAATTGGTAAAATAATGTTAGATGAATTACAAGAGGTATTTCCATATATTAAAGATATTAAACTAGAAGGGGATATGAAATATTTGTATTCAACCCCTTTTGTCAGAAAACTTGTTTGGAAACCCCAAAATGTTACTCTAACTTTATATATTGATAAATCTTTTGAAGAAGAAGTTAAAAAAGAGCAATCTGAATTCTATGATTTTGAGAAGGAAGAGTATCTACCGGATTCAAGTGGAAAGATTAGTAACTACATTAATAAATTCTTCCAACCGTGGGCATTTTTAATCAGATACGGATTACATCCTCTACTTACCTCTTATGGTATTGATACAAAAACAATATCTGTTGAATACGTATAGACAATTAAAATAATTTTTACTAAACTTATCTTATGAAAGTAAAAATAGGAGTTGTTGAGAAACACTACTATACAGGTGTAAGACAACTGGAAGATATAGACTTGGAAAAGTTTCCATTAATTAAACAATTCATGGAAGTTAATCCAACTGCAACTGAAGAAGACTTATTGAAGTATTTGAAAAAAATAAAAGATAAGGAATTTAAGAGGTTCTTAAATGAACTTTCTTGGAATGAAATTGAAAAGGAAGAGTTCGACAAAACAAAGTCAGAATTTATTTTGAAAATCGAAAAATGAATTTATTAATCACAGGTGGATTGGGATTTATTGGGTCCAATTTCTACAATTATTTTAAAACAAAGTATCCGAATTATAATATAACAATATTAGATTCTGGTACTTACGCATCCAATATTAATAATATTGAAGACCATAAACACGCAAGAATAATTAAATTTAGTATAACTGATAGGGATAGATTATTCTCTTTATTTGATTTGTATAAATTTAATAAGGTTATTCATTTTGCTGCGGAGTCACATGTTGATAATTCAATTGAAAATCCTATGGAGTTCATTTATACAAATGTTATTGGAACTGCTAATTTATTGGATGCTTGTGTTAAATATGGTATTGAATTGTTTTACCACATATCGACAGATGAGGTTTTTGGACAATTAGGTAATGAAGGGTCATTTAATGAAGAAACTCCATATGACCCAAGAAGTCCCTATTCGGCATCTAAAGCATCTTCAGACCATTTCGTTAGGGCTTATCACCACACATATAATTTACCCGTTGTAATTTCAAATTGTTCAAATAACTACGGACCCAATCAACACAACGAAAAGTTAATTCCAAAGGCGATAAAAAATATTTTGGAGGGTAAAAAAATACCAATCTACGGTAATGGTTCAAATGTTAGAGACTGGTTATATGTTATGGACCATGTTGATGCGATTGATATGATTTTTCATAATGGGAAAATTGGTGAGACTTATTGTATTGGTGGAGATAATGAAATCACAAATTTAGAAATGACAAAATTGATTTGTGAAAAGATTGATAAGTTAAAAAAATGGGGAAGAGATTCTAAGAACTTAATCACCTTTGTTGAAGATAGAAAAGGACATGACTTCAGGTACTCAATTAATTATAGTAAAATTAATAATGAATTAGGATGGAAACCTAAAGTAGGTATTGATGAAGGGATTGAAAAAACTATTGATTATTATTTAAAAAAGTTTGGATAGTAAGAAAATATAATTATCTTTGTGGTATGAAACAGACAACATTAAACATATACCACGAAGTAATCGGAAATGTATTATCAATTTCATTCACAGATGAAGTTCAGTGTAAATTATTTTTGAAATTGGTTAATGATTCAATCGAGTACGGTGAGACATTCAAATACTTCAATGTGACAGACACATTGATTCAAATTCCGAGTAATATTTTGAAAAACTGTATTATATTCACTAAAAACGAAACTGTTACCTACACTGAGCAAGTCTTGGCAAAGGTCTCTAAATAATCTTTGGAAAACCCAAAGTGGTGGACTGATTCAATCCGAATCGGGCTCAAAAGGGAACGAAAGTTCCCTTTTTTTTATTTACATAATATTTATAATAAAAACTATCATGGCTAAATATAAATTAAGCGAAGCTCAACTACAGAAAATCAAAGAAAATTTAAATAACGAAACAGGTGGAAAAAAACCTGAAGGTAGTTATATGGCAAAGCAACAACTTTTTATTATTGCAACTTTGGCTTATGAGATGTGGCAAAATTTAGAGGAAGGTGCTCAGTTAGAGGATTGGATGGAAAGTAAAATCGCTCAATCTGAACAATCAATAACATCCGTGGCAAAATCATACTTTTATGAAGAAATGGAAGATGAGATGGGTAAGGGTATGGATAATCTAAGTTATGACGAATTAGTAATTGGTAAGTGATGAATATCATAGTATCTGAACAACAATTAAAAAAGATAAGAATGTCTCTTAATGAAACAATTTCTAAGGAGCAGATATCGAGTATTAATAATTTTATAGAGGGTCAGACTTTTGAGTATGAACATAAAGTTTCTTTTAATGATAGTCAAACTGCTAAAGCATATTACCAATTCCATATTGATGGTGTTGGAAAATTAAGAAGTGTTGGTGAAGATATTGACCACCTTTTTGTTTCAGTTAAATTAGTTAATGGTGAAGGTATGATTAATTTATACTTATCACATTTTGGTCACAAACATAAGACGACCGGAAGACAAAATGTTGCCAATCAATGGTTTGAATTTTATGTTCAAACAAGGCAAGACATTGAGGATTATTTAAAATTATTCAATATAACGATACCTATCGTTATTGATAACTTTGAATTTTCACCATCTGAAGATTTTGTCCCCCTTATAAAAGATTTGGAAAATAACAAATAATGTCGTATCTTTGTTCCCATTATGAGTAAAAAGGAACAATACCAACAAGTTTATGAAGATGACGAAGCGGTTACAATCTGGACTTATGATTTAACCAAATTCAAAAACGGGCCAATCTCAGTTGAGATTAAGTATAAACACCCGCCCGAAAAGAAACAAACAAACCGAGAGAAATTCTCAAAGAAGAAGTAAAAGTAATTTTTTTTGACCTACACATATATTTATATATATGGAGACAAAAATATGTAAAACTAAACGAGTCAATTTTACAGCGTGTGGAATTGAAAAAACGGTTAATGAATTTTATAAGGGTAGTTCATTATGTAAGATGTGCTCAAAAAAACTTAATGATTTGAGAGGTAAAGATTACTTCAGGAAAAAATCAAAAGAAAATTGGGAAAAGAATAAAGAATATTACCGACAAAAATCAAAAGAGTATAGGGAAAAAAATAAAGAGTATTTTCAAAAATATAGGGATGATAATAAAGAATACATTAGGGATAGATATAAAGAATATTACTCTGAAAATAATGAAAAAGTTGGTGAAAAAAATAAAAAATGGAGGGAAGAAAATATTGAAAAACACAAAGAATATAATAGAAAATCTGCTCAGAAAAGTAGAAAGGAAAATCCTGAAAAACACCGATGGAGATATCTATTAAAGGAAACTTTGAAAAAAATAAAAAAAGATAAAGATGATAGAACAATAGTTTTATTAGGATATTCCCCTGAAGAACTTAAAAAATACTTAGAAACTTTATCTTCGGATTGGGTTAAGTATGAAATTGACCATAAAATACCAATAACGTGGTTTAAAGAAGATACACCGGCATCTGTGGTTAATGATTTTAGAAATTTACAGTTATTGACTAAAAGTGAAAATAATAAAAAAAGAAATTTTTGGATGAGTGATGTTGATGATGTATATTTGAATGAAATTAAAAACTATATTAAAGAAAAACATATAATATAATGCGCATTATACTACTTGACCACGATGGAGTTATCTGTTTATCAGGTAATTGGGGGTCACGATTTAAGAAACAGCAAAAGGAGAGAAAGAAGTTGAGTCAGGATGTTATGTCAATGCCGGTTGATGCTCGTTTTGATAATTTTGACAAGAAGGCAATTAAGGTATTAAACGAAATCTTGGAAAAGACTGGTGCTGAGATTGTTGTATCCTCTGATTGGAAAAATTGGTGTTCAGTTGAAGAAATGGGTGATTACTACGAAAGACAGGGTATCATCAAACGACCAATTGATTTTACAGGAAACATGATTGATGGCGGTAAAGTTACTTGGTACCGAAATTGGGATTTGGAAGGAACAAGAAGTTTAGAAATTACAGAGTGGTTAAATGGCCATCCCGAAGTTACACATTGGGTTGCGATTGATGATTTGAATATGGCAAAGACCGGACTTCATTATGGAATGGAATTTGAACATGAATGGGGATTGGACAACTTTGTTTTAACACCAATGCGTAATGAAGGTATCAAACAAGTTGGGGTTAAAGAAAAGGTAATATCTTTCTTGGAAGGGTAATATTTATTATTAATGAAATACATCATCACAGAGTCACAACATCAAAAGTTAAAGAATTATGAAAACGATTTAACTGAGGTTATTCAATATTATGTTGATTTTACTTTGGATAAGATTAGGGATGAATCTGAGGAATGGGGAATGGGTGAAATGGATGAATTACATGAAATTGAGGCGATAGATAAAATTAAAATTGACAGGATTGAAAACGATGAAGTATTAAATGTTTATGTTAATATATATTTAAATTACCCAAGATACGATTTTGAAAATACTTTAAATGAAATTGGATATAGACTCAGCAAAACACATTTCCCAAAAATTAATTTTATTGAAAATGAAATAATAGATGAAAGGACATCTGGCCCCGGTATTGATTGGTAATTATGGCATACGATAAAGAAATAGAATCAATTGTATTTTCCTATTTAGATGGGAATGATTATGACACCTTTCAAGATAAGTATGATTTCTTTTTGGTTAATCAAAAAGACCCTGACTATTTTGATTTCAGATATAATTTTGAAAAGAAAACACTTGAGTTTCATGATAATGTAATTAGGGAACTGAAAAAATATTTCAGATTAAGGTACGCTGATGCTGACTATTTAATAGAAAAGTGGTTTATCCAAAAATACGGTTTTGAAGTTGAGGATAACATAAAACCGTGGGTTACCACATTTAGAATTTACCGAGATAGAAAATGAAAGTAATATTAACGGAGAGTCAGTTAAAAAAAGTAATCAAAGAGAATGAAAATCTTTGTGAGAAGGATTTATTTGCCAAATTAAATAACAGACAAATTTTAACGACTTTTAGAAAACCTGTTGAGGAGATGATTAAACCCCACATTCAAAAATGGAATGGGGATAGAGAGAAATACAATGAAATTCTAACTTTAATCGGAAAAGACCCTTCTCAATTCGACTCAATTCTTGACATGGAATTTGTTTATGATTCCCAAGGAAATTGGACAAGACTTAATAAGTTGAATACAAATTATTCTGACATTACAAGACTTGTTATTGATATACTTTTAAATGAGGGTGAAGATACTTGTGAGATTTTGGAAATGTTAGACAATAATGACAAATCAAAGTTATCAGAACTTGCTGTTAAAATTCAAAACAATCCTGAGGAATATTATCGAGAATATCTTGAAACAAATACTGATAGATATACTGAAAACAATACAAGAAATACAAAAGTTGGTGACAAGAGCGAACAAGATGTTATTGATTTACTAACAAAAAAATATAGTTGGCAATTGATTTACCAAGCAACTGAAGGAAGTCCAATCGACACCAAACTTGGAATTGATATTATTATGAGAACCAAGGATGGAAGAATTGCCAAAATCCAGGTTAAAACTGTTGGCTCAATTAAAGAGGTTAGTCAGACTCCATGTGAGGAAGATGGGACCAAATTTACAAATAAACAAAGACCTGGTGGTTATTTGGTTTATTCTCGAGGTGGAGTTTTCATTAGACCAAATGATATTAATTTGGTGGCCTATGTAACAACAAGTGGGAAAATATTACTTGTTAAAAAATACATGCCAGTAACAGTTGTTGGGATGAAATGTGTTGATACTCCTGTTAATCAATTCCCATCAAATCCAAGGGGTTCATTTTATGTGGACCATGAATCGGTGGTTACAACAAAGTTATGAGGTATATCATCACAGAGTCGCAGCGCAATAACTCATTATCTGAGATATTCAACATTATTTGGAAAGACCAAATAAGTTCTGGTGAAGACCCAAGTATTGATGATATACACCTAAAGATGTTTAACATCAAAAGATTCGGACCTAAGTATAAAGAGTTGTTAGGGTTATTAAGAGAATTCTTGGGAGACACTGTTGCGTATAAGTTACTTATGGATTATTCCAAAAAACAATTTGATACAAGTGACTATCCCAATATCAGTATGGGAACATATGATTTTATTTTTGAAATTGATATTGTTGATATTGACATGGAAAATTCAGATGTATATGTTAAATTAAGTTATGTTGATGGGGTTGTTAATATTGGAAATGGAGACGAGAATATTGAGGATGTTTTAAATCATAGTGATGCATATTGGGAAGTTAGACTCGAAATTAAAGATATAGTTGACGAAATACTTAATAGTGAAATCGGAAATAAGATAGGATATTATTTTATTGTCGAGTAAATAATTGTTAAATAAATCCCAAAGGTGTAACCAAAACTATTTATGTATAGTATATTAGCATACTGACATAAATCAAATGGAAAACTCTTTACTTCAACACTCAGGCAACATCACCCAAGAATATCTTGATGGGGTGATTGAGTTTGTTAGTAAATTAGACGAAAAACCAACATTAATTAGAAAAATATCTTTCCTAATTGTTGAAGCTCTACAAAATGTAATTCATCACTCAGATAAAACACCAAATGGTGAAACATTTGCATACTTTGAATTACTTAAAAATGAAGAGTCATACACCATCAAAACAGGTAACTTATTACTTAAAGAAAAAACTGAGGAACTCGAGAAAAGGTTACAATGTGTAACCACTTCAAGTGAAGAAGAAATTAAAGAAAAGATTATCAATAAACTCGGACAAGAAGGGTTTAGTGAAAAGGGAGGAGCAGGTATTGGACTCCTTTCAATAAGAAAAAGAGTGAAGGAAGGAATGGAATACAACATAGAATACTTCAAAGATGACTATAATTTCATACATTTTGAAATAAAAATTTAAAAAAAACTTGACATAACTGAAAAATAGTTATACTTTTGTCAAACAATTACATATTTAATAAATAAGACAATGAAACAGAACTCAATACATAGCGTAAATAATCTACCGACAACCGTAGGCCAAACATGGTCTGCGATTAAGGGACAAGATTTTAGCGTAGTAAGGGTTCTTAATGAGATGTAAGCGTATCATCAAATATAAAAAAGGGAACCCTGAACTACAAAAAAGTTCGGGGTTTTTTTTTGGTGTTACAAAAAGGTTCTTTGACATATTGGGAAAAATGGTGATGTAGCTCAGAGGCAGAGCATCTGACTGTTAATCAGAGGGTCGGGATTTCGAAATTCCCCATCACCGCAAAATTTAATGACCTCGTGGCGCAATTGGTAGCGCAACTGACTTTTAATCAGTAGGGAAGCTGTATAGCCGTTGTGGGTTCGAGTCCCACCGGGGTCACTTTTTTTAGTTAGGTGGTTTAAAAAAATGACCTACGAAATATTTATAATTATGGAGTATAAATGTAATATCTGCGAAAAAGAATTTGAAAAACCAAATCAATTATCTGGACATATGAGTGTTCATAATGTTGGTGATTTTTATTGTCACGAATGTGGTAAGGGACCATTTGAGAATATCTCAAAATTAAAAGGTCATCTGTCAGTTCATAAACGAAAACCAAGAACTAAATCACTTGAAATTAAAAATAAAGTGATTAAAAAACATATCTGTAGTTTTTGTGGTGTTGAATATGATGATGGAAGGTCTCTCGGAGGTCATAAGGTTAATTGTTATTTAAATCCTAAATTAAACGACAGGAAAGAAAAATTATCTAAAATCGGAAAGGGTAGGAAAATGAGTGATGAACAGAAATTGAAAATATCAAAATCTAGGAAAAAATACTTAGATGAAAATCCAGGTAAAATACCTTACTTATTAAATCACTCATCAAAAGAAAGTTATCCTGAAAGGTTATTTAGAGAGTCGTTAATTAAGAATGGTATTGATGGGTGGACGCAGGAATACCCAATTTTAAGATATTCATTAGATTTCGCATTCGTTGATTTAAAAATTAACATTGAGATTGATGGTTCTACACATAATTTAAAAAATGTTAAAAAAATTGATATTGAAAGAGATAGAATTTTATCCCAAATGGGGTGGAAGATTTTAAGATTTAGCGATTACGAAGTTAAAAACAATATTGATAAAATAATTGAAAAAATAATACACGTCAGTGGCCGAATGGTTTAGGCAACGGTCTCCAAAACCGTGAACTATTATGTTCTATGAGGGTTCGAATCCTTCCTGGCGTGCAACAAGCCTCTATAGTTAAAAGGTATAACGATTGATTTGTAATCAATTGTTCTTGGTTCGATTCCGAGTAGGGGCTCTAACATTCTCACGTAGCTCAGGTGGTTTAGAGTTTTTGTCTGATACACAAACGGTCGCTGGTTCGAGTCCAGCCGTGAGAACTTAATTCGAGAATGAGGTGTAATGGTATGCATGGGATGTTTGGGGCATTCAGGAGACGTTCGATTCGTACATTTTCGACAATTTAAAATGGGCCGGTAGCTTAAATGGCTAAAGCGCTGCACTTGCAATGCGGAAGATTGGGTTCGAGCCCCACCGTGTCCACTAAACTTTAAAAACCAAAAATTATGAGACCAGGGCACTATTATGGCTATTAGGTAAACCCTAATAACTATGTCAAAAAACAGAAACAGAGCAAAGCTCAAACAATCAGAATGTGGTCGGGATTACCACCTAATTTCTCTAAACGAATGGTATCCACTTTATTGGGATGAAGGATTAAATTTCTATCCATACCATAAGAGAGGTTATAAAAACCCCAACAAGAAAATTCCTTGGGCTAAAGTACGAGAGTATAGAACTTGGAAATACAACAGAAAAAATCAGTGGAAGTAATTCCACAAATGCTTCCGTAGCTCAGGGGTATAGAGCGGGACTCTTATACAGTCAAGGTCATTGGTTCAATTCCAATCGGAAGTACGAAAAAAATGGGTGGGACTTGTGAAAAATGGGTGGAAAACGACTCTTCACGGAAAAAATGGGTGGAGATTATTTTCCACTAAAATAGCCCCTTGGCTCAGTGGTTTAGGGCGATTGTCTTACAAACAATAGGTCGTGTGTTCGATTCACACAGGGGCTACTTTTAACCCGGTATAACTCAGTGGTAGAGTACTTGATTCATATCCAAGTTGTCAAAAGTTCAATTCTTTTTACCGGGACAACGAAAAAGTTTGTATATTTGCAAACGAAATATGGAACGGTTACCAACGTGGTCAAGGTGAACGACTGAAAATCGTTTTATGAGAGTTCGATTCTCTCCCGTTCCACGAGGTCCTGAATTAACAGGACAAACCCCACCTCCGAAATGGCAGTCAGTCCGTTAATCTGACGAAGTGGGTTTTTTTATAAGCGGGTTTCGTATAACGGCTCATTATGTCACTCTTCCAAAGTGAAGATGGGGTTTCGATTACCCCAACCCGCTCCTAGTGTCTCGGTAAGCTCTGACGAAAGTCAACTACGAGGTCTCGGTGGACAGAAGGCCTCTGATTCCACCCAAACTGCAGTGGTCGTATAGAGGTTTATTACGATGGATTACCAATTCAGAAACGATGGTTCGATTCCATTTCACTGCTCAAATACGGTCTATTGGTCCAAAGGATACGATATCCGACTGTCTATCGGAGGATGAGGGTTCGATTCCCTCATAGACCGCAAAAAGAGGAATAACTTGTGTAGGTGCCTCAGGGGACTGCAGCCCCACTACACTCCATTTTGTCCCTTCGTCTAAGGGCAGGACATCTGATTTTGATTCAGATAATGGTGGTTCGAATCCATCAGGGACAACTAAACTTTAATAAATAAAACTATGTTAAAAGAAAGAATCAATGCCGACTTTATGTCCGCATTTAAAAACAAGGAAACTGAAAAGAAAAACTTTTTGGGGGTTGTTAAGGGAGAAATCCAAAACGAAGAAGGTCGCAGTGGTTCAGCAACGGATGAGGTTGTTGTTGCGATATTGAGGAAGATGGAAAAATCTTTGACTCAAACAAACACACCTGACTCATTAAAGGAGTTGGAATATATTAAACCATATTTGCCAGCTCAGATGGGACCTGACAGAATCCGTGAAATCGTTTCAAACTATAAGTTAAATGGTTTGTTGAATGTTGGGCAGATTATGGGTGAGTTCAATAAGAACTTCAAGGGACAGGCTGACAACAAAATTGTTTCAGAAATTGTGAAAGAAGTTTTGGCGGGATAATAATTCCGCCTTATCTTTGTTGTATGAATACAATACCAACAGCAAAAGAGTTATTTGATAAAATGATTTCAGAAAATGATGAAGCAACATCAACTGAAATGATGATTGAATTCGCTAAACTTCATGTTCAAGCAGCATTGAAAACCGCGGCAAATGAGGCAACGACCAAATTTATTCCTTTCACTGATGACGAGGAAGTAGATAAATATTCAATCCTTACTGCTTATTCATTAAACAAAATTAAGTAATATGAACAAAGAATTTGTGCCCTATGAACTATCACTAAGACTTAAAGCTCTTGGATTTGATGAACCTTGTTTTGTAAGAGTGTGGTGGTTAAATAGTCTAAACCGTCATACAAAGGAGCCATACAAACCACACATTACTATGAATGGTCACGATATTAAATTTGAATATCCGATTCCTGAAAAACATCCTTCATCAGGGTTTGATGAGTTAGAATTACAAGTACCAACATTCTCACAGGCATTTAAATGGTTTAGAGAGAAGTATGGGTTATTCCATTCAACTAACTACCAAGATGATAATTCTGGACCAGGTTGCTTTGACTATGAGATTCTTAATAAAAGAGGAAAGACAAAGGTAGAGGATGATGGTCCTGAATTTAAGACCTACGAAGAAGCAGAACTTGCTTGTCTTATCAGGCTTATTGAAATCGTTGAGAAAGAACAAGAGAATGATAAATAATGTGGAACCCCTTAACGCAAAAATAAGAAACAAACTTACACCATTTTGGACATTGACCGAGTTAATGTCGGATGATGAGAAATGGGTTAAGTTTAATTCCACAGAAGAGGGGAGACAACTTATTAAAGATATGGTAGCTCAGTGTAACCTGAATAAAGAAATTATATTGAATTTAATTGATGAGGTAAAATGAAAACACTTTGGAAAAGATTTTGGAACACATTTGTATTAAAAGCGGTATGGGATAATTTCTTTATGAATGATGCTCACTTTATAGTATCTAGACGTGGATTAGAGATATTATATAAGATGCGACAAAAAGGAGCATTAATTGAATTAATGCATATGGACGCTAAAAACGGATTGTATGCTGACTACTCTGATGATATGAGAGCTTACGTACATCAATACAACAACGAGGAGGAGTTAAGAAAGGAAGGTGCAATTGACTTTGCTAAATGGTTAGCTAGTGACTGGATGTCTATATGGGTTGTTGATAAATGGATGTGGGAATGGCAGAATGAGAGAACTCGCGAAACTTTCAACAAGTATAAAGAATACTACACCGAAGAAGAATTATATGAACTTTATTTAGAAGAAACAAAATGAAACTTTACACAGAAGAACAACTACACGAGTTGATTTATAAATATCGGCAAAACCTGGCCGAATTTAGTTTGAATAAACCGACCGCACAAAATCTTATTGACGAATTAACTCCGGTTACTTTACCGACTGATGAGGAGATGGAAGAAAGAGCAGAAAGAAACATTAGTCCATTTTCATTTATAGATGGTGCTAAATGGATGAGAGATAAAATCAAAGGAGGTAATAATGAATAAGTTATATACGGAAGAGCAAATGTTTAATTTTGCCAAAAGAATTAGGGAAAATATGACGGATGGTAGAATGTTAAAACGAGAACAGATACTTGCTGAATTTACCCCAATACAACTACCAACGGAGGAGGAGATAGAAAAAGATGCTAATGGATATGTAGTCAGTAAATGGGAATATGCTCAAGATGAAAACAAAGAAAGTTTTATTGATGGTGCAAAATGGATGAGAGATAAAATCAAAGGGATTCAAAATGAAAAATAAATTAAAAATTTTAATAATGTTTGCCGTCATATTCTGTATGTCATTTGTACCAGAATATGCTCACGAATTATTTGGTGATTGGCAATGTAATGGTGGTAAAGTTGAATACATCAATAATAATGTGATTAGAGAAGGATGTTTATATTCTCATGATACTCACGGTCCAAGTTGGCATTGGGGTTTCAGACATTGGTTGTGGGTAGTCGCTGGATTAACTTTTACAATATGGACCATTATTGATACTGTATCTGAAGAAAAATCAAAATAATATTTGGACTGATAGAAATCTTGCCATATATTTGTAATCACAAAACGATAAGAATATGACACCAAAACAACAAGACGCTCTTGACAACATAATGGATAGCTTTGACTTTGACCAAGTTCATAAGGTAATGGTATTCCTTGATTGGAAATGGGCAAATAGGAATGGTAGTCTTGAGGTTCCTGAAAAATATGAATTAAGAAGTGAAGCAAGACGACTTTTGAAAATGGCGATTGAGGAAAAGACAACCGTATCAACTGGTGGATTTCTAGCTGAATATAGAGAAGATGAAGAAGGTGGATGGATGGATTTAAAGTTTGTTATATCAGAATGGGATGAAGAGGTAAAAAATGGATAAGATATGACAAATAAAGAAAAAATTGTAACTTTTAGTTGTAGTAAATCTGTTCATATATACGGACCAAAAAGTGGATTACTACCAAGGTTTCCGTATAGAGCCCACCCAACCATTGACGAGGCAAAAAAGTTTTTAACTGAAAGGGAAGGGGATTATGAAATAAAATTAGTATATTTGTAAAATAATTAGTCAGGTAATGCGTAATGTGGAAACGGCATCACATCCGATAAAAAGGTTGCATCGTTGGGGGTTCGAATCCTCTCCTGACTACACGTTCTGACTAATCATCAGATAGTATGTCCAATACGATGAGAAGTAGGTTGATTACCTATATGGAACTTCTGATAGGGAAACGCTCTATCTGGTCTAACTAACCACGGGAAATACCAAAGAGATGCGAAGAACAACGTGCTCTCATAGTTAATATAGTCAGGCGCTGGGCAGTTACAGTAATTCCGAGTCTTAGACTTGAGATGAAATTATACAGGTATCAAATCCTGTCCTGACTACAAAAACTTCAATAGGAGTACCTGTTCTAGGGATTCGTAATCCCCCTATTGATTAAAAACCACTGTTGAAAGTTACTACAGGATAGGACGAACAGGAGGGTGACCGATACGTAAGGTCTTTGGGGTTCGAATCCCACCAGTGGTCAAATATAGTCAGGTGGCGAGATGGAAACACGCACCGAAACATTGAAATAGGTTCCGCCATGAACCTCAAACAACGGAGTCTCTGCTTTAATCAATGTGCTGATGGAGACTATCACAGGTTCGAATCCTGTCCTGACTACAAATATGGGTACACTTATGGAAGGTGGAAATTTGGGGTAACCGTATGACTGATGGCCCCGTTGGTTGGTTTGGGTTCGAGTCCCAATGTATCCACAAATTAAAATTATGAAAAAGATATATTGGTTTTTTTGGTGGGTTTTTAATTACCCCGACATAGTTTGGATGAAGATTAAATCACACTTCAAAAATTAACAAATAAAATTTGGTGAATTGAAAAAAACACCATACATTTGTAGAAGTTCTTTGAAACAGATAATTAAATAGTTACTTCAGAGAGGTGCAAGGTTTATATACTGAGCGTCTTCCTAGTATGATAAACCCGTTATGGTGGTCCGCAAGACCTTTAACCCCAAGAGTAAAAGGACGTGAGGGGTTGAGTAACTTTAAAAATATTTGATAGTGGATTTCCCCACTTAACGGATGTCGACAATCCAGAGTGGAATCGGGAATCACCACCCTCAGCCAAGGCCTTGTAAAACTTCAACAAAGCTGTTAAGATTGGGACGAGACGGGTATCCCAACACTATCAACAATATTGTGTTGTTCCCTTGAGAAAGGAATTAGTTGGTAGGTCATCCAGTTATGACACAACACAGAGGACTTCTCATCCTCGGCATAGTCAGGTGGCGGAATGGAAGACGCTCGCTTCAAGGTGCGGTTAGTCAACGAAATGTAAAGCTAACGTATAGGTTCGAATCCTGTTCTGACTACAAAGTCCAAGAGTAATTAACTTGGTACCTGGTAGGTTCGAAACTACCGATTGAATATGGTGTAAAGGAGCACAGTAGAACGGAGTAACGACAGTCCGCATGAGGACGGTGAAAGGGGACACAGGATTAAGGTTCAAATCCTTTTTATTCAGCAAGCCGTCTTTTTTGACACTCGTCCAAGTGAGAGCTATTGTTGAGACGTTAAAGTAACAAAGGGTGCAAGGTTGGGGTTTTGTAAGTTTCCAGAAACTGCGGTCTTTTTCCTTACCGAAGGAGTTTTCAGACCTAAACCCAAAACTCAAACGATAGGAAAAAAGTAGGGACATATGGGAGATGCTTAATCCCGTCCCGAATATAGTCAGGTGGCTAATTGGTAATGCGCTCTTACAGTATGTGGGAGAGATTGCAGGTTCAAATCCTGTCCTGACTACAAATGTTATTAGACTCACAGCTAAGAACGGAATAAATGAGGAATGCTATAGGTGGTTGCAAACACTTATAATTTATAAGGGAGTAAACTCAATAATAACACTAAATAGTCAGGTATCGGAATTGGATATACGATATCAAAAGTATAGTGAAATAGCCTATATGAGAAAGCTCTTCGGAGTATTACAGGTTCGAATCCTGTCCTGACTACAAAATGTATGAAGTAGTGGCTACGAGAGGCCGAGTGGTACTAACAGGACAAACGAAAGTAGGGTGTTAGTAAACTTTATGGGTAACCCTCCATAACATACAAAATAGTCAGGTGGCGGAATGGTAGACGATTAAATGGAGTATCATGTTATAGAACTAGTATGAAAACTATATCCTCTATATTCAAATTACAGGTTCGAACCCTGTCCTGACTACAAAAGAAGTTCTGAGGTGGGCGAGCTCTTCTATAAAAAAAGCAATCCCTCCACCATAGTCAGGTGGCGGAATGGTAGACGCAACGTGGTACGGCAGTACAGAGGGTGATGGTATATGTCCCATCAGCGGTAAGTGACCTCTCTTATAACAGGTTCGAATCCTGTCCTGACTGCAAATTTTTAAAAACAAAAAGTATGATTGGGATTCTATTGTTTATATTATTGGGTACGTGGGTGATAATAACGGAAGGTAACATTTTTTAAGAAAAAAAGATGATGATAGTGACCCAACACATCAATCAATGGATTTATAACGATAATGAGTAAGAGATACTCAACGGTCTTCGAATCAAGACCTAAAGAATGATTCCGCAGAATGTCTACGGCGCGAGTGGGACATCGTGGGGATAAAGGAGACAGCACAACTCCTCCTACGTAGTGTGACTTTTTTCAACGGGGATGCCCAGCAGGTTTTTGGAAAGAGAAAAACCGATATGACTACTCACTTGGAATCTCAGGGTGGGGAACTTGGAAGGCTAAAGCGTAATTGGTATCGCCCCGGTCTTGAAAACCGGTATCGGGAAACTGATGTGTAGGTTCGAGTCCTACGTCTTCCGCTTATTTACCCCCTTGGCGGAATAGGCAGACGCGCATCGCTTAGAACGATGTCTTAGGGTGAGAGTTCGAGTCTCTCAGGGGGTACTTTTCTTAAAATAAATTTTGTTTGATAGGATTTTTGCCGTAGATTTGTCAAATCAAAATAACAAACTATGGAAAACACAGTAACAAAAGTATTCTCTGATATGACTGACTTGGAATTGGCTCAAGCGGTTAGAGAAATGAAAGAAGATGGACCACAAGGTATTGTCCGTACAGAAGGTATTGTTAGAGAGAAATGTAAAATGGTTAATGATATAGTTGGTGGTAATGTTTATGCTCACTTGATGATGACTCAAATGTCTATCTACAAGGAGGCGGCAGAGCGTTTCACCCCAAATGTTTGACAATAAAATATTGTGTTGTTCCCTTGAGAAAGGAATATTAGAAAGAACTGAGACTAAGTGTTCGAGTCTCACAACATAGAGGACTTCTCATCCTCAAATATAGTCAGGTGGCGGAATTGGTTAGACGTAATCAATGGGGAAGCAATCAGCAACAACTGGTTTATACAGGTTCGAATCCTGTCCTGACTTCAAATACAGTGTAACAAATACCTGAGCTGAAATGCTAGCTAAATGTCAGGGATATGTAGGTCGTGACTTACCACGAATATAGTCAGGTGGCGGAATTGGTAGACGCCAGCTATAAATGGATATTAGATAGTGAACCCTAGTCCTAGCCATGCGGAGCAAGTTCATACAGGTTCGAATCCTGTCCTGACTACAATCTGAAATCACAACGGGTGGGCGGTTGCGACGAAAGGAGGGTAGCCCACATACAGTCAGGTAGTAAAATGGTTTTACGCGAGTCAGTGGGGTAATTCCTAACGGTAAAGACGGATACTTGAGGGTCAGGTTCGAATCCTGTCCTGACTACAAATGTGTTGTTCCTTTGAGAAAGGAAGTTAATGTATGGGGTATGAACAAGCATTATGCGGTATGCTCACAACACAGAGGACTTCTCATCCTCAAATATAGTCAGGTGGCGTAATTGGTAAACGCTCCATTCACGGAGGTTTGGAATTAGAAGAGGGTTTCTAATTTACAGGTTCGAATCCTGTTCTGACTGCAAAAAAAAATAAAAATTATGAATAAAACATTTGAAGAAATTGTAAAATCACAGGATTTAACTGATGGAACATTAGTGAATGTTAGAATTGGTGAGACTCATTTTGAAGGAAAAATTGTAGGTAAAAGTTCAACTGGTTTAATTCCAAACTATATTGTTGAGTGTTTAGATGGAACACTACCTAATGAAGTTTACGGGTATAAATTTGCTTCTTTACCATTAACTGAAATTTTTGTAAAATAAAAAACATAGTCAGGTGGTGAAAGTGGTTAGACACTTAACATTAAACAGACAGTTCTTGGTTATCCATGCCGCTGTTCCAAAGTGCAGGTATTAATGTTATTTTACAGGTTCGAATCCTGTCCTGACTACTACACGGTGTCTATTGACAAGAGGTTTAAGTCGCCTGATTGTGGCTCAGGTCATCGCGGGTTCGAATCCCGCTAGACACACCATTGGAGAGTGAAGGAGGGAAATGGTGTCCCCGACTGTTTGCTAAACAGTATCTCATTAAGTTGTGCGTGGTTCGATTCCACCGCTCTCCGCTTTTTGCCCCTGTAGTTTAATGGAAAAACACTAAAATACGGATTTAGAGACGTGGGAGTTCGAGTCTCTCCGGGGGTACAACTATTTATTTTTCCAATATGTCTTATCAGATATTTATCAGCATGAGACAAATCCTATTCCTCCTATTGTTAATCCCCAATCTTATACTTGCACAATGTGCTGGGGTTCCATCTTTCACATTAAATCCTGCCCCTGTTAATGGTAATTACGAACCAGGAACTGTTGTAACTATGTGTTACACTTTGAATGGTTGGGATACAGGTTTTGGGGCTAATTGGCTTGAAGGTTTCAGTATTAACTTGGGACCTGGTTGGGTATCTTATACACCTATATCAGGACCTGATGATTGTGGAGGTGCGACACCACCACAAGGATGGTTATGGATGGAAAGTGTTACTAACAATTCAGGAACTTTAACTGTTGGACCGGGTTATTTTTATGAGGGACCGACAGGACCTATTGATGGGAATCCTGGGAATGATTGGGGTGACTTTGGAACGAATTGCCAATGGACATTTTGTGTGTTATTACAAGTAACGGATGAATGTGACCCCTTATCTTTATTAATTGAGGTTACGCCATATGCGGATGGAACGATGGGAAGTTGGGGAAACGAGGCATGTTTCGACGGACCATTCCAAGTATTCAATGGAACGGTTGTTGGAGGAGATGTTGATACTTCACCCATTGATGTTCCGATGGATACGGTATGTGTTGGATTATCTGATACATATTCTGTTGTGAATACTCCTGGCTCAACATATGATTGGAACCTTTCAGGTGGTGGAACATTAACTGAAGATGGAACAAATATTATTAATATTGATTGGGGTGGAGTACCGGGTGATTATGTTATATCGGTTATTGAAACAACTGTTGATGGATGTATCGGAGATGTGGTAGATACCACAATCAATGTTTCGGACACATTAATAGTTTTTAATCAACCAAGAACTGGAATTTGTTTGGGTGATACAACACAATTGGTTGCAATTCCATCAGGTGGATTTTGGTCGGGTGAGAATTTGGTTGGGGATGTGTTCACAGCGTTTGAACCCGGAACATATTACCCAACATATTTTGTCAATATTCATGGATGTCCTGTTGCAGATTCAGTTGAAGTATTTGTTAGAGAATTATATACAGCTCCAATAATAAACACAACATTATTGAATATTGATTTATGTCAAAATTCTCCTGAGCAATTCTATTATGCTAATGATGAAGTTGGGGTTGAATACACTTGGCATGTTGATGGGGAGTTACAATCGGACACTGATTTTGAGTTGTATCAGAATTGGTATGATTCGACAATGAGTCATGTTATTGATGTTTATGGAACTGACACCATTGGTTGTAAGAGTGAGGTTGGGTTTTTAAGAATTGATGTTGAGGCTTGTCATAGATTGTTTGTTCCAATATCATTCACACCAAATGGAGATGGACATAATGATGCATTTAAAATTGTTGGGGAATCTTTATATGAACCAAATATGAAAATCTTCAATAAAGACGGGATGATTATTTATGAAATTAAATCAATTACTCAAACTTGGAACGGAACTGATGGTTCGGGATATTATTGTCCAAATGGAGTTTATAATTGGATTATGACATATAAGGATGATAAAGGATTCAATCACATCCAAAAAGGACACATTGTTTTAATTAGATAATAAGACGAACACCTGTGTTCCACCCCATGTCATCTTTGCTGACAAAATTATTTGAGTTATATAATTGTGATAAACAACCCCAAGTGGGGATGTCAAACCAATCAGAATCATAGTCATATATTTCGTCTTTTATTCTATCAAATTCGTCCTCGTCGTAGTAGATGTCTTCTCCGTCAACGGTTACGGAATCAATTTGAAAATCGCAAATACAAATTACTGTTACATCATCTAAATCCATTTCATAATCACCGGTGAAACTACCTGAAATTACAACATTCTGACCATCAATAGAAAACGACTCATCCTCAATACTAATTGAACCTAAACATTTTGTTAATCTCATTTCAGTTTTAGGGGATATGTAGAAATCTAAAGAATCTACTATATATAAAAATACGCTAGGTATAGAGTTTTCCAATATAGGTAACATTTTTCTAAATGTGTAAAGGGAACTCTCAACATAATATTCTAAGGCGCTCCTTGTGTAAGGTGAATTGTTAGGATTAGATACTTTATAGACTGGAATTTCATATTCATTATCTTTATATTTTGTGGTCTCAAATTCGCCATTCCATACTAATTTAAGTCCATTATCACATTCTATTTCAGAATTATGTTCTAAAAACTGTTTTAAAAAAAATTCAATATCCATAATAGTAAATATTAAGAAAAAAATTTGATTTTGAATAGATATATGTTATATATTTGTATTCACAAACAAGGTCGGATGTCTGAGTGGTTTAAGTGGAGCTCTGCAAAAGCTCTTACGTTGGTTCGAATCCAACTCCGACCTCAAAAATTTTAAACTATGATACCAGTTATTGAAAAAGGATTTATTTCTGAACCTGAATTGATGGATTTTATTTTAGGATACAAAAAATTAGTTAAGGCTAATGTTATGAGTGAAACAAATTTCCAAATTGTTATGGAAGGTTTGGGTATTCAGATTGGTGATAAGGGTGAAATTATTTTAGATGAAAATAACATCTACACCTTGTCCAAGTAAAAAATTCGTTGTATATTTGTAAAAGAAATGAAAACACCAAAAATGAATATTATGAGTAAGAAAAACAAAAAACAAAACAACGAATTGATTGAGCGTATTAACGAAATCCAATCACAATTAAATGAAGTTAAATCCGACGCTGGTGTTGAGGAAGGTGAAATTGTCTTCACAAGACAACAACTTGAGGACTTCTTGATTGAATACACCAACAAAGTTAATCAGTTTATCTTTGACGAAGCATTCTCAAACCTTGATTCAGATGAAGTAGTATCTTTTGATGTTGATGGTCGTGAAATTAACACTTACGTTGATGAGGACAAATTGAGAGAAGTTTTCACTGAAGCGACTGAATTAGTTGAATCTGACATCATCATGGAATATGCTGATGAAGCAATGTCCGAAGTCGGAGTAATCTAATTTGTAAAGAAGACCCCACAATACCGTTTATCTGCGGTTGGACAGTGTGAACCTGGCTTGAAGGCTCCAAGGCTATGGGGGAGGCTACACAGAACGTGAAATACATATAGCACTACTTAATCGGTGTTAATTGGTTTGGGGAAGTTCAACCAAGTATGATAGGGAACAATGAATTAGATACCCTCGTTATGGATTAAAAGGGTTAGGGGCTTTAAGTAGTCGTGTTGAAATCCACAAGTCGTAAGAAAACTAGACAATCTTACGATACACACTCATCTTCCGAGTGAGGCTAACCAAGTAACTATGGTGGTAGGGTGAAGATGTCTTGAGGGTAACACTGAACGCCTCGACCGAGAAGCTTATGACTAATTTGATTAAGTGAGTAGGGACAGGACGGAGTGTGAGAGTATAGGTCCTCGGTGGACGGTTACTATGGTCCCAATCTCTTGGGACATATCCGAGGAAATACTATATTGGTGAATCTAACAAAAACAAGTCCGACTCGTGAAACACCACACGGATAGGGAAGTCGGACTTACCTTTTTAAATGAAGAAGTAGCTCAGTCGGTAGAGCAGAGGGACAGAAATCCCTTGTGCCACGAGGTTCGATTCCCGTCTTCTTCACAAACTTTTTAATACATAAAACTATGAATGGATGGTATGAAACTATGTTGTGGGTTATAAGTGTAATTGATTCTTGTACTCACCCAATGCAAGACATTGCTTGTCGTAAGTTAGTTAGAAATTACCTTAATATGTATGAGAAACAATTAGGTGGTGTTGGTTCGGATTTATACCGTTCAACCGAGTCAAGAATGAGAATTGCGATTGATGAAAATAGATACAACAGATTACTAACCCAAGAGTCTTAAACTATGTCTTGTTGTAAGGAATGTCCTTGGAAGGTTGAAAACAACCATAATAAAAAATTACGAGAATTTGTTGAAAGAACAGGTAGAAAACATACCTGTCATATGGTTAATCCCAAACTTTGGGACACGACTAATCACAGAGAGACTTGTAGAGGTATAAAACAATTAAAATAAAAAATGAATTACGGAAAAGAATTTAGAAAGTTTGCATTAAGTGAGGGTATCTCATCTATGAACCTTGATGCGTTTGAAAACTCATTAACACCATATGTGTTGGAGGAAAGAGAAATGAGAGCAACACAGATTGATATCTTCTCGAGGTTGATGAGAGAGCGTATCTTATGGGTGTCAGGGGCGGTTAATCAACGAATGTCAGATATTGTCCAAGCTCAAATGTTGTTTTTGGATTCTGTTGAACAAAAAGACATTACTTTATATATTAACTCACCTGGTGGTTCGGTGTTGTGCGGACTTGGTATTGTTGATTTAATGAACTACATTAAATCAGATGTTGTAACAACCAATATCGGGATGTGCGCTTCAATGGGTTCGGTATTATTATCTTCAGGGACCAAAGGTAAGAGGTCGTCACTTGTCTATTCAAAGGTTATGACCCACCAAGTAAGTCATGGAACTCATGGTAATATCCAAGATACTCGTATTGACCAAATGGAAGGTGAGAAGTATAACTACATTTTATTTAAAATGTTGGCCGAGAACTGTGGAAAAACATTTGATGAGGTATTAGAATTCTCCACTCGTGACAGATGGTATAACTCAGACGAAGCAAAAGAGTTTGGATTGATTGATGAGGTAATCAAAAGAGATGACACTAAGACAATCACCGAAATGTTAGATGGTTTTGATGACTATTACAAGAAAAGAGTGTTGGATATCTAATTGATGAAAAAAGAAATCAGGGAACAAGTTTATCAAAAGTGTGAGGGACATTGTGCTTATTGTGGTAAGGAGATTACCTACAAAGAAATGCAAGTGGACCACATTGAACCACATTGGCATACTTTAACTGAAAGTGAAGCCAAACGAGCTGGTCTTAATAAAGGTTCCCACGACATTGAAAACTTAAATCCATCTTGTGCTAGATGTAATAAGTGGAAATCAACCTATTCTCTTGAAATGTTTAGAAAGGTTGTTGAGACATCACTTGACAGATTGGAAAGGGACACCCCCAATTATAGGTTAGCAAAAGATTTTGGGTTATTGATTGAAAAAAAGTCACCAATATTTTTTTACTTTGAGAAATTGTAGTATCTTTGTCCTATGGAAAACAAGATTAATTGGGTATTAGAACAACATAAGAGTACAAATCATATGTACGACACATATCTTCCCTATGAGTTTCATTTGAGAATGGTTGTGAATGTTGCAAAACAATTTGGAAGTTTGGTTGTTGATATTTGTAATGACGGAACAGGATTGACAGGTGAGGATATCTTACTTGGAGCATGGGGTCACGATTTGATTGAGGATACTCGTGTATCTTACAACGATGTAAAGGAAGAATTAGGTATAGTTGCCGCTGATATCATCTACGCACTTACCAACGAGAAAGGTAAGAACCGTAAGGAAAGAGCGAACGACAAGTATTATGAAGGTATCAGAAATACTCACGGAGCGGTGTTCGTTAAGTTGTGTGACCGTATTGCCAATGTCCAATACTCAAAAATGACAGGTGGTCATATGTTTGAGAAGTATAAGAAGGAGAATGATGACTTTATCGTAAATATGGGTTGGGATGATAGTAACACACATCCTTATTATGAAATGTTTAGTTATTTAGTAAATCTTTTTAATGATTAATAAAAAATAAAAATTATGGATAGTTTATTCGGTAGAGGTGGTGAGTTATTTTACCAAATGGCAATTAACGAAATGCACACCTTTTCAAACACAAGTAAAATATGGAAGGAAAAGATTATTAAGAAATACCGAGAGTCTAGTAACTTGCCGAGAAAAAAGAAAAAACAGGTTAGAAAAGAACTAATGGTTGAATGGAGTATTGCTAGTTGGGACCCATTTAAGTTTTAACAAAATAGTCAGGTAGCGGAATTGGTTAGACGTAACATCGGAAACCTGGTGAGGTAGTGAACGTAAGATGTTTAGGTTCGGTGGAGCAAAAGAACTCTATAACAGTAGAAGCAATCAGTTTATGACTGACACCTATACAGGTTCGATTCCTGTCCTGACTACTAAAATTAGAAATATGAAACATAAGGAAATATCTAAAACAATGTTTATTTTAATGACGATATTATCATTCATATTAGGTATGTTAATACGGCATTATTTATTGTAAAAACAAAATAGTCAGGTGGCGGAATGGTAGACGCTATTGATATCATTGGTATAAGGCTTACAATGTCAGAAAGGAGAAAGTCGTTGTTCGCAACTAAGAATACTCTGTTACAGGTTCGAATCCTGTCCTGACTATAAAAATAAATTAAAATTGATATTATGATAGGACTTATTGTTTTTACATTGATTGTGATTTGGGTGGTTATGACGGAGGGAAATATTTTTCTCCGTAATAGTGATGATGATAGCGACCCAACTAATCAAAGCATTGATTAAAGATTAAAATATAAAAATAGTCAGGTGGCAAATTGGCATAGCGAATTGCGAGTGAGTAATAGAGTAAGCGTAAGGAAATAACACTGCTCCGCATCATGAAGTCACAACAGTTACCTCATACAGGTTCGAGTCCTGTCCTGACTACAAAAAAAATTGTCTATTTAAAAAATTAGTATTATCTTTGTCGTATGGACTTAAAACAAAAATACATCATAACACGAAATAGAGAAATCATCGTGTTTCCTGAAATGATACAACATTCAGATTTCAGTGATTGGAAACCTATTAGTGCTGGATTCATATCCTTCGGTGTAAACAAAGATGGTAACCCAACTTGTTCTTGTCACGGAAGAAGTATCTCATTAGGGTTGGACTCAAGACCCGAAGAAGATACTTTGATTGCAAAATTACAATTGAATATGTTAGATTTTTAAAAATAAATTTGGTAAGGTAGAAAAATATCCATATATTTGTTGAAATAATTAAAAAATTACAATAATGGAATTATTAGGACACATATTCACAATTTACTGTATCATCTTCACACTATGGATGTGTTTTAGATGGTCAAACAATACCTTCACTGATAGTATGATAAAGGTATCCTTATTCTTGATATCCATAATCGGTATAGTAATTGAACTTAAACAATTTAATATTTTATAGCATGAAGAATAAAGTTTGGCACAAAGTAACAATATCAACAGAAGAACAAGAAGTTGAGGTATACCCAACGGAGACGTATAATGGAATTATCGTTGAAACAAAAGAGTTGGATGGTTCAGAAAGTTCTCGTATGTACCTCAATGTAGATGAAATGGAACTATTGATTTCCAAAATGAGAGAGATGATGGAATATGTTAGAAAATAAAGATGCTCAGGTGGCGGAAGCGAGGTGAAATGCATTAAACCCGATGGAAAGACGCTAAGGTAATTTACCGAGTCAGAAATGACATGAAGGTTCAAGTCCTTCTCTGAGTACGAATGTGGGAGTAATCGGTCGTGTCGGATTGAGCCGTCAACCACAAAAATGATTTGGAAACAGAGCCGACCGTGACTTTTCCAAATAGACCCAACCAAGGGCAATGCGGGTTCATACCTGCGGAGCAAGGTGACGACCAGGAAAGACTGGTAACATAGTCAGGTGGCGGAATGGTAGCCAAAGTATAAAACAAAGGGCAGGGCACAAAGACACTGAACTTAGGGAGAGGTTGAGGAACTTCCATTACTTACAGGTTCAATTCCTGTCCTGACTACTAAACTAAAAAATAAAAGTATGAAAACATTTATTAACCAAAAATCAGAAGATATGTATTTAACATTACCTTTTGATATTGCTCAAGAAGTAATTGGAAGAATGAAAGTTAATGGTAAATGTGTAATTCATTTAATTACAACTAAAGTTGTTGATGGTTGTTTAAAAACAACAATAAAATATCATTATTAAAACAAATAGTCAGGTGGCGGAATAATTACTTCAACCCCGTTCAAGTGGGAAATTACTAAATGTGGTTCGAATCCATTACGGGGTCAATGAGTAATTTTGGTAGACGCTAAGTGAGTTCAATGTGTCACTGTTTAATTCAGTGTACAGGTCGCAGGTAGGATAGTCTGCCACATTGAACGTACAGGTTCGAATCCTGTCCTGACTACAAAAAATAAAGATATGAGTTGGTACATAAAACCAGATGATGTTGATGGTCAATGGCTATCGCCCACCCCTTCTGAAAGAGAATGGCAAGAACAAAAACTTAAAGAGATATTCCCAAGTTACCCAAACGGATGTCAAAAGTGGCAATACCTTAATGGGTTAATACAATTTGCATTAGAGTATACTGAATTAACCAAAGACGAAGAAGAATAAAAAATATGAAAAGAATAATTGCGATATTAAGCATAGGGATGTTTTTAACTGGATGTGACACAAGTACAACCACCATATCTCAAGACATAGAGATGTTACAAACAAAGTACCCTAATGGTGTTGTGTATAAGATAGACAGCGAAAGATATATAGTTATTGATTCGTTACACGCTTTAGATATTCGTGTTAATTTATCGGGAGAGATTAAGTCAACTGTAAAAATAAAATAGTTAGGTATTGCGTAATGAGAAAGCGCACTACAAAAAAATAATTATGAAAAGTAACTGGAGAAAAACATACGATAAGTGGAATAAGGACGGGGAACTATACATCTTATTCACTTTTTTGATAATAGGATTAGTGGTCTTTACTATCTTCAAAACATCGTATTTTGTTTATTACAATAGTGAATGTCAAGAATGTGTTAAATGGAAGACATATACTAATGGTAATAATGGTAAATTTCGTAGAGAGTGGGAAGAGTGTGTTAAACATAGATACTATCCTTGTTTAGGTCACACAGTACATTTCACATTAGAACCACATCAGGACTCAATTATAGGTAAAAATGGAGTAGTGAGAGTATATAAATAAAATTTTTCTTGACACGAGAGTATTTATTACTTACATTTGTAAAACAATTCAGGAACGACTGAATGTTAAATTGAAATATTAAATTGCGGGGTGTCAGAAGTTGGTATCTGGGAGGTCTCATAAGCCTCAGCGAAAGCCTCGGAGGTTCGAGTCCTCCTCCCGCATCAAAGTTCAGGAGTAATTAACCTGAAACCTGAGAGGTTCGAAACTCTCGCTTGATTATGGTGTAATGGTGCACGGTAGAACGGAGTACTGACAGTCCGCATGAGGACGGGGAAAGGTAAAACAGGATTAAGGTTCAATTCCTTATTAGTCAACTAAAAGATAGAAGTAAGTTTCACCTGTTGCAGGCGACATAAAGTAAGATTCACAACTTGACTGGTCGTTACTTCTTATAGTGGAAAATGTGGACACTATAAGCTTTCTTTTTTAAATGTCGCGTTAGATTAGCTGGTTTAAATCGTTGCCTTTTCACGGCAAAGACCATCGGTTCGAATCCGATACGCGATACTACATTGTGGTGTTGAGCAATTGGTTGGCTCGCCTGACTGTAAATCAGGTCCTTCGGGCTTGGCGGTTCGAGTCCGTCCACCACAACAAACAAACCTTACAGAAGACGGATTAGCACCGTTGAAAGAGACCTTGGCTTCACCGTGGAGTAGCTACCACAAATGAAGTGTAAAATGACCCAAGGTATACTGTGATGGACCCTGCTCTATGGTGCACACATAACAGGTGATGGGGAACCAACCATCAGTAAAATCTACAACTACGGTTAGCGTAGATGGTTTGTTAAAATTGAAACCCCACTTGTAAAATAGTGGGGTTTTTTATTTACGGCAATTTACTTTTTGTAAACTTTAATATATTTATTATAAAAGAGTATGCCGACAAAAGAATATATTAGAGAATATCGTAAAAAAAGAAAACAACTAGCGTTAGATATGTTAGGGGGAAAGTGTGTAGTTTGTGGGACTGAAGACAATCTTCATTTTGACCACATAACTCCTGAAAATAAGGTTAATGAAATATCATCAATGTTTACTTCAAATATTGACATATTTCTAAATGAAGTAAAAAAATGCCAATTACTTTGTTCTGATTGTCATATTGAAAAATCAATTAATGAAGGGGACTATTTGATAAATAGAAAAAGTTGGGAACACGGGGTATCTGGATATATTAATCAAAAATGTCGTTGTGAAATATGTAAAGAACAATATCGTGTTTTTAGGTCTGATAGATGGAAAAATGAGGGAAGGTGACTCCAAAAGAGTGGGGTTTTTTATTTTACATCTAACGATTTTTATACTATCTTTGTATCACTAATTAAAAAACAAAAAATTATGAAATTAAAAACTTTTCTTTTTGCTCTATTGAGCATTCTAACACTTAATGTGTTCTCTCAATTCCCAATCAATGTTTATGTTGTTGGTGAAAATCCAAATTGTCCGGTTACCGTAGTTGGGGATTACTCATTGGATGATAGTACTTGGACAGGACCTTTGATGTTTTCTTATAGTCCAAATGGGGTTTGGATTGCTTCGGCGCCACCTATTGATAGTACCGATGTATATGTTTCAATATGTGCGATTGATTGTCAGGGAACGGCACAATGTATCGGTGGTATTGTAACACCTGGTGCGGTTACCACATTTGATATTGTAATGCCTATTTTTGATGATATGGATGATGATGGATACCTATCAATTGAATCTGGAGGTAATGACTGTAACGATTATGACCCATTTACCTACCCCGGTGCTCTCGAGGCTTGTGATGGTGTTGATAATAACTGCGATGGAGTATTGAACACCCCACCAACAATCAGTATGTATTTTGTTCCTGACTCATTGGTATCTGAACCAAACACAATCTATGTTGTTTGTGAAACGACTGGCGCAAATTTCTGGGGATGGGACTGGGGATTGGCGAGCGGTGTAGATAGCCTATCGTTATATACATCATTTATCTACGATTCACCTGGGACATATACACCTTGTTTGTATGCTTTTTCACCTAATGGATGTATGACTGACTCTTGTTTGACATTCACAATTGACTCAACAGGATGGTTCCCTGGTGGAATTATGTCAGAATATACTTTGAATATTGTGCCTGATTATACAACAGGTGTTGAGGTATTGACCAACAACATTAAGGTTTGGCCAAATCCAATCGGTGAGGTAATTAACATTTCTGCGCCATCTAATAATACTAATGTAAAGATTATGTCAGTTGATGGTAAGGTTGTGTTTAGTCAGAACTTCAACCAAAAACAAATTCAGATTGATGGTAATCTATTGAGTAATGGTTCATATGTAATTGTTATGACCGATGACTCAGGTAAGGTTTATACCACAAGAATTATTAAATAAGGATTTAGTAATAAGATTAAACCCCATCTATAACAGGTGGGGTTTTTTTATTTTTTAATATATTTATTAGTAATATGAAAGAGCTCATTAAGCAAATTTTAAGAGAAGAAGCTGAGGTTAAGGAAATGGGACTTAGTTTAAGTAAATTAAAGGCTGCCCAACCTAAGAACTATCTTGTTAAATCTTTGAAAGACAGAGAAAAAACTGCTGGATTTAAAAGTGACATGAAGAAACTAACTCAAAAGTGTAACAAACTTTATTCAGAAATATCTAACGAATTAAAGAATATGAAGTGGGAGGATGTTATTTTGGTTGAATATGATAAGTTTTTCTATTTTATGTTACCTGCTAAGATTAGGACTAAAATGTTTCAAATGTGTGAGGCTTATCATGAACTTGATGTAAATAAATATTTGTCAGGACTTGCTCCAATAGATAGAATTAAACAAATGTGTTCAGACTATGACAAATTTATTTATAACGAACACATTTATTTATATATTGATTATCCAAGAAACAGAACTCACTTCCCTGAGGGACTTCCAAAGTCGTTACTGGGATATAACTTGGGTTATAAGATATACAGAAAACTTCTTAATAGAATTAAATTCATTCAGTCTAAGGACAACGCTTCAAAGGATGTCCAAGAGGTTTATCGTAAGTTAATGCAAGCTCCTGATATTAACGCAATTGTCTATAAAGACCGTATATTGTTAATTGAGGATGGAGTTCCTAAGGAAAAGGTAATTGAAATTATTAATGAAAGTTTATATGAATGGTATAGTGTTAATTCATCTAGAAAACTAATATTGGGTAAAACCATCCTTGTCAGTAGTAAATTACAAAAGTTAATTGGTAAGGATAATCTATTATCTATGTTGAATGATTGGTTTTATAAAGCAAGACATGAAGATAGAGAACCATTCCAAAAAATCGGATATGTTACCAAAGGAGTTGAAGTAGATTCAGAGGGGGATGAATATGATGAAGATGAATATGATGATGACGAATACAGTGATTACGACTTTGAGGAATATGATGATGAAGAAGAGGATGTTAAAGGATAATACCCATTAAATTTCATGGACAAAGATTTAGAAAGAGTAATATTTTCTTATTTAGATAGTCAGGACTTCATTCAGATTGATGGGGAGGAGGAAATATACTTCGTTAATTCAGAAGGTGATGAATATGCTCAAATTAGATTTGATTATGATATCCCTTGGGTTGGGATGTCTGATAATTTGTGTAAGGAAGTCTCTTCTTTCTTTTCTATATCTAAAGAAGATTCTCAAAAAATTATAGGTTTGTGGATTAAACACAAATTTAAAATAAGTGATGTAATGGTTGTTCAAAGTTATTTAAGAAATGAGGTACCCATATTAATGGTTCCTTATTAATATTTATCTTATATGAAATACCTTATAACCGAATCACAATTTGATAAAGTAATATTTAAGTATCTTGACAATCAGGATTTTATTATTACAGGTAATGACACAAGTTTATTCTTTATTAATTCAGAAAGTGACGACCTTGCTCAAATTAGATATGATGAAGATAGAGGTGTTTGTTTTATTAATATCGATTTAAATAGAGAAATTTCTTCTTTCTTTAATTTAGGACGAGACGAATCCCAAAGAGTCATCAGTAGGTGGGTTGAGAATACCTTAAAAATGAAAGTTACAAAAACCACCGATGCGTATATGAATATTGACAAGTGGTTGAGAATACCCAACTAATATATTTATAATCATGTACAAAGATTTTGAAAGAGTATTATTTTCTTATTTGGATAGTCAGGACTTTATTCAGATTAAAAAATATGATAGTATCTATTTTGCCTATTCAGAGAATGATGAATTTGCTCAAATTAGATATGATGATGGTTTGTGTTATATTGGTTTGGATTTAATTAAAGAAATTTCTTATTACTTTTCTTTGCAACGCTCTGATTCTGAACAAGTTATCAGTAGGTGGGTTGAGAATACCTTACAAATGAAGGTCACAAACACCATGGCATTGAGCAAAGGCAATTTTTCAATCCGTTGATAATACCCTCCAAATAAAAATCAATTGACATTGTAAAGTTCATATCCTATACTTGGAATATGAAAAATTATTTAACACTTAAAAACTTAGGTTGGTTGCTTACAGTAATCGTAACCTTTATGCTCGGAATGGGCGGATTGTCAAAGATTATGGGAAGCGAGGCTATGACCACTAACTTTACTGCAATGAACATGTTACCTTACATGGCACTTGTTGGAGTTATGGAAGTTGCTGGTGTAATTGCCCTTTGTATCCCAAGAACATCTGTTTATGGAGCGTTGGTTCTTTCATCTGTAATGTCAGGAGCGGTTGCGGTTCATATTGCAATGTTCGGTGGAGCAGGTCTATTGATGCCAATCTTTCTTGGAGCGGCGGCTTGGGCGGCACATTGTCTAAGAACTTACACCAAGTAATCAAATCTAAAAAAGAGATTTACCCTATCCCTAAAGGATGGGGTTTTTTATTTAACCCCATCCGACATTACTAACAACTCGTCAAATGCTTCAGTCATATCTTCTGTCAATGTTGAATAATCAACATCAAATGTTTTTGGCATCTTGGAATAAATGGATTTAACATTGTATGGCTCAAATCCAATCTTATACCAACTTCTGTTCTTTCTCATCCATAGGTAAAAGAGAGCATATGCGTTTGATTTTTGAATGTATTCATCAATCCCAACCACAAACTCCAATCCGTATTCTTTAATCTTCTCAACGGTTCTTTTCTCACAATCAACCTCAACGGCAATACCTGATGTGATTTCTCTATCAATCTTGTCAAAGTCAGGAGTTTCAAGACCACCAATCCATTGAAATGTTTCATCTAATCCAATTGACTCATCAAATACTGAAACCTTTTCTAAAAACTGGTCCATATGTGATGACTCGTGAATTAAGATTAACAACCACTTATCAAGTTCCTTACCTGTTGCACAAGCAAGAAGTGGTTTTCTTGAATCAAAATAACCATTGGTTTGGGTGTCCAAACCTGGGTATTGAACGCCAGGTGTGTTGGGAAGAAACAACTCAACATTGTTTTCAGCACATTTCTTTTCCAAGTCAGAAACGAACTTGTCAATCTTTGATTTTTGGTCTTCCGTTAAGTTGGGATAGTTTAGTTCCATTGTTATAATTTTGGCTAAGATATAAAATTTATGGAATAAAAAAGAAAAACATTGATATATTTATTTAATATGAAAAAGGTTATTAAATTGACAGAATCAGATTTGGTTAAGATTGTTAAACGAGTTATTGAAGAACAAATAACTGATAAGGGACCTATTAATAAAATTTCAACTATTCAAATCCCTGACGATTTTAAAACCCAACTTAAAGTTAATTTCGGTAAAGAGGAGACTCCAAAAAGTTTTATAGATAAAATTAAAAATAGTCCTGTTGGAATGGCGGGATTCCATATAGAAACCGAAGGATGGAAATTTCCAATTTATCCTGTTTATGCTCAGTTAAACGACAACTTTAGAATAAGTTTTGAACCTCTCAACAAAGAAAGAGGTCTCTACTTATTAAAGTGGAAAAAGAGTTTCTAATTAATCTTATTGATTTAAGTGAGTCATTAAAACTCCACCCAAAGAAGATGCGTGGACTTGTAAATGATTAATTGATTCCATATCTAAGTTTGTCTTTCTCTTTGTATAGTCCAAACCTAAGGTTCCAATAAATCTTCCATCAATTGTTTTAATTGCGAAAAGGTAACCTGACTTACATCCGTTCTCTTCTGCGACATATTTTAAACCAAATGTGGAAATTTTTTCATCTTTAAAATCAGGGATTTCAATTATATCATTTTGTAATAATTCATTGATTGACTTTGAAAACAAATTAACTGGAATGTTATGGAAGTTTGATTGAATTGAATTAACACCGGGATGAACTGTTTCATAAATGATACTGAACTTTGCCATTGATTTTCCTGTTGGATAGAAGTTCCCACCATTATGGAATTGAGTTATCCATACTCTATCGGCATTGAATTCTTCTTTAATGTGTTCAATCTTTGAATTGACAAGTTCGCTAACCTTTAAGGTCTCATGAACCAAATCTGGTTTCTTTTTCTTTGCGGTTAGGTAATGTTTTAAAAACATGATAGATGTTGGCCCAACTACACCTGTAATAAACGCAACTATAACTTCTGATGAAATTTCCAAAATTTAATTGTTTAATAAATAAATATATTATGTTTGAATAAATGGAAAGACTTTTTTATTATATATTCCAATATTTATCATTATGAGTTTGAATATAGATGAATTAAAAACCGGTGATGTGTTACATTGTCGTGGAAAAAGTTGGTTGAGTAGAGCCATAAGATGGGCAACAAAGTCTGAAATAAATCACACAGCTCTTTTCATTTGGATATGGGGTGAACCATATATCATTGATGCTCAGGATAATGGAGTTAATGTTAAACCATTTGAAAACTGGCTTAAAGAATACCAATATAACTTCATCATCCAAAGAAGACCAAAGGTAATTGCTGAAAAGAAAATTGCGGTTAAAGCCATGAGCAAAGTTGGATTAACGGCTTATGACTTTGAGGGATTAATTATCAAACAACCGATTGAATTATTAACTGGTAAGTGGAATAAAAAACCATTGAACCATGAACAGGATAAGATGTATTGCTCTGAGTTTGTTTCATGGGTATATGGGATTGAGGAGTCATATAGATATTCACCAAAGGACTTTTTGGATTATTGTGAGAAAAATAATTGGGAAACCATATATAATACTGGGATTAAGTTATGATGGACAAAGATTTAGAACGAGTAATATTTTCTTATTTGGATAGCCAAGACTTCATTCAGATTGATATGGGTAATGATAAAATTTTTTTTGTTAGTTCAGAAGGTGACGAATACGCTCAAATTAGATATGACGAAGATGATGGATGGTGTTTTATTCATACTAATTTAGTTAAAGAAATTTCTTCTTTCTTTTCTTTGCAAAGCTCTGATTCTGAACAAGTTATTGGTAAATGGGTTGAGAATACCCTCCAAATGAAGGTCACAAACACCCAAGCGGGAAGGTATTCGCTATTCATCTCTTGTTGAGAATACCCTCCAAATGAAGGTCACAAACACCTATAGTTCTGAAAACGTTTCCACTGCTCTGTTGAGAATACCTAACTAATGTATTTATAATCATGGACAAACATTTAGAACGAGTAATATTTTCTTATTTGGATGGACAGGACTTTGTTGTAATTAAAATGAAGTATAGGATATATTTTGTTAATTCAGAAGATGATGAATTTGCTCAGATTAAATACCTCCCAAAAGACCGATGGTGCACAATACACTATGATTTGGCCGAAGAAGTCAGCAAATTCTTTTCTTTAGATTATGGGGATTCCATTAGTGTAATCAATAAATGGATTGAAGATAAACTCGGAATTGAATCTATTAATGTGGAGGTTGCTAGTCCAATTGTTGGTTATTAATCATATTTATAATCATGGACAAACATTTAGAAAGAGTAATATTTTCTTATTTGGATAGTCAGGACTTCATTCAGATTGATATGGGTAATGATAAAATTTGTTTTGTAAATTCAGAGAATGATAAATACGCTCGAATAAGATTTGATAAAGATGATGGTTGGTGTTTTATTGATTTTAATTTAACTAACGAAATTTATTCCTACTTTTCTTTACAACGCTCTGATTCTGAAAAAGTTATTGGACGATGGGTTGAGAATACCACCCAAATGAAGGTTACAAATACCCCGATATCATTTCCAACAAAGGAGCTGATGGTTGAGAATACCCCCCAATTAATCTTTACACAAAAACAAATTACCTTATAATTATTAATGAAACCTTGTTGCTGAGGTCCACCTGTCCTTTGAGACAGTTGAGTTGGAGAAATACCAACGAAGTGGGGTTCAATAAACATAAACAATAAAATAAGGTAAAAAAATGTATTACAAATCATTTAAAAAGAATCCTACTGCTTTCATTACAGTAGGGAAACAACGACTAAAACAAAATGGAAGTGTCGTTTATCTAAAAGATGGGGATGAATTTGAAGTTGAAATCTTCAACCCCCAACAAAATTCAGTTTTAGCAAAACTTAAAATTAACGGAAACTACATCGGTGGTGGTGGAGTTGTATTAAGACCAGGTCAAAGGGTTTTTCTTGAAAGGTATTTGGACGAAGCAAGAAAGTTCAAGTTTGAAACCTATGAGGTCAATGCCAAATCCAAAGAGGTTCAAGAGGCAATCAAAAACAACGGAGTTGTTGAGGTTGAGTTCTATGAAGAAAATCCTTATGGTGGAAGTATAACTTTTACAAATGAACACGGTGATTATGGATATTATGGTGGTTACAATACTACTGGTGGTAATATTAAACTCTATAACACCACAACAAACTTAACATCGGGAAATAATAGTTATTTCACCAACACATCCTATAACTTAAATAATAATGTTGATTATAACACTTCTCAAAATCTAAAGAAGTCATTATCAACTGACAGGTTTAAAGAAACAGGTCGTGTTGAAAAAGGTGGAAGTTCAAATCAGGAATTTACATCAGTGAATATGGATTTTAATTCTTTCCCATCGTCATATTCAACTTGGAGACTAATGCCAATGTCAGAAAAGCCAGTTGAAGCAAAAGAGGTGAATGTTCTTTATTGCACAAATTGTGGAAGTAAGAGAAAGAAAGATAATCATAAATTCTGTCCACACTGCGGAACAAAATTCTAAAAAATAATAACAAGGTTTCACTTAAACCCTCACAGAAAATGTGGGGGTTTTTATTTTACAATCAACTTAATTTGTATTACCTTTGTCTAAACTTTAAAAAAACAAATTATGAAACTAAAAACTTTTCTTTTCGCTCTTATGAGCATCCTAACACTTAATGTGTTTTCTCAATTCCCAATTAACTTGACCGTTATTGGTGATACAAATTGTCCATATACCGTTACAGGTATGTATATTGACTCCTTAAACCAAACAACAGGTGAATTGGTTTTTACTTCCGACCCATCAGGTGTTTACACAACATCGGTTCCTGTGGTTGGTAATAGTGTTTATGTTAATCTATGTGCGACCAATTGTGTTGGGATGACCCAATGCGATGGTGGTATTGTTATCTTCGGAGCAGTTAATGAATACTCAATTGATTTGGTTACTGGTATTGATAGTGATAATGATGGTTGGAATGATGAATATGATTGTGATGCTTTTAACCCAAATACATATCCCGGAGCATGGGAAATGTGTGATGGTATTGATAATAACTGTGACGGACAACTTGAAACGACCCCATACTTGGATATGTCTTTTGTTTCTTCTGATTCAGTTGTAATCGAAGATAATGTAATCTTTTTGATTAACCAATCTTCAAACTGCATTGGATATACTTGGAATTTTGGTAATGGTGACTCAGCAAATGTTGCATTCCCAACAACAACTTATGGAGGTGTTGGAACATATCAAATCTGTGTATGGGCTTATTCATTTGATGGATGTTTTGCTGATACTTGTTTAACATTCACCATTGACTCAACAGGTTGGTATCCTGGTGGTATTATGACTGAATGGACATTGAGTGTTGTTGATAGTTATACTGTTGGTGTTGAAGAAACAATGACCAATAATGTTAAGGTATGTCCAAATCCTGTGATGGATAATATTAATGTGGTTACACCATCTAATAACGGAAACATTAAGATTATGTCAGTTGATGGACGATGTGTTTATCAAAACAAATACACAACAAACATGATGACAATTAATTCCGAAAATCTAAGTCAGGGAACCTATGTCATTCTAATTAATGATGACTCAGGTAAATTATATACCACGAAGATTGTAAAATAATAACTTAAACCCCTCCTTGTTGAGGGGTTTTTTGTTTTTATCTGTATTTATAATAACATGAAAAAGGTAATTAGATTGACAGAATCAGATTTACTAAGTCTAGTAAAAAGAATTATTAAAAAAGGTGGTGGAGACACAATTCCTCAGTCAGAGTCAGAATTAGATAATTCAGTATTTGAATACTTAAACAATCAGGACTTCATTCAGATTAAAGAAAAAAATAGAATTTATTTTGTCAATTCAAAAAGTGACAAATATGCTCAAATTAGATATGATAAAGACGACGGTTCGTGTTTTATCGGTGATGGTTTAATCAAAGAAATTTCTTCTTTCTATTCTATGGGACACAATGACTCTAAAGAATTTATTGGTAAATGGGTTGAGCACACCCTCAAAAAGAAAGTTACAAATATCAAATTTTACATTAACCCTTTTGAAGGAAGGTTGAGACTACCATCCAAGTGAGGGTTTTTTTATTTTACATGATATTTATTTTATTATGAGTAAAACAATAAAACTTACTGAAACTGAATTAATAAAGATTGTGAATAAAGTAATCTCTGAAGGGGAAAAGTCTAACTATGAAATGTATGGTAAATACATTCAAAATGTTGATGACGAATTGGCAGGATGTATTCAAAGTTCATTACAGAGTTTGGAAATGTTAAGAGAAGAAATCGAAAGTGATGGGGAATTAACTGAAGGTGAAAGACAACGATTGTTACGATTTATTGAGGGGATTGAGGATACATATATTTGATAGGTATTAAAAATAATATGAACCCCTCACCAAAAATGAGGGGTTTTTTATTTGATTATATAGATTTATGAACATATTCATATATTTATAGTTAAAGGTTAGGTTATGAGAAAACAAGGGAACACTTATGAATATCAGGTAATGAGGTCTTTGAAGAGAAAAACTCATTTAATTAATTTAAAAGGAGGTGGATGTGAAATTTGTGGATATAATAAAAATTTAGCGGCTTTAGAATTCCACCACATTGATAAAGATACAAAAGAAAGTCAATTAGATTCAAGAACACTATCTAATTCAAATATGGAGTGGATTATGTCTGAATTTGAAAAATGTATGGTTTTGTGTGCAAATTGTCACAGAGAAGTTCATTCTCCTGACTTAATGATTGAAAATGTTAGTAAAAAAATTGAAAAATATGATTTGGAAAAGAGTGATAAATGGATTACTTTAGCTGAACCAAAAAAATATAACTGCTCTGATTGTGGATGTGAGATAAGTAAGTGGGGGAATAAATGTAAAGAATGTGCTCACAAATCAAGAAGAAAGGTTGACAGACCGGAAAAATCAGTTATATTTGAAATGGTGGCTAACGAAGGTTATAGTTCAGTCGCACGAAAGTTCGGAGTTACTGACAATACTGTTAGAAAATGGTTGAATTAAGCGCTCTTATTTCAGTTGGTTAGAAAAACTCTCTCATAAAGAGGAGGTCGCAGGTTCGAGTCCTGCAGGGCGCACAAAATGTTCTTTATTTAATGGCTGAGTGATGAAATAGGTATACATGCAAGACTTTAACTATTTGAGTGCTAAAGAGGAAACTCTTTAAGTAGAACTCCGTAAATTCGGTGAACCCTTTAATCTGGGAACCCCGAGCCAAGCCCGAAAGGGAAGGTGTAGAGACTAGACACGGAGAACCTAAATCAGAAATGATATGGTTAAGGTATAGTCCAGACTACAAACCGAAAGGGTAGTGAAAACTATAGTGGTAAGAAAATCTTGTGGGCATAACGCCCGTGCGGGTTCGACCCCCGCCTCAGCTACAACTAAACCCCTTCTTTTATGGAGGGGTTTTTTGTTTTTGTTAATATTTATTTCTATATTAGCGGTATGAAAACCCCACTTGAAAATTTAACCAAAAAACAGTTAATGGAATTATTAACTAAGACTGACATCCCTCAGAAGTGGATGACTGATAATCTTATTAAGGTAACAAAAAATAATGATAGACCAAAGGATTCAGGTTCTACTAAATGAGGCGTTAGGTGTCCCATCTCAAATTGAGATGATTACAGATATTTTCACCGATATGGTGATGCAAGAAGCTCAGGCTCTTCGTCTTTCAAATTCTTATAAAGAAGTGCCGGGGAGTATCACCGATTATGGACCAACCCTAATTAAAAAATATGAAACATTAGTTTCAAAAGATGAATCATGGGAGTTTGTTAAAAACCACCCAAAGTTCAATATGGAAGAGTGGAAGAAATTTCCTATGTATAAAAACGAAGTTTTAATTACGGTTGATGTTGTAGATGATGAAGCCGCTCAACATGTCTCTAAAAATATGCCAATAGTAAATGGGGCTCATAGTTTTGACCTTGGTAAGTTTGAGGTAAGAAATTTGGAGACATTGGGAAATGTTTTTGATATTGGTAAGTTCGAGTTTGGTATTATTACGGGTGAGAGTGATTTTGTCAGAACTGATAATTTAAAAGTTAAAGTTGAAGCGACAATTGCTCATGAGGTGTTCCACGACTTTCAACTCTATGCAAAATACATTAAATCTGGTGAAATTGGATTTGGTAAGGAAAATGTTACCAATACTATGGCGAGTCATTTAAGGGAAGACTTTAGTAAAGAGTTCAATGAATTTCTACATGTTTTGTATCTTTCATTAAGATTTGAACACCAAGCTAGAATACCACAAGCTCTAAGAGTTATAAAATCCAAATCCCCAAAAACAAATCAGGAGTTTATTGAAGCTCTAAAAAAGACTGATGCTTGGGAAGATATTAAAAGATTAAGAAATTTCTCGGCTGAAAAAATTATTAATAGTTATAGAGAAATTAAGGGACTTGATGACATTTTCAGACTTCCTCAGTCATGGGAGTATAGTAGAGACACTATATCTGATTGGAATATATGGACTGATAAAATAAGGGACTTTATGATTAAAAATGGTTTAACAGTAAATCCATATAGAGGGCTTAGTGAAAAAATACTGGATAATCCGGTATTATTCTTTGAACATTGGGAGAGAGTATTTAAAAAAAGAGCCAAAGAATATTATGTTAAACTTGCAAAATTATATGGTTTAATATGAAGATTAAAATAAACAGTTCCCAAGAAGCAAGAATGTTTAATCTAATCTATGATTATATTGAAGATTTAATGCCTGAAGAAACAAGGGTTGAATATAGTGACCCTGATGAAGATGGGGATTTATACCATGGAGACAAGAGAACTAACAAAACTACGGCGATAAGTGTTTATGATGGTAATTATAGTTTAATTTTTAGGATTTATTTACCCAATTATTGGGATAAAGGTGTTGATTTAATTGAAAACTCACCACTTATTTCTCTTTATAAACCATATAGTAGAGAACTAACTAGTACTTTTGGGTCACTTTGGCATGACCCATTTAGAGTGTGGTTTGAACACAATTTCCCTGAATTATCTGACATTGATATAAAAAGTTTTGATTTTTAATTTCTAATAAACTGACAGAATGTCAGTTTTTTTGTATTGGCACATTGTTTAATAATGGGGTTTCGGATTTGACTCCATAAAATAAATTTTATATAATTAAACAAAATTAAGTTAAACTATGGGAAAAATAATTGGCGTGGATTTAGGCACAACAAATTCGTGTGTCGCAATCATGGAAGGCTCAGAGCCTATCGTAATTACAAACAGTGAAGGTAAAAGAACCACACCTTCAATTGTGGGTTTCGTTAAAGATGGTGAGAGAAAGGTTGGTGACCCAGCGAAAAGACAAGCGGTTACAAACCCAGATAAAACAATTTATTCAATCAAACGATTTATGGGAACAAGTTTCACCGAAAGTAAAGGTGAAGTTAAGCGTGTTCCATATAAGGTAGTTAAAGGTGAGGGAGATACACCAAGAGTAGATATTGAGGGAAGAAAATATTCTCCACAAGAAATCTCAGCAATGGTTTTACAAAAGATGAAACAAACGGCTGAAGATTATTTGGGAAGTGAAGTTACTGAAGCTGTTATTACAGTTCCAGCATACTTCAATGACTCACAAAGACAAGCAACAAAGGAAGCTGCTGAAATTGCAGGTCTTAAAGTATTGAGACTTATCAACGAACCAACCGCAGCATGTCTATCATATGGTTTAGACAAACAATCAAAAGATTTAAAAGTTGTGGTATTTGACTGTGGTGGTGGAACTCACGATGTATCTGTATTGGAACTTGGTGACGGTGTGTTTGAGGTACTGGCAACAGACGGAGACACTCACTTGGGTGGTGATGACTTTGACCAAGCAATTGTTGATTGGTTAGTAAAAGAATTCCAAGACGAGAATGGATTGGATTTAACCAAAGACCCAATGGCGTTACAAAGACTTCGTGAAGGGGCTGAGAAGGCAAAGATTGAATTGTCATCTTCACCTTCAACTGAAATCAACTTACCATACATTATGCCAGTTGATGGTGTTCCAAAACACTTGGTTAGAACATTGACAAAGGCAAAGTTTGAACAACTTGTTGATAGTTTGGTTCAAAGAACAATTGAACCTTGTAAGAAAGCTATGGCAAACGCAAACCTTACAGTTGGAGAAATTGACGAAATCATTTTGGTTGGAGGTTCAACTCGTATTCCAGCAATCCAAGAAGCGGTTAAGAAATTCTTTGGTAAGGAACCATCAAAGGGTGTTAATCCTGATGAGGTAGTTGCTCTTGGAGCGGCAATCCAAGGCGGAGTATTGGCCGGTGATGTTAAGGATGTATTGTTGTTAGATGTTACACCACTATCACTTGGTATTGAAACAATGGGTGGAGTATTCACAAAGTTGATTGAATCAAACACGACAATCCCAACCAAGAAATCACAAGTATTCTCAACCGCAGTTGATAACCAACCATCAGTTGAAATCCATGTGTTACAGGGAGAAAGAGCAATGGCTAGAGACAACCGAACCATTGGTCGTTTCCACTTGGATGGTCTTCCACCGGCAATGAGAGGTGTTCCACAAATTGAAGTTGTGTTTGACATTGATGCTAATGGTATTATTAATGTATCGGCAATTGATAAGGGAACCAACAAACAACAAAACATTCGCATTGAAGCGTCATCAGGACTTTCAAAAGACGAAATTGAAAGAATGAAACAAGAAGCTGAAATGAACGCAGATGCTGACAAGAAAGCCAAAGAAGATGCTGAGGTAATCAACCAAGCTGACGGATTAATTTTCCAAACTGAAAAGACAATGAAAGATTTGGAAGATAAGTTGTCAGAAGAAGAAAAGACTGAATTGACATCGGCAATTGACGAACTAAAGTCAGCTCATTCATCAAAGGACATTGAGAAAATCAAAGAAGGTATGGAGAAAGTTAATACATCTTTCCAAAAGGTATCTGAAAAGATTTACTCACAAGTACAAGAAATGACTGAGAATATGAATGGTCAGGACGCTGAGGTGAATGATGTAGATTTTGAGGAAGTTAAATAATACTAAAACATAATTGTTGAAAACCCCATCTTTATTAGGTGGGGTTTTTTGTTTATATTTGTAAAATGACGAACTTTATCCTTCAGTGTCTATTTGTGACTTTCTTTGTTAGGTTTTGGAATTATTATAAGAAAAAAGTTTATTATATTGATTTTGAAATTGAACTGATTGGTCTCTTTGGTGAATTTACGATTGCATTTTTCGTAATGAGTATTATTGATATATTAATCTGGTTGATTAGTTAAAATTCCTTTATTATATTTTCTTAGAAGTTACAAGGGTTCTTTGAAATAAAGGAGAAAATATTATGGAAACAACTTATTTTGTTTTAGGTATGCTCTCGGTTTTTGCTCTAATTTTTATTGGGGTAATTACTTGGGGTATGTTTAAGATTAACAAACAACAAACAGAAATTGGAAATCTGAGAGAAGATATTCAAGGATTATTGAGGACAATTTCTCAGGAAATTGAATATACTACTCGTCGTATTGATAGTGAAAGACAAAACATTCAATCTGATTTTAGGGAATATAATGACAGATTGGAAAGACAATTGGTAGATATATGGAGAGGTATGGACACCAAAGTTTCCGACTCTATTAAGGAGTCCAACTCATATACTGACAAACGAATTGATAAATTAATTGATACCTATTTTGATATCAAAAAAAATAAAGACCTGTTAAAGGGATAAAATAAATTGGAACCCTTGTAACTTTTTAATATTATGAAAAAGATTAATAAATTAAATATTGCGGTAATCGCTCACGACAACAAGAAGGCTGACATGGTTGCCTTCATTATGAAACGACTAGATTTCTTCAAACACAACGCTCACATTCTTGCAACTGGAACAACAGGAAAACATATTGAGTTTGCTGGACTTAATGTTGAAAGATTTTTGTCAGGGCCAATGGGTGGGGATGCTCAAATTGCGTCAAAGATTGTTACCAAAGAAATTGATTGTGTAATATTCTTTATGGACCCGTTGTCATCACACCCACATGAGGTTGATGTTCAGATGTTACTTAGACTTTGTAATGTTCATGACACACCAATCGCAACAAATTATGCGACTGCAAGTAAATTAATAAAATATTTTGAGGAAGAAGAGGTTTAATACATTATCTTTGCACTATGATATTAAAAATTGAACAAGATATAAAAGGAGTATTCCCAAACATTTGGATATGTTCTGACCCGCACTACAACCACAAAAACATTTGTCGTGGAACTACCAACTGGAGAACACTTGATGGTGAGGTCCCTGTTGACCAAACTCGTGACTTTGATACACTTGAAAGAATGAACCAAGCAATTCTTGATGGGATTAATTGGAATGTCGGACAGGATGATGTATTGATTTGTCTTGGTGACTGGTCATTTGGTGGATTTGAGTTCATCAAACAATTCCGTGATAGAATTGTGTGTAAGAATGTCCATTTGGTTTTGGGTAACCACGACCACCACATTGAGAGAAACAGGGAGAACATACAATCAATCTTTAGTTCTGTTTCAGAATACCTACGGATTGTGGTGATGGAACCAATCAAAAAAGGTGAAACCAAAAGACAAGAGTTCGTATGTATGCACTACCCAATCCAAAGTTGGGATGGTATGAATAAAGGTGTAATTCACTTACACGGGCATGTTCATTTACCAAATGAAAGAAAGTTTGGTAATGGAAAGAAAATGGATGTGGGATTTGATGGACATCCTGAATTTCGCCCTTATAATTTGTTGAGGGAGATTGTCCCACTAATGAAAAATCGTGAGCTGTTGTCAGATATGCCTGACGACCACCACCTTGAAAGATTATTAAACTCTGATAAATAATATGAAAAACAAACTATTAATACTCGCACTTTCAATAGGACTTATGAGTTGTGCGGACCAAACTAAACGACAATCACATCTACAATCGGTTTATCCTAATTGTAAGATTGAGCCGGCGACAGGGCTAATACAACAACAAGGGTATGACTTTATAGTGATTGATACTACTGGTCAGATAATTTCGGCAGAGTATTACCCATTCTCGGAGACAAAAATAATGAGTTTAAGAAACATACGATAATGATAGAAAAGTTAATTAAAAACACAACACCATATCTTGGTAAATTAATTCTCAAGTTTGAGAAATACCCGTACTATTCAGGTAGTCAAAGCGGCGTATTAAATAAAGTTCATCTCAATCTTGGATTTACCAAGTTGGTGTCTCGTATGATACCAAGACAGGTAATGGAAGGAGGACCAAGTAACATTGACCCCAAGAAGATTGAACTGATTGAAAAATACACAGGCGGTGTTATTGGAACTCATAAATTTGGTAACGAGGGTGAATATACTTTGGAGAACTCTTTTTTGACAGAGGATGGACTTTATATTGGGGACATTAAAACCGCTTGGTGGTATTACAATAATAATCTTGTTGTATGTGAGGACTACCCACATGGAGCGGCAATCCAACTAAAAGAAAATAACTACTTCAAAAGGTATGGTATAAAATATCATTCAATTGATTTAGTTCCGGATAATGATGTTGTTGGATACTATGGCTACACTCATCGTGGAGGTGCAACATTCAAGATTGGTGATAGATTGTTTGAAGAAGATTATAATCCAGTTGTTGAGGACTACGATAAAAAAGAGTTTGACAAGTATTGGAAAAAATATAAAAAGTCATACAAAATGGGTGACGACTTTGATAAAAAATATATCTATGGTGACGGAATTAAAGCTGTTATGCCGTTTAACCTAAGAGGTAAAGAAGTTATCAAAAGTTGGAGACAATCTAAACAAGCTGCGATTAATTTATCAAAATACCTATCGTAATGACAGACCAAGAAATGATAAGTGAAATCATCAGGATTGAAACTATATGTACCAGAGCAGTATTTCAGGGACATAAAGCAAGTAATGATGATGTGTATCAACCATTAAGAGAAAAGGCAAAACATTTAAGACAAAAACTAGGAATAATATGAAAATAATACCATTCTTTTTTACAACTTGGGATAAAGATTTTAAACAAGTTGTTTTGATACCGACACCATTCCTAACCAAGAGTTACGGAACTAGATATAATATCGGAATTAATTTTTTATGTTTTGATTTTGGACTATGGATACTGATAAGAAAATAAATGTAATTGAAGACCTAAGTAGATATAAGGATTATCTTACTGTGGGACGACTTAAAAAGTTTTTGGAACAACATCCCGAACTACCTGACGATGCTCTTGTCCTAACCCAAAGAGTTGAGGATAGGTATTATGAGAAGAACGGATGGGGTGTTGTATTGAAAGAAGGGTATCATTATCATATGAGTAAGGAGAATAATATCCGAATGGAAGAAGAAATCCGTCGAAGAAAAAACGGAGAACACCCAAAGTATGATATGGAAGACCCTTCAAAATTCATTGAAGAATTAACTGACGATTTGAAAGAACAATATCATCCTGCTTGGAGTTGTGTAAAATATAAAGATGATAACAATCTTTATTTGGATTTACATTATTAATTTGTATATTTGTCAAATGAAAAAACTAATAACCCTCTTTACATTGTTGTTTTTAACTTTAACAACAATTGCTCAGACCGCTCATGCTCGAGCACTTTTATTCACATATGGTCATAGAGATTTCACAACAAATGAAATTGTTTGGAATGGTTCTCCTAGTGAGTGTAACATCTTAATCGAGATTAAAGAAAATGATGTTTTTGTTTATAGTAAAACATTACAACATTATCATGTCATCGCAAAATTAAATGAGACTGTTGATGGGGTCCAATATAGAATGTCTGATGATAACGGAATTAAGTGTAATTTATATATGGGTCCGATTAAAGGAACTGAGGGAGTGTTTATTGCCATAGAATATAATGATTATGCTTGGATGTATTCTTGTATAGATGAATGATATGGAAAAGAATAAATACAGAGAAATTATCCTTTTAATACTCTTCAGTTTTTTAATGTTTATGATTGCAGTATCATCAACTACAAAAAAACCAAAGAGACAGGAAACAAGAATGGCACACCCCGTGGCCTACCAACCAATCGGAGACTCGGTTAAGGTTTATTTTGTGTGGGAAGATAGTGTTAGTAATAAAGTATTTTCCGTCGACACATCTATAATGTATCACATTAATAACAAACCTGACTTTAAAACAAATGTTGAAATCAAATTGAAATAAAATTTGGAAGTTCAATCAAAAAAATCTATCTTTGTAAAAAATATAATATATGAAAAAATTCTTTAATTGGTTTTGGGTGGTGGTATATGTTTTAATACCACTATACTTCTTGTTTATTCTATTGTATTCAGTCTTTGGTGGTGTGAAAATCACTGAACTGATTGATTACGATTGGTGGTTATTCTTCTTTGTGTTTGAAATGTGGGGGATGAATGTTGGTAAAGTAAGGTTGGACGAAGCTTTTGATAATTTAAGAAATAAATAAAATGATACATAAAATTTATTTGGATGATGTCCGCACACCAAAGGACAAAGACTGGATGGTTGTAAGAAACTATCACGAGTTTGTTAATTTGGTTCAGAAATTAGGTTTGAAAAATATTGGAACCATTTCTTTGGACCACGACTTGGGTGACAGCGCAATGAATGAGTATCACTCCAATGTGTCACCTAACTTCAAGTTGGACTACAACAACATCAGTGAGAAGACTGGATACGACGCAGCTAAGTTCTTGGTGGATGAATTTTATTCCCAATATCCTGAAAGATTGGAAATGGGTTACTTTGATAGGAAGAAAGAACCTGTAATGTTCCCAATCGTATTAACCCACTCTGCTAATCCTATCGGGTCTGCTAACATTATGGGTTACATCAATAACTTTTGGATGAACGAAGGAAAACCGCAAACCTGTGTAAGACACACAATACCACATACTGTATGATAATTGAGGTTAATCTGACTGTTGAACAAAGAATTGAACTTATACAAAGGACCGACAAGAACTTTAATATTTTAGATATGGGAGTTGGACCTGTCAATATTCATGAGTGGATTAACCAAAATTATCCTAATATACCAAAAACTGCAATTGCTTATTTAATTAATAAAAAATAAAAACTATGCCAAATTTCACAGTTTATAATGTTGATGTTGATGTGGATATTGATATTGACGAATTTGTATCAGAATGTTCTGGTAGAGAAATTAAAGAACTGATTAATGCCTTGATTGAAGACGGACATTTATCCAAACACCCGCTTATTCCTGGTTATGACGATAAGTTAAGTAAAATGGAGGAAGAATTTATGGGAAAACTCCATACCTTATCATCAAAGTATTATTCAATGACTGAAGAGGAACTTGAAATTATTAATAACCTTTATAACAAATACCGATAATATGTTTTTCTTTTTAAAGGCTTTTTTATTCATCAGTATCGTCATTGTTATATTCCTTATTGGATTAATTATTCTTGGAGAATATTTGACTGGTAAGTTTAAAGATAGTAAATTTGCAAAGTGGTGGAAGAAGAATGTAATATCTGAAATGCCTGAAGATTATGATGAATAAAGTATTATATATAGTTAGAGGAATACCAGGAAGTGGTAAGACCACATTTGCTCAGTCACTTGGTTGTCCTGTGTTTGAAGCTGATATGTTTTTTGTTAATAAACAAGGTGTATATAACTTTGATGGGTCAAAGATTAAAGATGCTCACGCTTGGTGTCAGGAAATGGTTGAGGATGAAATGTTTAACCAACACGAAAAGGTTGCTGTGTCAAACACATTCACACAAGATTGGGAAATGAAACCTTATTACGATATGGCCAAAACCTATGGTTACACTGTATTTTCAGTGATTGTTGAAAACAGACACGGTGGAGAAAACTTACATGGGGTTCCTGAGGATAAGGTTCAAATCATGAAAAACAGGTTTGAGGTTAAACTTTAAGATATTTATTATCAAAGTCTTGGATTTATGAGTGAGCCAGGGAATGTATATGTCCCATCCTCCAAACACAAATAAGTGGTTCCAAGTGGGTAAGTTGGTCTTAAACCCTACCAACCGTAGAGTCAGACGAAAGATTATGAAATCCCTGCAAATATTTGTGGGGATTTTTTACATAAAAATTTGTGTAACCGTTGATTTTGCCTTATCTTTGTCAAAGACAATTAAGGAATACTAACAGATAAAAAAATACTACGATGAAAACTATAGAAGTAACAATGCAAGAGATATGGATGGCAACTCGACCAATCATCCAAAAGAGTAAGAAGGACTATACTCGTAAGCGTAAGCATAAGAACCAACCTTGGAATAAAAATGACTAAGGAATACATCACCTGTTCGGCGATATGGTATAAAGACTTACCGACCCAAACATTCCTACCAAAGAATATTGATAAAGGTATTGTTGTTTGTGGTCATCGTCACGGACATTGTATTGACATAATGAAAACACTCGGACAATTACGAAGTGTGATTAATGGTCCTGACGCTGTTGGTGATTATGAACAAGGTTTTTTATCTAACCTTAATAAATTCTACGACAGATTTGAAGCAATGAGAATTGCAATTGATGCTGGACAAGTAGAATATGATAAACTATACAACCCATTAATAGGATTATTCTCAGAAGACTTATACTAAAATGATTGACAATTTAGAACAAATAAAACAACTTTTGAACTTTGAGAATGAAGGTGACTTCTATATGCTCTATGTTTTCAAAAGAAAGAAAGACCAACCTGAAGGTGAGAGAGACAATCACCAGTCAGTAAGAACTATCAAAACTTATTGTGTTGATAGTGTTGAGTATTTGGACAAACGATACGATGAGATTAAACAACTTTGTGAGATGTTTAAAGCTCGGGCGTATATCCATGTCCAAAAACAAAATCATAAGGATGTATCGTTAGAAATGATGATGTCTTTAGCTGAAAGAATTAGAAACGGACAACACATTCAGAAAGGATTGTTTGATTCAGTTGTAGGACAAATTAAAACTCACGAAAAAAGATGGATTGTTGATGTTGATAACAAAGATGATAACTTCCGTTTGAATGTTATGAGAGTTATTAATAGATGCCGTCCCGAAGGTAATAAGATTTATGCGACCATCCCAACCAAAAACGGATATCATCTCATTACTGATAGATTTGATGTTATGGAATTTGCAAAACATTTCCCTGAAATAGATATTCAGCGCAAAAACCCAACTTTATTATACTTACCAAATTCATTAGATTAATTATGTTAGTTTCATTTATCATCATTTTTATTCATTGGATTGCCGACTTTGTATTACAAACTGACTGGCAAGCCCAAAACAAAAGTAAAAACAATTTTGCTCTCTTGAGTCATACGTCAAACTATTCTTTGGTTTGGTTATTACCAATGTGTTTAGTATTTGGTAAGATGAAAGAAGGTGCGACTACCGAATGGATTGTTTGGACAACACTTTATTTTGGTATGATTACTTTGGTTGTTCATACCATCACAGATTACTTTACCAGTCGGTTGAATAGTAAGTTGTGGTCCGCAGGTAAAGTCCATTACTTCTTTGTAAGTGTTGGGTTTGACCAAGTGTTACACTACGGTCAGTTATTTTTAACATACTATTATTTGCTAAATCGTTAATATTTTATATCTTTGTCAAATGAAAAAAATTATCTTATTGGTAATCATTGCCACATTTTTATTCTCCTGTTCTAATGAACGTACCGCAGATGATAGGTATGAAAATGTTGCTTCACCGCAAGAATCGACATACCCTAACAAAGAAATTGTGGTGATTGGTAAATATAATGTCTCCTCGGGATGGTTATATGTATATCGTATTGGAGGTGATACGATATATGTTATGGAAGGTAAAAGCGAATCATTCCCAGTGTCAATTAATGTAAAATAAAAGTTTGGTTATCCAAACTTTTTTTGTATCTTTGTTAAATGAACGAAATACTAAACAAATATTTTGAGGAAGGGTTGGTGTATAAACAAATACATCCGACTCTTCCTTTGACTATATGGAACTACACCGAGACCGTTCAGTATGAAGGACTTTTTGATGATGTAACCCTACAAACTCGCGGGTTGGTTACTGACGCAAATGGGTCAGTCGCCGCCCGACCATTTCGTAAATTCTTCAATATGGAAGAAGGGAAACATACCGCAACTCCTGACTTTGATGTCTATGATAAGATGGATGGGTCTTTAGGAATATTATTCAATTACGAAGGTGAATGGATAATGGCAACTCGTGGGTCTTTCACTTCTGACCAAGCGGTTAAGGGATTTGAAATGTTGAAGAACTATGACTACGAGAAACTTCACAAAGGTTACACTTACTTGTTTGAGATAATATACAATGAAAATCGTATAGTGGTGAAATATCCATTTGAAGATTTGGTATTACTTGGAATGATAGAGACCAAAACTGGATACGAAGTTGATTTGCATGGTGAAGGAAATGATGTTAGATTGAAAAATTTAATATCTAATCTTGGTTTCAAAGTTGTCAAAAAATATGATGGAATACGGGATTATACCGAATTGAAAGGTATGATAGGTAATGACGAAGAAGGATTTGTTGTTCGTTTCTCTAACGGAGACCGAATGAAAGTTAAGGGTGAGGAGTATCTTCGTCTTCATAAAATAATGACCAATGTATCTACCACTGCGATATGGGAAATGTTGAGTGAGGGTAAGGATGTATTGGAATTATTGAAAGATGTTCCTGACGAATTTTACCAAAAGATAAAGATGTATGTTGCGGATTTAAGATATAATCACTATCGTTATGGGGATTATGCTTACAAGATATATTCATACTTCCGTTATGGTAAGTATGGAGACAGAGACCCTGAGCCAACCAAGAAAGAATTTGCCTTACATTTACAAGAATGTGAAACCAACCCAAAGATAAAATCATTATGTTTTTTGATGTGGGATGGAAAGAGCACTGACAAAGTAATATGGAATTATTTAAAACCTGAATATAAAAAACTATGAAAAAAGATGTGAATTTTGGAACACCTATAGTTGTGTTTATGTTAATATTGTTTTTGTTTGTTTTTGTCGGTTTATTCTTAAAAGAAAATAGTCGGACAAAGGTAACACACGTCACTAGGGAAAAACATTTGGTAACAAATGTTAAAAGACACATTTCTCGTAGTGTTCAGGATGAAATGAATCTGTATTATGATGTAACAATTGACGACACCAACACTTTCAAAACATTACATCACTACCAAGTTGGTGACACAATTTACTATGAAATTTATAAGATTAATAAGTAAGATATGCAAGTAAGTATGAACGGACTGAGAAATCAGTTATTGAGAAACTATAACTCTTTGGTTTATAAATTGAACAAAAGAATTGATGGTGATGATATTATAGATTTGGAAGTTGACACCATCCAACGAGAGTTAGAGGGACTCAGAAGTTGTATTGTTACACTTGCTTTTACATCTATGGAAGGTGAAGGAGGATGGGAATCTATGGATGAAAACACATACTTTGAACAATTTAATCCCGAAGAAGATTTGGATGAAGAATAATTTTGTTATATATTTAAACTATGGAAATAAAATTTAAAAACACTTTTTTTGAAAGTTTCAAAAGAATGATTAACCGAGAAAGATGGCATTGGAAACTTTGGGACTTGTTCAGATATGACATCCCAAGATTTTTTCGTAATCTTTGGCTCTTCCGTAAAAACTTATGGAACCATACTTGGTATAATGGTGACAGTTCAGTTTTACCTTGGGTAAAAACTGCTGTTGATGACATGGCTTGGAGAATTGAAAAATACGGACACGAGGTTGATGAAAGTCGTTTGAAGAAAGTTGCAAAGATGAGACGACTATCTTATTTGATTGATGTTTGTGTTAAGGATGAGTTCATAGAAGAGGCTGAAAAAGAATTGGGATTTAAGTATGTTTATTATCCATTTGAGTTTGAAGAAGTTTTGGGTAATGATAAAGCGTATACCCTAAAACAAAACGAGACTCCTGAAGATAAAGAAAACAACTCAAAACTTCTTAATCGTTCTCACGAAATTCAAAAAGAATATTGGGAAGAGATATGTGCAATCATTAAAGGTCCTGACTATGAGGCTATGAGAGCTTCTGAAGAAGATTGGGATAAATTATATGACGGAAGTGACCTTCGGGCTTGGTGGGATTGAAAATTATTTGTATATTTGTAAAATGAAAAAGATTAAAGTAACATTACTATCAGACACACATACCAAACATATGAATGTTGGGATAGTTGGTGGTGACTTGATTTTACATAGTGGTGACATTATGAATTCAGGTTACGACCCTGAAGATTTATATGAGTTTTTACAATGGTTCAGTGAATTACCATATAAGATGAAGGTGTTTATTCCTGGAAACCATGACCGATTGATTGAGAATAAACCTTGGGACGCTTGGAAAATGATTAACGAGTTCCACGATAAAGGTGTTCGTTGTTTGATTGATGACTTTGTTGAGTTTGAAGGGTTAAAGATTTATGGTAGTCCTTGGCAACCTGAGTTCTTCAATTGGGCTTTCAACTTACCAAGAAACGGAAAGGAACTTGAAGAGAAGTGGAATGCAATTCCTGATGATACTGATATTTTATTAACTCACGGACCGGCTTGGGGCATCTTGGATACAGTTGTTAATCGTCGTGATGTGAATTTGGGATGTGAATTGTTAGCAAAAAGATTTGAAACTTTAAATCCTTTAATTCATAACTGCGGTCATATCCACACCGGTAGAGGTTATGTTAAAAAAGGGAATACTCACTTTTTTAATTCATCAGTATTAGATGAAAGATACCGATACACCCAAAAACCTTTTGATATTATAATAGATTTGGAAACTCGTGAAGTTGATATTAGTTAATTTGTATTTTTTTCCATACAAACCCTAATGAAGTTTTTTGTCTCCCAACAATACAATCATTAATATCACTTGATACATTACGGGATTTATTAACCCATAAAGACGCTGACTTTAAAGAATCAAATTCTTTAATTAGTTTTGAATCTTTAAAGCATTGAATAATGAATTTAGGACGAGAATTTATAGTATTTTTTATATTATAGAACTTGTCCTTTTTTCGTTTCAATCCGAACGGAGAGTTTTTGTATAAGAAGTCACCATATTTAATAACACATTCGTGTCGGTATATTATAAATTGCGAATATTGATTATTATTTTTTTTATTAATAGTTTTCTTAATAATATATTTCACACCTATTGAATCACAGATATTAGACATAAAAGACCAATCTTGTTCATATGTACTTGTTGATATGTGTTGTATTGTATTATAATTGTTATTATTATAAAAACAACCATCGCCATCACTATACCCTAAATAGAAAAAATTGATTAATTCTGTTGGTATTTGGCTTAGTATTTTCGTGGGAGACATGTAAGATTTTGAGAGGTAATCTGCTGATTTCATAATAGATGATAATTCTTTTGATGAAATATTAATAATACCCTGAGGTTTTCTATTTTTACGCTCCCTAGTATAAAAATTAAATTTATAATTCTCATTCAGCACAGGTAAAAATTCCTGACTATCAATTAAGTTAGTTTCTAATGTTATTGCGTTTGTTTTTTTAGAAATATATCCGTCAGCCCATATTAAACCTAACATATATACAAATTCTTTATTAAATATTAATTTTTGCTCCATAACTATAAATATCAACATTTATGGTATTATTCATAAAAAATATGGATTTTTTATTTTTTTTAATATATATTTGTCTTAAAATTAGATATACTATGAACGGATTAACTAACAGACAGTTTGCCTTACTTATGGCAATTGAAGCCCGAAAGATTAAATTTCAGGGTGGAATTTATGACAACGCCGAAGACTTTTACAATTGGTTGGAAGAAGATAAAAAGACAAAAAACAACGATAAACCTGAAGAAGAATAATATGAAAAAATCAACAATGTATGCCTTTATGTTAATGGGAGCGTTAACACTTATGGCTTGTATGGTATCATGCACCGACGCAACAATGAGTAAAATGGGTGGATATGGAGACACCTTTACCGTAAAGGTATTAGGTCCTGACACCGTAATTACTTACCACTCAACAGGTAAAGTTATCAGTGAGGAACACAGTGATGGTTACTACTTCACAAATCGTGAAACTGGTAAGTTGGTTGAGGTAAGTGGAACAATTATCATTGAGCAAGAATGAGTTTGGCTTTAGGATGTGTTCTCACAGGAATTTGGGTTGGAATGTTAATCGGGTATTTTGTGAATAAACAAATGTTAAAAAAATGAACATGAAAGAATTGAAAGAGTATGTTGAAAAACAAATTGGAATATACTCAAAACTCAAAGAAAGGACACAAGAAGAACAATACTTCCAAGGAATGGTGGACGCATTACAAGAAGTCCTTACCAAAATTGAAGATTGATAGTCTTTAAACCCCCTAAGTTAAGGGGGTTTTTTGTTTATTTCAGGTATTTATGAAATATGACAAAAAATACAAAAATCTATTTACTTTTTGCGATTAACATAATGATTGTCTTTTTTGTTGTTAAGACATCAGTTTTGTTAGAATTTATTCAATCAACAAAAATCACCAGAGGAACTGAGTATGTTTGTCTTTTATTACTCATCCCAATACTTTCAAAAATAATACAAGAAAAATCTAAAATTCAGGATAAAAAATTAGATGAAACTGATAAATTTATAGATAAAGCGGCGATTGTTTCTATTACCGATGCTAAAGGTAGAATAACATATGTTAATGAAAAGTTTGAAAAAGTTTCAGGATGGAAACTTGAAGAAGTAATTGGTAAAGACCACTCAATAGTTAATTCTGGAACACAACCCGATGGATATTGGGGTAAAATGTATTCTACGGTATTGAAAGGTGAGGTGTGGAATGATGTAGTATGTAATAAGGCTAAAGACGGTAGTTTATATTATGTTGATACTTATATCAGGGCAAGATTTGACGCTAATGGTAAATTAGAAGGATTTTCATCAATTAGACAAGACATTACTGAAATTATTGAAAAGTCTAATGAACTTGAAAGAAAGAATACATACTTGGAACATGCTGCCAAGATATTAAGACACGACATGCATTCAGGTATTAATACCTATATGCCAAGAGGAGTTAACTCATTAGAGAGAAGATTAACTCACGATGATATTGTCAATCTTAAAATTGAAGCCCCACTCAAAATGATTAAGGAAGGTCTTAAACATTCTCAGAAAGTTTATAGAGGTGTTTATGAATTCACTAATTTAGTTAAGAAAGATGTGGTTTTAAATAAAGAAGAATGTAGTATTAAGGGAATCCTTTCGGATTACTTATCATCTACCGCATATGTTAGCCAGGTCGTATTAGAAGATAACCTCCCAACAATTGAAGTTAATGAACCATTATTCTGCACCGCAGTGGATAATCTAATTAGAAATGGTTTAAAGTATAATGACTCGGCGACAAAGTTCGTAAAGATATATTCAGAAGGTGACACAATCTTCATACAGGATAACGGTAGAGGTATAACTCAGGAAGATTTTGACCATCTGTCTAAACCATATGTTAGAAAAGAAGGGCAAAAAGAAAGTGGTTCTGGATTAGGATTAAATATTTGTGTGGCAATATTAGAAGAACACGGATTCAAAATCACCTGTGAGAAAAATGAAATTGGAACTAAAATGAAAATTAAATACAAATGAAAAAATTACTACTAATCTGTTTTATAGTGATGTCTTTTTTTGGGTATGGTCAATACCCAATTAAAACAATATTCAAAGGGGACTCAGTAATTATTCTTACAATTGAGCAATCTGAAAAGATTAATGAGATGTTAGATAGGACATCAAAATCAATAAAAGAAAGTAATAAAAAGACTAAGGAATATGAGGAACAAATTAATAAGATGACATTAGTTCTTGCTGAACAAAATGCATATATTGATAGTTTGTCAAATCTTCTTTTACAGAAATGGGTATGTAATGAGGATATATATGACAGTATATGGACATGGGCTTTAGGACCGTCAATTCTTTATACATTATATCCTGATGATAGCACAGTATATGTGATGGATTTATCACACTATTATATGACCACAAATGATTTTGGTATCACTATGGTAAGAATGACTGATAAAGAATATAGAAAATACCAAGCATTTATATCTAAGTATGGTTTAAGTGAAGAGGCGTTTTGGCAATTTAGAAATGAAATGAAAGTTAAAAGACTTAATGATTCTAAAATGAAAGATAAAAAAGAATGGAAGAGTCGAGTGAGTATTGAGAAAAAAGAGGAGGACAAAGAATGAGAAAAGTTTTGATTATACCGATACTTTTGTTGAGTTTCCAAATGTATTCACAAGATACCACAGACTTCTCAATTAAACCTAATTGGGTTAATCCTGAAAAAAATTTAGAGACAATACAGACAGATAGTCTTTTAAAGTCAAACATAATTACAGATGTAATTGATAGAATAATACCAAATTGGGCACCACCTGAAAAGGTGTTTGAACAACCAAAAGAAGAACTATCACCTGAAGATGTTAAACAACTTGAGGAGGATGTTAAATTCATGACTGACTTACCCCAATCATACAAGGAATTACCTAAAGAAGATTTAAAGAATGTCTTGGTCCAAATTGATAATAAGATTGTTCAGTTGAAACAAGAGATTGAACGATTAATTGCTCAAAGGGCAAAACAAGAAATCATCAAATCAAAGCAAGGGACATTAACCGTATTAGAAAAGGAGAAGAGTATTATTAATTTAACTTTAACTGAGGGTGAGTTGAAAGATGAGAATGGAAACTTACTGGGTGAAAACGATGTGTTAAAGATAGAACAAGATAAACTTAAAAAGTATCTTTATATTGCATTAAGTGGTATTGCATTACTTGGTCTTATTGTTGCGGTTGTATTACAGAGAAAAAGAATTCAGGTTCAGGATGTTGAAATTGAGGAACAAGTTAATGAGATTAACAAAAAGAATAGTTACTTGGAACATGCTGCGAGAATTATCAGACATGACATGCACTCAGGTATTAACACCTATATGCCAAGAGGTATTACATCCTTAGAGAAAAGATTAACACCTGAAGATATTCAAAAGTTAAAAATCGAAGGTTCAATAAAGATGATTAAGGAAGGTCTTAACCATACACAAAAAGTATATAAAAGTGTTTATGAATTCACCAACCTTGTTAAACAGAATGTTGTTCTAAATAAAACTATGGTGGATGTTAAAGATTTGATTTGGAAATACATTTCACCTAACTCATACAGTTCTCAGGTTGAAATATCTGACTTAGGTCAGATGGAGGTTAATGAGATTTTGTTTTGTAATGCGGTTGAGAATTTAATTAAGAACGGGTTGTCTTATAATAATAATTCTGAGAAAAAAGTAAAGATTTATAACGAAAATGACTATTTAATAGTAGAGGACAACGGAGTTGGGTTTTCACAAAAAGACTTTGATAAACACCTGAAAAAATATGCTAAAAGAGCTGATGTTACGGGTGATGAAAAGGGTCTTGGTTTAAATATATGTGTTGCAATTTTAGAGGAACACGGATTTAAACTATCATGTGAAAAAACCGATAACGGGACCAAAATGAAAATTAAAATAAAATAAAAAAGAAAAAAATGATTGATTCAATTTTGTTGGTTGACGATGAAGACCTTTTTCATTTAGTTTTTGAAGATTCTTGTTCTTTATTGGACATAACATTATCTTTAAAATCACTAAATTCGGCTGATGAGGCGGCTAAAATGTTTGCGGATTGGCATAAAAATCCTGATGGAAGACCAGAGTGTGTGTTTGTGGATTTAAACATTATTGGTTCATCCTTTGATGGTATTGAACTTATTAGAAAGATTAACTTTGAGTATGGAAACCATGTTGTAATTGGAATCATATCTTCAAGTAATGAACCTGAGGAACAGGCAAAGGCAGTTCAGGCAGGTGCTCAGTTTTGGATAATTAAATCAGATGAAATTGAACCAAGACTTGAGGAGTTTAAGAAGGACTACGACGGATACAAAAACAGAACGGCATCGTTCAAAGTATATAAGTAATGATTATTGATAAAAATACGAAGAAAGAACTAATAGAACTTCTAAAAACAAAGAACATTGGATTGGAAGGTAATATAGTCAAACTCATCAACCCTGATGGAGATGAGGAGTTTGCTGCGTATTTGAAACAATGTTCAGATAAAGATGTTGCGGCAAGAAGAAAGAGACTGGAAATGACAAAACAAGTTCAGACTCAAAACGCTGAACTCACAAAACTTAATGGTGAAAACCAAAGAATGATGGATGAACTCCAAAATACTTTAACTAGTATGGAGGAACAAAAAAGTCAAATTGAAAGTCAAAACTCTGAACTTTTAGCATGGAAACAGGAGAATGAAAAGATTGGTGCCGAACTTGTTGAAGCGATGAAACAATCGGAACAAGCAAGACTTATTGCTGAAAATGCAAAAGACCAGGCTGAAAACAATCTCGATATGATGCAAAAGAGAACTCAGTTTGAGTTGATAAACAATATAGTGAGGGTTGCTCTATATGTAATCATCGGAGTTGGATTTATAACTACTGGAATTTATGTTTATTCAATGGCTCTGAATGTCGATACTGATATCATTGGTTCGACTTGGAGTAATATGTTTGGTATTTTACTAACAAACAGTTTCAGTATTGTAGGGACAATACTCGGTGTGAAATATGGAACCTCACCTAATAAAGAAGAAAAATAAAAAAATGAGTAGATTAAAAAAAATGTTATTTCAGGAGACTCCCTATGTAAAGGTTGAGGATAAAAATCGTTTCTATTTCATGTTACAACAAATGCAAGGTAATAGATGGAAGATTACAGGAATTATATTATTCTTGTTTTTCTTTATCATCTTTGGTATCAACATGGCAGTTATGTTCCAAGTTGAAATTGCTGAGAACTGGAAAGAAATGTTATTGATTTTGTTTGGTGCCTTCGTTGGTAACCTAAACAAAGTTGTTGATTATTGGTTTAACTCTGAAGATAGAGATAAGATGTTAATTCAGAAAGTTGATGAGGAAGACGGTAATAGTTTATCAAACATATCAGAATACCCAACAACTCCAAGACCACCACAAGAACCAATAGTTATTATTAGAAAAGAAGAAGTTGTTACTGAACCTGTCGTTGAAGAAACCCCTGTTATTTACGAAGAACCCACTGCTGAGGTGTATGAAGAACCTATGGATGAAACATACCCAACAGATTACACAGAAGGTTCTAACGAAGAACAAGTTTAATAAAATGGAACATAGTAATGATGATATTCAGAATTTACTGAATAAAATCAAAACCCTCAATAACAAAGAAGAGATTGAGGTGTTGATAGAAAGGTTACAAATTTTAATAGAACGACAACAGGACAGTAATGATACTTATTTGAATCAACTTAAAGAAGAAGTTAAACGATTAAGTAGTTTATAAAAAAAAGAAACCCAGTTGAAAGACTGGGTTTTTTATTTTACATTTTTAATTATGGAAAAAAACTTTAATACCACTGAGATGACCAAAGTCAAAATGAGATTTCCAAATGAGTCTTATTTTGAGGATGTAACAATTAATATGAATGACTTTAAACCTGAGAATGATTTTAAGGATGAAGTATTTGGATGGTATAAAAATACTTATGTTTCAATAAGTAAGTAAGAGAGTATTTATAGACATGAATGATGTCTTAAAAAAATACTGGTCACAAATTCTATTAGGTTTAGTCGTTATCGTTATGGGTATTTATGTTGGAGTTCTTTTAAATAGGGAACCCATTACTGTAACCATTGAAGACGGTGCCAAAATCAACGCACTCCGCTCACAAGTTGATAGTCTCAACAAACAAATGGGAGAACTTAGAATTGCTTACGATAATAAACAGGGTGAGGTAATCACCAAAATCAAATACATCAAAGAAGAAAATGCTAAAGAAATTAGTAATCTTGGTAAGCTTAATCTTGCTCAACGCGACAGCGTTTGGTCAAGTTTTGAAGCCCCATAGAATAGTATATGAAGGTGACACAGGAGTGTTCTTCAACAAACAACAAGAGTTGTTATTATTGACTATTATCAAAACTGAAAAAGCTCAAAAGAAAGAGATTGAACAACTTTATATCTATAAAGATAATTGTGATAATCAGTTAAAGGCCGAACAGAAGGCTAATGCTGATATGAATAAGTTATTTACTGATATGGAATCTGAAGCAAACAGATTGAAAGAGAAGTATAATAAAGAACTTATTGAACACGCTAAGACAAAAGAAAAGTTAGAAATACAAACTGATAGGAAGAAAAAGTGGAGAGGAATTGGAATTGGTTCTGTGATTGCTAACTGTGTGTTAATTTATTTAATTGCAAAATAATACCACTTTACAAATTAACTAATTATATTATTTTCATTACATGAAAATATTTGAACACAAAGGGGAAAGTATACAGTTTGGACTTTATTTTAGAAATGTTATGGGTGATGAATCACCATCTCATCAATATAGACACTGTGGTTTATATACATCTAAACATTTAGGTGGAAGCCTAAAGACTAACAAGAAAGGAAAACAATCCAAAAGTATTACCTATAATTTTGGTATTGAACTTATCATATATAAACTATGGTTTTCATTTACCAAAAATGAAGAATTGGTATCTACAGAAAAACCAAAGAAAGTTCAGACCAAATATAGAAAGTCTAAAGTGATGATAGAAGAAATGTATGATGAGGTGGATTAATCCACCTCAGATACAATTACTCGTAGTTTTTTCCCATTAACTTCTATAGGAACAATTGTCATTCTTTCATCCATAGAAATTGTTTTATCGGCAATGGATACTTTATATAGTTCCATACTTTGATTTTTTTGTTTTTTCCAGTACTCTAAACTTTTAACAAGCTCACTTGTTACCCATTTAACTTCCCAATTATTATCTTCCATATTATTTATTTTTATCAATATCAAATGTTGCGTTATGGTATATTCTTATTTGGTCTGAACGGTAGTGTCTAACAATACCTCCATCACATAATACAACACACCAAACATCGTTTTCAAAGGTACCAGAATTATTTACATAAATTGCATAACCTTCTTTATTGTTTTCAACAATTACCGGTATTGGTTTTCTAAACTCTAACATTTCTTCCACTTATTATCAGAGTCCAACTCAAACTCACCTATAAACTCTTGTTTCCACTCAGTCGGTTTTATTAATGATAAGAAATATTCTCCATTATTTCTACGATACAAGTAATATCTTTCACCAACTACGGGTTGAAAGTTATAGTTAGCAGAATAAACCATTCTATTCCACTCAAATTCATCCACCAACTTTTTATATTCTTCCTTTATTTCATCATATCTTTTTTGAAAGTAATGATTGGTTTTGAGTATCTTCTCATTCTTCCAAGTTGATACATTCTCAGGGATGATTACTGGTGCTCCGACATTTGTTGCATATGGGAGAAGATGGGCGTAATAACCCTTCTCCTCACTCCATACAACATTATCAGGATACTTTTTCTTTGTCATTATTTGACATTAATCTCCATTTTAACCTTATCCCCATTTGGTTTTGAATATACCGCATATTGTGGTGTTAGATTATAACTCAAACCTTTTAACTTCTCAACATACTTCTTACCCATATTTGGTTTAAGGTAACCAATTGTTGTATGAGGATGGTAATCAGGGAAATTATTGGTGTGTGGATACTTACGAAGCAAATCATTTGTCTTATGTAAGTTGTCTCCTGATACATCAAACTTTAATACATCATAGTCAGGGTTTTGAAATAGTGATGCGTTTTGTAATTTACAATTACCATAGGTAAATCTATTCAAAACATTTCTTACATCATCATCTGTTACATCATCGTGTAATCCAAATAGGAGTGTTGTATGAGGTTCATCTTCCAATCCGAAACTTCTATCACCTTCCTCGTAATAAACATCGTTATCGTCAATTAACTCGTGTATTTCTCCCATCTTTGGGAAATCGTAATATAACATTACGCAACCATAGTCAAACTTTTCTTTGGTTTCTTCTTTTAAAATTTTCTTTATTAAATCTTTCATAATTACATATAATAAGTGTAAGGGTTATAAGTATAAACATTTCCATACTTTCTACAAACTCCGTGTCCTGTGTAATTGTTTAACAGGTAAAGTTCGGCCTCTTCATAAGATTTGTGGATTATACTTTTATATTTAGGTCCTTCATCCTGACCAATTTCTTTCCAGCTAAACAAATTCTTTTGCTCAATAATCCAATAACCTTTCCTGTCATCACTCCCTGAATTTTCAATAACTTCAACTATTCTAAATTTTATCATAACTTAATAATTTTCAATTTTTAACAACACATTTTTATCATAGGATATTTCATAATCACGATAGTCCGAGCAATCGTCTTTTGAGTTCAATTTATAGGTATAATACTCATCACTATAAACCGTAATCGCAATTATGGTCTGCGGTGTTTGATTAATATCTGAATTGATATAAACCACATCTCCTATATTAAATTTATTTTTTATTGTCATCATTAATCAATTACATCAGTAAGATACTGACCTGAATTTAACTTAACTCTATAACAACCTTTTTGGTTATCCATCTCATCCATCCAATTATCCCAATTCTTATCCAACAACTCAACAAACGCATCGTTATTACCTCTGTCTTTATATCTTTGGATATATTCATCTTTGATGTCTTTGTTTGGATATACCAAAACAAATGGTATTCCTTTTTTAACAAGAGCATCTCTAACATCCTTATGTGATGATACTAAAATCTTATCCACATTTGGGTCTTCAATATTCTTTTCAATATGTTCAATGTAGTTTGCCGGAAAGTTTTTCTTGTCAAACTTTGAACTATCACTATCCAACACATTCTTTTCCGTTGTGTTGAAATAGGTTGTTTTACCAACGCCAGGAAAGGCGGAATATACTTTTGTTTTCATATTTTAATCAGTTACATAATTAAGATTATGTTTTTCTGCAACTTCCAAAAATTTTTCTTTTACAAAATCATCTATTGATTTGTATTCACCACTATCTTCAGCCTGTTCCCACCACCATCCACGAATCTCATCCAAATCTGAAATTGACAGGATAAAAGGGTAATGTAAATCTTTGTCGTGTAAATCAATTAACATTTTTGAATATTCCTCAATATTCGTTGCGGTATGTAAATCACCATTATAAACCTCACATTCAATGATGGTTCTGTTTTGTTTGTTTCTTAAAAAGTGTATCATATATTATTCCCCTATCCAGTGTGATTCTATTTTCTCAACTCCGTCATTAACTTCTTTCTTAAATGATTCAATTTTAAAATCATTGATTAAATTATTTTCAGTATCTGTTGTTGTGAATTTTAATTGTCCTGAACCATCACCATCAACAACAACTGGTATGGTAACTGTTGAACCAACACTACCTAAGTATTGGATTTTAGCAAACAGCGATAAAATCTCATTTATTTCTGACTTACCACCTTCAATTTTAACATTTACGTAATATTTTTCCATTTAATAAATTATTCTTTTAGCTAATACTTTGTTTATTTTATTGTCACCAATCTTTGTTGGTAATGAAGAAAGATACTTGATAAATTTCTTTCTGTCAAAGTTTTTGAATAAAGTTTTTGGAAACTCTCCGTTGTTTGGATTCCAATTTCTTTCATCAATGTTTGTCCAATAAAATGTATCCAAGAAATGTTGGACAATACTATGTTCATCACTCTCACCCCAATAATCCGTAGAACAATAATGAACTTCGGGATAATAGATTGAAAACTTATACTTTGGTTCTCCTTTTCTTTGTCTTCGTTTTTTACCAGTTCTATACTCCGCCCAATACAAATCTTTACATTTGAAATGAGCGTCGGTGATAAAACCTTTCCTATATAAAAGTCGGACAATTCTTTTTTCCTGTTTAACCCAGGTTCTTATATCTTTTGACATATGTTAATTTGATAAAGGTGCTTTAATTGCTGGGTGTGATTTGTAGTTCTCCAAGATAACATCATTAACCGATGAACAATGAATACCATCTCTAACTGATACTTTTGGTAGTGGATAAGGTTCTCTTGTTCTCTTTGGGGTTGGTTCGTAATATGGGTCATCAAAGTTTGGAAGTTTGTTTGGGTCAAAGTATCTTTCCATTCCTGTTTCATAATTGTTATCAAACCAAATGTTATATCTTTCCTCATCAGTCAAATCTCTACCAATCTGTTCTTTGGCTTGTTCAATATGGTTTAGGTAAAGATGGGTGTCACCCAAGTTGCCAATCAATTCATCAGGAACCATATTAACTTCATCCGCAATCATTGTTAATAGTAATCCGTAAGATGCAATATTAAATGGAAGCCCCAATAGTGTATCTACACTTCGTTGATTCCACATTAGAGAGATTGCTCTGGTTGGGATTGTATCTTTATATTTTTCATAATCCATTCCAGTATCTCCATACTTTTTAATATACAAATCAACTCTTTCTTTTCGACTCAACTCTCTTGTATAAACTTGAAATCCATAATGACAAGGTGGAAGAACCATTTGGTCTAATTCACCTGGATTCCAAGCCGAAACCATTAGTCGGCGTGAATCAGGATTTGTTTTAAGGTCGTTGATTAGGTTTTGTATTTGGTCTATTTTAATTGTATGGACTTCATCATCAATAAATTCATAAGTATCCCAACTTCTCCATTGCTTACCATACACAGGTCCTAATTCCCCTAATTCTTTAGCAACCATTGGGTTTGTTTTTATTTCGTTAATGAACTCCTCCTTTGTAAATTTATTAACAGGTGGTGATAGAAATTTACCTTCGGTTTCCCATCTCCGTTCATAATTCTTATACGCATCACCATCCCAAATATGACAATCATTATCAACAAGGTATTTGATGTTGGTATCACCTCTTAAAAACCATAGTAATTCAGTTACCATTGTCTTAAAAGCCATCTTCTTTGTTGTAAGAAGTGGAAAGCCGTGTTTCATATTATGACGGATGGTATAACCAAAGATTGATTTGGTACCAGTTCCTGTTCTGTCTTTCTTTTCAACACCATAATCCAAAATTGTTTGGAGTAGGTCTGTGTATTGTTTATCTAGATTGTTCATTCATTAAAGTTTTTACTTGTATTATATCAATATATGTTTTAAGTTGTTCAGCCATTCTTTGATTTGGTTTACCCTTTTCAACAGTTCGTTTATACATTGTATAGAGATATTCTAAATTTTCCAATTCATAAAGAGGTTGGTCTGGTAATGATAGGTCTGTGTATTGTTTATCTAGGTTATTCATAAACTTCTATTGTTTCGTTGTTATATGTTATTGTGATTAGTTTACGCGAGTATAATGCGGCACTCCCTTTTAATATTGGGTTGTTTTGGTCTACTTGTTCTAATACTATTCTTTCCTCTATCTTCAAACCCCACTTCTTAGCAAACTCATCATCTGTTTTGATTTTGTTGATGAACTCTTCTTTTTTAAGAAGACCACCAGGTCCAAACGGACCTTCTACTGTAGCCCATTTGCGAAGTTCTTCGGTTCTTTCGTGGAACTTTTTTCCTTCCACTTTCAAATAATTTTTATACACATCATCAATAATCTGATTGTATTTTTCGTTACTCATAGACTAAATATTTTTATTCATTTACCTTCATAAACTCCCTAATTTCTTCAGTATCCCATCCTTTACCTGGGAAAGCACAATACTTGGTAGCTGTGGGGAGCATTGCGGTTATATTCTTTTTATCCAAGTCATCCAATATTAATAGTACTGGCGTTTTAGATGAATCATATATTTGGTTCCCTATTTTAACTTTCATAATCTAAATATTTTTTATATTGTTCCGTTTTCATACTTATTGATTGTATATTCTAATTGATGGAACATTTGTTTAATTCTCATTCCAAGTTCATATGGGTCATCGTGTTTAACACCTTCCAATGTTATTACATGGTTTGCTCTAAACCATTGAGGTGTTTTAGATTGTTTTACCATTTCAAAACCAAATGGGTATGTCTTAATTTTCTTAAATCCCACATCGTGCATTGTAACCAAACAATCAAATCTGATTTCACATACTCTTGTGGTGTCAGCTTCCATTTCGGATACTGGTGTTATTTCTAAATTATTCATTTGATTCATATTGTATAATCTTTTTGTAATTTTGGCTCAACTTTAATTACCTTTTCAGGGTCTATTTTGGTTTTTCTCCAATGTCCTGGTTCAGGAGCACTTCCCGCAACAACGGAAAGTTCCTCGTCCCTTGTTTTATTCAATACCGCAACATAACTATTCCCTCTTTGAGATTCAAGTATTTTTTCAACTTCCTTCTCAGAATACATTTGCTCTTGTTCTTCAAGATACATTGATTCCAAGTTTGACACTTGTTCAACCATATTCTTTTCAAATTGTTTGATTCTCCCAACGATTGAGTAGGTTTCACCATTATCATCTTTTCTTGGTAATAACAGGTCATCCAAATACATATGAACTACCTCCAAATCTTCCTTCAGTAACTCAATCTGATTGTCTCTAATATCCAAGTCAGATTGTTTAATTGCTGATTTTGGTTCAACATAGTTTTTAACCGCCGATTCAATTGATGAGGTTAAGAAATTAACTATGTCATAAGCGTAATTGTAATCGTATTTTGTTGAAACTTCGACTTCCCAATCACCACTTTTAATTTTTACTGTTGTCATATTATTTCATTTTTTTATTTCCCACTTCCTTGCAAACTCATCATCGGTATTAACTTTATTAATGAATTGTTCTTTTGTCAAACTCTCCACCTGTCCAGTCATTCCCGCAATTATCGCATATCTCTCATAAACCTCGTCAATAGTTCGCTCTCTTTCCATATTAATCCAAATTCAAATTCCACTCATTTAACTTATCACGAAGTATTTCTCGTAATTTATCACAAACATCAATTTCAATTTCTGATGCTTCATTTTTTGGGTCAAGCAAACTTGCACCATATTTTGTGACCGAGCGTAGTTCTTGGTCAAATTCATTAACCAAAGCTTTCCAGCTACCACCATCTAATGCGTTTTGTGCTTCAGTTTTTTCTTCAAAACTGTCAAACTCAAGAATTATTTTTCCCATATTTTTCTCTAAATTTATCGTTAAACCTTAATTCGTGTAGAAACCAATCATAACTTGGAACATCTTCATAACCTGCAAACTCATCTTTATATTTTAGATAAAGGTCAAAGGTTGATGTTTTTATTTCTTCTTCCGTATTAATATCCGTTGCCAATATCCTGTCATTTAAACTCTCAATCTTTTTCAAAACATATTGTTCCAAATCTTCAGATGCATCCAAATACATTTTTCTTAATCTGTGGAATTCATCATCATCAACATCTATAAAAGATGAATAATGTTTGAAACAATAGTGGAAACCTTCTGAGTCCATTCTGTAACGAACCATTTCAAAGTCCTCTAATTGATTTTCTAATTTTTCTATTTCTGTTGACATAACTTATCAAGTGTTTTATCGTATTGTTTATCGTAAGCATCTTTCATTTCATCTGTGAATTGTTCATATAAGTTCCCCATCACCCACTCATCCATTATATAACCAATCTTCAAATCTCTAAGGTATGACCCACAGTAACTTCCATCAGGACTCATCTGACACATAGTCGCTTTACAACAACCATCTTCACCACAACCTGAACACACAGGACAATATGGGGAATAATTATCTTACTGAAGTTTATCAATTGATTCTTTTAATTCATTACCCAACTTTGTTTTCCATTCCTCAAAGGTAAGAGTTGAGCCAGGGTTTGACTCTAAGAAATTCCAATATTGTGTTTCAAGTGATGCCATATTAAACTGCAAATAAAGTTGTTAAAAATACAATTGTAAAAACAATAATCATTATTGTAAGTCCTGTCAAATCTGTTTGGGTATTTTTGCTATTCATCGTATTATATTAATTTCAGATTCAGTTTGAATTATTACTCTTGCTCCACAGGATAAGAGTGTCTTATCATTTCCACCGTATATAACACGACTGGGACCCAAGATTTCAACTTCTGAGCAATAGGTATTCTTTCTACCCTCTTTGATGGTAATAACGGGCTCTAATGAGTTATTTTTCTTATTAGACCTAATCTTGTGTTGATTGACATGAATATACTTCACAACACAAAAATACAATAAAATTAATTAAAAAACAAGAATGTGGAAATTAATCTTCTGAACTATCTAACTTAACTTTAAGTTCCGTGGATAATGTTTTAATTGAAGCTCCGATAATACCTTGCAAACCGAGTATTAATAAATCCTTTACTTCTGAAAATAAGTTACTTCCCATTATATCGCGTATTTCAACATCGTCATGGAATGGATATTCATAATGATATTTTCTCCATTGAGCAAATCCCCAATCCCCATCAACTGTTATTGTTCCGTATAGTATAACGCAGTTACCAATTGTCATTGAACGACAAGTTTCAATAGAAGTTATGTTTAATTCTTTGAACCAATCAAATTCCTCAGACAATATTCTATTTACAATGTAATTAACATTAGGAATAAACTTATTCAAATCATTGTTATATAACTTACTTTCTTGTAGGTTTGATTTTTTATCATTTTTCTTTTTGACAAAAACTACACTTGTTAATCCTTCAGGACTTTGATAATTAATATGGCTTTTTGCTTGATGAACAAGTTCAAGGAGATTCGGAGCAAGCCAACTATCACCCCTATATTTTTTATTCAACACATCTTCATCACCAACAACATAAATCTTTTTCTTATCAGGGCTTAAATAAAAATCTATGTAAAGTTCCTCATCAGGATTTAACATTTTCATCATGTAAATGAGTAACTTATCTTGGGACAATTTTTCTTCGTTTTCATTGATATTTCCTCTTGAGTAATCAAAAATAAGATTTCCGTAAAATACTAATGAACCTGAAGGTAATATTTTATTATATTCTTCATGAACACTGGCCTCGAAATCCTCCCACAAAGATTCAGGGAGGTCATCTTGGTGATAAGTGATTTCACCGTCAATATACACACCAACAACTACTAAATCATACTCGACTTTATAAAACTTAACTGTTTTTAATAACGATACTGATTTTGGTTTTTCAACATAATACTCTATTTTAACATCATGAGAACCATCATCCCAATCATAATATTTAGTTTCATATACTTGTAATTCATTTTCAAAATGAGCCGACCAAACTGCAACTACGGTATTTAATAATTCTGTTTCCATTTATTATAAATATAGTATTTATTGATAATGGGAAAATATAAAGAAGCCATAGAAATTTTCTACAATACTTATTTGGAATCTCCAAAATTTGAAATCGAAGGGATGGAATATTTGTGTGAATTGGCACCTGATGGTAGTTTGAATGTTTATATTAATAACCCAAACGACTTGTCATATAGTAGAGTTGCGGTAACTGGATATTTTGACGAATTAATTGATGAATTTACAAAATTTTTACCAAAAGAAAAACCAGGAGGACCTTCAGCATATTTCTACATGACCAAATTGGTGAATTACTATACTGACATTTCAAAGTATGAAGCATATATTAGTCCAAAAGACAAGACTGAATTATTAAAAATTGCTAACGATATAAAAGAAATAAAGGCTACGGATAGTGATAACTATATTGCAATTAGAGGTAAGTGTAATGTTAATATTAAAGATATTGAAATTGATAGTTATGGTGAAGGTGTTGAAGTCACTGTTGAAGCTGACTGTAGTGAGTTAGAAATTTCCTTAGATATGAAAGAATATGTAGATGTCTCAACAATGTTTGAACAGTATTCTAATATTATTTTTGATTCAAGAGATGATGACTATTTTAGTGAAAAAGTAATATTAACTTTTGACCCCATAACAACATATTTGTGGAATTTAAAGACATTGTGTAATAATGAATATATGTGGGTAGAAATTAGACCTAGAATAAAGTTTAAAGGAGATAGAGTATATTAATATGGAAGACTTCAAAATGGGTGATGTAATTTACATCAAAGGATTTAAAGAAGATAAACCTGAGTTTTTTTGTTGGAAACATTTGAAAGACCTTATTGGGTTACCAACAAAAGTATTATTAATTAGAAATGGGGTGATATATGTAACTCATCCAGTATTGGATGCGGTTCCATTTAATCCTGAATGTGTAGATTATGAAGTTATGGAAAATATTGATTTAGGATATCACAGAGAATTGAAACAAAACCAAGGTCATTTAATCAAACTATTAGGTGATGTTTTGAAAGATGAAGGAAATAAAAAATTCACGGTTGATTTTTTGAAAAAAGACGATTTAAAAGAGTCTGAAGAAAAAGAAATGACAAAAATTCAAAAAACATTAATTGAATTTATTCAGGATTTTGAAGATGGTGATACTGAAATAGTTGATGGGGCATTTGGGGGGATTAGTAATTTTTTAGAATTAATTAAAGAAGAAGGACTTATTAGTTATATAGACCCAAGAAATGTTGTTTGGGATGACTATGAAAATCATTTAAATTATATCTTTTATCAAAATGACCCTTCCTATATATGGAAAATAGTTGATACTTTATCTGATGTTACAAAAATTGGTGATGAATATTATTTTGATACAAGTGGAGAAGAGCTTTCTAAATTTTTTAGCAAAAGTAGAAATGATGTTAGCCGAGAAACGATTGAAGAAATTATTGAAGGTAATTATGATATGGGTTATTGGGATAAAACCAATGACGAATATAACGATGTGTATAAAGTATTAACTATGGAAAACCAAAAATTGGTTGACGATAAAATTCGTGAGGAACTTACCCAAAAAGGAGCGTTAGACATAAATTCAAAGTTATTAGAAAAAATTGGTTTAGAGCAAGGTAGAGGGTATGTTACATTAGATGATAATATTATCACTCGTATTTTAGAAGATGATGAAACCATGAAATATGTTATTAACAGAGAGTTAGACGATGTGACACGCGACTTATATAGTCTTTATTCAGGTTGTTATGATAGTGAATTGATTGACAATTGGTATGATAGTATAATGTCAGAACTAGTTGGTGAAATAATTGATAATACAACTTTTGAAGAATATAGTTACAAAAAAAATGTATATACTAGTATTGGCAAACATGAAACAAGAACTATGTATGCTAGAAGATATCCCGCAACAAAGTGTATATATAATTTAGTTAAAGAATGGGTCATTGAGAAAAAAGACAGCACATGGGATGATGATACCATAAAATATTTCGGTAGTTATTATAACTTAATGATACAAGCAATGAAAGAAGGTATGGTAGATGAATTACGAGTTTCATTGGATGACTATGCCGATTACCGTAAAGTTAATAAGTGCGTCAATGAAAATATAGGTGACTACTTTTAATAATTTCATAACTTTGTCTTAACACACTTTAAAGGACTTATGACTATATGTTAGTATGGTAAGTTCAATTTTTATTTTATCCTATGTCACTTTCTTTTCAGTGATAATACATAAGGACAGACAAGAGTATTTCAAATATAATAGAAAATAAAAAAGGGTCTTTTCAGACCCTTTTCTTATTCTTTTAACCTACATACCATAGACCTGGCATTTGTCTTTCGACTGCGGTCTCTTGGAGACTTTTAGGTAATTTATATTTACCATTTTCTTCACCACAACCAATCAAATTAATGAAAGTTAATTTCTCCATGTTTGCAACACACTCAGGAAGTGGTTTCATGTCAGGATTGTTTGGAAGTGCCATAATACTTAAAGACTTACAGTTACAGATTTCCTCAGGAACCTCACCGATAACTCCGTCCCAAAGAATAGACTTTAACTTCTGTAAGTTACCAATACTCTTAGGGATAGTTAATTTAATTGGAGAACTCTTATCAGTGTTTTCTAAGATTAAATTAGTTGTATTTGGGTCTAATTGATTTAACAAGTCATCTGCTCCGTATAAAGATGCGTATAATCCAGCAGGTCCTTGTGGGAATTGGATTTGAACTTTAGAACCTGTAGGTGATGAAACACCTTTAGCGATTTCAGGTTTAAAGTATTCTCTTAATTCAGCTAATCTACCACCATCTTTTAACATGTCATATAATTTAACAGGTCTGTCTCTTCTATCCATATACTGTGGATGTCTTGGGTCGAAGTGGAATTGATATCTTTCTTTTGGTAATCCTGTCTTTTTACCGAATTCAGTAGCGCTGTTTGGTAAAATTACATATAAAGAACCTGATTTGATGTATGTGTCGTAGTAACTACCATCAACCTTAGAGGTGCACCAATTGGTTTCATCATATTCGTTTGATGTATCGTAATAACCTCCGAAGTAACAAGCCGCAGCCTTTGCTTTAGAATAGTCCTCAGCTTCTTTATGGTTATCGATACGAACGACAGTCCAATTAGGGCCAACATAATCGATAACTGAACCTGGGAATTGATAAGGATTTTCCTTTGTTAGTTTTTCTTCCTTACTTGTTTTGGCATCCTTTGTTAAACGGAAATCCTCAACAGCGACTGACAAACTCTCAGGAGTGTATTTGTTAATATCCTTTTGTTCTAATTTAGATTTAAATCTATGGAATTTCAACAAATCAATTTTCAATCTTTCGATATCCTCGATAAACAATCTACGGAATTCTTTAATTGCGTTTTGATATTGTTTTGGGTCTTCTTTAACATAATCAGGTAAATCTAACTTAGGTTCCTGATAGTTCTTCAACATCCATTGTGTGTATGCTCCAACCTTTACTTTTTCCATATCTTCAGGTGTTGCATTTTCTTTGTCAAAACCTTGCGGAACTTTAGTATCAGGGTCAGCAAAAATCATTGCTTTGAAAATTTCGAAAGGAATTTTCTTACCTGATGTTGAATCGTATTTCTTTCTTTTTTGTTCATTACCCAAAGTATCCAAAGCCTTTTTTAACTCCGCAAATTTTGGAGAATCTTTGTCAGGGTTTGATTCCAATTTTTGTTTGATTGCTTCTATTTTTGAATCAAGTGCTTCCTGAGACGCTCCTTTTTTCATACCAATCATTTCATAGTAATTTTTTTGACCTGGTGCCTCAACATTTGCATCAAACAATGTTTTGAAACGAGAGGACTCGATAATCAAAGACTTTAATAAATTAGTAAATCTCATTTTATAATAGTTTTTTTTATAAATATATCTTACAATTAATTTGAATACAAAAATACAAATATTTAATCGAGAAATCCAAATTAAAATTCATAGAAATAACCTAATTAGATTTTGAGATTACTTATTGACAAACTAACAAGATAGATTTATTTTTTTACCGATGAGTTATTCTAATGAAGAGTTAATTGAAGAATTGATGTGGGACGCCCATGAAAAAGGTATGGGACCACAGTTAATTGATTTGGCTGGAGACATCCAAAGTAGAGAAAAGATGGAGAGGGTTGACGCTTTCCAAAGAGCGTATATTCAACTTGGAATTAAGCAAATAAAAATTGCCAAATTTAAAAAGAATAAAAACGGGGGTAAAGACTTGGTCTGTTCTAAATGTGAAGTTCCGATTAAAGAATATTGGAAAATGGATAATGAAGAAAGAAGAGCGTTAGTTCGAGAGATAACTATTCCCGCACAATACTGTGATAATTGCAAAACAAATATATGATAACTAAATTAGAATACATTTGGTTAGATGGTTATACACCTGAACCAAACATTAGAAGTAAGACAAAAATCTATCAATCTGAACAAGAACCAACATTGGATGATTTGCCAATTTGGAGTTTTGACGGCTCATCAACAAAACAGGCGGAAGGAAATTATTCTGACTGTATGTTGAAACCTGTTAAGATGATTAAAGACCCCCAAAGAAAATCTGCATACCTTGTTTTATGTGAGGTATTAAATCCTGACCTAACTCCTCATCCATCAAATCACAGGTCACAACTCAAAGATGATTCAAATATGTGGGTTGGATTTGAACAGGAGTATTTCATTTGTGAAGGTGAGTTACCTATTGGTCACAAAAAAGGTTGGATGAAACCACAAGGTGAATACTATTGTGGTATTGGTGAAGGGAATGTGTCAGGAAGAAATATTGTTGAACACCACTTGGATGTTTGTTTAGCTGCGGGTCTTAACTTAACAGGTATTAATGCTGAAGTTGCTTTAGGTCAGTGGGAATACCAAGTAATGGGTAAGGGAACATATGAAGCATGTGACCAATTAATTTTGTCTCGCTTTCTATTACAAAGACTTTGCGAAACTTATAATGTAAGAGTTGAATACCACCCAAAACCTTTAGATGGTGATTGGAATGGTTCAGGATTACATACAAACTTCTCAACCAAACATATGAGAGAAGTTGGTGGAAAAGATTACTTTGAAATGTTATTCTCGGCGTTAAAGAAAAACCATCACAAACATATTGAAAACTACGGGTCACAGAATAAGATGAGACTTACAGGGAAACACGAGACACAATCAATTGATACATTTAGTTGGGGAGTTTCAGACAGAGGTGCATCAATCAGAGTTCCACAAACAACTGAACAGAATAATTGGAAAGGTTATGTTGAAGACAGACGACCAGCATCAAATGGTAATCCATATTTGATTATGAAATCAATTTCAGAGACTGTTAATCTTGTTGATATGAACTTTAAGATGGTGAATGTGTAAAAATATTTACTATAATTTGTTTGGTGGTATATTTATAAATAAACAATATTATGGTAATTTATTTAACGACAAATTTAGTTAATGGTAAAAAATATATTGGTCTGGATATGAATAATGATGATAATTATTTTGGTTCAGGTGTTCATATAAAAAGAGCTATAAAAAAATACGGTAAAAATAATTTTACAAAACAAATTTTGGAAATTTGTAATAATAGAGAAGAATTATTAATATCTGAAAAGAAATGGATTTTGGAATATGATGCTGTTCAGTCAAAAGATTTTTACAATGTTCATGAAGGTGGTATTGGTGGGGATATTACACAATATATGAGTGAAGATGAAATATCTGATTGGAAAAAAAATATTAGTATTGGTAAGAAAGGTAAAACTAAAGGGGTCCCATTGACTGATAAAAATAAAAAAGGGATAAGTGAAGGGCTCAAAAAATACTATAAAAATGGTGGAGTTGCTCCGTTACAAGGTAAAAAAAGAGATGATGAAACTAAGAGAAAAATTAGTGAATCTAACAAGGGTAAAGAATTTACAAAAGAGCATTTAACTAATTTGAAAAAATCATTTGAGGGGAGAGACTATAACGGTGAAAAAAATCCTTTTTACGGTAAAGGTCATTTGATATCTGGTGACAAAAACCCAATGTATGGTAAAACTTTTTACGATGTGTGGGTTGAAAAATATGGTAAAGAAATTGCCGATATAAAAAAACAAGAATGGTTAGATAAAAAAAGAAAAAAATGGAATTAATCACAACTTACATATGTAAAGGTAACGAACTCGGAATTGGTGGGAACATGTTCGGAGGAAGTATGATGGGACTTATTGACGAAGCTGGGGCATCATACGCATTTCAAATCTGTGACACCACAAGAATGGTAACAATTAAGATTGATGAGTTAATATTTAAAAGTCCTGTTAAGGTTGGTAGTCTATTAAAGATTTATGGTAGGGTGGATAAGTTTGGAACAACATCAATTAAACTCTATGTTGAAGTTAGAAAACATAATGTCCATACTGGAAACCAAGAAGCGGTTACTCAAACATATATCACATTTGTTAGGATTGATAGTGATGGAAGAGCAATTCCAATTCATGACTATGTGAAAGATAGGTATTACGAAAGATTAGAAAAATACGGGAAAGGACTCCTATCAATGGACGAAAAACAAGTTAGTGAATAATCTAAATGAAATAGACATTTATTTTCTAAAGATGGTAAAAGAAGAACTTTTACCTGAATATAAATTACCTGTCGATTGTGTATCAATAGTTGAGAAAGATGAGAAGTTTATGCTCTATTATGTAATGAAGGAAGTTCCGTTTGAGGTATATTTCAATCGATATGAAATACTAGAAGAATTTACCCAAGAGTGTAAAATGATATTAAAATCATTAAACGCAAGACCATTACATGAGATGAAAGTCTTTGTTGATTACAGTAATCCTAAAAAGAATTTATTACTCCAAATATGAAAAAACATTATCCTTATTTAGAACTTAGAGATAAGATTGATTTATTCACTGAAATTTACGGTGATAAAATGGTTAAAGAGGGATGGACAATATGGTCAGAACCATCGAAGAAATACGATGAGATATATGAGAGTAGGGAGACTGATAATAGATATGTCTATGAGACGGTAACAGGTTCAAAGAAAGTGAATAAAGATTATTTGTTTGCCGATTGGTTAATCAAAGGGAAACATATGAAAACATTAAAGAATTTGTTAGAAAATTATAAAATAAAAATAAACGAGGATGGACTAATCGTAGAATTAGGTAAATCTACAATATGGGAAAAAAATGATTAATTATGCGGATGTAATTGTCGATTTGCAATCAGGCGACACTGGAAAAGGAAAAGTATGTAATACATTGAGTCAAATACCAAATGAATATACTCATGTGGTAAGATATAATGGTGGAGGAAATGCTGGACATACCATCTATAAAAACGGAAAGAAGATTGTCACACATTTTATTCCATCAGGAATTGTAAATGGTGTAAAATCAATCATTGGACCTGGATGTGTGGTCAATCCAATTAAACTATTACAAGAAATACAACAACTCGAAAGTTCGGGTGTCGAGGTAATCGGTAATTTGTTTATAGACAAGAGAGTTCATATTATAACTCCTGAACATATTGATAAAGACTCAACAGACACAAAGATTGGAACAACCAAAACAGGTAATGGTCCATGTTATAGTGACAAGTATTCTCGTGTTGGTAATAGAGCGGAACATGCTGAAATATTAGAGTCATTTATGATTGACATTTATGATGAGTTACATAAGACAGAAACCAAAATATTGTTTGAAGGAGCACAAGGGTTTGAACTCGATATTGATTGGGGTGATTATCCTTATGTAACATCCTCACACTGCACGGTTGGAAGTGCGATTATGAATGGAGTTCCACCTCAATCGATACGAAAGGTTTATGGTATTTGTAAAGCTTATAATACATATGTTGGGGCCAAACAATTTGAGGAACCAAATGAAATATTTGAAATGATTAGAGGTGTTGGAAATGAATACGGCTCAACAACAGGAAGACCAAGACAAATTGGATGGACGAACTTAGATGATTTAATCAAAGCGTGTAATATTAATGGAGTGACACATCTTGTGGTTAATAAAGTGGATGTTTTAGAACAAGTTGGAACTTTTAAATTAATACATAATGGAAGTGAAAGACTTTTTGTTGATAAAGAATTCTTTAAGATTTATTTTGAAAACATAATTAAAAAGTCTTGTGGATTGATTCGAGAAGTTATATTCTCAGAGAGTATGGATACAATATAAAAGGTCAGACATCTGACCTTTTTTCATCTATAATTTGTTTCATTTTGATTTGTAGTTCTCTATCATCAGATAACACTTGGTCCATCTCCAATATCGAAACAAAGTCACCTTCACATAGTTTTTTAACCTCAGCCGAATTAAATTGTTTTTGATTTAGGAAGTAATTAAAGAACTCGGAGAATATAATGTGATACCAAACCTCATTCATACCAAATGGTGTTAAATATGATAAGAAAAAGTCATATCTCCACCAAAGATTTTTGGTGTCGGTTTGATATTCGAAATACCAATACCTTGTTTCTTTATTAATTACCCAAATGGATTTACCTAAGTCAATGACCTCAGCACCATCCATGTCATCAAATAATAAATTAAATATTGACTGTTTAACAATTTCATCTATCATCCAATTAATAATAAATTAACATTAAAAAAATGAAAGCGATAATCGCCAAAAACAATCTCTCTTACATTGGTTTAGATAACAAGTTGTTATGGAACTCTCAACAAGATATGTCACATTTTATTAAACAGACATTAAATAAAAGATTACTTGTTGGGTATAATACATCAATTAATTTACCAAAACTAAAGAATAGAGAAGTGATTATCGATGAAAGAGACGAGTTAATATTGGATGTTGATTGGTGTATTGGAGGAAAGAAAACTTATGAGAAGTATGCCAAATACTTTACAGAATTACATATTTCACATATTAATAACGATAGTATTGGTGATATAATGTTTCCTGATTTAAAAGACTTAAATCCTGATTGTAAGATTTTTAACTATTATTTCTGAAAACCAAAATTTGGAGTTACTGCAATAAATTGCCAATCCCTGTCAATAAAACTACGGTATCCCATTAAATCTTCAAAACAATGCCAAACTAAACCTTCAAAAATACTACTATCGTCATAGTGAAAATCGTAAAGTAAATCTATAATATATGGACCAAGTTCCAAAAATCCATATTTGTCTTTATAATTTAGGTCCTCTATCCATACTTTACTTATATTAAAATCAACAAAAATTCTGAAATCCTCGGAGCTGTCCCAATACATCTCAAAACCTGCATCTGTAGAAAATGACCCAGTAACAGTGTATATAGTATTACCTTTTCTAAATTTAACATCAACCTCAGGAGTGTTTAAGCACTTTTTAATTCCTTGTTTCATTTTGGGTGGAATGTAGTAATCCCTATCAGTTTTATTAAAGAATTTCAAAAATTCCCTTTCCCATCTTAAATCAGGTATATTAATAAGTTTTCCTATATTACCTAATTCTTCATCTGCCCATTCCAATATAATAGTCGGCATTGAATACGGTAAATCATTTGGATTGTCAATTTTAAATACAGGAAGTTGATAATCAACACCATAAATCCTCTTTTTACTATAATCACCTGAAAAACGAATTGTTATACCGTGATAATCATAATCATCTAATAATGTAATCATCATTGATGATATTACTGACATTTCCTCTTGGGTATATTTTGACATAATTATAAATACTTAATAAATTAAAAACCCTTCATTACGAAGGGTTTCTTATTCTCACAGGCCGTATTGTTGTCGGTATTTGACTCCCAAAAGTTCTTTGGCTTTATTAACTGCCAATTCTTTGGTGTGGAGTCCTTTTTCTACCATTTTCTTAGAGTGATAGATGATGTAATCAGTTGAGATAACCTCACCGATTGCCCATTTATTTTTACTCTCTTTTGCTGGCTTTAGATTGTCTTTAGCATAAACATCATAAAACCCTACCTTACATACGTAGCGACCTTTAATTGAACCTTTTCCCATAGTATTTTTTATTATTAGTTGTTTTTTCAAAGATATGAAATATTAATTGTAGTGTCAAATGGTTGAGGTAATATTTATTTAGATATGAGTGAGTCAAAAGAGAAACATATTGAAGAAGCTATGGTCAATTTAATTGACATGTTTGTTGAAGATGAATACGGTGAGTTAAAACAAGTATTGTTTCCTGACAAAATTAAGTTTCAGGATAGTAATGGTAATACTGTGTTTGAAGTTAGTGAAATAAACTACAATACATGGGTTGAATACGAGTTTTTGAGACAAATAAGAAAAATGACCAACGACGATAACGAGGTATATTTGAAAAAATACTTTCAAAAGAAACATAGTATATTACCAAATAAAATTTTTATATTTTTTTAATGAAAGATTTAATTAAGAAAATATTAAAAGAAGAAACTGAAGAGCCGTCAGATAACGACTTAAAAGGTCTTTATAATGAAATAGGTTGGTATCAGATTGAAAGAATGTTTGGTAGTGTCTCAAACTACATAAAAATGGTTTATGGTGGAAACCTAAAGGAATTTTACAAAAATGAAAATGTTGGACCTTATTATATTAGAGAAGGTAATGAGGTTAATATGTATTTTGATGACAATCTTGTCCAACACTTAAATTTGGAGGATTTTGGTAAAGATGAAAAAAAATTAGGTAAGTTTAAATTTGGTAGGAAAAATGACATGCAATATTCTTTTGATGCTAGATTACGAAAAGTTAATTACGTAGACGGAAGAGTTGTTTGGAGAGTCGTAGGAATGAGTGGAAGTTCGGGATTTGGATATTCTTTTATACCAAAAAGAGAAACATTAGCAAAAACATATAGAAATCAAATATTCCAACAGATAATTGATAAGTATAATTTAAAAGATTATGATTAAAGAAAGTGGGCTTAGGACCGCTGTAGTTTAGGCTACATTAACCCCATTGAATTCGCTACTCAGTGGGGTTTTCATTTTAAGTGGTATTTATAATGATATGAATCTAAGGGATAACATAAGAAAAATATTAAGAGAAGATTCTGAAGATAAATTTCAAAATTCTATTCTTGAACTAATTGACGAGGTTGGTATATATGAAGCAAAAAAATACCTTGGTGTTAGTACGACACAATTAGTCAAACTTTCAAAAATTGAAATCAATTCAAAAATTGCGAACGAATTATTAATTGAAAATTTAGAAAAAGGTAAATTGAAAGATACCTACAATGAATTTAATATACAAACAAATTTGGATGGTATTTTTTATTGGGATGGTGAGATTAAAACGGGAGAATTTCTCCCTAATTATACTGAACTTATTACGGCAATGGCCACACCATTTTGGGATGGACTTGATTATACACCTGTTGAAATTGATTGGTTTTCTTTGGAGGATAGAAGTAGAAAAATTGGTAAACAGGTAGTTGTTGAAATCGCTGGGGAAGGAGACTATTTCAAAGTGTTACAAGACAAAACAAGATTTGATAGTGTTGAAGAGTTGTTTAGTTGGTATGATGAAGTTTATTTACCAGGTGTATATGACATCATTATGAATGAACTATTACCTATTGCTCAACAAGATATTCAGGATAAAATGGATGAAGATATGATATTTTAATCCTCATTAACAGATAACCAGGCATCGCCCATCATTCCACCATATATTTTAACATCCCAAATATCAATTTTAGTGTTTAACTTTGACTCAATCCAATTTTTAATTTCAACTGATGCGTTATCACCTGAAGGAACATTGAAATAAGAATTAATTTCATCCGACAACTCTTTAGAAATCACAACAAAGGTTTTGTGATACATTATCTGAGCGTGAGCGTCATCCTTGTCATAAACAAAGTATGCGTATTTATGATAACCTTCTTTATGGATAATTTCAAAGTCCTGAGCATTAAGATATGCAAATACAAGTTCCTCTAATTGATTGTCATCCTTCATAATTTAATAAATATAAATATATTTATAATAATATGAAACTCAGAGAATCCATAAAGAGAGTATTAAAAGAATCAACAGAGGTCCCAAATAGTGTTAAAAGAAGACTACACGCAATTGATTGGCAGATTGATTTTGCAATTAAAGAAGTTAAAGTTCAATATAATGTTTGTGGATTGTCAAAGGAACAATATGTTGAAACGGTAATTGAAAAAGCCATAACATCTATGTATTGGGACTTCTTCTCCGATATGGATGAAAATACTGTTGAGTGGGGAGAGTCTTATAAGTTAATGGTGGATTATGCTAGTAAAAAATTCACCGAGCACTTAAAGAATACTTATCAGAGGGAATGTCGTTAATTACTTTATTTATTTAATACCGAATCTATTACACTATCAGGATAGTATGACAACGATTTTGTTTTTAATACCTCATCCACATGATATTGTTGTCGGAAACTCCCTAAGCTGGATACTTTATTTACAGTAACTGATGATGAGGATTTTAATATTTGATTAACCATAAGAGAGGCCCAAGGAGGTGAGGTTTTAGATATAGTTTTTAATACTTCACCTATCTTCCAATCCCTACTTGCAGGTTCCGATTTGATTACAATTTCCGCTCTACTGTTATTAAATATACCATCATTTGCTGGTATAAGAGTAACTCCATTATTATTTAGAATATTATTTATAACACCATCCTCATCAATTAATTCCGAACCTTTTTTCGACACTTCAAAATCACCACTTAATATATTTGCAACCCAATTTGCAATAATTGGAGTGAATTTTTCATTATCCATTGAAAATACCTTGAAAAACGATACAAAGAAATCATACCTCCACCATAAAGTGTTACTAAATGTGTCAAGCTCAAAGTACCAGTATTTATTATCCCTATCAATAAACCATATTGATTTACCATGATGAATAATTTCCACATTTGATAACTCCTCGTATAATTGTTGATATATAAAATCTTTTAATATTTTATCCATTTTATTTTTGATTTAATATCTTCCCAACCAAGTGACAATCCTCAACTCCCCATCCTTGTGTTGAGGATACCTTATGAGTTAATATCTCTTCCACATTAACCCAATCAACTGATGAATCTCTTTTAGTTTTGGTTACTTTATAATCTAAAACATCCTTCACAAATGACAATGGAGGTGCGTTCCCTGTTTGGGTTTCTATTACCTTATGATTTAAGACCTCTTCCACCCAATTCTCTTTGCAAGATTGGATGGCCATTGTTGTAGATACCTTATGATTTAGGACATCCTCCACCGTTTGCTTTTGTAAAATTTCTTTGGCGTTGGATGTGGATACCTTATGATTTAAGACCTCTTCCACCAGCGAAGTTGTATAAATTACCGTACAGCGTGTTGTAGATACCTTATGATTTAGGACCTCTTCCACCATTAAAGGTGCCAAGAGATTGGCTGACAAAGTTGTGGATACCTTATGATTTAAGACCTCTTCCACCTTACCAGGGACAGGTGTCGTATGTAAATTTGTTGTAGTTACCTTATGATTTAGGACCTCTTCCACCTCGTCCGTGCATCCTTTGCTAATCAAGGTCGTTGTAGATACCTTATAATTTAGGACCTCTTCCACCCAATCGGACAGAATGGGTGTAAACTCATTGCGTTTCATAGAGAACATCTCAAAAAACGAGGTAAAGAAATGATATCTCCACCATAATGTTCCTGACTTATCAAATTCAAAATACCAATACTCATTTTCTCGGTCAATAAACCAAATGGAATCCTTATGTGGAATTATCTCCACATTACTCAATTCTTCGTATAGTTGTTGATATATAAAATCTTTTAATATTTTATCCATTTTATTTTTGTTTTAATACCTCTTCCACCAAAATTACCTTTTTATCCCAATCGAAGTAGGTTGAGGATACCTTATGATTTAAGACCTCTTCCACCTTCCTTGGGTTTTGAGAAATGCGGTCCTCAGTTGTTGATACCTTATAATTTAGGACCTCTTCCACCATGACCGATTCTTTGTTCTCCCTGACTTGGGTTGTAGATACCTTATGATTTAATACCTCTTCCACCATACCAATCATTTGGCCTGAATTCAGAGAAGTTGTAGATACCTTATGATTTAAGACCTCTTCCACCAACGGATGAGAACGGTTGTCAAAATGCCGAGTTGCAGATACCTTATGATTTAGGACCTCTTCCACCACTGCTGGTAGAATATCGTGGCAATTGTGGGTTGTAGATACCTTATGATTTAAGACCTCTTCCACCCACTCAGGCAAACCATATGAACAAGTTTGGGTTGTAGATACCTTATGATTTAGGACCTCTTCCACCAGAAAAAGTTGCCTTGGTTTCTCCCGACCTGTTGTAGATACCTTATGATTTAAGACCTCTTCCACCCAAGCGGATAGAATGGGTTCAAAATCGGTATCACTAAGGGAGAACACTTTAAAAAAACTGAGAAAGAATCCATATCTCCACCACAACATTCCATCCTTTTCAAATTCAAAATACCAATATTCGTTTTTTCGGTCAATAAACCAAATGGAGTAGTTATATGGAATAATCTCCACATTACTCAATTCTTCATATAGTTGTTGGAATATGAAATCTTTTAATACTTTGTCCATAAGGCAAATATAGGGAAGAAAACTTAAATTGAAAAACTTTTTTCAGTTTATTTTAATTGATATTTATAATAATATGAATTTACAACAGACCATAAGAAGAATAATATTGGAAGAATTACATAACAAAAATAAAAAAATTGTTTGTCAGGAGTGTGGATGGTCTTGGAATTTATCTGAAGGCGGACACGACCCATACACATGTCATAAATGTGGAAATGAAAATCATAAATCTGAACTCCAAGAAAAGTGTTGGGCGGGATATACCCAAAAAGGAATGAAGACAATGTTTGGTAAGAAATATCCTAATTGTGTTAAGAAGAAAAAGAAATGAACCTGCAAGAATCCATAAGAAGAATACTAAGGGAAGAGTCCAAACCTATCCTGATGATTAGACGTAGAGTCCCTAACAATGATTTAGAGAGGGAGTTTAGCGAGTCTTTAGATATGTCATCAAATATGTTACGCAATACAAATAAAGAAGATGGGAGTATTATGAGTTTAAATAGGTTTATAGATGTAACAATTTCAATTTTAATGGATGGGATTCATTACGAACTATATAGTACAATGCCAGAAGATTCACAATGGTATGGTGAGGTTATGGAAAGTTTAAAAGATTACTATAAAGATAGAATTAAAAGTAGATATAAAAAATTAGTGTCAAATACATAATATGAACCTACAAGAATCCATAAGAAGAATATTAAGGGAAGGAACTGAACTACCTTATTACATTAGAAGAAGGGTGACCGCTAATGAACTTGAGCGGTTGGTTAGGGATGTTAAAATTTCTTTAAGTTGGGGAAAGAATAGAAGTGAAGCCTTTTATGACGCAATTCAAAATCTTATTTCGTCAAACAAAGAACTGTTAAAAGATTACAACATGTCCCAAGATGTATATAAATTTGATGCGCCATTAATTAAATACATAAATTCAAAATTGGACGAGGAACCGTTAAATGAGTCAATATTAAGGGAAGAGACCTCAGACCAAGAAAGTATTAAAGATTTGGTTTCTGATATGGGTATTTACCAAACCGCAAAAATGTTTGGAGGGGTTGAAAATTTATATAAGGTTCTTGGTTTTACTGGAACACAAAAGGAAATGATTTTCATTGTTGATACAATAATGAGACTCGATGTTCCTGATATGGAAAATATATGTGATTTTAAAATTAAACCAACTCTACATTCGTTAAAACTATATGTGGAAATACCAAAATATTATCCTAATTTATCTGATGATAGTTTTGTGAACAAACAAAAAACAAGACAAGCGATATATAACATAAGCACCCTTATACACAGATTAGGAAATAATTTAGTGAGGGGACATACTATAGATGTTAGTATAGGAGATTGTTAATACAAAGAAGAAGAAATATGAACCTACAAGAAAACATAAGAAGAATATTAAGGGAAGAATCCGAGGGACACAAATTAAAATTTGTTAAGCAAATTATTCATGTTTTATATGATGAGGTTTCATTTATAGAACAATCAACTTATAATAATAAACCTTTACTTAAAATTTATTTTGATTCTGATGATACTGCGGCAAACATTGAGTCGTGGTTTGATACAAAAATATCAAGAGATATTGATAAATGGACTTCAGGAAATATTGTTGTTTGTCCTACTTGGATGACTGAATGGGATGTGAGGAAAAAAAATGCTGATGTTTTTATAGAAACTGAACTTTTAAAATATGATAATTTGGGAAATGTAATTAATGAATCAGTATTGAGGGAAGAAAAAGAACTACCTATTTACTTCAAAAGAAGGATAGATATGGAAACTCTTGAACAGATATATCAATATGTTTTAAAGGTGGCTTCAAAAAGATACACAGATAAGAAAAAACAATTAAATGCAATGACACCATATAAATTTAATCATCTTGTCACATCAAACTTAATAGAAGATGTATGTGAAAACTTTGAATTAGAATGTGGTGATGATGAAAACAGATTTAATCAACTATGGGATTTTTTAAATGACCGTTATTCAAAAAGAAATGTAAAACACTTCTACGACATAAGATAGAAGTTATTAATCAAAATAGAATTTTTTGATATTAAATCCGACTTTATTTACAACCCAGCTTCCAACATAGGGTAATGACTCATCCCATCCGATATTGAAATAAGACTCAATTTCTTTAAGTAGTTTTGGTTTAACATAACATTCATTACTTTGGCGGTGGATACTAATTAAAACACTTTGAATACGAGAATTATAACTTTCATACGATTCAAAGAATATGATATTACCATTATAATCAATGGTATGAAAGTCCTGACTATCCAAATAACTCCATATCATATTTTTCATTTCTTCGTTCATTGATATACAATATGAGCACCTTTTACTCGATTGACTTTATATGGGAATGATTGTTCAAACGCATCAGACATTGCATATTTAGAATGGACGGACCAAAACGGGTGGGGAAATAACTTACTGTATAAATCATTCAAACTATAATCGTAATATAACTCACCACTTGGTTTCATATAACTAAATATTACTTCCTTATCTTCATCATAAATAACAATCTCATTACCTATTTCACCATACGAATCAAACAATCCTGTAATAAATGATGTCAAAATTTCTTTAATGTCATTATACCCTTCTTCATATTCTTTTTCCATCCAATTTCTTTCAATCTCAGATAGTAAATTAATTTGTGATTCTTTGATTATGTATTTCATATTATTATAAATATGTTATTTGGGTATTCTCAACCAAAATCATCATACAACTTTTCAAACAAAGCGGTGTTTGTGACCTTCATTTGGAGGGTATTCTCAACCCACTTACCAATAATTTTTTCAGAATCAGAGCGTTGCAAAGAAAAGAAAGAAGAAATTTCATTAATTAAATTAATATTAATAAAACACCAGCCATCTGATTTATCATATCTAATTTGAGCATATTCGTCACCCTCCGAATTAACAAAATATATCTTATTACCTTTATTAATCTGAATAAAATCCTGATTATCCAAATACCAAAATACAACATTATTTATTTGTGACTCTTTAATTAGATATTTCATATTATTATAAATATGTTATTTGGGTATTATCAACCTTTTCTGGCCTTTACCTCTTGAATATTGGGTGTTTGTGACCTTCATTCGGAGGGTATTATCAACCCATCTGCCGATAACTTCTTTAGAATCATAAGGTTGTAAAGAAAAGAAAGAAGAAATTTCTCTAATTAAATTAATATTAATAAAACACCAGCCATCATCTTTATCAAGTCTTATTTGAGCATATTCATCCCCTTCTGAATTAACAAAATAAATATTACGACTCCTTTCAATCTTAATAAAATCCTGATTATCCAAATACCAAAATACAACATTATTTATTTGTGATTCTTTGATTATGTATTTCATATTATAATTCAGATACTACATTAATGGTTATGTCTTCTTCTTTATATGGGGAAAACCCTGTTTTAGGGTCAAGGCCCGATGTTTGAACACCTAAGTATCCGAGAATACTCCTTCTTATATCAAATTCAAAATTTCGTTCTTTAAGATACTTAGAATCACGGTGCTGAGGATTAGTAATATATGAGTCATCAATCTCCCCAAAATATACATTAATCAATGTCTGAGGAAATCCATTATCATTAATTTCATTTGCCTCAATACCTTTTGGTTCGTATAATGTTTCAATTAGTTTAACAACAGCAATAACTCTCGGGTCCATATATGATAATAAATATAACGAAATTAACTTGTTATTTAAAGAACATATTATTATGATTGGGGTATGAAAGTTCTTATGTTAGGTGGAACGGGGTTACTTGGTTCTGAATTTAAAAAGATATCGGATTTTATTCTTGCGGGAAGTGAGATAGACATAACTGTGGAGAGTGAATTATACTCCAAGTTAAACATAATCAATCCTGATATTATATTACTTGCGGCAGCAAAAACAAACTCGGTGGATATAGATAATAATCCAATAGATGCAATTAACACAAATATAGTAGGAGTATCAAATGTAACGAAATACTGTATAGAGAATAATATAAGGTTAGTATATATTTCCACTGATTATGTATATGATTCAAAAGGTGGGAACCATAAAGAAAACGACCCGATTTATCCGTTTAACTTCTACGCATGGACAAAGTTAGGTGGAGAATGTTCTGTAAGAGGTTATAGGAACTCTTTAATCATACGAACATCATTCGGGTCAACAGAATACCCATATGAATATGCATATGATAACAGAGAGGTCTCAAAAGACTATGTGGATATAATTGCCCCGATGATTAAAGACTTAACTCTATCAGAGGAGACAGGAATAATAAATGTGGGAACTGATAGTAAAACACTATATGAATATGCATTAAAGAGAAACCCACATGTAAAACCACAAACACAAAAGGAAGGACAAGTATTCACTATGAATATAGATAAGTTAAGTAAGTTCTATAATGAAATTACGAATTAAACAAACTCATTCCCCCATTCCACTATCGTGTCGTTCCATTCCCCTAACGGGTCATTACACTTAATGGGTTCATTCGTTTATTTACTTCCTAATTTCCCCTTATATATAAAACCCCCTAACGAAAGACACACAATACTAAGGGACATAACATATTACTGTGAAAGGTATAATGTAATGTCTTAATTAATTATAACCCTTTAAGGGTATAATAACTATAAGAAGACAACAGTATATACCTGTTAGGGTATAATAATAGTGGTGGATATACTGAAGGGGACAATGCGTCTTATAAGGAACAAAAACCTACAGGTTTATCCCTTTTATGACAAGTTATGTCCCACTTTCTCCCACCATTATAATTGTCCATATATTGTGTCTATATTTGAAAGGGGAATATGAAAAACCCCGTTGAAGGACACTATAACAACATATTTCCGTTGAAGATTAAAACAACTAAAGTCTGTCCACGCTCATTTGTTAATAAGAACTTTTTTTAGCTGGAAAATATATATAGTAAAAAAAACCCTTCTGACGCTATCTACAGGACCACTTTTTTCACTTTTAACATTTCTAAATATGGTCATTACGATAGTGCCAGTGGGAAAAAGTGGTAATAATTAATATACATAATACTATACAATATGGGGTATATTTATTATAGTTAATATGACTAAAAGTGGTCAAGGGGATTATCCCCCATCTGACGCTCCCCTGACATTTTGACAAAATCAAGAAAATTAACATTTTTAACATATTAAGTTATGAACAAAATCCCCTCTAACAACTCCCAAATCAAGGTTGTGTTACAGAACACCAAAATAATGGTGGATGATTTAAAGGGTTTTAAAGTTGTCTTATTATACTTTAGTGGTGAGAAGGTGGGGAAAATGGAGTATGGAATTGTTAAGACCCCCTTACAAAACACTCAGTATATACTTACAAGTTATAAATTAACTCCTGAGTATATGGAACTTTTCAACGGGGAGGAAAATCCAATTCAGGTTTTGTCGAATTATGTTAAGACATTAATCGTTTGACTTTCTTCCACACCTCTTTCTTATACTTCTTGGCATTACTAACAGCTTCAATTTCATATGGACAGTTTTCATACCCATGTTCTTTAACGGAGTCTTGGTAGTTCTCCAAAAGACCTTCCTGAATGTGGTGGGTATATTCATGAATGATAACCCCAATGAAATATGAAATGGTCTGACACTGTGATGGGTTCACATATATTTTGTGGGAGAAACAATACTGACCATAAAGGTTACTTAGATTATTTCTTATGTGAAAGGAAGGGGTTGGTTTATTCCCACCACCAATAAGTTCCCCACATACATCAATAACATACATCCCAAGGAGACGAAGTTCAGAGGTGGAGTATAATTCACATTTGTCTTTTAGTTTCATAATTTCTCAACCTCCTTATATGTGATTTGTTTAATGAAGTCCCATCTGGCAACTTCAAACCCAATACACTTTAATAAATCTTTAACTTCGTTTTTTTCGAAGAAGTCATTAATGGCAGTTTCATATCTGTATTTTCTCATTCGGTTAAGTCTAACCAAACGACTTCTTTTATTCCATGAATATTTTAACATATCATTATGAGAGGTTGGGGAAAATCTATCATCCTTTGATAATGACACCTCAATATTGAAGTAGTATCTTTTCTTATCCCCATAGGTGGTCCAATAATCCTCTTCCCAAAGAGATACAATGCGTAAGGAATATTTGTTTCCCTCACATACACCTGAAGTAAAATCCACACCCATCTCTTTTAAGATGTTATTAATCTCCTTGGTTACTTTTGTATTTACTTTGTTCATATGGTTGGGGTTGTTTTTAATTGTTCTACAAATATAGTGAAACTATTCCACCCACACAAGAAAAATCTTATTTTTTTTAAAGTAAAGCAGGTTGGAGTATACGCTCCAAGCATAATGTAATATATGCCAGCCCTTTATCCACTTATCGTTATAAGTTACGGGGCTAAGTTATGGCAAAAATATGAAACAAAAAAATAGGATATTAAAAAAGTTCGCCATACCTTTGTGGTATTGTAACGAGAACATCGGGACCGAGTATACTCCAACCTGCCTTTATATATAAAGTTGTCCCCCAAGACAAGGGGAAAATATAAGGCACCAACACAAAGATATAAAAGAATATGATACAAACCAAATAAACTTATCAACAATTGTTTCCCTCATTAATAAGGGAAACATTTATTTGGTGGGGTAAAATAATTGTTATATATTTGTGGTATGATTACAACATTTGATACTCTAAAGTTTGTCCCCCATCCTAATGGTATGGGCGGAGTTCAGTGTATTGTTTATACTGACAACGGATTCACCATTAGTATTGTTGGTGGTCCATCTCTATATGGTGACGGAGTTAATACATTCGAGGTGGCATGTTGGAAGAGTGATGGGGATAAAGAGTGGGTTAGACTTTCCCCATACGATGATGTGATAGGTCACAGAAGTAAAGATGAGGTATTAGAAATTATACTTAACATATCGTCAGGTATAATGAAACAATATGTATAACATTATAGGTGGGGGTAGGTAGTGGGGGTCATACTCCCCTATACCCCCCTCATAGGTGTGGGGTACCCCCTCCCTCCCTCCGTATCCCCCCTTATATAGGGGGTTTTTAAGTCAAAAGGGGGGGATAATCCCGTCTAAAAAATTCTGGAAAAAAATTTATGGAAATGGGACCCCCTTAATTATAAAAGGTGGGTAAATTAAAATAAAAATTTTTGGAATTTTTTAGTATTTATAGTAAAATAATATAATATGAAAAAGATAAGATTAACAGAAACAGAATTAACAAATATTGTTAAAAGGGTTATTAATGAAAACCAATTAATTAATGAAGGACGCCAAATTATATTTATTGATGATTATATCAAAACTGATGGAGGTATTAGAATTGTTGAAACTAAAGAAGGTAAAATAAAATTACAAAGAAAAGGTGATAGTGTTATTTGTTTAGGTGAAGTTGGACCTGGGTTTATTTGGGGAGATGACGAAGGTTTAATTTAAAAAATAATATAATTTGATACGATAGACCCCCTTGGATTTCAAGGGGTTTTTTGTTTATATTTGTATTATGGAACATGATGATGAAATCCAAAGACTTGAAGGAGAAATTCTTGAATTAAAGGATAAGTTAAAAAGGGTTACTGATAGGGAATTAATATATAAGGAAATATTAAGGGAGATAAGTGAATCAATTGATAATCAGTTAAAGAGAGATGATGAGAATGAAAGATTTAAATTTGAGGAAAAGATTAACTTCAAGTTATTTGTTGAGTGTATGAAAGAAGATTTGGAAAACTATAGAAGAATATATAAGAAGATAGATTATAATATTGATTTTTGAAAACACGACCCCCTTCTCCAACGGGACCCCAATATGAGAAAAAAAATTTTTGGAAAATTTTGGGTAAATTGACTATCTTTGTAATATGATTAATAAACTCATTGATTTATATACGGAAGATTTTTCAACTTATCATTATAGGGGATGGTATTGGGTTATTAATCCTGTAACAAGAGAATGGATTGTTAATGTTGCAGATAGTGGATATACATTTTTCAATAGAGACTTTTGGATAGTTGTTTCAAAATTATACCCCGCAAAAGATATTACCGAAGATATTCATAATTGGGTTGTTTATAAACTTGGGGTTCCTGTTAATAAACACTGCCACCCTGATTATATTCCCATGGATTATGATTGGAGAGATGAGTTTAAAGGACAATTAATTATTGATGTTATAAATGGAGGGGAAAAAATTAAATAAAATTTTTTTTCCGTTGTTGCCAATCCCCCCTACCCCCTTTTTTTTTAGGCAAGTATTTTTACATGGTATGGTTCGTAAGTCCCTACTGATTGAATTGGTAAAGATGTATTTCCAGAAAACCAATTTGCAAATACGGAAATCCACATATCGCCAAACATTCTTGTTAGTCTATCGACAATTTGCCGGTCAATTATAAGAATATTATTATACCCCTTAAATGACTCATGGTAAGAGTAGGATGAACGGTCATTAACATAAAACTCGACCTCTCCCCATATTTTAATATCTTCTTTGTAATTATAAGGGCTCCCCCATCCATAGTCAGGAACATATTCATCAGAGATGTATTCTAAAATAATACTGTTAAGTCTTTCTATGTCTATTTGATATTTCATCTTGGTTATATATAAATATAAAAAAATTTTTTTCCGTCGTTCCTCCAATTCCCCCTACCCCCTTTTTTATTTTTTGAGATATTTATAGTATTATGGAGAGTATTGAAAATTATAAGAAAAGATTTTTTAATCTAATGGAATCAACAATTGGTGATGTTAGACCATTGATTACTGAGACTTTGACTGAGGATAAAGTGAAAGAATATAAATCAAAATGGTCTATCTCAAATGTATTGAAAAAAGAAGAGTCAAAAAAGATGTATCAAACCGCAATTGATAGTGGTAATGAAATTACTGAAACTGAAGATTCTCAGGTTGTTGAGTATTATCGCAATATGTTAAAAGATGGTCGTGCTAGTCAATTAATTAGTATGTATGACATGTCCCACAACACCAAATCTTCTGAACTTGGAAAAAGTCCAATTACTAATCCTCAGGAATTGACAGGAGATGAGTTAACAAAATTTTATAATGCAATGATTGGGACCTATATGAATGTGAAAGGTGATTTTGATGGTAGGATTATTTTTGCGACTTTGTTAAAAAATAGAGATAGTAAAATTCCTGTTAAAACAGTTCAAGATTATATAAATCAAAAGACTGGAAAAAATTATAATTTGATTGACATTTACAACAAATTAACAGACAAAGAAAATCTTGCGGCAATAGGACAAAAACAGACTTCAAAATAATTTATTATAAGTAATCTAATACATTAACCCCTTTATTATTTAAAGGGGTTTTTTATTTGACATATTAATTTCCGTTTTTTACACTTATAAAAAATAATATTATGCCAGAAAATACAGAAACACCAAAAACCATTTCCGTGAGAATGGTTGAGTATTACAACACAATGCTCGTTAAAGAACCCGTTGAGATTAATGTGGAAGATTATCCTGAACTTAACGGAATGACCGAAGAAGAAATGCAAGAATACATTTCAGAAAATTGGAGTGATATGAAATCAACCAACGAAGAGTGGTATGAATCTCTTTGGGAAGAGTGTAATCAAGCTGAAATCATACGAGAAAAAATTACAAACAATGAATTTGAATGTAATTTTGAATAATTATGAATATTGATTTTGAAAATGAAATATTGATGTTCTGTCTTAAAAGTTATGACGGGACAACTGAAGACGGTAGAGAATTTACTATTGTTGCTCGTTATGATGGACATAACACTTGGGTTGAAGAAATTGAACACGATGATGATTTTACCGAAGAAGAACTAAAAGAAATTGAAGAAAAATTCAACGAAGGAATTAACTAATAAAAAATCCCTGTCATTTGATTGATGGGGATTTTTGTTATATATTTGCCCTATGAATTTATCTGACTACACCTTTGACGAACTCGTAAAATTGAAAAACGAGATTGAAAGTTACCTTCGTTCCACACCTGATGGATTTTTGTATATATGTAAAGTTCGTTCTTATGGTAGGAATTGGACTGAGCGTCATGAAAATTCATATTCCGTTAATGAATTATGTATTCGTTATGATGGTGAAGAAGGAATTGTGGATGTTTATACCACCAACCCTGATTTGAATATGTATAACTATGGAAATGTGTTTTACATCAAGTCAGAAGATGATTATAATTCTTGGAAAGAATGGAATTATTTGACAAATAGTATTCCTGAAATGGAAAAGGAACTTGAGGAGTGGGAAAACCGAGACAATGTTCCGTTTAATAGACAACCACTTTTTGCCCCTATTTATTCTCGTGAAAGAATTGATGAGTATAAAAAACAACTTGAGGAGTATGATATGAGTTTTACTCCACCTGTTCTTCTAAAGTATAAGTATGAAGATGGGGAGTAATTTCTGTTTTTCTATATATTTATATAGAAAGTAAAAATACTATGAAACACTTATTGAACGACCTTTCTGAGGAAGAAAAAAATAGAATCCGTGAACAACACACTGGAGGAAAAAAAATAATGATTGAAAATTTTAATAAACTTGTTAATACCAAACTTGGAGACGCTAAACCATTGTCTGAGAACGAATAATAAGTTTAAATTCATTTTTGAAAACCCCTCACACATAAAGAGGGGTTTTTTGTTTATATTTGTATTTATATTAAATGGAACCCACAGAATTAGAATTGGTAATAAAAAACTTCGTGGAAGTTTATCTTGATGATTATCCTTTGAGTGATAATTACGCAGGTGCTGCTGTTGATGTGTATGAAAGTCAATATGGTATTATGTGTCGCATAACTATATTATTTAAAAAACCATTCTCTAAAGATGAATCTGACAACCTACACTCTTGGGGTAGAGAACTTGTTAGGACTGTAAATAGAACATTTAATTTTTCAGGAAGAGTTATCTCAAGTCACTCAACAGTCGAACATTATGAGAAAACAAGAGGATGGTATGATGAACGCAAAAATTTTGATAATTAAACTCTTTTAGAGTATCCTACAATTTGATAAAAATCTTTCTTACCCTCACAGTATTCTTTTACCAACACAAGTAAATTTCTGAACATAAACGCACCAGGAGTTTGTTTTTCACATTTGGAGAATAGTTCAATAAAGGCAGTTAGAACCTGTAATGGATAATAACCTACATCCTCTAGCATAATGTGGTTAGCCCACATCTTTGTAGGACATTGTAATTTATATGAATTTCTATCTTCCTCATTTTTAAATGGCTCACACTCATCATAAACTTTAATCATATCCTCAACATATGACTTTACTCTACCTTTGTCGTATTGGGCTTTTGCAATTAAATCAACAATCCAATGAGTGTGTGATGGAGTTCTTAGTCTTTTACCTTCTTCTTTATATTTTACAATAAAATCTAAATCAGGACGAGCACCTCTACCTCCCTGATAAATTGCAATTTTATATTTTTTATCAATCTCCCAAAACTGTAATGGTGAGTGAGTAATACCTTTCTTTTTAAAAGTCAAATCTTTCATAATACAAATATAACACTATTTATCGAAAAAAGAAAATTATGTCAAAGGCAAGAAAACCAAAAAACAAAACAAGAAACAGAGCAAATTTCGCAAAGAGAATGAAACAGATTCAAAAAAACTTTGAAGTGTTGAAAGAAATTAAAAAAGAAATTTAATTTTTAGATTAATTTATTATTATAGTATCATGAATAATGAACAAAAGGCTCAAAGGTATAACTATCTGTTAGGGGAACATACAAAAATCTCAAATCAAATCCAATCGATTAAAGGTGAGAGTATTGATTTAAACGAAACTCAACAACAAAGAATTTCAAAACTAAACACTCAACTAATGGTGATTATGAATGAAATTCAGGGGATGTTATAAACCAATTTGGAACCTCCCTATTTTTCCACACAGCAAACCCTGATTTGGCTTCTCGATAATAATTTCGGTAAGACTCAATAACATCATCACCAATTTTGAACTCATCTCCCATCGCCAATGGTGGGGTGGTGAAATCAACATCATGAATATTTGGTCGATTACTTAAACACCATTCAATCACATCTTGTGATTTATGTCTTTTTCCGTATCTGTAAGTGTATTCCTTACACAACTCCAACCCAAGGTCACATAAATACAAATAGTTAGACAGTGACTCACGTGTCCAAATCGCACAAGGATGATTCTTGTGGGATAACTTGTAGGGCGCTTGGGGGGTTACTTGGTGGGTAACTTGGGGGGTCATATGATGGACACCACATAACAATTGAGCGGTTTCCAATATCATCTTAACCACGTGTTTATCACAATGATATTTCGCACATTTTTCAGTATCCCAATCCAAAAAGAAAATATTCATACTACAAATTTACAATAAAATATGTATTTATAAGATATATGTCTAAAAAATTTTTAATAACTGAGAATGAAAGACAAGAGATTCTGAATTTGTATCAGAATTTGTTGAATGAACAATCCAATAAAAGTGTAACATTTACTGTTAAATCAGATAATGGAGAGACTATACCCGGTGCAAGTGTTATAATTTATAATTCAGAAGGAAAGGCGATTGACGGAACATCAACAAATAGTGAAGGACAAGCAACAATTACCACAACACCACAAAGTTCAAAATTTGGAGTTGGATTTGTCGGATATAAAAACTACCAACAAGAATTAAGTCCAACTGAAACAAATTACAATATTACTTTAACTTCTGACGAATTAAAAACATTAGATATACAGGAACAAAACGATATTAATTTAGTGGTTAATGATGAAAAGGGTTCTCCATTACCAAAAGTAAAAATTATATACACAGGTAACGACGGTAAAGAGATTATAGGTGAGACAGATGAAAACGGAAAATTTAAAAAATCAGGAATCAAAAAAAATTCTGAAATAAAAATTTTGAAGAGAGGTTATGAAATTGAATTTATAGATTTCAATGGGGACCCAATCGAATATTCATTTAATTTAAAACCGTTGAATATTTTAGTTTATGATAAAGTAACAGACCAACAAATAAATAATGTGGTTGCCGATTATAATGGAGAAGAAATTATAATTAATAATGACACCTTCAAAAATAACGACTTCAAATTTCCAATTACAATAACAATCAAAAAGGAAGGATATAATCCTAAAACTGTTCAAATTAGTGGAATAAACTCCATGAAAATATTATTAGATAAACCTGAACCCCCTAAACCTAAAGAAAAAGGATGGAGGGATAAGATTATTGAGGACCTATTAAAAACTGAAAGATTATTAACATTTAGGAAAAAAAATAATACCCAAAAATATATTCAGGTTAAAATTGAAAACATAATAATCACTAAGGATGAAGGGTTAGATAGTTGCGTTGTTATTGGAGATTTTACTAATTACAAAGATAAAGTTGCAATAATTTTAAAATGCGATGAATTTGGGTATTTTGAACTTTTGGATTATCCTAACGAATTAGTTACTGATGCGGGTGTGGTTGACCAAAAATCATTACCATTAGGAAAAAGATTTGGGGAATATGCAAATACTGATTTTTACAAACTATTAAAAACAAATTTAAAATTGTGTGGTTTAAATAAAACTCAATAATATTTATCAATAAAAGAAAAAATGAAAAAAATATTTTTAGTTGAAGAGAACGAGAAAAATAGAATCCTCGAAATGCATAGAACGGCAGTGAAACAATCATTGGTTTCTGAACAAGCGGACCAATTAACTACGTTAAGAACTGATAGAATTAATTCGTTATTAAAAACAAACCCTAAATATGGTTTCATTGAGAAGAAAAGAATGTTTAACAGAGAACAAAATTTGGATGTTCATTTAAAAAAAGTTGAAGTCATCACATCTAAAGGATTACAAACTGTAAGAATCTCAGGAACATTAGAGGAAGGGACTGATAACCCAAAATATCTTGGAGAAATAATGTTTGAATTTGATTGTCAGGCAAATACTTTTAAATTATTAAACAAACCAAAAATAAATCCTGATTACGCAGGGATTGAAGACAGTGTAACCAATACAACAGTTAAAGGAAGTGAAAAAGTTTCAAAAATGAGACAAACCGATGTTGGGGATGAGTATTATTCAAATGATATTGCAAAATGGTTTAAGAATAATTTATTCATATGTGGTAGGAAATATCAAACCATGGTTCAGTAAGACATAAAAAAACCCCTCTATTTGAGGGGTTTTTTATTTTAGTTAATTGAAATGACTTCCAAATCAAAAATAAGTTTTTGACCTGCAAGTGGGTGGTTCATATCAATAACTACTGTTGATTCTTTTACCTCGGCAATTTTAACGTTAATAGGGCCATTTTGAGACATACCTTGTAACATATCACCAACTTTAACATCTGCAGGAACTTGTTCTTTACCAATTTCTTGTGTTAGCATTGGATTATGTTGCCCATAAGCGTTTTCTGGCTCAATTTCAACTGTTTTAGTTTCACCAACAGACATACCAATGAGTCCGTTTTCAAAACCAGGAATTAATTGATTTTGACCTAAGGTTGCGGTCAATGGCTCACGACCTTCTTGTAATGATGTGTCAAATATTGAACCATCTTCCAATTTCCCTGTGTAATTAACGGACACAGTATCTCCGTTCTTAATTGTATTCATATTCTTATTTTTTTAAAATGTAAAAAAAAGTAATTAATATGTCAATTTTTTTTAGACTAATGTTGTATTTATAATAAAAGAATTCAAAATGAAAAAAGTTGTAAGATTAACAGAAAGTGAATTAACTAACATAATTAAAAAAGTAGTTAAAGAATCAAAAAATACAAAAAGCGGAAGAATTAATGAAATGGAAAATTTCGTAAATCCTGAAGCAATGGAAACAGCTGACGCTATCTATACTATCATTGGCACAGTGATTGGTTTATTAGGTATTGCAGGGTATGATTATTTAAAATCAATGGCCGAAGAATTAATGGCTCAAGGTAAGGAAAAGAAAGCTCAGAAAATTTTAGATTTCGTTGAGAAAAATCAACCAAAAGGTGGTAACGAAATGGAAGGTGAGATGGAAGAAGAATGGGGAGGAAACAAAGACGATTACAAAAGAAGAGATGGTAAAAAAATCGGTGATGTTGATGGACATTATAAAGATTATATGGAAGAGTCAATCGTTAGAAGAAAGACTAAGAGAAAATAATTTTAACAAATATTTTTTATAAAATCCCTCATTCGAGGGATTTTTTGTTTATATTTGTAGAACAATTAAAACCCCACACAACTATGAAAAACTTGAAACTTAAAATGACCGCTTGTATGATGGCCTTGGCATTAATCGTAGTATTAATCTTAAACGCACCTAATCAATCGGTATTGACCATCGGTATTATCTTTGGTATTTTACAGATGTTTTTGTGGGGACGATTGATGTCTGAAATTAAGGAATAAAAAAATCCCCCAATTAAGGGGGATTTTTATTTAAAATAAAATCAAATTCAAACATAGAGATATTTATATATAATGGCATATGTATATAAACATGTTAGACCCGATAATAATCAAGTATTTTATATTGGTATTGGTTCTGATGAACAAAGAATTGATAGTAATAAATCTAGAAATAAATTTTGGATAAATATTGTCAAAAAACATGGAATTAAGAGGGAAATAATTGAAGATAATCTTAGTTGGAGTGATGCAATGATTCGCGAGCAATATTGGATTAAGTTTTATGGTAGAAAAAATAATAACACGGGTATTTTATGTAACATGACAGACGGGGGTGAGGGTTCATACGGCAGGGTTTTAAGTGAGGAGTCAAAAAAGAAAATTTCTGAATCCCATAAAGGAAAAACAATGACTAATGAACAAAAAATGAAAATATCTGAAGGTAATAAAGGGAAGTCAAAACCAAAACCTCAAAATTTTGGAGAGCAAATGAGACAAATTATGAAAGGTAGAATCAGGACAGAAGAATCTAAAATTAAACAATCAATATCAACCAAAGAAACTTTATTGAAAATTAAAGAAAAGTTAAAAGAAAAGTCAAAAGGTTCTAAAAATTCTAACGCTGTGAGATATTTTTTATTCGATGTTATTAACGGTAAAAATATTGAGATTGATGGTTATAAAAATGTACTAGAATACTACAATTTAATTTCTAATCAGAAAAAAAAAGACGCTATGTTCCTAATAAAAAAAATAAAAGAAAACCATATTGAACAATTAAAATTTTTGAAGTCCATTAAAATCAATTCAAAATGATTTTCTTAAATTACTTAAACAAAATTAATTTCTTTTTCTTCTAACATTAATTTATACGCTCTTTCTAATCTAGTTAGACCACATCCCCACCCAAAACGAGGGAAGAAATCCATTGAAAGGAATTCCTCAAGTTCTCTCTCAACTCTTTCTTTTCCAAATAATTCAAAAAGTTTTTCTGAGTATTTTCCATCCTCAATAGTATAAAACATTTCTCTCATTTCATTAACATCACAACTTCTTTCCGCTGAACCTATTGTTTCCTGTCCATATAAAATAACATCAACTTTATTGAAAGTTCCATCTTCATTTCGTTTCATATTCCAAAACGGATTAGTTCTTAAAGGGAAAAATTGTAAAGATACTGAATTACCTTTTTCCTTCCACATTCGGGTCTCATGTTCATGCTCTAAAATACTAACATTCCCATACTCTTCACACACATCATCGTATTTTAAATTAATTGGAGAATCAAATCCTAAGTATTCTAAAAGTTCAGATTCTAATTTTATTAAGTCGGACATAGTCCCCTTACTCTCAACCTCAAACATTGGAAAAATTAATGAGTGTCTGCCAGGGATTGGTTCTTTTTCTTGTCTGTAGGAAGTTGAGATACAATACACACCATTCCACTCAGGATTTTTTAATAGTTCATATTCTAACCACATTTGACCTGTTTGTGGTAATGGCCAAACTTCTCCACTGTAATTAAATGTTGTAATTGAATGTGGATTCTCACATGCGGCTAAGATTGATAATCTCGATTGAGTTGGGACTTCTAAAAATCCTTTTGATTGGAAAAAAGTTCTCATTTTTTGAACTAATTCGTTGTAAGTTTTTGTGTCTTTCATTTTTTTTATTTTTATTTTATTGTTTATGTACGGGCAAAAAAAATCCTGACAATTGTCAGGACTTCCTAAATAATATTTCTATGTTTCGCAGTTTATTGGTCATATTTTTAATTAAATATAGTGTAATTTAAAAAAGTATCAATTATTTTTTGTAATATTTATTATATATGAAAAAATTAATTTCAGAAGTTAATAGGTTTAGAAGTTTATTAGGTGTAAAAATAAACGAAGATGTTAAATCCGCAGAGGATTATGAATTTGTAATATCAAATATTTTAAAACAGAATAAATTATACACCAAGGATGTCGAGGTATTATTATATGAAATACTAGACCAAGGATATGAACACCCAATCAACTTTGATTTATTGGAAAGAGGTGTCCGTAATATTTTAATGAAAAAAGGTGACAAAAAAAAGAACATTACAAAATATCTTCAAACCATTTTAAAAACTCTTAAAAAAAGAAACAAACAAGATTTTGAAGATGGGGAACCAGAACCTGAAGAATTTACATTTGAACCTCAGGAACCCTCAATGATTAAGAAAAAAGTGTATAATAAAGAATTATACTACTTACAAGTTGAGTTGTTAAAAATGCAAGAGTGGATAAAGAAAACAGGTAAGACTGTTATTATTGTTTTTGAAGGAAGAGACTCAGCAGGAAAGGGGTCCACAATAAAAAAATTCACAGAAAATCTTAATCCAAGATACTATAATATCATTGCGTTAGGTATTCCAACACCTGAGGAGAGAAAGGCTTGGTGGGATAGATATAGAAACCAAATTCAAAAAGGTATGATTAACTTTTTTGATAGAAGTTGGTATAATAGAGGCCTTGTTGAACCTGTTATGGGTTATGGAACACCTGAGGAATATGAGGATTTCATGAATAATGTTGAAGATTTTGAAAAAGACCTTGTAAAAGACGGAGATTATCTGTTTAAGTTATGGTTTTCTATTGATAAGGAGACTCAGGCTAAGAGATTCCAAATGAGACAACAATCACCCATAAAGTATTGGAAATACTCTCCTAATGACGAGAAAATGCAAGATATGTGGGACAGATTCTCGGAATTTAAACAAAAACTTTTTGATAAAACATCAACTGTAAATCATCCATGGGTTATTTTGGATGCAAATGATAAGAGAGTTTCAGGGTTAAATGCTATTAGATATGTTTTACAAAACATACCATATGAGAATAAAAACAAAGAAGTTTTGGATAAAGATTTTCCTGAAGCCATGACGGTTTTGAAACCTGAAACTACTGAGTCTATAAACCATTTAAATGAAACAGAAGGCGCCGACCCTAAAAACCCAGATTCACATCCCGATTTAGATGATTGGGGTCCAGATAGTTGGTGGAAATTTGCCGATTGGAAAACTTGGTTTAATGCAAGTGTTAAAAAATATGGTTGGGATAAGGCAAAACAAAACTTTACTCGTTTTTGGATGGCGGTGGAAGAAGGGACCAATGTCGGGACAAAGAATGATATTGACACTAATTGGTTAAAACAGGCAGGATTGTGGAACGATAAGACAGGAAAAGTTTATACGAGAGATGAGATGTTAAAATTAACATCTAAACCAGTTGGAAACGCAAAGACATACTCATCTAATCTTGTGAATTATTTAAAGGCAGTTGAGGAATTTGTTCCTTGTGTTTATGATGATGGATACTACCCACCTAAATGTTATAAACCTGGAACAAACCCTAAAGGAACTTTAACTATCGGATATGGGACTGTATATATACCAAAAGGGGCACAGTTTTGTGGTAGAACATATGGTGAAGAGAAAAAAATTGGAGTAAAGGATATTGAATGTAAGGTAAATAAACAACAAGCTCATAATTTAGTTACAAAAAAACTAGATAATTTATTACCGAGATTACTTAGTCTTCCTAACCATGATAAATTAAAACAAAATCAATTAGACGCATTACTTTCTTTGGTTTATAATGCAGGGCTTGGGGGATATCGTAACTCTAATTTGGCAAAAGTAATTCAAAAAAATCCTAATAGTAATTCGGTTGAGAAGTATTTTACAACCAATTGGGCGAATCTAAAAAGAAGAATTAAAGAATTTAATATTTATAAAAACGGTTGGAAATAAAAAATTGAAAGTATTTATAGTATATGAAAAAGAAAATTATCAATATAACTGAGAGTCAGTTAGAGAAAGTTGTTAAGAAATTGATGAATGAAAATGTTGCAAGATATGTTATGTCTCCTGAAGAGTTTTTCAGAGAAAAAAATAAATCACAACAATATCATTGTTCTTTTGAGAACAAATGTTTTGTAGTTCATGACGGCAATCACCAAATTGATGTTGATGATAAGTTCATGGAAAAACACAAAATTCCAAATGGAATTGGTGGAACAATCTACCACGATGCTAAGAATATTTATTTTTGTCCTGACTTTGGTGACGACAGACCACAAAGAACAATTCAGATTTTTTAAAAATCTAAATCTATTTCCCAATCATTATCAAAATCAATCTCTCTTTCGTAGTTCATTCCGAAGTTTAGAACTATTGTCTTATCCTTACAATTAATATCGAATTCTCCTTGAGAACCTTCGTTAATTTCCCATCCTCCTTGATGTTGATTTAATAGGGTGTAAAGAGCATCCTCCAATACTCCATTCTCTTCAATCGGATACCCTCCGGAATAAAAACCATCTAATTGACCTGAATCACCTCCACCTGAAAAATTGACAGTAATATATTCATATCCTTGATTGAGATAATTTTCTAACACATCGTATATTTCTTTGTCATCATTTTCGGTAAATTCAAACTCACTTTGAGAATAATCTGTTGAGTCCTCAATACCGTAACCACTAAGCTCCAATTTTTTTGTTTCAAAATTCAAAACTATAGTAATTGAAAAGTATTTGACATCATCACCATATTCTTTATATAACTCGTCTCTGAAAAATGGGTCGTTATTGATAATTGTGTTATAAAGGGAGTCTAAATATGATTTTATATAACCAACATCTAAATCTTTGTTTGACCCCGTGTCAAAATATGGAGAATAATAATAATTGACATCTCCGTAGTTATAAACATCAATTGATTGTCTTATACTATCACTACCTCTCATTTCAGTAATGACTGCAATATCAGGTAGAACCTCTTTTGAATACTCTGAATTTATAAAATTTAAAATTTCTTCTGAAACATTTGTCATATTAATAAATATTAGTCGTTTATTTCTATTTTCATAGTTTTTAACATCCAAATTGGTCGTTCTTTTGATGAAATGGCATCCAACCATTCCTTTGCCGTTGGTATGTAGTTATTACAATCTTCTCTTACATGTTGTTCCCCAATATACCTCGTATAAACGGTTTTACCGTCACTATTTTCAAAATGAGACCCAAACCTTTGTTCCATCTCAAAGATTCCCTCAGAGTGATGTCTCCATAGTCTATGCAATGAATGTCCATACCAAGACTTTGTTTCATCTAACCATTCGTGTAGATGAATATAATCTTCCCATTTTCCTCCAAATTGTTTTGCCGATGATTTTGAGTGTAAGATTGGATGTGCCATATTAATGATTCATTGCGCAGGTTAATATATAGTTATGTTTTGCGGGGAGACAAACCCATATGTCATGGAATAAAATTTCCAAAGCATCTGGAAATACATCTACCGCAATTTCGGGGATACAATTTGTCAGTCTTATTGAAATATAATAAACTCCCTGATAATCTGAAAAATCAAAACCGTCAATAACGATTTTACTCCCTTCACCAAAAAGAGTAGGAATATCCTCATCATTCATAATGTTGATTAATTTTTCTAATTCAGTTCTCATTAACAACCTCCAAGTTAATTGTAAAGTCATTTATCCTTTCAGAAAACAGCATTTTATAATGATTTTTTATCTCATCTCTTATCAGGTTTAAATCAATATAATCTTTTAAAAACCATCTAACTGAGAATATGTCTTTTACTTTGGACTCTGAGAATAATGTATCGTATAATGTTTCACCTATTAATGTTTTGGTTTTAAGATAATCTATTTTTAAAACCATATTAACTGACATTTTTTCATCACGGACTAACTTAAATGATACATCTCCCACACCAACAATGAATGGGTAGTTTTCAGTTAAAAACTCAGTTATTAGATTTTTGAAAAAACTTTCTCTATCCATAATTTTACAATTCAAATATAATCAATTATGTTTGATTATTCAAATATTTATCAGTATGGAACTAAGATTAATCGATAACGGCTCAGGTTTAGACCAAATGTCAAATAAAATATTACACGAGTTTGTAAGATTCTGTAGTTCATCTCACCCAATAAATGCAAATATTGAGGTTATTTTACTTAATAAGAATGTTAAAAAATTTAACAACATGCAAGGACTAACTCAAATTAAAGTCCTTACATTTGAACAAAGTTTAAATCAAATTTTAGAACAGATATCAACACATTGGGTTAATTTATTTTCTAAAAGAAGAAAAGTAAAAACTAATGGAGAGGAACCAAGGATAATGTTAGAAGTTTTCAAACAAAAAAATCAAAACTATTTAAATTATTTATAATGGACCAAGACTTTGAAAAAGTTTTGAAGACTATCAAAAGTTGTAAGAACTACCAACACGTTATTTGTTGTGAGAAGTTATTGGAATTATTTTACGAGAAGTATATAAATAAAGAAGAGACAAACGATGTTGATTTGTCTCTTACTTATGATTTTTTAAAAAATCAGTTAAACCTTAAATTTGAAAAATATAAAATTATCGACTAATTGGTTTTGGTTTGGGGTCGTTTCCTGAGATATAACCATGGATAGTTGGCATTAAAGTTTTTGTTCCCCATGGACTGACTACCCACATTTCAGCAACATTCTCAATTTCATTTTCGAAGTCACTACCATCATTATCTTTCATAGCATCTACAATACCTTTGTAGTATTTTAATTTCATAGTATCAACAGTCGCTTTAACTCCTTCGTTTTCGGTTGAGTATGATTGAACACCTGCGGTATTATTACCAAATAACTTAGAATTTGGCATTTTCATAGTTGTTGCAAACGGATTAAATCTTGCCTTAGTCGATTCAGTTTGCGCAATTCCATATAAGAAAAAATAGTTACTTCTCGATAAAGGAACTCCTAAGCCTCTTAAAACTTTTGTGTAAAAATTAAAGTCTTCCTCAGATGTGAAGTCTGAAACATCCTCAACATCAACACCCAATTCTTCCAATTCATCGTCGGACAATTTATCATCTTTTAAATAATCTTCAATTTCTTCATCATCCTTTGCTTTAACATCTAATCCTGCCTTTTTAAGTATATCTGAAGCAGATGACTCAGAATCGGACCCTTTAACTTTATCAACTATCTTATCAACAGTATCTCCAAAAAGATACTTCATTAATCCCATTCTTAATAAACCGGCAATGAGAGGGTTTTCGGTAAGTAATTCTTCCTTACCTTCAGTTATCATTTTCAATACCTTCTCGACTTTTTGTTCTTTTGTCATTTTAAAAAATATTTTTTATATTTATATAATATATAAATACCAATAAAATGGAAAAATCCAATTTAGAAAATATTGATGATAAAGTTTTAGTTTATGTCTGTAAACAAATACTTGAGGAATTTAATGGTGCTGACTACAACCCATTTGAAAGTGAATCAGATTATGACACTTACGAAGAAAATATTAAAGTATTAGGTATTGGGTCTGAATCGATTGATATTGATTATCTTTATAATGTAATAAAGTTAAATGAAAGAGATTTAGAAGATGAGGATTTTAATGGTCCGTTGAATAGACCTGAAGCTGAGGAATATTATTTGGATACCAACGCTCATGAGACGGTTTGGCAAATGGTGATTTATAGACATAGGGTTTCGTCATATTCAGAAGATACTGTAAAACCAAAATTCCAGTATCGAGAAACTATGGGAGATGTCTCTGTTTGGGAAGGAAGACATATTGATACTCACGTCGGTGACCAAGAAACTACTGATGTTACTTATGGTGAGCCAGAACCTATTAAAAAAAGATAATTATCTTCCCTGTCCTCTATAAGGTTTTTTGTAGTTTTTCGACCTTTTGTTTGGTGATTGTTTCTTAGAGAATTTACCTACTTTTTTTGAGCCAAAACTAATTTTAGCTGACCCTGAACCTTTTGCTACTTTTGCTGCCATATCTTTTATTTTGCAATAAGTATTTCATTTTTATTTTCCGTTAATATTTATTAATAAAATATTTTATATGAAAAATTTATTTGAGATAAATGAAAGTGAGAAACAAAGAATATTGGGTATGCATATCGATGCGACCAAGAAATTTTATTTGAATGAACAAAAGGAAGTTGAAACGGTAAAAAATTGGGATAGTGGAGTAATACCAGCATATTTTCCAACAAATAAAGGTCAAATTAGTGATTTACCAAAAGAACAATTGGATGTGTTGAATAAAAAGGTTGATGAGATGTCAAAAATTTTAGAAGACAATAAATGGGAAAATAAAAAAATTAATATGACCATTGAAGCTTCAACATCAACAAGCGGTTCAAAACAAAGAAATGCAGAATTAGCTAACGAGAGATTAGTATCGGCAAAAAATTATATCATGGGATTATTAAATCAAAAAATTAATCCTGAAATATTAAAAAACATCACAATTACTGAGGATAAAAAAATACAACAAGGTGAAGGTGTTAAGTATCAGTATTTTAGAATAAAATTAAATGCTGAATATCGACAAAAAGATGTTCCGGTAGAAATTAAACAAAAGAGTAAATTGGAGCCGTATACGATAGAATTAACTACTGCGGATTGGGAACTAACCCCCGTTGAGTATCGAGCTTTTGAGAAATCAACTCCGGATACTCGAAATGTTGTTTTAGGTTATTTAATAGATAACCGAACCGACCCTCCAACAAAATATTATTTACCTACCCCTTCACCAGTAAATCCCGCATTTAAATTAATTAACCCAAATACGGGTAAAGTTACCAATTCTCCAAGACCTTATTATCGTAATGAAAAATTAATTACCGATTTATCATTAGACGAGTTTAAATTGGCTTTGGAAAAATTACCAAGTGTTTATAAAAATGTTTTCTTACCTAGGGCCGAGAAAATATATAATAATCAGATTACCCCTGGAAAAGAACAAGTTAAACCACAACAATAAAAAAAGGGATTTTAAATCCCTTTTTTTATTTGTATAGAACCAAAACTGGGGATGAATAGTGATAATCATCATTGTTATCCATGTGATGAATAACATCCAAAACAGATACTGCAAAATATCTATAGTTTGGGTTTAGCATTATTGCTTTATGTCTTGGGGAGTTCATCCATCGAGTAACAATTTCTTTACTAATTACATTGTTCCAATTTGGAACATTATTGAAATTAGTTAGGGAGTTATCCTGAGCGCATTCTCCAACATCTTTACCCTTTAAAAATTTATCGGCTCTTTCTTCAAACGACAACTCAATAAAATTTTTAACATCATTGGGTTCATCATGTGATAACTCTGAATTATAATCTGATAAATAAATTGCGTGATATTTCGACATTTCTTTGGCCTGAGGACTAAAGATGCATGCAACTAACCCATGTAACTTTCTTTGTTTATTTACTTCATCCAACACCAATTTTTCAATTTCAGTTGCTTCAACATAAGTAGTATTAACTAATTTAGGTTTTACATACTGACCAACAGAGAACAAACTCGCCAAAACAAATACAATAGTTGAAATTAAGTTTTTCATAGTTATTGACTTTTTAATTATTTCTACAAATATATATAAAATATTCATTCCCACAAAATATTTATGAAAAAGAATTTGATTTATTCAGATTCATAAACTTTAAACCCAAATAAATGGATAGTGATGACTTGGAGACAAATATTCCGCAAAAATATAGCAACTTTCTGTCTAATGGCTGGAATGTTTTTCAACCCTTTAGGATTCGACATCATTTTCAAAATGATATTAAATGCTACGAATTCCTATTGGACTACCACAGGTATTTTCTATGGTATTGCACTATCATTTTTTGGATTGTATTTCTTATTTCGTGAGAAAAAATGAACATTGAAAAAATTTTAAGAAAAACTTTATTGGAACATTCTGAACCTGAAATTTTGGTTTCGGAAAGTTTAAGATTTCATTTGGATAATGAATTATCATTAATGGAAAATGTGTTTAGACCACATTCACAAAAATTCTTTGACTTAATTAATGAGGTTAGAGAGTTATATAATGAAGGATATATGGAACTATCCGAGGAGGAGATTGAACTTGTTGAAAGTGATTTGGGTAATAAAGTTACTCTTAAAAACGGAAAGGAAGTTTATTTAGATATCCCACTTGCTGAGGAATTTATTGCCGAAGCAGAATATAACGGTAAAAAAGTTGAACTTGGAAAACCAAGAAGAAACACTGGTGGAGGTAAAAAATATGTGGTATATGTAAAAAACCCATCAACAGGAAGAGTTAAGAAAATTTCTTTTGGAGATGTTAAAGGTGGTCTTACTGCTAAGGTATCTAACCCAAAGGCTCGTAAAGCATTTGCTTCGAGACACCAATGTGATAAGAAAAATGATAGAATGAAAGCCGGTTACTGGGCGTGTCGCCTCAATCGATTCGGTCACCTCTGGGGAGGACGAACTTATCCAGGTTTTTGGTAATATGAAACCATACTTAGACTCACAAATTTCAGAAAAATCAAAAATCAGAATATTTGAATCAAATGTTGATTCAGGAGAGCTTCATTGGCATAGAGACAGAGAAGATAGAGAAGTTGAAATTTTGGAAGGGAATGGATGGATGTTACAATTGGACAATGAGTTACCTGTTGAAATGAAGGTAGGTGAAAAATACTTTATACCCGAAGGAATTTATCACAGGACAATTAAGGGAAACGGGGATTTGAAAATTAAGATTAATTTTGTCTAATCCTATCAACTATTTTCGTAAGTAAAACCTTCAAAAGATTTGCACTTAAAGCAACTCCACCTGAAGACAATAGACTTTTTGTTATTTTCCCAACAATCACTGATGTGTCAGGATTAACATCGTTAATTAAACTAATTATCATTGGTATTACAGGTATTAAAAATGCGTAAGAGATAATATTCCCAACTTGATTTACTGTTACCCCCAAAGACTCAACAAAATCTGATAATGAATTTTTTAATTCCTTTGTCTTTTCTAAGACATCACTAAAAATATCACTTAATCCTTTTTCTTTAATTTCTTCGATAAGTCTTACAATTTGTTTTCCGTTATTATAAAAAACGATACTAACTGCCCCGACAACCAAAGAGTATGCAGATGCTTTGTCTAATTCAGGATAATTTCCGTTAATATAATCCATTAAAGGACCCATAATCCCACCGATTGACGCTCCCCAAGTTAAGAGGAACTTTAAGTCCATATTTAATTGTTTTGAGGTGTTTTTGATTGTCTCAATTGCAACTTCTTTTGCGGACTTTAATGTGGTTTTAATATCATCTAAGACTGATTCGGTTAAAATCATCTTATTTGTGGATTCGGAAATTAAAATTTTCATAGTATTTATAAATATATGAGAAACAATATTAATACTAACCCTACGAATTTAAAAAAAGGTGATAGGGTGGTTTGTTTAATTATGGGAGGTGAAACCTCTGTGACTTTTGGTGACACTGGTACTGTAACTCGTGTCGAAGATATTGGTGGTTCTTGGACTCAAATTAATGTGAAATGGGATAATGGGTCGGATTTAGCATTAATTGACGAGTCAAATAAAAAAGACCAAAAAGATATGTGGATGCTTGAATCAGACTTTATTGAAGAATTTGGTGAGGATTCACTTAATGTCATTACCGAGTCAATGGACATGAAGGATATGGAAAAAATAACAGAACTTTATGACTATTTCGGTGAAGATGGAATGGATTATTTCTATGATTTTTTGACTGCTTTAAGAAGGTCTGGAATAATTAATATGCTCCAAGCTGCGCCATATCTATGGATGGGTAAAAATAACATTAATAAGTTTCATGCATATGTTGAGGATAATGATGAATATGACCATATGTTAGAAATGTCCGACAAATCACAACAATATATGGTTAATGGAGTTATTTCTTATTTGGAGGAAAATGATAAAGAAGTTTCCGCCGAAAATATCAATAGATGGTTAAAAAGATTTGACTCTGTAATTACCTCATTTTGGATGAGACAACGAATGAAAGAGTTTTGATAAAAAAACAGGATTTTGGTCCCCAAAGTATCCACCAATAATATTATAATCAAAATACTCGTAAGCCTCCTCTTCACTCATGTCTTCCATGAGTTTTTGAATTATTTTTTCTTTTGAATATAATACTCGGTTACCACCAAATTCTTCAACGACCCCAACAATACAGTTGTCGAATCCTGTTAATAATACCGCGCCTTCGGCGTGTTCATTTATATAGTCAATCATAGTAGTTCAGAAAGTTCAATACCATCACGGTCCTTATCACTCATTTTTAATTTGAAAATAAATCCTGATGTAATTTTTGTAATTGATTCTTTAACATCCTCCACACTTTCCCATTTGATTGATACTTCGTGTTCAGGTGAATATTCCTCATCAACCAAATAAGTAACAATAGTTCCACTTTGCAAAGTTAAAAATCCGTGAGCATATCCATGAGGAACATATAAACTATCACCTTCACTCATCATAAACTCAAAAGTCTTACCAAAGTTAGGATTTAGTTTATCAACACAAACACAAAAATCCAAAACTCGTCCCTGAAGAATCATTACTTGTTTTGCTTGTGACTTTGGGTGTTTCTGTAGGTGTAACCCTCTAAAGACCATTATATCGTCATTGATACTAACATTTGATTGGACCCATTTTTCAGATAATTTAATTGGGGTGAAAGAACCTCTGTGGTCTTTAAATATTGGTTGTTTTGATAATTCAGGTGTCATAAGATTAAATTTAATAATAATACTTTTTTTTGTCAAATGATATTGACAATATATTTATTGCAAAAACAAATTATGAAAGCTTATTTTTTAAACATATCTGAAGAAGAGAAAAAATCTATCACAGAAAAACATAGAGAACAATATGACGGTTATCAGGTTATGCAACCAAAAGGTAATATGACTCCGTTACAAGTTGAGAACTTGGCTCAGGATTCTGGCGGTATCACTGTTAGTGCTAAAGGTGATGTTACAGAATACAAAAACACTGGAATTAACCAACCTATGAAATCAAGATGTAATGAGTGTGGTAACTTATATGAAGGCGACATGTGTGAGTGTGGTGAAGAAAAAGAAATGATGGAAGATGAGTGTAACGAATGTGGTACTGGAATGTATTCAGAAGAACAAATTGAAGAAAGCATCAAAATAAAAAGCAAAAAAGACTCAGTAGTTAAAGAAATTAATGAGTCATTGAATTGGTTCAAAAGACTAATCTAATGTTAATCAAAGAAATAGTTGATTATTATTATAACAGTAAAATAGAAACTGTTAAAGTATCATTTAGAGTAAAAGGGGATTCTGACGAATATATTCGTGAAACTGAATTTGAATTATCCGTAGCGGAAGACTACGGATTTTTACTTTTAGATAATAGTGATTTTGATTCAGATGAATTTAACTTTAGTTACGAAGAAGAAACTGACGAATTTATTTTTGATGATGAAACTGACGAGGAGGATATCATCGACGAGACCGAACTAAAACTATTTCTAAATGAATATTACTCCTCAGGTGACAATGAATTACCTGAACCTCAACTATTCTAAAATCAAAAAATAGTATTATTATTTCTTAGCAAGTATTTATATTATAATGGAATATAATATTGATTTATACATTAACTTGTTGAGAAGTTTATCCAACCCAAGTTCTGTTGATGGTGAGTTGTCAGAACAAGGTGAAGCGGCTCCGTCAGGAGGTGGGGGAGGTTCCACTGAAGGGTATCCAAAAGTCCCAAAGTGGGAAGAGTTTTATCAAACTAAAAGAGGTAAGGCAAATATGTTGGGTAAAGCCGGTGAAAAATGGTCAACAGGATTAACAAGAGGAATTGCAAATCAGATTTGGTAAAATGAGTGATAAGAAAGAAATATTAGAAAGAGTTTTGTTATTGATGAAATACGATAATAAAACCACTCTTACTGAAAATTTAGAATTTTTATTAGAACAATATGGTCAAATGTATCCAAGTTTGGCGACAGAACCAAATGTTTCCGATAACTTTTTTAAACAATTAGAAAATGAAGGACCTATTACCCCATATAAAACGATAACTATTGGTAATGAAAAATACGAAGTACCTCAGAGTGCGGTAGGAATTGCTCCTAATAATAGTGAATCATTTATTAAAGGGTTAAAATATGATGGAATTGACGATAAGGGAAGATATAATTACGTTAAAACTATAAGACAAAGGATTGGTAATAATAGAATCTTTTCAAATGTGGATGAAAATACAAAACTGTACTACCCTGACCCAAGCTGGGAAGATGGGCAAGGTTTAACTGACTTCATCGGTTTCAAAATACCAAAAGGAACAAAAGTTTTAAGAGAAGAAAAAACAGGATGGTTTGATTTTAATTTAGATGAACATTTTTTATCTGAGTTACCGGAAGACGTTGACTTTGTTAAATTATTTGAATTACCTGTAGAAAATAGAGATATGTCAATTAATCCAAAAGAAAATTCTAGAGGATGGGTAGTTAAAAAAAGTGTATTTACCCAGGATAAACAAGACCCATCCAAATGGACAAGTTATAACCCCCAGACATTTATAGATAAGAGAACCCCCTCAAAAGTTTTTTGGGATGACTTTGGATTACATATTGAAATGGTCGTTCAAATAGTTTTAGACGTTGCGAGTATTGCGTGCGGCCCATACGTTGTAATGTGTGCATATGCCGCTAATGCGGTTTTTAATTTAACAGTAGGTGCGGTACAATGGAAAATATGGGACGACCCAAAGGCGACCGCATTTAATGTATTTTTTGCAATGTTACCGTTAATACATGGAAAAATATATTCTCCGGTTTTGGATGAGGTTGTAAAAAAATTTGGAAAAGATAAATTTACAAAATTATGTCAAGAACTTTCCGAATTAATTATTCAAAAATCACCAAAAACAGGTTCAGAGTGGGGTGAATTGTATCAAAGTTTAAAACCTGAATTAAAAGAAATTTTGGCGTCTGTTTCACAATTAAAAACAAGTGAAATAAAAAGTATGTATGAGTCAATAGTTAAATTGGCCTCTCAGGAAATACAGAAAAATGGAATAAAGATTGAAACTGTAAGAGGATTATTTAGTACATTATTATCCGGTTCTATTAAGAATTTACCCAAGGCAACTTTAGTATCAGGTAAAAGATTAGCTAAATTCGCTTCTACTTTAGCTATGGACATCACTTTAATACACCAGTTAGGGGATGTATTAACTAAAATAAAGGGTTCTGAATTAACTCCGATTGAGGAATATACTGTTTATATATTTTTGAGTGAGATTCCTGAAGAATCAAGAGAAATTGTTGCAAAATCTATAATAGACGGTTATAATTCAGATAAAAATAGTGAAGAATATAAAAACGCAGTAAAAATTACACAAGATTTAATAAACAGACAATCTGAATTGGTACAACAAAAAATTAATTCAACACCTAAAGAAGAATTAATTGCAATTTTTGGAGATGATTTTGTAGATTATTTAGTTGGGAGTGACACAACAAAGGTAAAACAATAAAATTAAGAATATTTATCAGTATGAATAAAAAAATTTTAACAGAAATAAATAGGTACAGAGAATTAATGGGGCTTAAAGTTATAACCGAAGCGGCGGCAGTGAATAAAACTTGGGAAAAAATTTTAGACGCATTATTTGATAAAAAAAGTGAAGATGAAATTGAAAAATATTTTAGGGATAACCCTGGAAAATTTACTGTGGAGGGAGAATCATTGGCTGATAAAATTGCGACCAATTCGTCAAAGTCAAATCCGAGAACAACTAACGAAGTTTTAGTTGAATTTTTTGAAAAAGTTGAAAGTAAATCTTCGGTAGAATTAGAAGAAATGTTGTCATTTTTGTTAAAAAACCCTGCATTTAGAGAAGTTCTTGAATCATCCGCAATAAAAATTGGGGAAACCATCATCGATTTCTCAGGAAAACAATTCAAATTGTATGACGTTATTGCGAAAAAATGGGAATTCTTACAAAAGAAAGAGATGTCAAAAGAAATCTCAACGGTAGACAAAATTACTGAATGGACTAATTTTTTAGATAACTTAAAAACTCAATTTGGAATACCTGACATTATAGTTGATGAATATGCGGAAAAAGTTACAAGTACAGATACTAACAATTATTTAAACAAACATTTTAAAACCGGAGAAACTATAGTTGTTGGTGGGGACTTAGAAAAATTATTAGAGGAGATGTGGTTAAAAATACAAGAAGAAATTAATAAAAAAAATCCATTGGGGATTTTAGACCAACTTATAAAATACAATCGTGACCCTAAAATTTATAATTATTTTAAAGATGGTAAAAATATTGAAGATTTTGATAGATTAAAAAATTGGCTCGAGGGTGCTTCTAAAACATCGAAAGGTGGATATGGATTTGACTTTCCAGCTGAGATTGACAAATTTGCAAAATTAAATGGTATTGATTTAAGTAATTTGGAAAGGGTAACAACTAAATTGGGTTGTACTGTTAGGGAACAAGTGACACAAAGCTCTGTAAAAACTTGGACCGGTTTTAGTTTGGCAACACAAAAAAGCGGGGACGTTGTAAAAAAAGAAAAACTTGGATGTTATTTAGCTTATGTTTTGGGTATTACTGTTATTGGTGGATTAGTTTATGACTTATCTGATGGAAAAATTAACATATTTGAAATTTTTGGAGTTACAAAAGAAGTAGTTAACGATGGAATGTCAGCGGCAGGAGAAGCAATTGCTGATGGGTTTGATAATTCTGTTTATTATAATGATATTGAAGATGAAGATGATAGAAATGAATTAATGTCAAAAATAGAAGAAGCTGCTAAGAGGAGAAGTCTCCAATTCTCACCAACGGGTTACACAATAAATAATCAAATTCAAAGTTCTTTCTATTCAGATGAAAAATTAGGTGGAGCAATGGTTGTAAGATTTATTAAATCTGAGATGGTTATGGATGCTGAGGGAAATGAAACTCCAACAGAAACTTTATCAGATTGGTATAGAGTTAAAGATAAACCCCCGATTGAATTTGAAATTGCGTCAAGTAGTTATGACAAATTCAAACAATGGGTCGATGGTGTGGAAGAAAACATAAAACAAAAAGTTGATTCACTTAAAACAAAATAATAAAAAATGGCATTTAAAGTTGACGATATTAGAAAATTCAAAAAGTACCCTGGTACTTTTGAAAAAAAAAGTGATACTCAATATGACTTTCATTTTGCTAAAAGTGATAAATCAAAAATATATAAAATATTTGATGACACAAGAGCGGTAAAAGATGGTAATACAGGTAGCTGGAAATGGGAAGGTAATAATTTTAAAATTGGAAATAGTACATGGAAGCCGGAAACATTACAAACTTTAAATGATACTCATAAATCCAAAGATGAATCTAAAAAAAAGGTTGATGGCAAGACTCAACCTGAAACACCAAAAACCGCCCCTGAAAAACCAAAGGCTGAAATACAACCCGCAGTTAAAGTTGATTATAAAAGTAAAACAGTTCCAATTACTTGTTATCCTGACACATCTCCCGAGAATTTTTTCAAAACACATTATAAAGATGAGTTTTTGGATAAAGCCGCAAAAAGGTTTTTGGATTATTTTATTAAACGATTTGGCAATGTTTGGGATTTTGGTAGAATAATGGATGAGCAATGTGATGAAAAAACATTGTGGGCTATGTATACGGGAGGATTACAAAAATCACCTGAAGGTTGGAGATTACATGAGATGCCGGCGGTCAATTTCCTAATCAAAAAAAACGTTATGAATAATCAAACTAGAGGTGAAGTTTTCTTTAATGAAGACAAATTAAAATTCCCAAATGAGATTAAAGAGACTGTCAAAGAAACTTTAACAAAGAAATTAAAAACAATTAAAGAAGGAAAAGTTATGAAAAACACAATTGTTGAAAAATTGAAAAAAATAAAAAATAATAAAAAGATTGATGAAGTTAAAATGGTCAGAACTCTTTTTAAAATGAATGAGGATTTTGAAGGCAGAAGATATAATAAATTTTACAAATCAATGGGAAAATTTGTCGTTAATTCATCTTTAAATGAGAGTGTTGACTCCACGTTCAAAAATGCATTTTCAGTAGTTTATGCAGGATTGGAAGGAGGGTTCAAAGAAAAGTACATTGATAACCTTTTGTCTAAACTAAATGTCTCAACGACATCTGATATTGGTAAAACAATTAAGGATGAATTAATGTCAACGCCAGATGATAAAGTTGTTGATGTTTTCTTTGATTGTAATGCCGTTTCAAATGTTATAGTTTCAGCAATTGCTCCAACAATCATTTCTGAATTTCCAACAACAACTGGAGATGATTTAATGGGTGTTGTTCAAAATGTTTTAACTCAACAAATTCAATCACAGAACACCAAAGAAACATTAATGGTTAAAATATCTCAAATTGTTTGTCCTATTTTAACAAATACAATGGATAATGTAACGTCTCTGTCCCAAGATATGAGAAATAGTGTTATTCCTCAAATCTTAGGTTCAGACGATTTAGTTTAAAAACTATTTTGGAATTCATTCCAAACTTTCTGTAAATATTGACCCGCAGAGTCCGAAAATATATTAGGTTCTGTGGGTTTTTTTATCATATTCATATTTGTCTCATGTAATAATTTATCACCCTTTTTTAAATTACAAGGACTACAACATGTTACAAGATTCTTCCAAGTGTTATCACCACCTTTTGACTTTGGAATAACATGGTCAATTGTTAAATCTTTTTTACTACCACAATAAACACAAGAGTATCCATCTCGTCTCATAATTCTATGTCGATTTACTCTTATTTTTCTTCTCTTAAAACTAACATAAGAAAGTAATCGTATGATTAGTGGTCTTATATATTGTTTAATTCCGCATACTATTGGCTCATCGGAAGATTTGAGAATCTCCGCCTTTCCTTTATAAACTAATGCGAAACCTCTATGTAGGGTTGTTACATTAATAGGACTGAAATCTGAATTTAAAACCAATACACCTTGTGTCATAATATGTAAAATTACAAAATAATTTATTAATTGACAAATTTTTTTTTATTTTTTTATTTATCAATAATTATTTATATCAGTACATTGACAATAAAGAATAAAATTCACATATTTAAGTATTATTATGGACCCGAAAGTTAAAGACCAAGAAATGATAAATAATCAGGTTGAGAACAGACCACATTGGACTGAGGACGAATGGGATAATTTTAATAGTGAATATTCAATAGGATAAAATATGTACTGTATTGTAAAATATATCAAGATAGATAAAAAAGAATTACCTGTAATCATTCTAAACTCACAAGATGAAGTTTTGGAATTTGAAAAGGAAGAACAAGCTAATGAAATGTGTAGTATTCTTCAAATGAATTCTGACTCAGGTTATAGATATGTTATCAAAAAAATTTGATAATATCTAAATTTATATTATCTTTGTAGAACAAAAATGCCCTCGTAGCTCAGCTGGATAGAGCAACAACCTTCTAAGTTGTGGGTCACACGTTCGAATCGTGTCGGGGGTACTAGTTTTCTTAACAGATATCTTCTATAGTTGCAATATCTATACCTCTGCGTGTTTTATACATTGATATGTTAGTATCAGTATCTGAACCTATAAAATATAAATCACCTGTTTCTATTTCTTCTTCAATATCATCACATGGTGAATGATTATCTTGTTTAACCAAAATTGAATTAATGTTTGTTGACGGTAACAATGATTCAGGTAAAACATCCATTTTTTCATAATAGACAATATCTGAAAAAATTTTTGGGTCTATCGTTACTACAAAAAACTGAGTAGCCGAGTAATATCCGTCCTTAGTTATATAACCATCGTCACATTTATAACATTTCTCTTCGCCACTACCCCCACATTCTTGACAAGAAAAACTACCACTACCCCCACATTCTTTACAATCAACGGAACCATCACCATCACAGTTTCGACATGTGTTACCTTCTTCATCTTCTCCAGTACCATCACATTCATCACAATCCACACCTCCATTTCCATTACATTCATCACAATATTCATTTCCACTGCCGCTACAATCACTACAACTCACTTCACCTGAACCATCACAATGCTCACACTCTACTTCTGGGTCTAATTCAGTAATTTCAATATAAGAATATGCAATTAGTCTATCAAAATTATTATTTACATCAGTAACACTTAGTTTGTTAGAAATTCTATGGACTAAAAAACAAAATAGAATAAATTCTTTTGGTGTTAGGAAATCATAAACTATTGTTTCCTCACTTGTTGATACGAAATAACGAAATACCTCAGTTGGTGTGTAACCTTCAAATTCGTCATCTGACATCTTTTTTGCAATTTTAAATACTTTGTCTGCGTCCATATATAATATTAAATATTAAAATATATGAAAAAAAATAAAGGGACCGAAGTCCCTTTATTAAATGGTGGAGATGCCGGGGGTCGCTAAACATAATAAGTTTCCTTACTAACTGGACTATATCATCACCCTCAAATGTAGGGTGTCGGATTCTTGTGTGGTATTACATTAGAAGCGTCTAAATCCCACTAGTCTCTGCACCTTCCTCTTCCTGCGAGGCTCGGCTCAGTATTGTCATCAGCATTACCTGTTAAGAGTCCACTGAATTCTTCCGATTTTTAATAACACATTACTATGTTATGGGTCCAACATTAAACCCGGGTCCAAAAAAGTCTGACATAAAACACTACACGCTTAGGTCATTGTTTTTCTAAACAATCCGAAACTTCACAATTCCCTTATTTTATAGTGGTTCGGTTTACTGAGAACTAATCCTCCACTTTGTTTCTTTTTGGGTAGAAACCACACCACAACTACGACTTCTGTTGCAAGGTTATATGTCTGCCGACCCCTAGTAGGTTAATCCTAGATTAAGCTACAGATACTTCTTCAGTACGGATTAAACCGATTGTAGAAAGTTTGTTGATTACGTTGCCGTTTAAAAATTCAAGCCAGTTAAACAGGGTTAGCTTAGCCCCGACGTGCGTTTTATGACTAATCCATTCCTGTCAAAGCCAAAAACATCCCCATAAATCAAAGAACTATTGTTTTACAAATATATAAATATATTCTCTAATACACAAGTATTTATTAAAAAACTTTTATTGTGTCAATATATAAAGAATTAGAATTATTCATAAAAGGTGAAGCCGATGAAATATCTGTTAAACATTCGGATGATGACAGAGTAGTTCGAATCACACATGTTAATGAAAAAAGTCTCGGAAAAAGTATTGTATTACTTAGTTTTTATGAAGAGGATTATGTTAGACTTTTTATGCCTGACAATGAATATGACCAAAATAGATTCTTAATTAATGTCGCCTTTTCAAGATATGGATATAGTGATAATGTATTTATTGATTCTAGTTATGCGGACGATGATTTTAGAGAAGGATATATATTTAGATATTTTAATAAAGAAAATGATAAAACTGTCCAAAAGATTTTGGATATGGTATCACCTGATTTAAATATTAAAAAAACGGATGACCATTCTGAAATTGCTAAGGTATTAATACAACTTAATGAATATTCTTGTAGTCAAATTGCTTATGAATGGGCGTCTTATTACGATATCGCATTAGTTAGGGGTATGAGAGAATATGTGGTTTCCAAACTGTGTAATAAATTTTTCTACCTTAACTTTTTTGAAAAAACATGTGCCGAGTCATATATTACAACCGTTCAAGCACTAATTGATTTCTTTGATGAAAATGATATTAATAAAGATTCCGAAAGTATGCTAGAATGTCTTAAAAAATATGTCGAAGATAATGATTTATATTTTGATGATGATTTATATGAGGATTATTATGCGTATTATGATGACAAAAATTTTGATGATGAAGGTTTCCAAAGAGAGGTTGAAAGAGAGTTAGAAAAAATTTATGAAAAACTAACTGATGATTTGGAAGAAGGTTCCTTACAGAAAAATTTTGAATTGATTAATTATGTTAGAAAATTGGGATATGATTTTGGTCGGACATATAATTTCCCTAAAGAAAAAAATTACGGAACTAAAACTGGTGAAACTTTTAGGTTAGGTAAAGTTGAAGACGGTAAAATTATTGTTGTGGTTTCTAATCAAAAAATGAAAATGAATTTAGAAGATTTTAAAAATTTTTTATTTCACCCTGAATTGTTCTAATATTTAATTTTTTTATTACCTTTGTTTTTATGATTGAAAATATTGACTTTTTAAAGAAGGTTTTATCTATTCCTACCCACTCATTTCATGAGGACAAAATGATTGAATTTCTAACAGATTATTTGTTGGAAAAAAAATACGATTTCCATATTGATAATTTGGGTAACATTTATGTTACTAAAGGAACTATTGGTGAGGGAGAATTCTACCCCTGTGTTGTTGCTCACACCGACACTGTTCATCCATTAGACACCATTAATATTAGAGAAGAATCTTTACCCGACTCAAAAGGAGAAAAAAGTTATTCCTTAAAGGCATATAATGACTTTGGGGAACCAACAGGGATTGGAGGTGATGACAAGTGTGGTGTCTTTGCATGTCTTCAGTTACTCGAAGAATTTGATGTGTTAAAGGCTGCGTTTTTTGTTTCAGAAGAAGTTGGTTGTATTGGGTCAAAAGAAGCCGACCCCAAGTTCTTCGAAAATGTTGGTTACGCAATTCAGTTTGACGCCCCTGACGACTATATGGTTACAGAGTATTGTTTTGGTGTGAAACTATTTGAAACTGATTCTGAATTTCATCAGTCGGCAAGAGAAGTTTTAACTGAGGGTATGTTATCCTCACCAAAATTCATGCAACATCCATATACAGATGTTTGGCAGTTAAAAAAGAAATTTGATTTTTCGTGTATTAACTTTTCAGTTGGTTACCATAACTACCACACCAAAAATGAATATGTGGTGGTTGATGAGGTGTTTGCGGGAACAAGAACTGGTCAAAAACTAATTGAAAAACTAGGTCATAAAAAATATAAATTTGACCATGTTTCAAAATATAACTTATAAAAAAAAGGGGGATTTATTCCCCCTTCTTTTTTCTTGGTTTTTTTGTTTTTTGTTCGAGTTGTTCTTGTCTTATCTGAACAGTTTCATCTTCTATGTAAATAGTGTATTTTTGTTCAATTAAAATATTTTCTCTTAATACTTCATCCGAGATAAAGTCCTCAAATTTCTCTTGTATTGCTCTCTTTAATGGTCGGGCTCCGTATTGTTCATCAAACCCAACCTTGGAGATGTAATCAATACAAGTTTGGTCAAATGTAATATCATACTTTAACTTAGTCAAACGAGACACCAACTTGTTCATCTCAACATTGACAATTTTCTTAACATCATCGTCACCTAATGTGTTGAATACAATAATTTCATCCAATCGATTTACAAATTCAGGTGCGAAATAAGATTTAAGTTCTTTCATCAAAATCGATTTCTTCGCCTCTTCATTTTTATATACATTGTTTGAGGTTCCAAATCCGACGCCAGCACCAAATTCCTGTAATTTTCTAACCCCGATGTTTGAGGTCATAATGATTAAACAGTTTTTAAAATTAACTTTTCTTCCAAAACTGTCGGTCAAATAACCCTCATCCAAAACTTGTAGTAATGATGAGAAAATATCTCTGTGAGCTTTCTCAACTTCATCGAATAACACTACTGAATATGGTTTGTTTTTAACTTGTTCAGTCAATTGACCTCCCTCATCATACCCAACATATCCGGGAGGAGAACCAATTAATCTCGATACAGAATGTTTCTCTTGGAACTCACTCATATCCACTCTAATTAAATTGTCCTCACTTCCAAATATTTGTTTTGCAAGTTCTTTTGCCAATAATGTTTTACCAACCCCTGTTGAACCTAAGAAGATAAATGAACCGATTGGTTTGTTTGGGTCTTTAATTCCCAAACGATTTCTTCTAATCGCCTTTGCAATTTTGGTAACCGCCTCTTTTTGACCAATTACTGAATCAGAAAGACTATCCTCTAAATCGATTAAGTTCTTTGTATCATCTAAAGATAATTTGGTTACAGGAATCTTTGTCATGTTTGCAACCACTTCATAAACTAACTCAATTGCGATGTCTTTTTTCTTGGTAATTAATTCCTCTTCAAATTTCTTTTTCTCAACCTCTAACTTACCCAAAACTTTCTTTTCTCGGTCTCTAAGTTCAGCGGCCATTTCATAGTTTTGTTTCTTAACTACTAAAAGTTTTTGTTCTTTAATTTCCTGAGATTCTTTTTTAAGTTCCTCAATTACCTCAGGATTTTTAACATCGACCTGAGCTCTTGCCCCTACTTCATCCAAAATATCGAATGCCTTGTCAGGGAACTCTCGGTCTGTGATATATCTATCTGCAAGTTCAACACAAGTTTTCAATACCTCATCAGAGTAATTAACCTTGTGGTAATTCTCATACTTATCTTTTACATTTTGTAAAATAATTAAAGTCTCATCTGTGGATGCTGGAGAAACAATAACCTTTTGAAATCTTCGGTCCAAAGCTCCATCTTTTTCAATTTGTTTTTTGTATTCGTCTAAAGTAGTTGCTCCAATACATTGAATTTCTCCACGAGAAAGGGCTGGTTTTAATATGTTTGAAGCATCTAATGAACCCGATGCATTACCCGCCCCAACAATGGTGTGAATTTCGTCAATAAATAAAATGATGTTTGGATTTGTCTGTAATTCCTCCAAAATAACCTTTAACCTCTCCTCAAATTGTCCTCTGTATTTTGTACCAGCGACTATTGAGTTCAAATCCAAAGACAAAATTCTTTTTTCTAATAAGTTTCTTGGGCAATCCCCATCAAAAATTTTCATTGCAAGACCCTCAACGATTGCGGTTTTTCCACATCCAGGTTCTCCAATAATAATTGGGTTATTTTTCTTTCTACGAGACAAAATTTGAGCAATTCTAATAATCTCATTTTCCCTACCAACTACAGGGTCTAATTTACCTTCTTCGGCAAGTTTAATTAAGTCACGACTAAAATTATCTAAAACAGGTGTTTGAGAACTTGTGGTTGCTTTTTTACCTTTTCCTCCGTCGTCAATTGATTCTATCATACTTTTGTGTTTTTAGTAAAACTAACTATTTAATTTTAAAAATTCAACTATTAACCTTAATGAAAAAAAGATTATGGCAATTACTAAAGAAGAAATCAAAGGGACTCATATAATTTGTGAGGTAAAGTCGAGTAATATTAAGAAAACTGATTACGACACTGAAACAAGAAAATTGGTTGTGGAATTTAACAACGGATTACAATACGAATATGATGAAGTTCCATTAACTACCTATGTAGGATTTAGAAAATCAGAATCACAGGGGTCGTATTTTGGAAAAAATATTTCAAAAAAATATAAGTTTAGAAAGTTATAATTTTTTTAGTATTTATATATGTGAGTCACAGTGAAATTCTAAACAGTTTTAACATTCAAAAGACTTTGAATCCCAAAGTATGGGATAACTATGATGATATCAGTAAAGCAAAGTTAAAAGAAAGTATTCGAGAAAATTTATTATTAGCGGCTAAAGAATTCCTTTATTTTGTTGAGGTTGATGTAATCATTTCTGACATAGTATTAATGGGTTCTTTGGTAAATTATAACTGGTCGAACTTTTCAGACTTTGATTTACATATTATTGCAGATTACGAACAATATCCTAAAGAACAAATTGAATTATATACTGAATTTTTTGATTTGAAGAAAACCCTTTTTAATTTAAAACACGACATTAAAATAAAAGGGTATGATGTTGAACTTTATTTACAGGATGAGAACTCAGAGGCTTATAGTGACGGAGTTTATTCATTAATGAATGATGAGTTTATCAGCAAACCAAAGAAAGGAATTAAACAAATCAATAAAGAATTGGTTAAAACAAAATCTAACCAATGGATGAGAATTATTGATGAATGTATTGAACAGGCTAAAGAACAAAATTTGGAAGATTCTCAGGAGACATTGAAAAAATGTTACAAAAAAATCAAAAAATATCGTCAGTCAGGATTGGAGGAAGGTGGGGAGTTTTCGATTGAAAATTTGGTTTTTAAATTCTTACGTAGGAATGGATATATTGGAAAACTGTTAGAAATGAGAGATAAATTATTAGATAAGAATCTTTCATTAAAAGAATTGAATACAATTTTTTAAAATAACAAATAAACGATATATTTATAAAGAAAAAATATTATGGCAGTATTATCTTCGGGAACTTACACTTATGTTGTAATAAATCCAACATCTGGTAATTGTGTAACTTGTACTTCTACATTACAACCACACCCAATTTATAATGATATAACAAATTCATCAAATACTGTCGTACAATTAAACGCTGTGACTCTTGGAGGGTTTAACGGATTAAATAATTAAAAAAATCAACAAAAAAATGAGTGGATTAAGACCAATAGGAAGTGAAAAATTACAAGGTGATGAAAAAATCAAAAGAATTTTAGAAATTGCTCACTATAAAGAAGTAACACCTAACCCCGTAAACGAAACTGTTAAAACTGATTATGAAACTAAATTAGCCGACGGTAATGTATATGTTATCGACAAGGAAAAAATGGGTTACATCATTAAAAAACAAATCAGTGAAGGTGTTAATGAATATACTTCTCCTATGAAAAATAGAAAGTATTTTAATTCATATGCTGACGCTATGAAGTCGTTAAATTTAATGGCAAAAGACATTAATCAGTTACATGGTGTTGAGGAAGGAATTTCATTATTTACTGAACAGAAGAAATATTATTTGAAGACTCCTAAGGCTGAGTTACCACCAGCTGAGGACACGGCTCCAATTGAGGATGTTCCACCTGCACCATCAGACATGCCAGAACCTCCTATGGATACAACTCCTGAGATGGACATTCCGACAGAACCTGATTCAGATATGCCAGCTGACGATATGGCTCCTGACATGCCAGCTGACGACATGGGAGATGAAATGGACTCTGATACTGAAACCGATGGAGAAGGAGTTACATTTAAAGTAATTCAGAAATTAACAGGAAAACTTGGTCAAAAAATTAGAGCAATGGAAGATGAGGGACAAGAAATCTCATCAAAGGATGCAAAATATGTAATCAATTCTATTTTATCGGCATTGGAAGATAATTTGGAAGAAGACGATAAGATGGATATTATCTCTAAGTTGGAAGGTGAAGAAGAAGGTATGAGTGGAGATGAGACAGACATGGGTGACGAAGATATGCCAATGGATGATATGGAACCAACTGGTGACGAAACAAGTGGTGACGAAGACTTATCAATGGAAGAACCAACTGAAGGTGAAATGACTGAGAAATTCTTGTCATCGGCAATGGATAGAGTTTTCAAAGAGTCTAAAGTAGATAAAGTATTATCAAAATATTTTATGATTTCAGAAAGTGAAAAGAAATTTGTTGAAAACAAGAAAAAAGTTAAAAAAACTTTCATTGAAGGTAAAAAGAAAAATGATTTAAAAGAAATCATCAGACTTTCAGAAAGTTTAAAACAAAAAAATGTTGCTGAGAAGGTGATTAATAACTTTCCAGAGGTTACCTTTGTAGGAAAAACAAATAAAGGTAATTTGGTATTTGAAAATAAAAATAAGCAATTGAAAGTCACACCTAATGGACAGATACTATGAGTTATTTAGTGTTTGTAAATGGATTAGGTGCTAACTATAAGGGGAACAAAACTTACGAGTTTGTGTTCTCAAAAGATAATGATGTGTGGGGTGATGATTGGGATACAAATCCGGCAAACGGAAACCCAACAACACCAGACATAAGTGAAATTGAAAAGGTCGGAGTATTGAACAGAGAGGGTATTGAAATGGAACTCGTTCAGAACTCTGATTTTTTTTGTATGAAGGATGCGGTAGATAAAGTCGTAGCCCTTGCATGGGAAGAGGATAAAGATTTGGAAAATAGACTTGTTTTTCATTATGGTATGACAGAACAAGAGGTGAAAGATAAATTATATGAAAAAGATATAATATTAGAATTTTATAAAGAATTTGAATTATGAAAACACACAATCAAAAAATCGGAGATATAATGAAGTTGGGTTTCAGTAAGAAAACCCTTTCTTTAATGACTGAGTCTCAGGTAAATGCATTACACAAAAGATTGGTAAATGAGGAGACTACTAAAACAACTACTCAAAAAATTTATACACCACAAGAAATTAAAAGTAAAGGTTCAATACCTGGAGGTTCTTCAGTGGCGTTAGATGCTAATAATAATGTTGTAGTTACTAAAGAAGGTGAATTAGGTGAAACTAAGAAAAAAACAAGTAAGAAAAACCCATGGGCTATCTGCACTTCTAGTTTATCTGACGAATTCGGAACATCTGAAAGAAGTGAATGGACTAAAGGTCAAATGAACAAATATGAAAGATGTGTGAAAGGTGTGAAGAAAACTATTGAGGAAGGAAGAAATCCTTACGAATTTTTGATTGAACAAAAAATGTCTGAAATTGTTGAAAAACACCTGTCTCCAAAAATTTCAAAGAAAGATTTAATGGAGGCAATTAGAATGAAGAAATTGAATGAGCAACCTGCTCCGGCAAAACCAGCAACAAAACCAAAACCTGGTGTAAAACCTGACACGGATTTTGACCCATTTATTTCTCCTGACCCAGATGACCAACCTGAAGCAAATTCTCCTGAACCAATTACAAAACCAAAACCTGGTACCAAACCATCACCGACAACTGACCCAAATTTTGACCCATTTATTTCACCCGACCCAGATGACCAACCTGAAGCAAGTTCAAAAGGATTAGATTGGTTTATGTCAAAAGTAAAAAATGCTGGATTGATTAAGAAAAAAAGAAAATAATATGAGATTAAAGAGTAATACAAAAAAAGAAGACATTTTAGTTGAGAGATTTAAATCTTTAATCAACGAAGCTCCCCCGATGAGTTTTGACCCTGATTTAGGAGGTGCAAGACCGGCTCCTAAACTACAAGGTAAGATTGAAAAGGGTGAGTTACCATTAAGTAAATTTGGTTTGACACAAGCTCAAGTTGATTTTTATACATCACAGGCTTTTAAAGATTCTGTTGTAAGATTAGAAAGATTATTTGATAGATATTCAGGAATCGATAGAAGATTAGTTGCCGGTAACCAATCACTTAAAAGAGACGCTCAAACTGCATTTGCTGGTTTATACCAATTAGTTGGAATGTTGTTACAAGAACTCATCCAATTGCAAAATAGAAACAGAGTTGAATTAGAAGAAATTGCTAATGAGTCAGTTGAAAAGGCAATGGGTATTGATAGAGAGTTTTTCGCCAAGAAATTACAATTAGACGGAAAATTCACACAAGGGTTTTTATCCAAACTAAAAGGGATGAAGGCTAAAGTTGATAATATTTCTGACGAAGAAATTATGAAGAAATTTGCAAGTGTTGATAAAGAGAAACAAGAACAACTCGAGCAAATGAGAGATGAGTTTGAAAGTATGGGAGTTGAATTTGACGAAGAGAAGGCAAAAGAAGCGATTGAATCAAATTTCGAAATTTCTCCTGAAACGGCTGAGAAGGCAAAAAAGGAATTTTCTGATGAAGTATCGAGAAGAATGATTGTTAATTTATTCAGACGAGGAATGTCTCTTTATTATGCAAATGCTTATGATATTTGTAGTGAAAAAATTGAAGAGTTACCTGACGGAGAAAGAATTTTACAATTATCAAACATATTACAACCAATTATGTTACATATGTATTGGTTATTCCCAGACATTGGTTCAATCGGAACATCAGGAGGGGGTCAAATTGGTCAAATCGAAGTTGTCCCACCAAAGAGTAGTGGAAGTGATGACAATAATGAGGAAGAAGATGAGGATGAGAATGAAGAGGAACCACAACAACAAGAAGAACAGCCACAAGAAAATTCTAACGCATTTACAATCAGAGCAAGAGCGATGACATTACCGTTACTTGTTCATGAATTGGTTAAGGGTGTTATTATGTTTTTCACATCTGCAGGTGGAGAAAAGTCTGAAAAAGGAAGACTTGCAAAACAACAAGCAAGTTCATTAGAAATCGAGGCTTATGACTTAGTGTATGGTGAAAAGTTTTACACTGAATTCTATAAGATATTCAATAAGTTAGTTCCTAACACACAAGAACAAAGAGATTTAACTCCATTTATGTTGAAGTTCATTTCGGAAGAAAAGTATGACACTTTGGTAGAGTTGGCAAAATCTTTATTTACTCTTGGATTATCTGACCCTGATTTCGCAGATAATTATGTGTCAAACTTGGTTGAAAAATCGAGAGGGTTACAGAAAAAAATGCAACAGAATCCATCATACATGGAAAAGAAAAAATATAAGAGTGACGAGGGAGAAGATGATTATCTCTCGAGTTTAGGACTTTAAAATAACATTAAACCCCTCCAAGTTGAGGGGTTTATTTTTTCTAAGTATTTATATCATATATATGAGTTTAACAAAAGAACAAGTTTTAATCGAGTATGGTAAGTGCATGAAATCAACAGAGTATGCACTTAAAACCTATTTACAAACTTACGACAACACAGTATCAAAGTATGTTCCATTGGAATTATTCCCTGACCAAATAAGTTTATTGGAGGATTATGAGAACTACAATGAAAACATTGCGTTAAAGTATCGTCAAGCTGGAGTATCAACTGTAACCGCTGCTTGGACATCAAAAAGATTGGTTTTTGCTAGAAAAAACAAACCTGAAAAAATTCTAATCATTGCCAACAAATTGGATACTGCGGTGGAAATGGCAAATAAAATTAGAGGTTTCACTGAACAATGGCCAAAATGGGTCGGTGTTACATTTTCATCTGAAAAGAATTCACAAAGGCATTTTAAATTAACAAATGGGTGTGAGGTTAAGGCGGTTGCAACATCAAAGGATGCTCTTCGCGGTTACACACCAACGATACTTGTATTTGACGAAGCTGCATATATTGAGGCCGACGGAGACTTTTGGGCGGCTTGTATGGCGTCTTTATCTACAGGAGGTAAAGTAATCGTTGTATCAACACCAAACGGGTATGACCCAATTTATTATGAAATTTATGACCAAGCGTTAAAGAACATGAACGAGTTTAAAATCTCGGAAATGGTTTGGTTTAAAGACCCTCGTTATACAAAAGATTTTAAATTAATTAAAGTTAATGACATAATACATTATTACTTAAATCGTGATGAGTATAACGATGTTGAAATAATAGACTATGAAAACATCCCTCCGAGAGAACGAGACTACACTGATATAAAACTATTAATATCCCAAGGATATAAACCTCACTCATCTTGGTATGAGTCAATGGTTAAAAAACTTAAATATGATAGGAGAAAGGTTAATCAGGAATTGGAATGTGCGTTTTTAGGTTCAGGGGACAATGTATTTGATAATAACACTCTCGATAATATCCGTGTAAATGGTGTCAAAGAACCTCAAAATAAATTTATGGGAGGTTCATTATGGATTTGGAAGGAACCTGAAATTGGTCACAAATATATAATGGGTGTCGATGTTAGTAGAGGGGATAGTGAGGACTTCTCAACATTTCAAATTTTAGATTTTGATACAAGGGAACAAGTTGCTGAGTATATTGGAAAAATTCCACCTGACACACTTGCTGAGATATGTTACAAATGGGGGAATATGTATTCTGCATTTATTGTCGTTGATATTACTGGTGGTATGGGAGTTACAACCTCGAGGAAACTACAAGAATTGGGATATAGGAACTTATATGTGGATGGTGTTGATTATCAAAACAAATGGAAATACGACCCAAAAGTTAATGATAAAATACCTGGAATTAACTTTAACGCGAAACGAGTTCAAATCATTGCAACATTTGAGGAATATCTTAGACACGGATTTAAAGTATATTCGGCAAGATTACTTAATGAAATGTCGACTTTTGTGTATGTAAATGGAAGACCTGACCACCAAAAGGGACACCATGATGATTTAATTATGTCGACCGCAATGGCAATATATGTGGGGGAAAACTCTTTCACATCCATGACAAAGGTTACTGAACATACTAAGGCAATGATTGATTCTTGGCAGATTAATACTAATACACAGAAACCATCAAACTACTTTAACCCAACTATCGGTGAAAATACTTATAAGACAAATCAACCAACTAAACAAGATTATATGAACCATTCGTGGTTATTTGGAGGAATGAGATAATGGGATTAAGTAATAGAAAAAGAACAAATAGAAGATTTAACGGAACCAAAATGGTAACAAATAATATTGGGGTATCCTCAACCATTGTTCCTAAAAACGAATTTTCGGACACTAATCAATACCGACAATTACCAACCGATGAGAATAATTTTATTCCATGTACTACGAATGAGGGGTTATATGATGATAATTTTAGATATCAACAAACAGGGTTAGTAAATGTATGTATTGATGAAAATCCATTTTATGGTAAAAATAAATTAATTTTAGGTAGGAATCTTGGGACCTCTGTAGTTGATAGTAGGAATGGAGAATTAATATATAATAACAGTTCATTATCAGCAGTAACATCAGTTATACAATTACCACTTAATCAATATCTTATCACTGGAAATTTTCCAACCTTTGTTAAAAAAGTTAATCCTGATTTAACAATAGATAATAGTTTCTATACAAATTTTAATAAGCAAAATAGTATAACGAAAGGAGTTTCAATTTATACGCCCGACAATAAAGTGATTATTTATTTAAAAGGGGGAGCAACTCCATTTAAAGTCGGTTATCTATCCACCCTTCAATACTTCCAACAAATCTATAAATTAGATTTAATAAATGGTATTGATTTAAATTTTTACAACCAACAAACTTTTGGATTTAGTTCAACAACACAATTTTTTCCAGCTTCACAATCCTATGTTACTTGTATGGAAATAATACCTACAAATAGTCCTGAAAATTATAAAGTATATATTGGAGGTTCATTTAATGAATACCAAGAATTACCAATAATAAATTTTTGTTCAATAGACCAAATTGGAGGTATTGATGATGAAAGATATTCTCCATTTACAGATATTACAAAACCAATCACGTCAATAAAACATGTTGGAAATGGTATGTTATTAATTGGAGGGTATTTTACAAATATTGAAGGATATGATTATATTTTAAGATATGACACGAACGGTAATGGAGGATTCGGTATTGTTGATACTGATTTTGTTAATCCTGACATTAAAGGACCAGTAACATCAATAAGTTTGGATTCAGATGGTAAAATTATTGTGTCTTACAATAATGTAAATATTGGCACCGTACAAACATATGTTAGACTAAATTCAGATGGTAGTGTTGATGAAACATTTAACATTGAAAATTTTGTTACTCCCCCCGCACGGACTATTCCAACTAATTTTATATATAAATCAAATAATGGTGGATATTTTCTTAGGGGTTCGTTGAATGAGTTTGAAAATGGTGACCAAGTTCCATCATTTATAAAACTAAAAGGTTGCTAAACTATTTCTTACTATTTATTATTAGTTATTATTTAAATTATGAGTGAAAAAAATTTAACAGTTTGGCAAAGGTTATCACAGGCATTTGGACCTAATTCACTATTGGGACAAGATTACCCAACGTATTCATTCGATAAGAAAGAACTTTTAAAGACAACTTCTAAACAAGAATATGAAAAAGAAAAATTAGAAGCCAGACAAACATACTATTTGGCAAACCAATGGGGGAGGATTGAAAACAATCTTTATACCCAAGCGGTATATTATGAACCAACAAGATTGGCATCTTTTTATGATTATGAATCGATGGAATTTACTCCTGAGATTTCAGCGGCGTTGGATATATATGCTGAAGAATCGACTACATCTAACCAAGATGGACACATCCTACAAATCTATTCTGATTCAAAACGAATCAAATCAATATTAGTCGATTTATTTATTAATTCTTTGGACATCAATACCAACTTACCAATGTGGACTCGAAACACATGTAAGTATGGTGACAACTTTGTATTCTTAAAATTGAATCCTGAAAAGGGAGTTGTTGGATGTATGCAATTACCAAACATTGAGATTGAAAGACATGAGGCGGGAATGGGCGTTAAGAAAACTGACCCTGAAACTGACCCATCTAAAAGAGTTCTAAAATTCAAATGGAAACAAAAGGATATGGAATTCAATTCTTGGGAAATTGCTCACTTTAGATTGTTAGGTGACGATAGAAGATTACCATATGGGACTTCTATGTTGGAAAAGGCGAGAAGAATTTGGAAACAGTTATTATTGTCTGAAGATGCGATGTTAATTTATAGAACATCAAGAGCACCTGAAAGAAGGGTATTTAAGGTATTTGTTGGTAATATGGATGATGCGGATGTTGAACCATATATCCAAAGATTTGCAAATAAATTCAAAAGGTCTCAAACCGTTGACCCACAAAGTGGAAATGTGGATATGAGATTTAATCAAATGGCCGTCGACCAAGATTATTTTGTTCCTGTTCGTGACCCGTCACAAGCATCTCCAATTGAGACACTACCTGGAGCTCAAAACCTTTCTGAAATTGCGGATATTGAGTACATCCAAAAGAAATTATTAACAGCGTTAAGAGTACCTAAAGGATTTTTAGGATTTGAGGAGTCTGTTGGTGACGGTAAGAACTTAGCACTTATGGACATACGTTTTGCGAGAACTATCAATAGAATACAAAAAAGTATGTTACAGGAATTGAATAAAATTGCTATTGTACATTTATTCTTACTTGGATTTGAAGATGAAATATCCAACTTTACATTGTCATTAACTAACCCATCAAAACAAGCTGATTTGTTGGGAGTTGATGTATGGAAAGAAAAGATTCTACTATATAAAGACATGGTTTCTCCGATTGAAGGAATTGCTCCTACATCAATATCATGGGCTAAGAAACATATTTTAGGATTTTCTGATGAAGAAATTAAGTTGGATTTACAACAACAAAGAATTGAAAAGGCGGTAGGGGCAGAATTAACAAATACTGCTCAGGTTATTACACATACAGGTTTATTTGATAATTTAGATAGATTATATGGTAAGAAAGAAGGAGAACAACCCGCAGCACCTGCTGAAGGTGGAGAAACACCTGGTGGTGATATAGGTGGAGGATTTACCCCACCACCACCATCTGAATCTCCGGCACCTCCATCTGAACCGGCAGGAGGACCTGGATTAGCCCCCGAATCAATGGAAACCAAACTAAATATTATATTGGAAGGTGATTGGGCGAATGACAATGAGGAGATAGATTTGAGTAAAGCCAAAAAAACATTACTCGAAATGGACAGTACTTTGAAAAACTTGTTAAATGATTAATATTTATTAATAAATTAATAAGATGAAATTTGGAGAATTAAAAACAATAGTAGAAAACAAATTGGTTGACTCATTTATAAAAAATGAATTAAAGAGCGATTTAAAGGTTTTCAATAAGATAATCAAAGAAGATAAATCATTTGGAAAAATGATGATGAAATACGACTCTTTATTGGAAAATAAAGGGTATGATAAAGACGTTGCAACATTTATGTTCGATGAAATTATCTCTGATTTAAAAAGTATAACATTAAAAGAATCGACAATTCAGACTATTTTAAAATGGTCAAAAGGAATTCAATGTGAGAATAAGTATTCAGATATTGATGAGTTCATTACTTCTGATGATTTTGAGAAAAAATTTAAAATAAAAAAAGGTATTGTTGAGGGATTATCAAAAAAACCAAAGATTAAAGAGTCAGTTAAATTACCTATTAGTTCTTTAGTGAAAGTTGCAAATAACACAATTAAAAAACACTTGGATACTTTAAATGAATCTGACAGAGAGAAAGTAATGGAAGTTTTAAAATCTGAGGACATTTTAAAAGAAAAATTCAAAGAGTTAAAAGAAAATACCATCTCAACAATTAATAGTATGATTAGTGAATCTGATGAATCGGTAAAATCTACATTGTCTGAGACTGTTAAAAAAATAGAAAACACAGAATTTTCTAAAAAGGAATATGTTAAACTTTTAACTCTAAATGAAGGTTTAAAAAAATAATAAAAATTATTTTTATATTTTATCTAAAGTCCGTATATTACGGACTTTTTATTTTTGACATTATGGTTAATTTTTGGTAGATTTATATTAATAATAAACTTTGATATGAGTCAAAAATGAAAAAAGGGAAATCCTGTGTGATAAAGGGATATCGAAATTTTAAATGTAGTTACGGTACGGTAGATGCTAAAAATTTAAAATCAATCTATATAAACATACAATCTTGGGTGAAACCAAAAATATATAATGAAAATTGGGAACGACCCGTGTCATTATTTAATAAAAAAGTTAAAAATCACATTTACGAAATATTAAATCAATTTTTATATGAAAACAAAATTATAATTGATTTGGATTTACGTTCTAGCGGGATTTGTCTGAATAAAAAGTCATTTATGAATTTAGAAATAACTCTCTTTATTAAAGGAGAAACCGATTTCAAATCCACTAAAATTAAAAACTCAGTAAAAGAAATTATCGATTCAATCTCCAAAGAGATAATGAGGAATAATGAATTATTTACATTTCACCTAACAAAAACTGATAAGAAAGTTAAAATAGAAATTTAATACTATTTATTAATAAACTTTCAAAATGCAAAATTATAAAATTTTAGGGCCAAAAGATACGGGTAAGGGAATTCTTGTTGAATATGACGCAGGGTATGTGTCACCCATTGAATTCTCTAATGATAGAATAATAAAAGAATCATTCGAAGTGGGTGATTATTCTAAACCATTTGAGTTTTATGCGGTGTTACAAAAGTTTAATACCCCGAATAGAAATGGTAGAATATATCCTGAAAGAGTATTAAAAAGAGAAGCAGATAACTATACTAAAAATTATATTAAGAAAAATACAGCATTGTCTGAACTTAATCACCCCGAATCATCATTAATTGATTTGGATAGAGTATCTCATATTATAACTGATATTTGGTGGGATAAAAATATTTTAATTGGTAAATTAAAATTATTAACGTCACCAGGATTTCATGAAAGAGGTATTGTATCTACAAAGGGAGACCAAGCGGCTAATCTATTAAGACTTGGTGTCACTTTGGGTATATCATCTCGAGGTGTTGGTTCATTAAAAAAAGTGGGAGAACAAAACGAAGTTCAGGACGACTTTGAATTAATCTGTTTTGACTTAGTCCAAGCACCATCCACACCTGGAGCGTACCTATTCAAAGAAAAAGATGACCAATACAAATTTGAGGAAAATCTACAAGAGGAAAAATTACAAAATTTAGAGAGAGGTGGATTAAAATCACTTGATTTAATGAATAAATTAAACGATTATTTAGGAAAATAATCAATTATGGAAATGGACGAAAAATACTTTGTGGCAAAAGTTCAATATGATTTGCCAGATGAAAACTCAGGAAAAATTAAAAAAGTAAGAGAAGAAAAACTCGTTAAGGGTTACAATGTAACAGATGTGGAGGCAAAGGTTACAAAGGCTTACGAATCTTTTAGTTATGATTGGAGAATTACTTCAGTTGCTGAAAGTAAAATCGATGAGATTTTCGAATAAAAAAATTATTAACCATTTAACAAAAGGGAACGAAAGTTCCCTTTTTTGTTTTTTTATCCCCATAAAACGTATTTTTTAGAATATCTACATATTTATTAAAAAAATGCAAAATGGCAGAAAAAAATTTAGTTGAAGAAACATTAATCCAAATTCAAAATTTGGAAGAGGTTATTAACGAAAACGCAAAAGAAATACTTGCTTCTACAATGAAGGAAGAAATTAGCGAATTAGTAAAAGAGTCTATGAAAAATGAGACTAATGAACAATCAGACGATATCGAAATGATTGATATCGACAAAGATGAAGATTCTGACGAAATTGATGTGGATGACATGGAAATCTCAGGTGATGATGAAGACGAATTAGAAATGGACATGGATAACATGGACATGGACGATGACGATTCTGACGACATGGGTATGAATGACATGGACATTGATATGGATGATGAAACCATTGACTTAACTGACGCTTCTGACGAGGAAGTATTGAAAGTTTTCAAAGCAATGTCAGCTGAAGATGAAATCACAGTAACAAAAGACGGTGATTATATTCATTTAACTGATGATTCTGAAGACGTAGAATACATAATCCAAGACGAAGAAGATTTTGATGATATGGATGATTCATTATTCGAAGAAAAATCAGAGAAGAAAGAAAAAGAAGTAAAGTCAAATACAAAAGACGCAATGTTTGTTCCTAAGTCAAAAATGCACGAAGAAGACGAAATGGAAGAGGATTCAGAAGAAATGTATGAATCAGAGTATGATGAAATGGATGAGTCATGGTCAGAAGAAGAAATGGATGAAACAATTTATGAAATTGCTTTGGACGCTACAGATGATGACAATGATGAAGACGAGTTAGAAGAAATGGATAACGTTTATGAATCTAAATTATCTTCTAAACCTAAAGTAGGTAAAGGAGCTAAGACAGGTTCGGCTTCTAAATTCTCATATAAAAAATCTACAGGAGGATTCAAAGAAAAGATGAAACAAGGTACTAAAGGTGTTGGTATGGGTAAAGCGAAATTCGAATTTAAAGAAGGTGAAACTTTTGAAATGCCAAGTAGAACAGGTATCAAATTATCTAAAGAAGAAGCTACCGAAGCGGCTCGTACTTATGGTACAGGTTGGAGAAAAGGAGCTTTGAAAAAAGGTGCAAGAGCAGGACAAGAAAGTGCGAGAACACACACCGAGTCAGTTCAAAGAGAAGTCGAAACGTTAAAGGCTAAAAATGAAGAATATAGAAAGGCTCTAAATATGTTTAGAGATAAACTTAACGAAGTTGCTATATTTAATTCTAATTTGGCATATGCTACAAGATTGTTCACAGAACATTCAACGTCTAAGCAAGAAAAAATTAACATTTTGAGAAGATTTGATTCTGCAGAAACTATTAAAGAGTCTAAAGCTCTTTATAAAACAATTAAAGATGAGTTGTCAGGAGAAGATGTGAGAAAACCTGTTACTGAATCAATTGAAAGAATTATTGATACCGACCAAAAGTCAGGTTCATCAGTTAATTTGATTGAATCAAAAACATATGAAAATCCTCAATTCCTGAGAATGAAAGACATTATGTCAAAAATAATAAAATAATAAACAATAAAATAATAAAACCTAAAAAATAAAATGGGAGCATTATTAGAAAGTGGATTAGTTGGTAACATCGGTCTTAAGCACCTTAAAGTTATCAAAGAAGACACTATAAGCAAATGGGACAAATTAGGGTTCCTAGAAGGTCTTAGAGGCCACCTAAAAGAAAATGTTGCACAGTTGTATGAGAACCAAGCTTCTCACTTAATCAACGAGTCATCATCAACTGCGGATTCAGGTTCATTTGAAACTGTTGTATTCCCAATCATCAGACGTGTATTCTCTAAATTGTTAGCGAATGACATCGTTTCTGTACAAGCTATGAACTTACCAATCGGTAAATTGTTCTACTTCGTACCTCAAATCCAAGGATATACTGGAGCTTCAACAAACGCTCTATATCCCGGAGGAAATACTAATTCAGGTGACCATTTCGCACCACAAGGTTCTCCAGGGAATTATGGTGGAGATGCAAATGCTGGTTATCCTGGGTCAAATGTTGGTACTCCATATGCTAAAAATCTTTACGATTTGTTCTATGAAGGTACTGAACCTGGATTAAATCCTGCTGGTTTATTTGATTATTCTAAAGGAAGATTTACAGTAATGACCGCACTTACTCAAACAGTTGCTTGGAGTAATGGTAATTTGATTGTTTCAGGTTATACTGTAAATGGTGAAGCCGCTAGTGGAACTAAAGAATTTAGAAAAATCATTGTTGGTTTATCTGGATTTACCACAGTTGGGGACGGAAAATTAATAGGTCCTGATGGTCAAGAAATGGATACTGAATCATTTTTGTCTAATTTAGTGTTATTTACAAATGTTTCAGCAGCTGCGACTAATTTAGGAACTTCTACTGCGACTCCACTACTTTATCGTGTTGTTACTCAAAAATACGGTAGCGGTATTGTTGATTACGGAACTCAAACAAAAACTACATATCCAACTGACGGTAATGGTGGTAGTTTTTATAACATTTGTAATGCGGCGGGAGTAATTTATTTAGAGATTGACACACAAGTTCCTGCATGTATTGCATGTTCTCAATCAACACCTGACGGTTATTCAGGAGCAACATTAACCAACTCTGTATGGTCAGGTACTACTAATATTACAGCGGCTTGGAGACGTTATGAAGAATTAGAATTCGAAGACAAAATTGGTGAAGTTTCTTTCAACTTAGAGTCAGTAACAGTTTCTGTAACTGAAAGAAAGTTAAGAGCACAATGGTCTCCTGAATTGGCTCAAGACGTTGCGGCATTCCACAACATCGATGCTGAAGCTGAATTGACAGCATTATTGTCAGAGCAAGTTGCGGCTGAAATTGACCGTGAAATCTTACGTGACTTACGTAAAGGTGCGGCTTGGACATTACGTTGGGATTACAACGGATGGAAGAGACTGAATAACCAAGCAACTCCATACACTCAAAAAGACTGGAACCAAACTTTGATTACTGCGATTAACCAAATCTCAGCTCAAATCCACAAGTCTACTTTGAGAGGTGGTGCTAACTGGATTGTTGTATCTTCTGAAATCTCTGCGATTTTTGATGATTTACAATACTTCCACGTATCAAACGCAGCTCCTGAGCAAGACCAATATAACATGGGTATTGAAAGAGTTGGAACATTGAGTGGACGTTACCAAGTGTATCGTGACCCATACTTCCCACCAAACACTATCTTGATTGGTCACAAAGGTACTTCTTTGTTGGATACTGGTTACATCTACGCTCCATACGTACCATTACAATTAACACCAACTATGTACAACCCATTCAACTTCACACCTATCAAAGGTATCATGACACGTTACGCTAAGAAGATGGTTAACAACCGTTTCTTCGGACGTATCACAGTTGATGGAGTACGTACATTCGACTTAAACGAGTTAAGATAATATATCTTAATGTTAATATTAAAAGGTCAGAGAAATCTGACCTTTTTTATTTTTCCAATATTCTGATTGATTTTGAAACTATCTCACTTTCAATCATATTAAATGTACCTCGTTCATATGATTTTTTACAAGCCTCAATTAAACAAAAAAGGGCCTGTTCATTATTTAAGTTCATAATGAACATGTCTAATTCTGAATCAGTATTATAAAAAATTGCATTAAATACATTTTTTTCAGGTGTAATTTCTTTAACTTTTTCTTGTATTTGATTTAGTAATCCGTCTTGTTCCATAGTTTCAAATATTTATTAATATGATAAGAAATATTAATGAGATAATCAATAAGGTATTTAGTCCTGTAAATGAGTCGACTGCGGACTCCGCAGGAAGAGGTTCTTATAGTGCTCCAATAATGCCGGGATTTAGAAAATTTAAAAAGTCACAGTTATCCCCATTCAATGAACCAGTATCAAAATATGATAACTCGGAATTGGCTTATGATAGTTATGATGGAAGTATGGATACTCCAAAAAATAAAATTAAAAAAATGGAGAAAAAATCTGAAAAAATTAGTAACTACATGTCAAAACACCCTATACAAAACGATGATGATGGGGATATATTAAATAATGGTAATTCTTTAAAAATTAAAGATGCATCTAAACCATTTGTTAATGAAGATTTAGGAGTATGGTTTGGAACTAAAAAGAAACCTAAGGGTAGTAAGCAACCTAAAGGTCCATGGGTTAATATTTGTAGAAAAGTAGATGGAAAACATCCACCTTGTGGAAGACCTGAAGCAAAAGATAAAGGTTATCCTAAATGTAGAGCTGCGGGAGTTGCAGGTAAAATGACCGATTCTCAAAAAAAGGCCGCTTGTGCTCAAAAAAGAAGAGCTGAAAAAACCAATCCTAAGAGTGGTACAGGTAATAAGCCTAAAATGGTTTCTTACAAAAAGAAAAAGACTAATGAAGAGATTTTGATAAAAAAAATATTATCGACTTTAAATGAAAATTTGTTTTAAATATAAAAAAAATACGGTTAAAAAAACTCAACTCGAACTTTTAAAAAAATTTTGTAAATTATTACAAACTAAAATGCCATTAGAGAATGATTTAAAAATAATGTTATTAGACGAAAAAACTAAAGACATGACTACAGGTTCATATAATAATGGTAAAGACAGAATTCGTATTTTATTTAAGGGGAGAATGTTTGCGGATGTATTAAGAACTCTGTCACACGAGTGGGCTCATGCGTATGACCATGAAAAATTAAATATTAAAGATAGAAAGGATATTGGAGGGGAATCCGAAAATTTTGCAAACGCGAAGTCTGGAGAAGTTACAAAACTTTTTATTAAAAAAAATAAGAAAAAAGAAAAAGAGATTTTTGATTAATCTCTTTTATACATTGTTGATGGGAAGTTAGAGTTGAATTCTCTTAAAGCATTTACATACTCATCCTCATATTGGCCAACTCTATCCAAAACATCTTGGATTATCATAGCTCTTTCAAATTTAGAGTATTTTGCAAAACCTTCCAATAGATGTTTTCTAATTGTTTTTTTTAATTCACTGTTGTTCATCACTTATTATTTTATTATAAATATCAGTTAATGAATCTTTTATTTGTAAAATCATTTCTGTGTCGTAAATTTCACCTCTTTTTTCTAATTCGTTCTCGAATACATTAATTAGTTTTCGTTCGTTTTTTGGGGTTAATTTGATTTCGTAGGAGTACTTGTGGTTTGTGACTGAAAGAACTGCATCACAGATAACCATATAAACACCATGATTTTGGTTTTTAATATAGTATTTGAAACTTTTAGGGGTATAGACCAATATTGAATTTTTGTCCTTTATTAGGGACTTTGCAACATTGACACATAATGACTCATATTTCTTTTGTTCGATAACATGGTCAGGTCTAGAAAAATTATTTCTTAATAAGATTCTAAGTTTGTAGTATTGTTTTTTCAGGGGGTTCATATCATTAATGAATATATTCACAAAGATATGGTAAAACTATTGAACTAACAATATTTTTAAAAATTTTTCCCACTCATCAATATCAGTTTCATTTCTACCAATATTTGCGGAGTAACAAGATAAAACGACATTATCTTTTGTATAACCTTTATTTCTATCAATTCTATCTAAAGATGGTTGTTGTGGGTGTTTTTTATTGTTTGACGGTATTAATGGGACTTTGAACCAATAACATAATCCATTTTGATTTTCAAACATTTCATTAATATCATTAACCGTTAAAGTATTTTCAACACCTCTATACTTTGAATCGTGAATTAAAGTATTTTGCCACAGACGAACTCTCCTTTCTTTTTGTTTGACACTTTCATTTAATCTGAATTCTATATCTTTTCTTTTATTTCTTTTATATTTTCTTGTAATTTCTAATACACAGGTCTTACATTTCAAACCCCTTTGTGATTTGTAAAATTCATCTTCTGATTTTACAAGGTTACAAACTTTACATTTTTTTTGTTTATCCATACATATAAATATATGGATAAACAATAGAAAGATAAACTAAAAAAATTATTTTTTCTTAGAACCACAGTATGGTGGAGAACATCTTTTTTTACCATCAAGTCCTGGCATTCTACCTTTACAGACTTGGACTCCGTAACCATTTGAATAGGCTGAGGGATAGACCTTAAATTTTGACTTAGCCGCTGATTTACCACGAGCGCATAGTTTTGTCCCCGTTTTTTTACGACCTTCTGTCATTGACAATGCAACCGCTTGGTCAGGAGTCATTTTACCGTCAGTCTCATCAGCAATTGCTAAATCTTCTAACCCCACATCTTCCATCATTTCATCAGATTTCCCTTCATTTAATTCGTTCATTAAAAAATCAAATACTTGGTCCATATTGTTCTTCGCTTCGGCAATGTGGTCCTGAGCCCAATCATGACCATTGGATAAAATTCCCTCAACCATATTACGGTCTAAATCTAATAATAGGTCACATTGTCTTCTCATTTGTTCTAAATTACTAAAGAACATGTATCTTTCAGATTCTTCTTTAAGAATCTTTTTTATTGTTTCATTAATATTCATTGTTTTGTTGGTCATCTTGGTTTAATTGTTGTGCTGCAACTGTTAAAAATGCGTCAATCGGAGTTGATTCATAGTCATCATTAGGAGATGTTTGACTTTCACTTTTAAATTTATTACCCAAATATTCCCCATTTGGGTCTGTAAATATCTTTCCGTAATATTGAGTATCCCCAACTTCTAATGTACCTTGGAAAATTAAATATTTATCTGTGAAGTATATTTTTGAAAGTTCAAATGACATTGACGGAATTTGTCCTTTTGGGTCCTCAAATGTGAATTTATTCTCCCTATCGTCAGATGCTGGAATTTCATCATCTCCGGCATCATATATTACATTGGGTTCCAACTCCCTACCTTTAGTTTCAACAGGAGAAACAGAATATTCGTCATAAAACATTTTTTCAATATCTGTCAATTGTTCTCTACTTGCAATTTTTTTAGCAATCATTAACATAATTGGTTTTGTGTCGAAATTCTCAGAACTTACATTATTTAGTATCGTTTTTTCAATGTTTGACAATGATTCAAAACCATCTGAAGATATTTTATCTAAAATAGAATCTTCATAATTTTGAAATTCGTGTTTCGACTCGTTAATTAATCTTTTAACTATGTTAATTAAGTCATTTTCGGTTAGTTTAATCCTTCTCATTTTTGATTTACTATTTGAAATCTTATTTGTTGTTTATATGTATTAACTTCTCCTGAACTTAAAACTTTTAAATCGATAAAATACTCATTGGGTATTTTGTCTCTTGTGTCAAAGAAAAAGAAGTATTCGTTTGATGATTTACTAATTTTAGTCCAATCCTGAACATCAACTTCAGTTGTCCCTTCTTTAACATATACTCGATAATATGCCGAAACATCATTTAAGATTTCTTGTGTTGAATACGCTTTCTTTATTGAAACCCCAACCTTTCTAAGGTCGTTATTAACAATCTTTTCATCTTGTTTTAGACCATAAAAATCAAACCCATAAATTGACGGAGTTTTACTTTTAAATCCTAAATCAAAATAAGATTCAAACGGATACATAATTACAGAATTAACAATCTCAGGTAATTGAACTCCGTTATAATTTATTGGTCTCCAAACATCGTAGAATGTACAAGGAGCTGAAGCACTTAAAGCCGGTATTGTTACCTCGTAGATTCCTTTTGTCCTCAAACAAGTTGATAATTCAGTTACCCCATTACCAAAATTAACAAAGTTATTATTACTATCTAATAGTGAAAAAATGGGAGGAGAATCTAAGTTTGTTAATTCCCCATTGATATATGAGTATAGATATAATTTATTTTCTTTATATTGAGAAAAATTATTTCTATTATCATTAACGTAATCATCATATACTGTTTCTAATTTTGGTTCGTAGAATGTTTGAGTATGTCTTGTAAAGAACCCGACAGAATAGTTTGCCGTTAATCCCGACATTGTTTCTAAATCAGGATGATAAGCAATTCCCCACCCTGTAACACCTGTCAATGTTCCGTTAAGAATTGAGTTAATTTCATTTGTCATATCAAACTCAATGTTCTCATTACCAAATTGGAAATGTTGAGTATCAATGATTGTTAATCCACTATAATTTACTAACCCTGAATTTGTATTGGAGTAGATACCTGTTTGAGACCATCCTGATATAGTTGTTGCGTGATACCAATTGGAAGGTCTTTGAGAAAAACTTTTATTATCAGGTAATAATACTGGGGTAAGTAATGAGTTAGAAGAATTAATTGTTTTTTTAACGTCATAATAATCCGAACCAACTCCTTCATCCCAATTTTGATATGTCCCAGTGTCACCAGAAGTTTTTGGTAATCTAAATAAAAATAAATCAAATGATGTTGCTCTCAACCTACCATCTGAGGTTTCACTGTTTAATAATGAATCATCAAATGACGAAGTATTGGTCATTTTAAGGATGTGTCTCATTGGTGTTTGAGTACAAGCTGTGGAAATTGTGGTTCCTGTATATTTGTCAATTAAGTCGGTTAGGTCTAAGTCAAAAATAAAACGACTATACCCTGGTGAGGATATCCCATCGTTATATGAACCAAAATACAATTGAGTATATGGGGCTCTACCAGTGTTAGTAAAACTATTATATAGTATTGTATTGTTCTTTTTAAAATACGAAAAATGTACTGACATTATCTTTTATTAGATAAATATCAATTAATTCGAATATTTGTATTCAAAACCTTACTATTGAATTGAGCTAGTTCTGATTGGATATCCGATTTAGTTAGTTGGGAATTTTCATTTTGAGCCTCATTGTATGGGGGCATCATTGAAAACGGATGAGAATGGTTAATTAAATAAAAAACAATCATGTCTAATAAGTCTTTTAAACTCTCACCTCTCACCATTGATTGAGTCTTTGGGTGTATCTCATCAACAATCGTATCCGAAGATATTCCGTAATAGTCTTCTCGTTTTAATTTAATTGCATCTTTTTGGTCAGGTAATTTAGAGTTATAACTCAATAAATAAATGTAATTACTACCAACAATAGTTGAACTTGTTGGTTTATTATCATACTTATGAGCAGGATTCTGTTCCTTAACTTTTTTTGTGCCAGGACCAAACTTATTCTTACTTCTAACTAAACCAAACCCTGATATATTAAGAGAACCACTAAGTTTAATATCATTATATATTGAAATGGTATTTGCCTTTTTCAAAAAATCCAAAGGATTACTTGTTGGATTTGCAAGTGATGATAATATACCTCTTAAATTTATTGCGGGTCTATAAAAAAACGGAAATATTGGTTCAGTTGGAGTATAAGTTGTCCCTCCAATTTCAATTTTACCATCATTAAGACCTTGTAAAATAGTATTAACAAAATCAGAAGCCCCTGAAGCTGGAAGACCTGTAAATGTGTATTCTTTAATTGGGACTTTAACTTGTTCGGGTATTGGTGTTAAAAATCCAAATAAATTTTGAGCAAGTTCCTTTAGTGGGGGAACATTATATATTTTAACACTTCCATTATATAAATCCTCACCATCTTCTAACCCTGAAGTTATGTCATATTCGACAATCTTCGCAATTGGAGTTGTGTCAGGTAATGAATTCTCAACAACATTATCTTTTATTTTAATTTTGTTCCCATCAAAGTGTGACACTTGTAAGAATCCCATCTTTTTGTTTAAACCATCAAATTTTGGATTTGAAACGTCTAAACAACTACCAGCTCTAACTAATATATCGTTCTTTTTTAGAATGATATTTGTGGTTCCTTTACCGTAAATTGCGTTATCCTCAGGCTCTGCGAAACATCCTGAATATTTTTTATTGTTATATTCACCATTAACATTTTTTAAAGGAGTTCTTGAACTATAGTTAATACCCTCGGCTAGTGTTCCTTTGGTTTTATTATAGTTTTCAGATTCGACATTGAAGATAGAGTGTTTTGGTGCTGGAATATAATATTGATTTTTTCTTCCTGAATTATTTTCTTTGTCGGTATAAATTAATAAACAAAGGTCATTCACCGCAGGTTGAAAACTTAAAGATGTTGTTCCGAACTGTTGAAAAACAAAGGGGTCGTTTTTAGTGTAATAAAGTTTTGGATTTATGTCTCTTTTATCATCACTGAAAAATTGTTTTTCCGTCAGACCCGACCTTTTAAAAAAATCATTCAATAATGATTGTATATCCTCTGCGTCTTCAGGTATAATTCGAATTAAACCTGTGACAAAAATATCTTGGATATGTTTTACCTTACCAGTATATATTATTCTTTTATCCATTACCTGTTCTGTTTTTGTATTCCCTTAAAATATTATTATAATTTGATTCGACATTATCTAAATGTTTAGATAATTTAATGATTAATTTTTTTGTCTCCTCAAATTCTAAACTTAATCCATTTAAGGTGTATTCTAAATCTTTATTAGATTTATTCTTATAATCTGAAATAGTTTCTTTTATAATATTATTATCCATGATTTAATGAAATTTACCACCTACAGTTACAATTGCCGGAACCCCTCCAGTTGGGTTAATGTTTTTTAACGTAAATGCACCTGACACTTTACCATTTTCAATCATTTCTTTATGAAATGCACTCATAATTGAGAAGTCTTTCATTAGTTCTAAATTCGGACTACCGTCAGGACCTGGTCCGGTAGGTAATCCTAAACTTTCCATGTTCTCAATATGATTTATAAACGCCCTTGTTGGTGAGAACCCCGGTAGTAAATCACTTAATAGTAATAATGGTGCAGGTATAAAATTTGAGGCGGCGTTTTTCGCTAAATTCAATAAAGCCAAAATACCGTCAATTATACTTTTACATCTTTTATAATCTTTAATTAATGCCGCAATAATTAACGTAATGGTAACTAATTTCTCAACAATAATGTAAATAGATGCGGTAGCGTCACCTGAGATATCGATATATAAAACTCTTACTAAATTTTTCAAATCCTTTTTAATTTCATTAAATAATATTTTAATGAAATGACTCATAATACTCGATGAAATACATTCGAAAAATTTTCTAAAATTAACCATAAAATCAACTCGACTATTGATTTGAAATTCAGGAAAATTTACGTTAAGTGCCTTTAACATTACAAATAAAGGTAATATTTGTTTTGGACCCATTACTGACATTGTAACTGAAAGTGGAAACTCGGATACTATTCGTTTTAAAAATGAGATTTTTAATCTGTTAGGGTATGGGAAAGTTAAAGACCATGAGGGGTCTGTTGATAGAGTTGTAATAATCGTGTTGGTAAGATAATTTTCAATATTAGTTTCCGTAACAGATTCATTTAATGCGTACATATAATCCAATTGTTCATCACTAATTGGAAGTTCCACTTTATCACAATTTTCAAAAACTGCAACTTGTTTTCTTATTATTGCATTCTTGGCTTCAATAAAAATTTCTTGGTTAAAAGTTAATTCAAAAAAACGATTGGATGTGTCATCTAATTCAGGTAGTTTTGAGTTTCCCGCAACTGAAATTTCAACATCGTTGTCATAACATTGACCCAACATCCTTTGAACAAACAATCCAAATTTAGTTTTATCCGTTAAGGTTTTTTGACCATATTTTAAATCAATGTCTAATATATTAAATTGGTTGTCCATTAAAGCATTGAAGAAAAACCTAACATCAAACACATCAATAGTGTTGTAATAATTTTTTAAAAAATCAAAAACCTTTCCTTTGTTCTGATATTGACCCTGAGCGTTTATCGGTTTCTTAAATTTTATCTCAAAAAAGTCATCAAAAGTTTGACCGTCAATGTTATCAACATAACGAATATCAAATAAATTTTGGTTACTTGTGCCTTTATAAACTCCATTATATAATGAACTCATCCAAACATCTTTGTTTTGTAATAAATTCCATAATAGATAATTAGTACTTTTAGGGGATGAATTTATTTGTGTTGTATTAAATGGGACTTTTTCATATTTCACTTTACCGGCACGAGATGTGGGTTCAATCTTTAGAATTTGTTGAAAATCAAATCCTTTAACTCTAACGTGTATTGAGTTCCCATCAGGATTTGTTGGGTCATCATCCCCGATTACATATTCAGACTCATAATCACAATTTAACTTTTCTAAAATACAACTAATAAAAATATCCTTTAGTTGTGGTTTTAGAATTTTAAATGATTTGACAAATTTAGATAAAATAAAAGAAATTGTTGCTTGTCCTGGTTGTTGAGAATTAGTGTACATATTAATCAGTCTATCCAACTGATTCATTGCCTCATTCTTAGCGTAAGAAAACGATTCACCCTTATTAACCGCAACCGAGTTTTTTATATCGTTAGTTGCGTCTTTAACATCACTACTAGCCCCTTTAATACGTTTTTTGATTTCATTTCTGGAATCTTTGTAAGTATTAAAAGATTTTATTTTTTTATTTGCACTATTAAAACTTTCGTTTAAATCTAAAGACATATTACTTCATAGAAAAATTCTGATTATCAGAATTGATATCCTTTGATATTAAACCTTGTAATAGATTATCATCCATTGCTGAAATATCGAATTCTTCGTCTTGTGAGCTTTGTTTTTCCCAAATTGATGATTGTAATTTAGACAACTGTAATTTTTTATCGACACAGTCATTTATAATTTTTTGTTGTTTTTCAATTACTGGACCAATTAATGTCATGTCCTCCGCTTCTTTCATCATTGAAATCATTTTATTTTGGATTCTAATTGCCGTTGACCTTTGCTCGACTAATTCATTATAAATTTCTTGCATTAGGGTTAAAATAGAATCTTTAGTAAAATTAATTTCTTTTCTTTTTGGTTTACTCATATCAATAAATATCTTTTTTTAATTTTCATCAATCTTAATGATATTTAAATACATTTTTTTGTATTTCTTCATTGATGACCGTATCTCTTTTGTTGACATATTTGTCATCTCTCTAAGAGATAATAAGATTACGTTTTTATTAAATTTATTGTTATCAGTTGCCGGAAATATAGTCTTATAGTTCTCAAAAATCTCACATAATGATAGTCCTAATTTATATTCATTCTCATTTAAATCTTCCTCATCTAAGACCGCCTTCACATTATCTAATAAAATTTGAATATAATTCATATCCTCACTTGGTTCATCATCTAAATAATAAACCATGTTTGGATTATTTTCTAAATCACTACTAATGTCTTCGTAAGATATTTTCCTATTTGTTTCTTTTTGGTCTTTTAATATTTGACCCATAAGATAGTTCTTACAGATTGTTCCAAAATATGAATACGCTTTTTTTTCCTTACTTGGTACAAATTTATCAACTTTAGTCATTAAAAAGGAATGAGTATCGGTATGAATTTCAATAAAGTCCATGTCCTTTCTATATAATTTATATCTTCGAATAATTGACGAAATCATTTTATCTAACGGCTCTCTTAAAAAGTCGTTATAAATCTTATTTTTTTCATCAAAAGTAGTTGCGGTCAGGTACATCCTGACCGCCATCTCTTCCCTTACATCAAAATAATTCTCACCTGATTTTTTTTTACCTTTTTTCAGAGTGAGAACTGTTTCGTTTATTGATGTTGCAGTTACTATCATTAAACATTTTCAGTATATTTTATGTCCCTATCAGATGTAAAAAAGTATTCTTTTTTAGCCGTAGATACCCAAAACTTTACCTCAGAATCTGTTAGTTTTTGAGTTCCGTTTTTATATTCCCAAAATAAAGAATCTTGTCTTAAATTGATGTGTTTGTATCCTAATTTTGGAATGGTCATAATTTTAACCGAATTATATGTCATTCTTAATAAAAACTCATATCCAAATGTTAATTTCATTGATGGTTTAAACCCTCCAAAATCTTCAATAGATGACTTTTTAATTACCATTCCTGAGATTTGAAAATTTTGATATTGATGTAATGTATCATTGGTTAAAATACCTGATTCCTGAGAAAAATTAGTTGCGAATGTTGCTTCATTGGTAAATCCTGCAAATACCAGTTTATCATCAACATCAACTACGATAGGTAAGAACGCATCGACATCAGAATAAACTTCAGAATATTTTTTAACATTCTTAAACCAAATTTTAGAATATTCGTCATCAAATTCTAAAATACTTACCCATTTTGATGATGATTTTTCAATACCAAAATTTACCTGACTACCAAAATTTGGTTCATTTTCGTATTTAAATATTTGAGTATTTAAATCTCCAAAGTCAAAAGACTCTAAATAACTAACCAAAGTTTCGTCACCTGTATGGACAATTACTAATTCACTTGCTTGTATTTCTTGAGATTTTAAAGACTCAATTGATTTAGTAAAAAATTCAGTAAAATCTTTTTCTTTATTATTCTTAATAGGTAAAATTACCGAAATGTCTAATTTATTTTCCATGATTATATAGTTTCTTGTTTAATTTTATTTAATTCCATTTGAAAATTTGAACTTCTAATATCCTGATATCTTTCAAAATTTGATGTCACACTTTTTTTAAAAAAATCCATGTTTTGAAATTTACTTGAAGTCTCAATAGATTTTTCATACAGTTTTTCTGAAATATTATCTTCTAACCAATTCTGAATAAATTCCGCAGTCATATCTACTAATCTTGTTTGCTCTAGTGTCCATATTCCGTTATCTTCTGTCATCCATTCGGGCTGGATAGATGGAGCAATACCAACGACAGGTGTTCCGCAAGACATTGATTCTAATGGAAACGTGCCAAAACTACTTTGTTTGTCCATCCATATTGAAACCATTGATTCTTTAAGTGCAGTTGCAAATTGGTTAATTGACATACCTCTCATATCCCTAAAAGAAACCCAACGATATTGTGGATACTTAACGTAGAATTGTTTAATGAAATTAACAGTATCTCTTTGTTCTCTAGAATGAACCGCAACTGATGGTTTTGGTGGGAATTTAGAGGGTTTAAACTCTTCAGAAATAACTGGCTCAATAATATCAATCGAAACATTTCTCATAATTTGAGAAATGTGAGATTTTAGTTTCTCACTAGTTGTGATACATTTAGTAAATCCTAACTGAGACCATGTTTGACCTGGCTCCAAAGTTTCAAAAATATAATCATAAGATTGACATAAGACTACTTTAGCACAAGGTAAATTAGAAATCTGAGACATTACGTAACCAAAAATTTCAGGAACAATAATTGTATCCTCAGGTGAAATGGCTAAATTTTGACCCTCTACATATTGATGAGGTAATTTTGTCATATATTCTTCACCAAGCCAAGAACTCACCCCAAAGTAGTCTGATTTTTCATGTAAAATAATTGAATTATAACCATTATTTTTTAATGTTAATGCCATATCATAAATGTATTTCATTGACGCTTTAGCATTTCCCTTTGTATCCATTACAAAGAAGTAAATTCTTGCCGACTTGTTTTTTAAGTTCTCAATCGACGATTCTAACTTTTGTATTGTTTCACTCATATTAGTATTTTTTTATTATTTTATTTTGTAGTAAGGTATTAAATGAAATTTTAAATGGGATTGTTGTACCATTTGAGGATGACAAACCTAGATTATCATCCACTTCTTCTCTTTCAGTTAATACAGTCTCTAACATCATTTTAATTATATCATACTTAACAAATTTAATTTGTTGTTCAGTAGTCCCTCCTGATAATTGTACGATTTCTAAATTAACCACATTTTCTATTTCATCTAAGTCGATGTAATAGTGGTCATTGAATAGTTTTAACATCTGTAATTTTTTTTAATACATTTGAAAGTTCGGATAACGAGGAAATTTCAAATTCGTGGTTTATTTCTTTATTATATTCGGTATTAAATTTAATTATATTTAATTCATTTCTTTTGTCAATGATAATGTTTGGGTTTGATGTAACAACTAAATCAAAATTAGATAAAATTTGATTTTTATTTTTTTCATTATAAAAAATATAATTTTCAATTAAACAACTAAATTTAGATAGGAAAAATAAAGTTGCCGGTTTGGACTTCCCAACTTCATCAGAAATAATATAAATCTCATTTTCATATTTATGTTCATTATAAAAATCATTTAGATAATTAAATGACATCATTTCAGAAGACATAGCATGACCAAAAATTTCCATTGGACAATCCTCGTACATAAATTCAATTAACTCTTCATCATCATTAAATGAAAAGTGTTTTTTCAAATCCAAAGAGTCAATTGGTTCAGATATCTTGTATTCAAAATCCTGAACTTCCTCTAAGTTGTATTCATTCGGCATTAGAAATTTCTCATAACACATTTTGAATTTTCCAATTGTGTCACGAAGAACCCCATTAATTTCAATCCCTATCTTCATATCTTTTAAGTAATTCAGTAATAATTGGATTTCTTACAACATCCTCATCTCCGAAATGATGAACACCAACCTCAGACATATTTTTCAATCTTTCCAAAGCATCCCACAACCCTGAATGTTTCTTGTCTTTGTATCGGTCCGTTTGTTCTAAGTCACCTGATATAAAAAATTTACTATCAGTTCCAATACGAGTTAAAAGAAGTTTCATTTGTTTTGGAGTTGCATTTTGAGCTTCCTCGAAAATTAAAATTGAATTGTCAATGTTCATTCCTCTCATATAAGCCAATGCAAACACCTCGATAACTTCTAACGATTTTAATTTTTCTCTTGCTTCTTTACCAATAATTTTGTTTAGTAGATAATAAGATGGGAAAATATAAGGGTCTAATTTTTCCTCAACATTTCCAGGTAGTGAACCTAATTTTTCCTCAGCTTCAACCGCTGGACGAACAATAATTATTTTCTCATACGGTGAGTCATGTTCCGCTAGCAAATCAACGGCTGCCTTCATCGCAATGAAACTCTTACCAACACCTGCAGGTCCTGAACAAACAGTAATTTGGTTCCTTCTAAGTTTATCGTAATACTCCCTTTGGCTTTGAGTTAAGAATTTATCTTTACCCTTTTTTATAATTCTACAGATTTGGTCTTTCTTTGAGACCTTAATTTCTCCCGAGTAATCTACGGGGTCCTTAGTTGTTTTCTTTCTTGTCATTAATTTCTTTTTTTAACCAATCTTGGACATTTATTTTAGGTTCCCACCCTAATATTTTTTTTATTTTAGAATTGTCACAAAGTGAAATAAACGGCTCAATTCTATGACCAATGTTAGTGGTAGGGTGTGAAAAGTAACTAGCAATTTCATTAACTGAAATATTAGAACCACTCCCAACGTTAAAAATATCAAAATTACCAGTATCTGAAATACAAGATAAATAATTTGCCATAACAACATCACCAACATGTATAAAATCTCTTCGTTGGTTTCCGTCATTAGTTATTGTTAGAGGGGTACCTAATCCATATTGTTCTCGAAATATTGATATAACCGATTTGTAGGCTCCGTGATTTGTCATACGATTACCAAATACATTGAAATATCTTAAACAAACACCTTTAATTCCAAATATTTTTGAATACAGTTCAATATATTTTTCAGACATAAGTTTTTGCAAACCGTATGGTGATAATATATTCAAATCAGATTTTTCATCTGTTGGGAATTTTTCAGTATTTCCATATACTGCGGATGTACTTGAAAATACAATTTTTTTAATTTTAGTGTCTCGAATTGACTCAAGAATATTTAAGGTTGTTTGAAAGTTATTGTCATTACTTTCTAACGGAAAATCAATTGAACCTTGAACATTTGGATTTGCTGCCATATGAATCAAATAATCGTAATGATTACAAAGATGTTTTAATGTTTTGATATTATCTTTAATTGATAAATCTAAATTATAAAAAATACAATGTTTATTAAGATTAGTGTGAATACCTGTACTTAAATTATCTACAACAACAACACTATGACCCAATTCAATTAAAAAATCGACCATGTTTGAGCCAATAAATCCGGCGCCACCACAAACAATGAATTTAAATTTTTTCATAATATTTTAACCAGTATTTAATCATTTCATCTAACATACTTTCAAATGTGTATTCATGTGACCATCCCGTTGATTTTACTAATTTTGACGAATCCCCTTTTAAATCATGTAATTCTTCGGGTCTTAGGAATTTTTCATCTTGTATAACATATTCTCTATAATCTAATCCTAATGATGAAAATACATAGTCACAAAGTTCTCTAACTGAATGTGAAATACCTGTTGAACAAACAAAGTCATCAGGGGTTTCTAATTGTAATATCTCCCACATTGCTTTTACATAATCTTTAGCGTGTCCCCAATCACGGGTTGCGTCCAAGTTACCTAACTTTAATTCATTAGATAATCCTAATTTAATTTTAACAGCTTCTTTACATACTTTGTTAGTGACAAAATTAGTTCCTCTTCTTGGTGACTCGTGATTAAACAAAATACCATTAGAAATAAACATTCCATAAGAATTTCTATAATTACGACAAATATTATAACTAAATACTTTTGCACATCCATATGGTGAAACAGGATTCATAGGAGTGGTTTCTCTTTGATAACCATCTGAATCTATGGAATTACCAAACATTTCTGAGGATGATGCTTGATATATTTTAGTGTTAGGTTTAATTAACTTAACTGCTTCTAATAGGTTTAAAGTGCCTATACCTGTAACATTTGATGTATAAATTGGTTGGTCAAATGAAATTCTAACGTGTGATTGTGCGGCTAAATTATATATTTCATCAGGCATTATTTTTTGTATGACAGATATTAATGACGACATATCCGTTAAATCCGCATAATGAAGTGTAATGTTATCATACACTTTATCTAATCTTGCAGTTTGATTCTCAGCGACGGAATTTCTTTTAAGTATTCCATGGACCTCATAACCTTTATCTAATAAAAATTCTGCAAGATAAGAACCATCTTGACCATTAATGCCCGTTATTAAAGATTTTTTCACTTAAAAAATGATTTAATTTTATTTGTAATATAAATTATTTGACTTTTAGTTAAATCGGGAAACGACGGTAAAATTAAAGATTGTTCTTGTAATTTTTTAGCATTTTTAATTTCACATTTATGGTATGACAAATAGTCATGATTTGTAATATCATAAAACATGGGACGGTTATCAATCCCCGATTCAAATAAAAAGAGTTCTAAATCTTTTTTCTTAATCTTATTTAAATTGTCAAACCTAACCCCAAACATCCATTTTGAATGTTCAGTGCCGTCTTCGATTTTTTGAAATTTAGTAAATTCTAAATCTTTTAATTGTTTATGATATTCATAAAATATTTCATTTTTTTTATCAATAATATCATTTAAATTTTCCATTTGTCCATACAGTATTGCTGCTTGTATATTTGTCATCCTATAGTTATATCCAAGTACGTTATGTATGAATTTAATATTAGATTGTCCTTGATTTTTAACTGTGTTTATATAATCGAATACTTCTTCATCATGCGTAATAAATGCACCTCCTTCACCTGAGGTTATGGTTTTGTTGGCAAAAAATGATACTGAAGAAACAAAACTATCAGTTCCAGTATATTTGGATTCGTATTTCCCTAAAAATCCTTCACAATTATCTTCCATTATTACAGTATTTGGGAATTTTCTTTTTAATTCTGGCACGTTGATAACATTACCAATATTATGTACAACTAAAATTGCAGTGTCCTCATCTAAGTGTTTTGCAATATCGTCAATTTCAAAATTCCACGTGTCTAAATTAGCGTCAATTGGAATTAACTCATAATTTTTATCAAATAAAAACGAGTTCCAAGCCGCGACATATACATTATTTGGGACTATAATTTTTTTAATATTCGGATACTTATATTTTAACGCTATCGACATTAAATGAGTTGCAGTTGTCCCATTATTAGTTAATATTACTTTATCACAATTAATAATTTCTTTAAATTTATTTTTTGAGTAATCTAAATATTTACCCTGAGATGAAATCCAACCGCTATCTAATGATTCGTGGGCATATTTTAATGACGCATTATTCAAATAAGGCTTATAAATTGGTATCATTTTAATATGTTTTGTGACTTCTTTGTATAAATTTGCCGTTGTCTAATTCTTCACCATTTAACTTAGCGTTTACTAACTCAATAATTTTTTCATCAATTTCGTTAATAAGTTGGTTTCTCTGAACATTTAAATCACAAGCTTTTTTTAAACACTCCCAAAGATTCTTAGCCCCATCTTCAGACGAATAATACTTATTTTTATATTCTTCAAAATTCATTCTTCTAATTTCATACAAAAGTTCTTGATTGTCCCACATTTTCATATCAACAGTTACTAACTTGTCGATAACATTACCTAACGTATCTGCCATTTTTTTTCATTATTTTATATTTATTATTTTCTTCAAGAGTATTAAAATTTTTTTTCTTGTAAAGATGATAAGCTATCTCATTATCGTTATCAACAGAGAGATATATAGGCTCATTTGTCTGTTGTAATAAATCATCAATTATTAAATTACCGTATCCTTTAGATTTTTTATTATCTGAAACCATTATTCCTAACCAAATTTTACCATTTTCTTCATCTAAATGACCATAACCAATTAATTCATCATCTTTATAGTATAAACAAGTAAAAATATGATTATTTAATACTGAAAAATCCCTATTTAAATAATACCTAAACTTTTCACATCCTTTAGGGTTTGAACTTATAAACTTTTTTAATGAGTTTAAATCTTCATTGTTTGTGTGATTTAAAATTTTTTTTACCATTTTTTTTTTAAATTATTAAATTCCACGATTTATTTGTATATAATCTAATATAGTCTGGATAGTTCCTAACATACCTATGGTTATATAAAGGTATGTCACCAGTGTCCATACAGTCAACTAAACAAATAAATGACGAGTCAATACAATGGATTTCCTTAGCGTTTTCAATAACGTACATCCAATCAAATAAACCATGACTATCAGGTCTAATTATCGGATAATCATTATTAATTAATTCACTTTTAATTTTATACCCCCCATCATGTAAAAATATATAATTATTTTTAGTTAAATTTAACGAATTAAATAGCTCAATTTCTTTATCCATATCGCGTTTAACATAAAATTTTGACCATTTATAATCAATCGGTATATTTGACATATTATAAAACTGTAACTCAAAATTTTCATGTTGATTTAGGGTAAATCCAATTCTGATTAAATTTTTAATATTGTTTTTTAAAATATAATCTTCAGTAAATTTATCATCTCCAACAATAAATTCTAAATTAACAATATCCAAAAACATTCTTTTAACATTTTCTAAATTTTGAGGTTTAACAAACAAAAAAACTTTGTCATTAATTTCACAAAAATGTCTCACAATACCGTGACATGATATATGGTCTCCCAAACCTAAATGATGATAAATGTATAACATATTAAATTATAAACAATAAAATAAAAATTGTCCATTATGAAAGAATTTTTTATATTTTATTAATTATCTCAATTGTCAAATCAAAACAACCTTTTGGTGATACATTCTTATTATACCACTCAACACAATTAAATGACATTTCTTCCCATTTATTTTTGTCACAATCAAATATTATTCTTGGGATGTCTGATGGTTTTTCAGCAAATAAAAAATGTTTATTTTCTTCTAATTTATTATAATAATTTGTTGATACCCCTGGCGTAAATATTGGAACAGTTCCTAGACCTATTAACTCCATTTCCCTGAGACATTTAGGGCCAACTCCGGGTAAACATAACCCAAATTTATGTATACTTAAAAAATCCAAGTAATCTACGTGAGACATTAGAGGAGTAAAATTTGAGCTTAAATGAAAATTTTCAATATATTTTGACCAAGAATTACTCCTTGTATTTGTGGACATAGTACCAATAAAACAACTACTGTATTGTCGTTTATTGTAATCTAATATTCCTAATTCTTGTTTTTTTTCAATTAGTCTCGGACTTTTTGGAAAAAAAGTCCAAGGACTACAATTAACACAGTCCATAATTTCATTTGCAAAAAGTGCTTTGTTAAATGTTAGTTTATCGTGAATTTTATCTAAGATTGGGTTATCATATAGTAAAATATCCCCAATCTCATTGACCCACGGTCTGGACTCAACCCACATTGTTTCATCGGCATCTGTTGAGGTTATATTAGTAATATATTCGACCTCGCAATATTTTCTTTCTTTCCAAATATCTAATATTTCTCGGAATCCTCCACCCGGATGTAGACCTCTAGACGGTTTTAAAAATTTCATACTTAAATATTAATTACTCCAAATTTTTTAGTCATATTACCACAATCGAAAATTATATACGGTCTTCCCAACATTGAGGATAATTCACACAACATTTTAAAGTCATTTTCTCTATCGACATCATCAACAATGATGGGTATATTAGTATTTAATATGTCTAAATGATTGATAAATGAATATCTTTCAATACTTGCCGGACCATCAATAATTATTAAATCATATTTACTTGGTAATTTTTCATTTAAAATTGATGTGTCATACCATCTATCTTGATTATTTAAAGGGGCGTAAATATAGTGACTTTTTGGTACATAATCTACCCAATTAATATTATCTTCAACACTATACACTTGATAATCTTCAACAAGGTATCGAGTTCCTTCACCACTACCAAATTCAACAATTACCGACTTTTTTGGAATATTTAAATTAATCCAATTTATAACTTCTTCAGAAATACTCCACGACATTACACAATATTTTTATTTTTAAGTTTAGAATCTGTAATTTTTTGTAACCTATCAAATTTAGAATTAGGTTGAATCGGATTATTTTTATTGCTAGAATTATGCCAATGCCATGTAAATGCACTTAAAAATAAAGTATCCTCATCGATATCAACGTATTCAAATCCATTTTTAAGACTTTTTCTAAAATCTAATCTTGTTTTTGAGATTAACCATTCAGTGTTAAAAAATGACGATGGAAAAATTGTAAATTCAGGCCATTTTGACCATAATCTTGCAAATAAATTTTTACCCCAATTAGTTGAATTTGGATGAATTTCAGAACTTTTTAATTCTTCCATTAATTTTGATGTAAATGTACTATTTTTTTTACCCGAGAGTACTGTTGCACATGCTCCTTCATTTTTAAAATCAATATCCCCTCCCCATTGGTACATAAATTCTTGGTCCATAATTGGTTTAAAATCTCTAAGGAATATAATATCGGTATCAACCCATATTCCACCATATTTATAAATTACTAAAATTCTTAATAAATCACTCTGTAAATAATAAAGGAAATCCTTAGCGGTGACATGTTCACTATTTTCTAAAACTGTACCAACTGATTCTTTAATTGGGTCCCAGATTCTTAAATCTAAAAATTTTTTATAAGGTTGTATTAATGGATTATTACTAATATCGTAATCTGACCAAACAATTAAATTTGTTTTTTCAAGATTTTGAGTTGCCAAAAATGATTTAATACATTCTAATTCTTTATCATTTTTTATTTCTGAATAAATGTGAAAATTAGTAATTTCTTCAGGATACTCAAATTCTGAGTCATTAATTGTTTTTAAGTAATCTAACCCTTTTTGGTAATCCACATAAAATTCTGGGTTTTTCAGTATGTTAATATCAATCATAATTTTTTATATTAAATCCATTCGGTTAATTTAATCCCTAGTGAGGTAATTGTATTTTTAATTTTATTTTCGTCAAATTTATTTTTTAATAAATGATTATGAAACTCAATATAGATTTCATCAATAAGATGAATCGACTCATCCAAAATCATTTTTTCAAGGACTGGGTATTCGGAACCCTCGATATCCATTTTAACTATAATAAAATCTTCTTTTTTAAAATTATTTATAATGAATTCTGAAAAGTCAAAACCCTCAATAGATACCTGAGTCATATTGGGATTGTTTTCATTAAAAACATGGTTATCTCCCATAATATTAGTACCCCCACCAACTAAATCGGTTAATTCGATATCATTTCTGATTGAAATTTTTTTATCATTAATATATGACGGGTATTTTTCAACGTTCAATTTTAAAATTTCATTTGAAACCCATACCGCTTTATTTTGAAAATTAACAAATTTAAATTTTTTTTTATCAATAATATTAAATGAGTTAGGGTTTGCCTCAAAAGAGTATACTTCCCATGACTCGTCAATTTTAAATTTATCAATAAATGATGATAATCCTTGGCATAGGTTAGTCCCACAATCTATAAAAATTTTTTTACTCATATTTTTATTTTATACTAAATTTTTCAAACCCTTCAACCCATCCCATAGTTGTATTCCACCCATGTACCCATTTTTTAGGGTGACCTATAGGTAGGTTTGATTCGTCATCATATGTATTTGCAAATAGTAATTGTTTATTCTCACTTAATTCTAATTTTTCTGTTTTTTTTACAGGATTAAATGTCCAAAAACAATCAATTAAATTATTTTCTATTATAATTTTTTTTACAATATTGTGTACTTGGATGTGGTGGGAATGACCATACTCACCTTTATTCCCATGTGTTAAAATTTTATCCCATTTTTTTTCCATTATTTTAGATAATAATGCAGATTCAACATCCCCGACAATATTACTTCCATATCCGTAATCTTGGAATGATAACATTTTAGTGTTACATTCTAAATAATTACTAACTAAGTTATTAAAAATTGGTATTCTAAATTTACTTTGATTATCTGGCTCAACAACACATATTATATCCCATTGTCTTTTTTCCTTTAGTAACATTTCTCCAGCCCATATTACTTCATCATCAGCATGAGCAACAATTAATAAATTTTTAGTATTTTTAATCATTTTTTTTTAAAAACTGAATGTCCCAAGTAGTTCCATAATTAGGACAATTTATTATTAAATTACTATCAAATCCTAAAAATTTTTTAGGACTAAAAAGATTGTAAACTTGAGAATTAAAATTTATTTCATGTAATGGGTTTCTTTTTTCTCTATCAGAATGCAGAATATAGGTTCCATTATTTTTTAAAAGATAATATATATTTTTAATATACGTCTTTCTTTCATCATCAATTAAACGAACCCCATTCCAACCAAAAACACCAAAATCTAAAATTATGTCAAAAAAATTATTAAATTCTGGATATTTTAAAGATGATTCTTCCACTTTACAATGTAAAAACCCATCATTTTTTGTAAAAATTCCATTTGGGTCTAATTGAAAATATTTAATTTTTTCGTTACTAAAAAAAGATTTACTATCTATATTGTATGATTCAATACCGATATCTAGTACATAAATTTCATTATCGTACTTTTGACTATTAATCTCATCGTATATTTTTTTTTGGACTTTTTTGTCCGTCGCGTGATTCCACATTTAATTACAGGCCCAATTTATATTTCCAATTTTATTATACCATATTAAAGGTGTATTAATGATAATTGATTTTTTTAAATAAAAAAGACTATCCATACTGAAATCATAATCATATGATACATCCATAGTTTGACCCCATTTTATTTTACTTAAAACTTCTTTTTTGATTGACGTGGGTCCCCCACAAATTGCCCAACCAAACCCGCTACCATATGGTAACGAATTACCATTATCATCATACACCTTACTAGGTCTTGTTTCAGACAAGATTCCTTTAAAATACTTAGAATATAATTCATCTGATGATTTATATTGAATATTTTTAATGTCTATATTCTCAAATTTTGTTTCAAATGTGTAACTATGGTTTAAATGTAAGATATCAAAATTTTCAAAAAAATATTTAATGATTTCAATTCTTTGTGGATGTGGTAAATCATCTGAATCGTGGTACGTTAAAATATCACATTCTGAATATTCGCTACCTTTTCCCCGATTAGGACCCTCCTCAACCCTAAAGTCATTCTCGACTAATAAAAATCTACTAAACTGATTATTAAAATCATTTTTTAAAGAATTAATAACATCTCGATTTATTTGATGAGAGTTAGATATTGAGATAATTACTTCATCAGGTATTATAGTACCATTTAAATAATGGTTAAGTACACATTTTAAGTATTTAAAATGATTTGGAGTTGTTGGTATAATTAAAGATATTGTCATATTATTGGTAATTAGTCATTATTGGGTAGTAGAAATTTTTTTCAATGTTGGATGAGTATTTTAAAGTCAATGGATGAAAAATATTACCATTTAAAACCGCCCATTTTATAGGGTAGTTTGATTTTTCACCTGTTGTTGGATTTATATGATTATAACAATCTCGTCCCCATTTTGCAGGATTTTGCTTCAAATATTCAAGATATCCATCCATTTTTTCATTTAACCCGTCCCACCAATCTTTAGTTAATGGAGTATTTTTTTTACATATAAAATTACCATTACCTATTAGTTTGAACCAATTATTTCTAATGTGTTCGGAAGACCATGACAACCCATCATCACTCAATGTGAAGTCCCTACAAAATTTCGAATCTGATGGTTTTAATATACAATTCTCTAATCTGGCAACATGACCAACTTCTCTTTCCTGATATCCAATTGCGTATAAGTCATGATTACTATATAATCTATCAAAAAACGGAACCCAAGAACCTATAGTTTGTTTTATGTCAGAATATCCTCCACCATAATGATGCATAAAGTAACATTTTAAATAATCACCTTGTTGTATTTCGGATAAGTATTTAAATCCTTCGTGTAATGGATATTCTGGTAATATGTAATGTTGGAGAGTATCTCTAGTTATAAAAATTATCTCGCACTCTGATAAATTTTTTAATTTTTCTAATGAACTTTTTCTGTTTTCGGACATATCTTCTTTATTTAGCCACCAACAGTAGATTTTATATTTTTTATCCATATTAATTATTTAAAATTATATTTTTCTTTTAATTTTGATATAATTAAATTTGCTCTAGATTCAAACGAGTGGTTCTCCAGTATGTTCTTTTTTGATACTGATGCAACATATTCCCTTTCCGACTCGTTTGACAAGTAATAATTTTTCTTTTTGATGAAGTCCTCATCATCATTATATATCATTTTAAGTATATTTTCATCATGTCCAACCATTTCTATAAAATCTTCATTATAGTTACTTAACATAAAACTACCCGATGCAATAATTTCTATCATTTTAGCGTTTAAATCGTAAGACATTGATTTATTAAAACATATTTTAGACTTTTTCATTTCAATAATATAATCTTCCCCAAAGGCCGATATATGTTTTATTTTGTGTTTGGATATTAATTCTCTTCTTTCAGGATTTAATGAACCAATAAAGGTAATATCATATTCTTTCTCAATCTGTGTGTCTATATTGTATCTTTTTTTAGATACACCATATGGTAACCAAAATTTTTCACAATTAATATTATACTTATTGATGTCTTTTTTATTATTAAAACCAACAAAATCAATATTTGTTTCATTAATAAACCCCTCAAAATTTTTAAAATGAGTGTCAATTGCCCAAAAAACTTTAGGTTTTGTAATTGATTTCCAATCCCACCATCTCCAACCTGAAAATTCTGGATAATTTTCAGTAATTAATACAAAATCATAATCATGTATTTTATTTGGTATTTCTGTTTCAGGGTAATCCGCATTAGGTCCAAATACATCGCAAGTATGACCTAAATTCTGAAAGGCATATTTAAATTCATAACCTTCTTTCCAATCTTCATTAGGTTTTCCTTTGAGTAGTAAATCCGCGATTAAAATTTTCATAAAAATTTAAAATATTCAGGATGTCTATTATTATTTTCATCAAAAACATCACCAACAAACTCTTTATCTATTCTTTCAGATGGAAATTTTTTTGACCCTATATTAACGTTAAAAAAAGAATCATGAACAAACATATTACTCTGAATTATTGGGTATATTTTTTCATATAAGAAATTTTGGTCAACTTGCCAAAAATTACCTTTATTATAATCATTAATTAGTTTGTCAATGTCTTTTAAGATTCCATTTCTACATCCCCACATTCCTCCTAAAATTAACGCTGTATGATACGGATGGTCTCTCATAATATGAAAATCTTTATTTGATTTTAACCACTCATCTACTGCCATTTTCTCTCTTAAACTAAGTCGGCTATCAGTGTCTCTAGATATCATCACATCACTATCAGAACACGCTAAAAATCGCCAAAACATCCCTGTCCAATCACCATCTTCATCCATTAATATTACTTCATTATTAGGAATATTTTTTAAAGATTCTATAATTTCATTAGGAACACTTTTACCGCAATAAAATCTACCTGTCCATCCTTTGTAAATTTCATTTACTAATTTAGCATTTTCAACCGCACCAATTGTATATTTTGGATTGTTCCCCCACAATGAAAAACTTATTACTTTTTTCATAAACCAAAGTTATTTGATTTGTTACGAAGGTAAATAGATTTATCATATGATTCATTATCATAGTTTAACTGATGTATAACATCTTTACCACCATAACCCCAATCAGGATGTTCATGTTTTATGATAACCTCATCTATAAAAATTTGTTTTTTTAAAATGTTTGCAACATCTGTAAATTCATTATCGCACCAAGTTGACAAATATTCAGGATTATAAATGTAATTGAATCTTTCATAATATTTTTTACCTAAAATACATAAAGTATTTAAATCTTTCCTATTTCCATCGGGAAACCATAACACACCATCAGTATCAGGAAAGTTCTCAATCATTTTTTCTCTAATAATTTTGTCATACCCTTTAACTTTTGGTATCATGTCATCTGATGCCAATAATATTATATCCCATTCATTAGATACTTCGACATCTCGATTAACCGCATCAATTTTTGACTTACTTTTACCAAAAATAAATTTTGTATTTTTAAAAGATGATAAAATATCAATCGAGTCAGGATTATTCATCTCTAAATCATCTTCATCAAGCGTAATAAGAAAATGAGTATTATTAATATCCTCACATAAATTTTGATATTGTTTTAAAACATTAAAAAATTTATGTTTTCTCCCTCTTGTTGGAAATTTAACTAATATTTTCATTTTTAAAATTTTTATTCATTATTTTATTATATAATTCTTGTTGGTTTTTATTAGCCTCTGTAGATACTGTCCCATCATTTTCATGGTGAAAATATACAAATAGAGGTTTTGGGATTCTCTTACCAATATACCCATTAATACCCATTCTAATCCATAGGTCATAATCCTCCCAGCCCTTTAATGATTCATCATAACCACCGCATTTTTCAAAAGACTCTCTACTAAACATCGAACAATTAACAATAAATGGTCCTTGCATTAATCTTTCCATTGACCACTCAGGTCTTTGTTCAACACCTTGTAATTGCCCAATATGATTAGTATCACAATATACAGGACTAATGTTTTTATTATTTTTAAGAATATTAACACAACTTTGAATATAATCAGGGTGAATCATATCATCGGCATCTAAAGGTAGTATAAATTGGCCTGAGGAATTTTTAATTCCGTTATTTCTTGCCGAGGATGGGCCTGAGTTGTTTTGACGAATAACTTTAATATTTGGATGCTCTGATAAACTATCCAATTTTAATTTAACATATTCATTTGATGAACCGTCATCAACAATTACCACTTCAAAGTTTTTATATGATGAGTCAAATACTGACTGTATTGATTTTTCAAATTGAACACCGTAATTATAAATTGGAATTATTACTGAAACTAACGGTATTTTCTCATTAATTTTTAAAATTGGGTAATTTGATTTTAATTTAATAGGTAAATTACTTTTGAATCTCTCAACAAATTCTATTCTATTTTTTTCCCATTGTTCATTTGTCATTCCAATTGATAAATGGGTTATTGGAACGTTTGAAATGGTTCCAATTTTAACATCTTGTAAAAAATTCTCAATACAGAAAGTTGTATCATAAAAATGAAACCCATTTACAGATTCATTAAAATTAGATTTTATATTAGATTTTTTTACCGCAATAAATAAACCATCAACAATAACAGTGTCTATAATTTTACCACCAAATGGTTTGTTATATTCGGATAACCATTTTTTACCCTGATGCTGGTGATATACTTGTCCTACCATCTCACCTTGTATTTCCCACCACATACCATTTGATGGGTAGTAAGTTGTTCCTGCAACACCTAATATTCCATAATCAGAATTCTTATTAAAATGTTCTAAAATTCTTTTACCCCAATATGATTTTTCAAATAAAATATCGTCATGACATAAAATTAAAACATCATTAGACGATTCACTAAGTATTTCGTTATAAACCTGAGTCAAAGATTTAGTTCCAGGATTAACTTTTTCAATTACCTCACAATCTTTAACCCCACAAGTTGAAATTAAATAATTCTTAAAGTCAGGTTTTGATGTTTTAGTACTATACCCAATTGTTATCATATCCCAGTACTTCCAAACCCATTATCCCCTCTGTCTCCACTTTTTATTTTTTCGGACTTTTCTAATATTACCCATCTACCTGTGATACATCTTGCAACAACTGCTTGGGCAATTTTCATTCCTTTGGTTATTGTTACTGGTTCTGAACTTGTGTTAAAAACAATTACTTTAACTTCTCCTGTATATCCCTCGTCAATTGTACCGGGAGTATTTAACACAGTCAGTCCGTAATTTAGAGCCAAACCACTTTTTGGTCTGATTTGAATTTCAAAATCTTTTGGTATTTGAAAATTAACTCCTGTTGGGACAAGAGCTCTTCCTAATGAAGGAATAACTACTTCTTCTGATGAATACAAATCAAATCCACTATCAGAATCATAATTATAAACTAAGTTTTTTCCCGTTGATGATGTATAACGCAAAATAACTTTGTCATTTGAAGCGTTTTCCATATCTCTTTCTAACTGCTCTAAATCTAACCCTAGATTTTCTTTAATTTTGTTATACATGTCCCCGTAGTTAGGGTCTTTAGATAGATTAGGGATTACCTTATCTATTGCTGACATAAATTCATCTTTCATATTGACATAATTTTTGTTACAACGTTTATTAATACTTCAACATCTTTTTCACAATAGTCTTGTATTTCTTGGTATTTGTTTTCAAACCAAAATGAGTCATGAACTTTATTTCCTGTTACCTCCATGTTTTTGGAACTTTCAATACCCAATGAAATACACATTAATTCCAATGAACAGATGGCTCCAAATTGTCCGTATTGCCAAATTTCTTTTGTATCAATGGCTTTAACTTCCCAAGGTTTTGTATCATATGATGGTAAGATTAATGATGGTCTAACACCATTAACTAACATTCTTTTTGCAAGAACAGGAATATCAAAATTCTTAATATTGTGACCGCAAAGAACAAACCCAAGTTTATCAACCCTTTGAAATAGGGTATTAACGTCTTTAAGTAATTGTTCTTCATCTGAGTTAAAAAATGTTTGCATTTTGGTTTCACCTTTTGGGTCAACAAATCCAACTGTTACACAAACTATTTTACAAAACTCAGGAACAAGAGCCGCTCTATTGACGAAGATTTCTTCCTTTGTTTTATCGGCATCCTCAGGGAATCTTTTTTGAAACCAATCTAAATAGTTTTCAAACTGATATGACAATGACGGATAATCTCTTTGGAAACTTTCATAGTTACTAGAAATACCGACAGTTTCAATATCGACAAACAATATTTTATTTAATGGTGTTTTTATCATAAAATTGATTTATAAAATTCTGCTCTGTTTTTTGTTACAACACGCAAATCATATAATTTAGATACGTGTTCATATAATCTCTCTCCCATGTCTTTTACCATGTTCGGGTTGTCTGATAATTTTTTAATGTATTTTGCCCAATCGGAATGATTTCTTTGCTCATCAACCAATAAAGCATTACCATCAACAAAGTTACCATTTTTCAAACAATGAGTCAAATCAATGGTGTATGGTCCATAGTTTGAAGCAATTAATGCTTTCTTATAAAAACCTGCCTCAATAACTTTTAATTGAGATTTAACTTTATTAAATGTGTGGTGTTTAATTGGTGCAATTGATACGTCAAACTTTGAGTAGTTTTTTGCGTATGACGTAACAGGTTTTGTCCAAACTCTTAAATAGTTTTTATCCATTTCGTTCTCATATGGAGCGTTTTCAAACTTATGTAAAAAGTCCTTATAATCATTATCAATTATTGAGTAGTTGTTTGTGAAGATTTTCTCATAGTCATACCATACACTTTCATGGGGTTTGATTGGACGTTGTTTTTGTTCCCCTGTTTGTTGATTGATTTCGGTAATACTACCTCGAGTATCAAACCCACATAATACAAATTGCAACTTATTTTTTCTGTCGTTTAATTTTGCGACCATCCCATCTAACAACATTAAATCATGTAAGTGAGACGAACCACCTAACCAACCAATTCTTAATCGGTCAGACTCAGGTGTCGGTTCTTTGAATTGAGATTCATTTGGGTCAATTGCGTTTGGGAAAATGAAAACATTTGGATTGTATTTCTTAATCTCATCTGCGTAAAGTGTTGTAGTTGTTGTTACATATTTCGCAGCTTTAATGTTTGCAATAATTTTTTCATGAATTTTATTCTGAATAATTAATTGGTGTAGAGGATGTTCTTTACCAGGTAACCAATAATCATCAATATCACAAATTGTGATTATTCCTTGTGAGTTTAAATAATTGATTACATCTACAGACTTATCCATATCCTGTCCAATACTTCTATGAAAATGAACTATAGGATATTGTTTCCAAAAATTAATATCATTAAAGTCAATATCATAAACAATATCAACATGAAATTCATCAGGGTATAGATTTTGTAAGAAAATGTGAGGGTCGACTGACCTAAATTTACCAACACCTGTACGGTCTGAAGGTACGACTAAAACTTTAATTTTTTCTTTCATAATTGTTACTATTCAACAATTATAAATGAAAATTACAGTTAATTCAATAATAGTTTAGATTATCTTATCTTTTTTACTTTTGTGATAGTCCCTTCAAAAACGTGTTTTCCAACTCTAAATTGGAATTGGTCTTTTGTCTTTGATTCTGATTCATTTAAAATACCATAATCTTTAAGAATATCTTCTAAGGTTTCTCTAATTATGGATTTAATGTCAGAATTAGTCCCTTTTGGTTGAGAATAATTTGTGTTTGTTTTTTTTGAATCCAATGTGACTTCCTTTTCTTCCCTCATTAACCTCGCAGCCTTTTCAATAATATCATTAGAAATTGTTGGAGAATAAGATTCGGGTTGTTTTATCGGGTGTTCAATCATTAATTTTTTGATTGCGTCAGGTAATTTAGAATTTTGAATTCTTTCAGGTGTAATTTGTTGTGGTGTTACTTTTTTAGGCGCCGGAGATGATTCCATATACTCCTGAGGAATATTATAAGACGCTTGTATAGGGGATGCTTGATATAGTTCAGGTGTTGATGGGATAGAACTTTCATTAATATCTACCATACCCGTACCATTAGTATTTCTAGCAATTTTGTCTGATTTCTCCATGATTTTTTTGGAAATCATTAGTTTTTGTATAAAATCTTCTGTCATATCTCTTCTAAATTTTCAATTTCAAATTTGGCACAAGTCTTAATTCCAACCATACCCTTATCATTTGGGTTATATAAAGGTTTTGGTACATCAAAGGTTTCTCTTGGGTCAGGAGAATAACTACCTATTCTATCCAACCTGAAAAGTCTCCACCCTGGTAGAGGTTGTTCTCCTGTTTTTGCAGTGTGAGACGCCCCTTCTAAGTCATACGCCCTTAAAACTTTATTACCTTTTTTTGATGTTCCAACACAATAAGGCTCAATAACTCTTAACCCTTGTCCTCCGTCTTTATCACCATCATAATAAAATGTAACAATGTTCCTATTCTTTATAGAATTGGTAACTTGTTCCATACTTACTTCTAGAATAACATTTTTTAAGATGTTGTAAAGTTTCATTTCGGATTACTGAGGATTTGTGTTATATGGGTTTTTTGGGTTGTATTTGTTTCTTGCATATTCTTCAGTTCTGATAACAGTATCAATCATAGTACCACCATTAACAGTATCTAAATAATTACCAGTACCACGTCCTTTGTTATCACCATCGGAAATTGCATCCTCATTTGTTTGAGAATACTCATTTGCATCTAAAGTGTAGTCATTTTTAACAACTAACTCTTTTCTTTTTTGTTCCGCAATTTGAGTTAATTTATTTTGCGGTTGTGTAAGTTCTAATGGAATGTATGTTGCCATAATCTTAAATTATTTTTTTCATTATTTCATTTATTGTTTTCAACTCGTCAATAACTCTTTGTTCCAATTTAAGAAACGAATTGTCTGTTGATGTTGAATGTCTTTCGGAAGATTTTTTATGTCTTTCAGAAGGACGAACACTATTTTTATCTCTTTTTTCATGTGGAGATATAAATGCATTTTCCTGTCCTGATTTCATTTTTGCTCTTTTAGATGTTGTAACGTTATCTCTGTTAGTTGATAATGTGTTTTTTGCCCACCCCTCAAAAAAATCACCACCCAATTTTTCTTTCTCACCATTTTTCATGTCATGTAAGATTTTTTTTAAATTAGAATATGATATTTCTTTAGAGTTTAATAAATTATCAATAGTTTCGTTACCTGAATATTTTTGTAAATTACTCAAAATATTATCAGGTATTGGAAATACTTGTCCGTATAAATTACTATTCACCTTTTTTTAATATTTTAACTAAATCATTTATTGATATTCCTTCTCTATTTGCCAACTTTTTTATTGACGATAAATTTTTATATATTAATGAACTAACATTTTTTGACTTTCTACTCACTTCATGGTCATCCGTCTTGTCTTTTACTAACATATCCTCAACCATTTGTAGCATTTTTTGTTTTCTTTCTTCCTCAATTTTTTCTTTTTCTACTAAAGTCATTCTATCGATAAAGTTGGGGTCATCCTTAATTTTTTTAGGAACATTTTTTAAACGTTCTTTGTGTTTCTTTTTACTTGGTGTCTTACCTTGTTGGATTGTTCTTTTTTTAGCATCCTCAGGTTCCATACCAAGTTCATCAACATACGTTTTATAAGTCTCGGGACCTGACAAGTCTTCAGTCTCATCGAACCCAAAAGAACCCGATAAATCAATTTCAGAAACAACTTCACCTTCTTTGTCCTCACTCTCACCCCAATATACTCTATAACCTCTCCAAAGAGGATTTCCTGGTTGCATATTTTGAACCACCTCTTGGTCAGTAGTCCCTTTTGGTGAAAGTTTTGGATTTAAAATCGGAATACTAGAGTCCTTAAAACTACCATTAGCATCCACTAATTCTTCCAATTCTTTTTTCTTTTTGTTTAATCTACTTTTAATATCTTTAGTTGATTTTTCTTTTTTGGATTTAAAAATATCTTTGATTTCTTTTTCTAATTCAGGTTTGTCTTTCTTATTGAACTTTACAACCTCGTCATTTTTTCTAGACTCAGTTAATGTTTCTGAATATGAAAAATACAAAGAAATTTCCTCATTACTTTCAGTTAAATAAAAGTAATACGGCCTATAAAAATATTCTTTTCTAAATTCCATTGAGTTTTATTTTATAAATACTTTGAAAAGTTATATTTATCAATAAATGTCTCAACAGAATATTAATCAATATAACTATAAAAGATGGTTTATCACTCAACATAAACCAATTTTTGATATTTCCTTAGCGTCGGATGAAAGGGATTATAACGAAGAAGTTGTTTTTTCTAATCAAATTATTGGTATTAATGACGGTAATAGATTACCAATTCACTTTGATTTAAATAACTCGGGTAGTTCCAGAATGTTCAGTCTAAATTACGGTGACTATAATACAGGAAACACATTAGTTTCTTTAAATTACTATAATCCAAATAATGACGATTTAACATGTTATACTGCAACTTCTTTATGTGATATTGGATTAACAGGTATCGATAACGGACTAACAACTCAAATTTCAGGCGAAACTCTATATTATACAATGGGGTTATTTACAGGTGATTCAAAATGGGATAGGTATCATTATGATAGAAGATTAAAATTTATTCCGGTCACAGGTAACACGAGTGTCAATAATAGATTTTCAGGTAATACTAAACAAACATTATATAATATTGTAACAAAAACAGGGTCGACGATAGGGATTTACAATCAACTATATGGAGGATTTCACCAAGGATTTTTTAAATTACACGGATATGATTACGAAGTTTTTCCAAATAGAACTAACAAAGGTTGGACTTCTGAAATGTTATTAAAACCAAGATTGGATGATGAGTTTTATCCATTACCAAATCAAACAACATTAAATGAAGTTTATCCTGAGAATAGAAATACCTTTTTCTACTTTGGAACAAGGTCTGAAAATAAGTACTATCATCATGCTGACGGGTTCCCATTATCAGATTCAGGCTATACAAGAGTAACTTCAGGACTTTCAGAATGTTTCAAAACATGCTCATGTTCAAATAGTGCGGTAACTAATTCTAGATGTGTTGAGGTGTATGAACCATTGGTATATACCGAACAACATAATACTTCTTGTAATTGTGGATGTAATAACACCACAAATGTTGCAAATGGTGATAAAAATCCATTATTAGATACTCTATCAAACTCAATGTCGATACGACTGTCGGGTGACCCAAGTAATCCTAAAGTGTGCGTTAAAGTATTAAAATTCACAGGAGGATGTGAGGTAACAGGGACGTGTCCAACGACAGGTATTACTTATACAACAGGATATACAATAACAGAATACTGCTCAACAAATACCATTAATCAATACTGTCAAACAGTTAATCCAAGTTATTTAAATCAAGAACATTGGTTTTTGATTGATTGCGTTTGGGAAAGAAACTCATATTTTGATGAGTGTGATTTATACTATAGAGGTGGATTAGGATTAATAACCAACGAGTATTATGTTAATTCTTTATCTCATGATACCACATCATTAATTGCCCCACCATTTACACATACAGGAGGAACAGTTGCCGAACAAATTGAGGTTATTGAACTTAATGAAAAATGGTTATCTCAAACAAATTATAGATTAGGTTCATTAAAAATTTATATTAATGGAAGATTGTTTTTTGTTATAAATGGATTTGAAGAAATTATTCCAAGAGGACTAAACACGGAAAAGGAAAAGCAATTAGGTGTTCCATTTAACATTAGTTGGGGTGGAGGAACTCAGGGACTTAGGGAGAACCTAACATTATCAGGATGTCCAACGACATTATCAGGTCTAACCTACCAACAAGACCCTGAGTGTATGCCAAATAATATACTGTCAGGAACATCTTTATCGGCATTAACGACCAACATATTATTAGAACCAACTTTTGGTGGAACATTTGACGGGGCAATTTCACAATTTAGAATGTATGTCGAACCATTAACATATGCGGAAGTGGTTCATAATTTCAATGTTTTAAAAAATAAATTTTTATTGTTTGATACAAGATGTCCGGATTGTTCTGGATTGGTAAATGATATAACATATGGCTAGTATAGTTTTTAATTCGGAAAATTTTCAATCATATACATTTGATTTGTTTTTTTACAATACGTCAGATGGGTCCAACACTTTAATCGGGTCTGATTTGAGTTTTCCATATACCTATACCTATGAAACTTGTTATAATGGTAATTTTAATTTTTATTTCCAAAGTATTGACCAAACACTAACAGTTGCATTTAGTTGTGAGTCCCCAACGCCGACCCCTACAAGTACCATAACACCAACTCCAAGTATTACCCCAACAATTACTGTTACAAATACAACTACCAAAACTCCTACTACGACTCAGACACCAACAAATACTCCCACAAATACTTCTACAGTCACACCTACTGTAACGCCAACAAATACTCCGACAAACACAATCACACCTACAAATTCTGAAACCCCAAACCCATCTAACACCCCCACAAGAACTCAAACCCCGACTAACACCGTTACACCGACTAATACACCGACGACAACACAAACCCCAACTAATACAGTTACTCCCACTAATACACCGACTAATACTATTACCCCAACCAACACCCCCACTAATACTACAACTCAAACTGTAACAGGAACACCGGCAAACACTCCAAACCCATCTAACACTCCAACAAAAACTCAAACTCCGACCAACACAATTACACCAACTAATACACCAACAAATACTGAAACACCAACTAACACACCAACACCGACAATTACGGTTACTAATACATTGACTCCAAGTATTACGACAACAAACACTACGACTCCGACATCTACTGAAACTCCAAATCCATCTAACACTCCGACAAAGACGCAGACCCCGACTAATACTACAACTCCGACTAATACTCCTACAATTACTAACACTCCGACTAATACCGTAACACCAACTAACACTCCTACCAATACAATTACACCGACCAATACTCCCACTAATACTGTTACACCGACAATAACCCCAACACTAACTGAATCAGTCCAACCATCCAGTACCCCAACAGTTACTATTACCAGTACTCCAACAAATACCTCAACTAATAGTGCAACCCCGACCCAAACCCCAACCAATACTCCAACACCCACTAACACTATTACACCGACAAACACTCCTACAAACACTCCTACAAATACTATTACTCCGACAAACTCAGAAACTCCAAACCCATCAAACACGCCAACAGTTACAACAACCACAACACCAACAAATACCCCTACTAACACTACCACACCTACTAACACTCCGACTAATACCGTCACACCAACTAATACACCAACAAACGAACCAATAAATCCGTCAAATACCCCAACGGTTACAAATACTCAAACACCAACCAATACCCCAAGTAATACGGTAACACAAACTAACACCCCGACTAACACTCCAACAAAAACATCAACTCAAACCGCTCAACCGAGTAATACTCCAACAGTAACTCAGACACTTACTCCAACGAATACACCAACAAATAGCGTTACTCCAAGCGAAACTCCAACAAACACACCAACGAAAACTCCAAGTAATACTCCAAACCCATCAAATACCCCAACTCCAAGTGTTACCAAAACCCCAACAAATACCCCAACTAATACAGTTACTCCAACAAAACAGTCAACTCCAACACCAACATCAACTTCAACACAAACTCCCCAACCGTCAAATACCCCGACCAATACTCCAAGTAGGATGGTAACCAGAGCAGTATTTATACCTTCATCAAGTGTGTATGTTAATACTTCAAATAATTTTGCGGTTAATAGAAATTTCTTTATAACCGACACATTTTATCAGAATTGTTCATTTACTGTTGGTGGATATAAAGTCAATGATACAAGCTTAATAACTATGACTGTTAATATTTTGGCTGGGGATACAATATCTGATTTACCAAGTAGAATTAGAACCCAAGCATTACTTACAAATACCGGAGGTCCATTTACAAATTTATATGGAAGTGCATCGGTTACGACCATTGGGTTAGATGATTATTTGTCAATAACTCTTACAGATTTTTCAGGTAATACATGGGGAGACCTTACTGCGACATTTGCGAATAGCCCATCAACATCATATTCGATTGCGAAATCAATAATTAATAAATTCGCAGTTGAGAATATAAATTACCCAAGCGGAGCGTTCCAAGAAGGTGAAATATATTCAATAACAACACCAGGAGGATTTAACGGATGTGCATATGTGACCACATACTACATCGAAGGTGTAGAAATCACATACACTAACTCAACAATTAACGGAGGACCATTTGCAACCCTAAAAGATTGTAATGACAGTTTATAATTTAACTATTTAATTTTTTTACTTTCTCAAATACTTTTTGAATAAAAAATATGAAAATTTTTATTCAAATTGCCTCATATCGAGACCCCGAACTTGTTAAAACAATAAAATCCGCAATCGATAATGCAAAAAAACCTGAAAATTTAGTTTTTTCTATCGCAAGACAATTTCACCCTGATGATAAATTTGACGATTTATCTGAATACACAGGAGATGTTAGATTTAAAGTATTGGACATACCTTACCAAGATTCAAAAGGTGCGTGTTGGGCAAGAAATCAAATACAACAACAATATACAAACGAGAAATACACTCTTCAAATAGACTCTCATATGAGATTTGCCCCAAATTGGGATGATGAGATGATTAAAATGATTAAACAATTACAAAAGAAAGGTCATAAAAAACCATTACTTACAGGTTATGTTTCATCATTTGACCCTGATAATGACCCACAAGGTAGAGTACAAGAGCCGTGGAGAATGACGTTTGATAGGTTTATTCCTGAAGGGGCAGTATTTTTCCTTCCTGAAACAATTCCTGGTTGGCAAAACTTAACTGAACCTGTAACGTCACGTTTCTATTCGGCACATTTTTGTTTTACGTTAGGACAATTTGCGAAAGAGGTTCAACACGACCCCGATTATTATTTTCATGGGGAAGAAATCTCAATCGCCGCAAGAGCATATACTCACGGATATGATTTATTTCACCCACATAAAACATTGATTTGGCACGAATACACAAGAAAGGGTAGAACAAAACAATGGGATGATGATAAAAAATGGGTTGAAAGAAATTCATTTTGTCACAAGAAAAACAGAGCCTTATTTGGAATGGATAATGAACCCCCAATGGACCACGGAAAGTATGGATTTGGTAAAGTAAGAACCCTTCGTGATTATGAAAAATATTCAGGATTGTTGTTTTCACGTAGAGCGGTACAACAAGAAACAATAGATAAAAAATACCCACCAAACACATATAATTATTCTTCAGAAGAAGAATGGATGGATTCGTTTGCCTCAATATTCAAACACTGTATTGATATTGGGTATTCACAGGTTCCTGAAAATGATTACGATTTTTGGGCGGTCGCATTCCACGATGAAAACGATGAAACAGTTTTCAGAAAAGATGCTGATAAAGGAGAAATCCAAAGAATGAAAAACGACCCCGATGGGTATTGTAAAGTGTGGAGAGAATTCCAAACAACAAAAAACCCAAAATATTGGGTTGTTTGGCCACATTCAGAATCAAAAGGTTGGGGACAAAGAATAACAGGTAATTTATATTAATATGTATGATTTTTTAATTGTTGGGTCAGGGTTATTTGGCTCGGTTTGCGCTAGAGAACTTACGGATTTAGGGTATAAATGTTTGGTTATCGATAAGAGAGACCATATCGGTGGTAACTGTTACACTCAAAAAATAGAAGGGATTAATGTACATAAGTATGGACCTCATATTTTCCACACATCCAATGAAAAGGTATGGGAATATGTTAATAGATTTATAAAATTTAATAATTACAGGCACCATGCAATTGCCAATTATAATAATGAATTATATTCATTACCATTTAATATGTTCACTTTTAACAAACTATGGAACATTAATTCACCAAAGGAAGTATTAGAAAAAATTGATGAACAAAAATTTAAAGGGGACCCAAAAAACTTGGAAGAACAAGCATTATCATTAGTTGGTAAAGAAGTATATGAAAAATTAATAAAAGGATATACCACAAAACAATGGATGAAAGACCCAAAAGAGTTACCTCCATTTATTATTAAAAGATTACCAGTACGACTTACATTTGATAATAATTATTTTTTTGACAAATACCAAGGGATACCTGAAAATGGTTATACTGAATTATTTGAAAAATTATTAGAAGGTATCGAAGTTAAATTAAATGTTGACTATTTTAAAAATAAAGAACATTATGATAGTTTATGTAAAAAGATAATTTACACCGGTCCTATAGATAAATTTTTTAATTATGAATTTGGTTATTTAGGATACAGGCCACTATCATTTGAACACATAACCTTAGATATTGAAAACTACCAAGGGGTTGGACAAATGAATTTTACTGACATCGATATTCCATATACTAGAATTATTGAACATAAACATTTTGAAAATTCTAATAGCACTAAAACTATTATAACTAAGGAGTTCCCAATTGAATGGGAAAAAGATTCAGAACCTTACTATCCAATAAATGATGAAACAAATCAAAAAGTATTTGAAAAGTACTTGGAAAAAACTAAAAATGTGAAGAATACTTTTTTTGGGGGGAGATTGGCGGAATATAAGTACTATGATATGCATCAAGTTATTGATTCTGCGTTAAATAAAATAAACGATTTTATATCATGAGAAGAAATTTAATCATCCATAACCCTTGTAATGAAAATACACGATATTATCGAGAATACAATTTATTTTGGGATGACTTAACTGAAGAATTAAAAAAGAGTCATAATGTTGTGGAAAATAGGTATTACGATGGGGCACATTTTAGTCGAATGAAAATCCAATTAAAAAAGAGAACCCATGAATACTTAGAGTTAATGGAATGTGAGTATGTTATTGAAGACGAAGATAGTGGAGATTTTTGGATTTTATCAGTTGCCGAACAGATGACTGGTGGGATTTTACTCGAACAATCCAATCCACATTTAAAAAAAGTTTTATATTCTCAGTACATACCTGACCAAATTGTTCATCATACACGCGAAAACGCTAACAAATATTTACCATGGATATTTTTTCAACAAGATGTAATTGATTTAGAAATTTATTACAAAAAAAGACAAGAAAAGACAGAATTAATTCCAAGACTTTTTTTTAAAGGTAATACTGAATACCGACCAATTGTCAATTTTATTGATAAAGAAATATTGTCCGAAACCAATAAAGTTGTAAATAAAGATTATTTTGACAATCTAAGCGACCATGAAATATGTTTATCAATAGGTGGGGTTGCTAATGGTGACTTATGTTATAGGGATATTGAATGTATGGCAATGGGAGTACCATTACTAAGATTTGATTTTGTTACAACATTAAATCCTGCGTTAATCCCTAATTACCACTACATTTCTATCCCAATTCAATTAGACTTACCTAAAAAAAGAGATGTTCTAAAAGATAGATTAGGTGAGGAAAAACACTCAAAACTAATTGAAAACAAATTTAAAGAAGTTATAAATAATAAACATTTTTTAAACTTTGTTTCAAAAAATGCGAGAGAATACTATGAAAATTATCTATCAAAAGAAAATAGAATAAAACATACATTAAATTTGTTAAAAATATAAACTAAAAAATAAAAAATAAAAAATTATGATAAAATCATGGGAATATAATGACTTGGGTGGTAAACGAGAATTTATAAAAAATTATATTAAAAACAACAATTTAAAATCTATAGATGTTGGAGCATCTGCAAATTTTTGGTCGTATCCTGAATGTAAATATGTTGCAGACTCTATTGAGTTTAATATGGACGGGGTTAAATTTTTTAACATAAATTTAGAAGATAAAAATACTTGGAAAGAAATCTTATTATTTGTGGAAGAAAATGGAAAATTTGACTTTTCAATTTGCTCACATACGTTAGAAGATGTTTTTAACCCAATAGATTTAATTTCATTTTTAGAAAAAATATCAAAATCAGGATTTGTCGCAATTCCATCAAAATATGATGAATTCTCATTTCTTTATGATAATCAATATAGAGGTAATGCTCACCACAAACAATTCTTTGATTTTGTTGGTGACGAGTTAACAATTTTCCCAAAATATCCTTTTATTGAGAGGGACGAAAGAAGTAATACAGTTATTAGTAATATGAGAGGTAGAGAATTAACGTTTTTTTGGGAAACTGAAATACCTGTAAGTATTTTTGGTAAAGGAATTCCTTATAGGTCTGATAATGATTTAATACATAATTTTTATATTCAAATAATAAATTAACTATGGAAAACAAAAAAAAAATTGCGGTAATTACGTTTTTATACGATTTGTCAGAGCACTTTAACCCAACATTCGAAAAAAAAATATTAAACGATATTAGAAAAGAGGATTATTTTTCTTTAAGATTTTGCTCAATAAAAGAAGGTATTTTAAATGAAAGTTATTATTATAAATTTACATATTATAGAATTTATAAATTTTATGAATTTATTAAAAATGAAATTCTGAATAAATATGAATATTTTGTTTTATTAGACGCAACTGATGTTGGGTATGTCGGGGGCATATCTAAAATTCCTGAAATTATGGAAAAATATAACACCAATATTTTATTTGGTGCGGAAAAAAATTTATGGCCTAATACTGAAGTTAGTCATTTATATGATGATAAAAAAATAAATTCAGAATTCAGATTTTTAAATGCTGGAGTACACTGTGCAAAACCATTAGATTATTTAAATGTTTTAGATAAAATTATACATAGGGATTATAAATGGTTATGTGACCAAGGTAATTGGCAGATAGAGTACCTAACAGGAAATGGGGTCGAAATAGATACCAAATGTTCATTAGTTTTAAACACATTCAATGCTAAAAATAACATTAAAATCATTAATGGAGAGGTTAATTTTGAAAATGAGGACCCAATTTTTATTCATGATAATGGAGGATATAATGAAGAAACGACTAAATTATTAGAATATTTTATATGAAAACAATTAAAGTAACAAGAGCTAATTTTTGGAATAATTGTAGCTATTATATGGTTAATTACATTATTAGTATTTTAAAAAAAAAATATAATGTAGTTGTTACTAATGACTCTCCAGACATTGTGTTTTACGCCAATCACTCAACTAACACTAATGCAATTGATTTTTTTACAAATGAAAATGGTAAGGTTGAAGAAGAATTTCCGAACGCGATTAAAATATATTTGGATTCGGAATATGGTGATATGGGATTTTATCTAAATAAAGGAGAACAATATTATGTAATTGGTAGAGCAAATCCTGAGTTAAAACATGAGCGATTATTAAACATGCCGTTTTTTTTGGTCTCAACGGCTTGGCAATTGTATGACGAATGTAAATTATATGACGAACCTTTTAAATGGATGACAGAAAAGAAAGACGTAAAAAAAATTATAAACTCAAAGAATAAATTTGCAACTGTAATACAGACATCAACAAACCCATACAGGAGAGAAATTTTTGAAAAATTAAATAATTATAAAAAAGTTGTTTCATGTGGAGGATTTGAAACAAATGATAATGAATGTGATAGAGTATCAAGAAGACATTCTGAAAAAGACGACTATACTAATAAAATATTGTTCCAATCGGAATCAAAATTTTCTTTACAAATACAATCTACTTGTGCCCCTTATTTCTCTCAGGAAAAAATAATACAGGGATTTGCGTCAAACACAATCCCCATATTTTGGGGGAACCCAAATATACTTGAGGATGGGTATAACCCAAAGGCGTTTATAAATTGTCATGATTATAATTCAATTGACGATATTGTTAATAAAGTAATAGAAATTAATTCAGACAATATTAAATATAGAAATATGTTATCTGAACCAATTTTTGCTGACAATATACTACCAGAATATTTTTATGATGATTACATTTTCAATTTTATTAATAATATTTTAATTAAATTTAATATATGAAATTACATTTAGGTTGTGGTGACAAAATTTTAGACGGATTTATAAATATTGATGTTAGAGATATTGAGGGGGTCGATATTGTTTCTGATATTACAAAGTTAGAAACATTTGATGATAATTCTGTTGATTTGATATATTGTTCTCATGTTTTAGAGCATTTTGGTAGAAATGTTTATAAAAAAGTTTTAGAAAATTGGTATAAAAAAATAAAAGATGGAGGTGTTCTTAGAATATCCGTACCTAATTTTGAATCCATAGTTGAGTATTACAACACATATAGAGATATTAGACCTTTATTGGGTTTATTATATGGTGGACAAACGTATGAACAAAATTACCATTATTGTGCGTGGGATTTTAATTCTATTTCAGAGGATTTAAAAGAAATAGGATTTAAAGAGGTGATAAAATATGATTGGAGAAAAACTGAACATTCCGAACTTGACGATTATAGTCAATCATATTTACCGCACATGGATAAGATAAATGGGTTATTAATGAGCTTAAATATTGAGGCTAAAAAATAAAATAATGGGGGATACTAAAAAAACAATTGTCATTTGTTGTGTAGGTGATGATTCACTCCACACTGAATGGTATTCTGATAAAAAAAATTATGATTTATTTGTGGTATATTATGGAAATAATTCTGATATATCATTAGAATTTAAAAAAAAATCAGATTTTTTTATACAAAAAAAAGGTGAAAAATTTAATTTAGCATATGATATAATTTCAGACAATAAAATACTATTTGATAATTATGAATATGTTTGGATTCCCGATTGTGACATGGAAATATCGGTAAATGAGATAAACGAATTTTTTGAAATATCTAAAAATTTTGATTTGTATTTATCTCAACCTTGCCAAGGGGGTCACGTGTCACATTTAATAACTATGCAACATCCAGGTAACCTTCTTAGATTCACAAGTTTTGTGGAAATATCGGCACCGTTATTTAAAATAGATATTTTATACACATTACTACCAACATTTAATTTAACCCGCTCAGCAGCGGCATTGGATTTTATATGGCCTAAAATTCTAGGATATCCTAAAGATAAAATTGCAATTATTGATAAAATAATTATGATTCATACTAAACCAATTGCTATGGATTACTCGAGATTTGAACGAAACCCAAGCTTTGATTTTTATGAGAACATGGAGAGATTTGATTTAATACCTGAAAAAGGTATTGGATATGCGGAAACTTTTGATTCAGTACCTTTTAATGAATACGATAACATCATGAAAACTAATAATGATGTTTTAAATACTAATTACAAATACACTTATTGTACAATTGCCATAGGTAAAAAATATTATGATATTGCAACTCAATTTGCTAAAGATTTGAATAAAATATCAAAAAATCATAAAGTTTTAATTGTTACTGACCAAAAACCTAAAAAAATAAAAAATTGCGAAGTCAAAATAGTACCAAACAATCTAACTTTATTTTATCCCAACGGATGTTTTAATTACAATTTAAAGTATTACCCGATTAAAATGGCGTCAGAAACTAATAGCGATTTTATAATTTATTTTGATGCCGATTGGATGGTTGGTCCTGAATACGAAGAAAATAAAATTAAATCATTTTTAGATTTTTTTAAAAAATCAGAGTATGATTTTCTTTTTGAGAGACCTCATTTTATTAAAGCCAAACATGATTGGAATAATTGTTTTTGGAGACACAAAATTGGTCCATATAAATTAATGGAAACTGATTTTTATGATGAGGGTCATGTTTGTAATGAGCAATTTATGACATTTAAAAATAATGAAAAATTGAAAACTTTTGTTGATGCTTGGGATAAAAGAGATAAATTTTCAGTCAGTATAAATTTGTGGCCATTTGCCGAAGGACTTGAAATTGGAATGTCATCAATAGATGCCAATATGGAATCATCTTGGACAGGGTTTCACTTTTTAAATTCTTGTTTTAAATTTTATTGTGTTAGTTGTACTGAACCTTTAATTAGATTTTAATATGAAAAAAATAAAAATAACATTAGTCACTGGTTTGTGGGATATTGGAAGAGATAATTTATCTGATGGATGGTCTCGGAGTTATAATCATTATATTGATAAGTTTAAAAAATTATTACAAGTTGATTGTGATATGATTATTTATGGTGATTATGAATTAAGTAAAATTGTTAATGAAATTAGAAATCCTGATAACACACAATTTATTGAAAGGAACGTTGAGTGGTTTAAAACTAACCCGTATTTTGAAAAAATTCAAAAAATAAGGAATAACGAAGAATGGTTATGCCAATCAGGGTGGTTAAGGGAATCAACGCAGGCTAAATTAGATATGTATAATCCTTTGGTTATGTCTAAAATGTTTCTTTTAAATGACGCTAAAATTTTAGATAAATTTAATTCTGAACAATTGTTTTGGATTGACGCAGGGATTACAAATACTGTACATCCGGGGTATTTTACTCATGATAAAGTTTTAGACAAAATATCAGATTTAACAAATGACTTTATGTTCATTTGTTTCCCATACAATGCGGAAAAAGAAATACATGGATTCTCATATCCCGAGATAAATAATTGGGCTGATAATGACGTAAAGTTAGTTGCGAGAGGAGGTTTTTTTGGGGGTAAAAAAGAAAATATTACGGAATTAAACTCAATTTATTACGGATTATTAAACGACACTTTAGATAAAGGATTAATGGGTACTGAAGAATCTCTATTTTCAATTATGACATACAAATACCCAAATCTTATAACTTATTATGAAATTGAAGATAATGGGTTAGTCGGTAAATTTTTTGAGGATGTTAAAAATGACAATTTAGTTTCTAAAAAAATTAAACCTTCAAAAACAAACACAAATTTATCTAGTATTGGATTATATGTTATTGGATTTAATAGTCCTAATCAATTAAAAACATTGATTCAATCTTTTATTGATTACGATATCAATTTTTTAAATGAACCAAAAAAATATCTTCTAAATAACTCAACAGACAGGACCACGGATGATGAGTATATTAAAATATGTGAGGAACATGGATTTGAAATAATTTGGAAACATGAAAATTTAGGAATTTGTGGAGGAAGACAGTTTATTGCTGAACATTTTGAACAAACAAATTTAGATGGGTATTTCTTTTTTGAGGATGACATGTTCTTCTATCCCAAAGAAGGGGAAGTTTGTAGAAACGGATTTAACCGTTATGTTGAAAATCTTTACGATAAAGTAGTTGAGATTGTTTCTAAAGAAAATTTTGATTTCATTAAATTAAATTTCTCAGAGTTTTTTGGTGACAATTCAACGCAATGGTCTTGGTATAATGTACCACAAGTAGTTAGAGAAGAATATTTTCCAAATAAAACTAAATTACCTGAACAAGGGTTAGACCCAAATGCCCCAAAAACTAAATTTAACAACATTAAGATTCATAAGGGATTGGCATATGCGGATGGTGAAATTTTTTACTGTAATTGGCCTCAATTAGTTACAAGAGAGGGAAATAAAAGAATGTTTTTAGATACAAAGTGGGCTCACCCTTATGAACAAACTTGGATGAGCCACATGTTCCAAGAGACGAGAAAAGGTAATTTAAATCCCGCAATTTTATTACTAACACCAACCGAACATGATAGATACGAACATTATGATAGGAATTTGAGAAAAGAAAGTTGATATTCGACTTTTGGCGTATTTATAAAATATGGAATTTTTTATTAAGAAAAACGCCACGCTTCCTCTTTTAAAAATGCAAGTCGTTAAAGATGGTGAAAGTTCATTGGATAATTTTTCCGATGTTATTGAGAATTCTTTAATTTATTTTTCTATGAAGGACACCTTAGATGGTCGTCAGGTCATATTAAATAAAAAGGGAGGGTTTGTTGAAAAGATATTTATCGAACCAAACTCAAAAATAGAATATTACATATATTATAAATTTTCATCATTCGATACAAGACAAACAGGGAAATTCGAGGCAGAATTCACTTTAATTACTGATGATGGTGACTATATTTTACCACAAAGGGAAAAATTATATATTAACGTAACTAACTAATGGAATTCTTAATAAGTCAAAATTCAACATTATCAAAAATTAAAGTCGAGGTAGTTAAAGACGGTCGAAGTGATTACAATTTAATTTCAAATTTATCTCAAACAAGTTCAGTAACTCTTACTTTAATTAATACGGATAATAATTTGATTTATTTGTCTAATCTAACATGTTCAGTTATTTCAGAAGTAAATCCGTTAAATAATTCTGAGACTTTATATTATATAGAATATCAGTTTTCAAAAAATCAAACGTCAATTGCTGGAAATTATGAAATTGTGTTTGAATTGGTGTCTAATGAAGGAACAGTTAGGTTAGATTTTAATGAGAAAAATTATGTAACAATTTTAGATTCTTTTTCATTAGATGGTTATGGACCTGTAACAGGGACAACTACTGACCAACCATGTTGTGTTGATGAGATTAACATACCGACTAAGACTCCCACACCTACCACTTCTGTCACCCCAAGTATTACTCCGTCAATAAGTTTAACCCCATCTATTACCCCAACAAATACCATTACTCCATCAATAACATTATCCAACACACCAACAAAAACCCCAACTCCGTCAGTAACTCAAACAAAAACCCCAACTCCGTCAGTAACTCAAACAAAAACCCCAACGGCAACATCAACACAAACCCCAACAATTACTAAAACATCAACACAAACCCCCACTATTACTCCAACAACAACAGTTTCTTCAACTCCTCCTGAAACTCCTAATCCTACTAACACTCCAACTAATACTACAACATCAACAAATACACCAACCCCAACTAATACTGCGACAGTTACAAATACCCCAACAATTACTAGCACATCAACCCAAACACCTACAGTTACTAATACACCGACCCAAACACCTACCGTAACTAATACTGTTACCGTATCGTCAACTCCACCTGAAACTCCTAATCCGACTAATAGTCCAACTCAAACATCGACTCAAACTCAAACCCCCACAGGTTCAGTTACCCCAACAGTTACAAATACCCCAACAATTACTAGTACATCAACCCAAACACCTACAATTACTAATACATCAACTCAAACTCCTACAATTACTAACACTGTTACCGCATCGTCAACTCCACCTGAAACTCCTAATCCGACTAATACGACTACTGTTACTAATACCCCAACAGTTACAAATACACCCACGGTTACCCCAACAGTTACAAATACACCCACAGTCACTAATACATCAACTCAAACTCCTACAATTACTAATACATCAACTCAAACTCCTACAATTACTAACACTGTTACTGTGTCCTCTACACCAACCGAGACACCTAACCCATCTAATACTCCTACAGTTACTAATACTCCTACAGTTACTAATACCCCTACGGTTACTAATACATCAACTCAAACACCAACTGTTACTAATACCTCAACTCAAACACCAACTGTCACTAATACCTCAACTCAAACACCAACTGTTACTAATACCTCAACTGTAACATCAACCCCATCTAATACACCTAACCCATCTAATACACCGACTCAGACATCAACTATTACCCCAACTATTACCCAAACAATAACACAAACTGTTACTCCTACAAATACAATAACTCCAACCCCAACTCAAACACAAACTATTACCCCGACAATTAGTAATACCCCAACTTTGTCAGTATCCCCAACACTAACCCCAACAATTAGTCAAAGTCCAACACCTAGTGAGACCCCTCCCCCAACTCCACCGGAAAGTAATACCCCAACCCCAACCCAAACTCCGACGATGACACAGACTCCGACGATAACTTCAACAACTACTCAAACACCAACAACTACTCAAACTAGTACAATAACCCCAACAACCACCGTAACATCTACCCCGTCCAATACACCTAACCCATCTAATACTCCAACTCAAACCCCTACTAATACTCAAACCCCTACAGTGACCCAAACCCCTACCATCACCAGTACTACAACAATTACCCCAACTATTACTAACACCCCAACAATTACACCTACTGTATCTATGACTCCTGTTGAAAGTTCTACCCCTACACAAACTCCAACAACAACTCAAACTCCAACTATAACTAGTACATCCACTATTACTCCAACAACAACTCAAACACCTACAATTACCCCAACAACCACCAGTACCCCAACAGTAACACCTACGGTAACTCAAACACCTTTGTGTGATTTAACATTATTACAATGGGCAGACCCAACTAGTCCTGGCAATGGAATATTTTTAAATAATAACACTCAATTCACCTTTGACACTGGAGACTTAACTTACTATAATACCATATTACCGGGACAATCAACTATAACTTTACAATTTGTTGACAGGACATCGTATGCGACTTTTGTTGTTAGTGATAAACAAATCGTCACAGAAACTTTAATATTATTAACAGGTATTGGGACAATAGTTGGTTCTCCAAATGGACAATATTTCGCCGCTTGCCAAGTAACAAATGTGACCAAAACACCAACTCCAACATCCACACCAACTCCAACGCAAACATCAACACAAACTCCAACACAAACACAAACAAGTACAATTACACCAACGCAAACGCAAACAAGTACAATTACACCAACGCAAACGCAAACTCCAACTCAAACATCGACCTCTACCCAAACCCCCACTATGACATCAACTCCAACCCAAACACAAACACAAACCCCAACTATAACACAAACACAAACCCCAACAACTACACAAACCCCAACAACCACACAAACCCCAACAACCACACAAACCCCAACAACCACACAAACCCCAACAACCACACAAACCCCAACAACCACACA